GTGGTGGTGATGTATGAATTATATTTTTTATGGTTTTTTTTTTTTTTGAATACACGATATATTTTGCTTATCTACAGACAAATAATTAATAAATGCTATACTGTTATTAAGTAATTTGATTTGTTCTTCTGCTTTTAATCTTCTTTGTACATTTGATACAACATAAAAGACATAATAATAATCTATCTTTTTCCTGTACATTTCTATAAAATCTTGCAATAGAGGGCGATTAGTTTCTAGAATAGGAGGAGCAGTAGCAGAGAGAAAAGGATCTATAATTTTTCCATCATCATTAATATTAGGGTTACCTTTACATATTCTTTCAGAATTTCTAAATATATTATTCGAATTATAAACTTCTTTATTTTCACGATCAATTACAGCAGATAAGGTTGTTAAAGCATTTTTAAAAGTCATGTTCCGCACTATAAATTGACCATCGGCATTAATATTAAAATTTGTTAAAAAAGTCGCATCTCTTTCTTTTTCTTTTATTGTTTTTTCAGGTTGATTAAATAAATTCATATTTATTTTCGCATCGGGTAAAGTAAAATTTATTGGTCTATCTGCAAATCCACCAATATTCGTTTTTGCTTCAAAATATTGAAATATTGAAGATATTTTTACGTTACTATTGACGAGAGTTGTTGCGTTTATAGATTGATGGGAGTTAAAAATTTGTGTATTCCCTTTGTTTACTATTTTTGTCATCAAATAGTCTAAAAGCCCGACGATATTTTCATTTATATAAAATGCTTCAAAAAAAGAATATATTTTTTCAATACTCCATGTATCATTTGCAGCTAAAATTCTGATGATCGATGAAATGACATCAAATAATTTAAATTTTATCAAAGTTTTTATGACAATAATGATGATTAATCGAAATATCATAAATATATTTTTTTGAAGATTTTCTTGATATATATGTGTTTCTATCAAACCAAGTTTGGTAGGACCCGTAGCATTTTTATAGTCATTTGATAAATTATTACCATCAAAAAGTTCGGAAAAAGTATTTATCTGTATATTATACAGATCGCTAATCTGTAAAGGTTGACTATCTACAAATGATGCTGTCTTGGTAGCCATATCTTGTGTCACAACATAATGCGTTAAATTATAATTTACGATATCATCAATTATTTTCCTTTTATAATGATCAGTTGCACGATAATCGAGACTTTTTAAGTTGTTCATAATCAAATCTAATTGTCGATCATCGCAAAAAAATGGAATTCTTAATGGATTAGTTACAAAACTAGATTTTTTGGGTTTAATTTCTTCATGATTTGGTATCAGAATATCTCCCGACAAATCATCATAAGCAAATTCTCTTTTTTTGTCACCCACAGGAAAATCATTTGGTTTGGGATTGATATAAGTTTTCATTAAATCTTCTTTTCCAGGAAGATCATAAATTACAAATGGAACATAAATAGGATTAGTTGGATCACCTAATGCAATTTGAAAATCATATACTAAAATAGATCTTGATGAGCTAGTATTATTAACGGTACCTTTAATTCGAAATATGTCATGTTCAAATAACTGTTTAACTTTTAAACCAACATCTTTACGATTCCGTTCAATTTCGTTATCAACAAAATTACTAAAATCTCGATAATGATTCTCATTAATTTCTATATATGTTGATTCTTTAAAATCATCACCATTTAATAATTTTTGTAAACTAACAGGTCTGTTATTTGGATCAGTATATCTCAATTTTGGTTTTGACGTTGGATTAGACATATTTGAAATATATGCAAATATATCAGCACGGTTTAATAAAACCACATTTCCTTTATTTATAATACGTCCCCCTATTTTTGCCTCCAAATCATGATGTATGACTAGCTCATAAATATCAGGAAAACATTTATAATCATCTTCACCACTACTATCTTTATGTCTAGGATTCCAATAAAAATCATATTGTGTACCTAGACCATATATTTCGAAAGTGCGTAAATAAATTTTCATATCAGAACCAAATCTATCCAATGTGGCTTGTAAAATTCCAGATTGTTTTTCGACACCTATCGCAGGATTCGCTTTTGCCCCAAAAAGTGATGCAGTTTTTCCCACGCCACTATATCCATAAGTCATCATCATTGTCCCCATTTTTCTCATTATATTTGCACTAAGTGACATATAATTGCTAATAATATCAGCACTTGGATAATCTTTGCTATTATAAATTCGTTCAAAATTAATACCTTTATTATCACCTTTCATTCTGTTCCAAATAATATTATATTTGTCTTGATATTCGTCATCCATATTAGGAGTATATCCTGGAATATTTGCAAAATTAATAAGTAATTTGTGACCATCATTAGTAAAAACTAAATTATCTTCGTCATATCTAAAATCAGATGGATCCCAATCTTTGTATTTGTTTTCTATTTCATTCTCGGTATGGGGTCTAAAATCATTTATTCTTAAATGTAAAGAAACTTTTGACATGACAATCGATTTATATTGATCTAATAAATCTTTAATACCATTGAATTCATTAAAAATATTTTTAATATTATCTTTCACATCCGTTAAAGATATTTTTTTTGCTAATATCAATACATCTTTAAATTTATCCCCCTCTACTTTTTTTTTATCATATTGTTTCTTTTTTGCATAAACTAAATATTTGTTAATAATCCAATTAAATAATTTATTACATCGATTTAATGTAATGTAATGATACAGATATAGATATTGTTCTACATCAGACATATTTTCATAAGTTTTGCTATCTATACAAGTTAATATATTTCTGATTATGCTATAATAATATTCGACAAGACCAAATGACATTTGTTTGTAGTTTTTTGTATTTAATTCCTCTCCACGTATATCCTTTCCATTGTTTGATAGAAATAATATATAATTATTACGCTGAGATAGCATCAATGTATTTTGATTTTTCAAATTATAAATATTCTCCGTTTTCGTACTAATCATTTTTTCCACCAATCTGAAACTACCAGTAATTTCACTTAACCTATCTAACAATTGTCCACTATCAACGAATGGCATATTGATATATTCACTACTAAAAATAACCTCATCTAATGATATTATCAATTCTTTTATTTTATTTTGTCTGTCTATGAGTATTTTTTCGTTTTGATTAAAATTACTACCAATAGTAGTATCCAATTTAATAATTTTTACCAAAATATCTTTCTCATCGTTTAAAATTATTGTCAAATCTGTTTGTATTTTTGATGTAAAATATTCTAAATTTTTCGACGCTTTCGTAAAATTATCAGATAAATTATCATCGGTTAATAGTTTTTTTTTCTGATATAAAATGTATTTTGTTGTTGAAGCATTCTTATTCAATCGGTTCGCCAGATACTGTTGGTAAGATGATAGTTGGTTTAGTTGTGCAGATATATAATTTTTGATCACAGCGTTGGAATTAGGGAATGTCTTATAAAGTGGAATAATGAAAGTACGCACGAAAGATATTAATGTATTAAAAATATCTTTATATAATTGCATGATTTTAATGTTAGCCAATTGTGATAGTAACTTATCTATTACATCAACAACAGCATAGTTTATAAACAATTGGTAAAACTGTTGATAGATATATCCCACAATATACTGTTTACAATCCTGATAATTATTAGCAGTGATATATTGTTTAATATTGTATACTGGAATGTTATATTGATTATAAACATCTCTAAAAAATTCCCTTAATAAATTTATTTTGTTTATGACTTCGAGTTTTGATAGGAAATTTTTAGGAAAGTTAGCTATGATATTTTGGTCTATGAAATTATTTGCTATATTTTTTATTGATTCGTTTATGTTACCTTGATCTATATTATTTCGTTGATCAAATATACTAACATCGCACATTTTTTCAATTGCTTTACCGAATTCATAAATACTATTGTTGTATTCATCACATAATTTCATTTTATCAACTATATTTTTTTTCGTTGTCAATAAAATAATATTATAAACAACATTTGAAGATCCCAAATTAGAATAAAAATTATCAAATAATCTATCGACATTCATAGGGGTATTTATAATTTTGTTTAACGCTGTAATTTCTTTATCTATAGAGACAATTTCCGCTGCATCATTTTTAAGATATGATCCAAATATTGATATTTTGTTCGCAAATTGATTTAACTTCATCTCGTTTAGAATCTCCGTATATTTCTCATCATCCTTAATAACATTGGTTGAGAACCAGTCCAGAATTTTTTTATTCGCATTCTGATTATTAAATGTCCCAGTTAATAATTTGAAACTATAGGATAATTTAAAAATTATCAAATAGTAAAGTTCTTCGCGTAGTAAATTCATTTCGGTGGCGTGATTCACTAGATTTGAAGTTCCATTAATATGATTAATCATCTGATCATATAATGTGATATCATCGGAGATCAAATTATTGGTGATTTCTGCGTGATTTGAATTAATTCTTAATATGTGATCAATTTCTTTTAATTTTTGTATTATTTTTTTCATTTCATCATCATTACTCGTATTATCAATCATTTTGTATACATTTGTTAAATATGGTAATATAGAAAATATAGTATTTAATGAAGTATATATTTCGATAATTTTTGATATATTCGTAACGTTTATAGTGTTGAGTATTTGTATTTTTATTTCATTAGGTATTTTATGCTCCACACCAAAAATCTTAAGTGGAAGTATCACCCCGGGTGATGCTGATAAATCGATCCATAATTGATTTCCGACCACTTTGATATTTTTCATAACCCCAATTTGTTGATCAATCAAGATGTCGAAAGGTGTTAATTTTCCATTGATTTTTTCACCGTTGTCAATTAAATTATGTACATACCGTAATTTTTCTAGCATATATTTACAATATAATTTTCCATCATCTGATAATTTACGAATTATAATATCCTTATTAGCATCAGAAACAATAGCATCAAAATCATCAAACAGATAAGTTATCATTTTATTTAACTGGTCATTGTCTATTTCATTTTTATTTTGCATGATTGTTAATTTATCAAACATTATTCGTTTTTTAATAAGTTCATTTTGATTTTTTGAAATTTCAAATAAACTTTCATGATTAATCAACATATCTGAATAAAAATTTTGATATATGGATCGTAATTCATCATAAAAAAGTTTATAAATACTTATGCCAATCATTTTCAATTCTTCAGCACAATATGAAGTTATGCCCTTGTCATCAAGATTCTTTTCTCGTTGTAACTCAAGATAAATTTTTTTTATTTTGATAATTTTTTTTGGTTGATGACTGGTCACTTTTTTATCTCCGCAAAGTTGTATCACTTTTTTACAAAAAATCGAAAAATTAATATCTGGCTCATTTAATTTTATATAACGAACATTCAAATTTAGATATGGTTTAATAAGGTCTCGAATCACATCAAAATAATAGTTTTGTTTTTCAAGTGATACATCATAGCTATCAGTTGCATCTTTAATTTTTGTAACATATTCCTTAACTAATGCTGGATTCATAAATCTTACTTCTTTAATAATTTGATCTAATTGATATGGTATATTTAATCTATTATAGATATTTGGGTAAAATTGCAAGATACTGTTCGCTAAAGTCATTATAATTTTAATACCAGCATCTAATGTGTTGATGGTGAATTTATCTATAAAATTATCATTCGTCTTCGTCAAATAATCCAAAAGATCCTGAATATCAATATTCAATATGTTTATTAACATATTAAAATTTGGATCAATGTTATTTATAAAGGAATGTAATACTGTTGCTATTTCTATTTTTGATACAATATTTTCAAATCTATTGCTTTTTTTATAGAAAAAATTCGATTTATTAGTTAGGCTGGATATATTTTTATATTTATCCGATAATTTGTTAATGTAATTTGAATATACTTGGTGTATCGTATTGAAGTCTATGTTATTCCCCTTTTTAACATTAACAGGAAATTTTTTATTTAATTGAAAAAAAATGTCATTCGACATCTCTACTTTAGTTTTAAGTAAATCTATATATATACCTATATTATCATATCTTCGTTTTGCCTTGTTTAATTCCATTTTTAGATTACTCAACACATCTAAATTAATTTCAAAACTATTCAAAATAATTAACGAATGATCAATAAATAAATTAGTAGCCTGCAAATTTCCATTAATAATATTCCCCATATCTTGGTTTAATGACATAATATCATTACTATCAACTTTGAAACGTTGATCAGTATGAATTAATAAATTTTGGAATTTTTTTAATTCAGAAGTATACGTCTTTATTTGATTATAAAGATCTTGCAAAGATGTAGTAGATGTTCTAATTACAAATGTACGAAGTCTACTTAACAAACCAGTAACTTTTGTAAGATCTCCGCTAAATTTTTTTTTCAAAGAAGAATAAATATTGCTAAATGTGTTAAGGTGAAGAGCGAAATTTTTTTCATCATATTTTACAGAATCTAAATTCAAATCATATTTTTTTACTAAATCTTCAAATTGTTCAATATTTAATTTACCTCTTGCAATTAATTCCTCTAATTTTTCATTATATTTATGAAAATCACTTTTTGATGAAATGGTTTTTTTTATTTCATCCAAATGTTCATGAAATTTTATAATATTTTGCCTCAATTTTTCATAGAAATTATGATAGTCTTTATCCAACACTAATCCCAAAAATTTTAAGGTATGCATCATGCTCATCATATTTATCAGATATTGATTTCTATTCATCAATTCGCTTGAATCAAAAATGAATTTATTGTTAACAAATACATTATTTTGTTTTTTAATAATTGAATCAGAATTTTTTATTCTCTCTCTTAAATTATCAATTATTGCATTTTGGTTTACAATTTCACTTTTATAAGATTCATCAATAGTTATATCACCTCCTGTTTGATTAATAACTACATGTTTTTTAGTTTGATTACCAAATTTATATGTTTTCTTTTTCCCTCCTACGTGTATTTTTTCAGGGTCATATTCAGAAGTGTTAAAATATGAATACATTCTTGTGAAAGGTACAGTATTATCTATAATTTTTGACAAAAACTCTGTTTGTTTTATGTTATATTTTTTGTCATCTTCTTTACGATCGTCTACAGTTTTTACCATAACAATTGGATCTCCATCATCATCTAGCAATATTTGTGAAAGCATTAAATTCAATAAATTTTTTGAAGCATTTGATATCTCATTTGTTTGATGAATTGTTTTAAATAAATCGATAAGCTGTTGATTTGAAGTAGTAGATGATGGAATACTTGGTAATCCAAATGAAATTAAGATATCTTTTGCAGTAGTATCTCCATATGAAATACTGAGATCAAAATCTTTCATGAATTTATTTTTCTCAATAAGATCCACAGAAGAAGTTGGTGTAATTATTCCACTTTCTAAATTATTATCCAAAAATGATAATTCATTATAATAGCCTGAATTATCTAATATACTACGAGCAATATTCGATTCTGTTTGATTTGCCGTCATTAACAATGTTAATAAGTCAGTTAATCTATGATATATAAATTTGATAACATTCATTTTATCAGAATATTCACCAGTGAGAACACGTGCATTTATTTCACTTGTAAATTCATTAAAATCTTTTGTGATCTTTAATTTAATTTCTGTTTCATAAGTTGATATTGGTATATTATCCTTTATTTTTCCTAATAAATCTTTTAATTTTTCGATATCATTATTTAATTGAGGTCTTTCATCTCGAGTAGTATAAAAAGGTCTAAAATAAAAATCAAAAAGCAGCGGATCAGATTGCACACCGTAATGATTACCATTCATATCGTACGTAACAGCATTTATCCAAATGCCCCCGGGCATGGTTAAATACGCCCATTGAGAATTGGGGTTCTGATATCCTACATATTTGCCAAATATTATAGATGTCATTGTTATTAACATAGTTCCTTGATTACTTGCAAATTTAACTGCATAATTATATTGCTGATCATTAGATGCATAATCATTAGTACTCTGTATTCTTGCTTCATTTATATTTTTTTTTAATAAATCCAATGCATCTAAAAATGCAATATAATTAAGATCCGACACAACAGCTGAATTTTTTAAAAATTTAATTCTAGCAAGATAATCAAAATAGTTGATAATATAATCAATATCATAATGACTAGTCGGAATAATATCACGAAATGCTGATGCCGCCGTATAATCACTGATTACATTAACCACAACAGGATTATTCATTATTAATATATCAATAAATTATATTTATTTTTTAATAATAAAAACAATTATTAATTTTAATTTAAAATTAATAATCAAATAAACATTTAACTAAATGAATATATGTATATCATAATTTTTGACTTTAACTAAATCATTTGACATATCTAATACGAATGATGAATTGAAATCATAATATTTATTGTTTATTTCTATATTTCCAAAAAATAATATATGAATATTGTGTTTTTCAATTGGCTGAGAGGTATGAGTCCATCGATGATATTTGATAGTCGTTATTCCCAATTCTAACAATTTAGTTAATAATGCTATACTTCCAATTAATTCAAATAATTGAGAAAAATTGTTAGAATGGATAGTTAATGAAGAAAGTAAATTGTCATCAAAATGATAAAAAGTATTTATTATATTTTGACTACTATTATTTGTAAATTGTATTAGAAAATTAATTGCAATTATTTCGTAATTTGCATTTTGATTAGATGTGATAGTCATTGAAGTATTTTCAGAAATCACAAAATTTTGTGATGTACACATCTCCATCGAATCTGATATCGGAAAAAATGAATTATCATTCATTTATCGAAATATTAATTTCATCAGAAAATAATATTAAAATATTAGACTTAAATGATATTTTCTATATAAAAATAATACATGGGAAGATTACGAATTGGAAGACATATTAATATTATTAATAGTTTTTTGACTGCTCCAGAGTTCGCGAGAAATATCAAATGTGATATAATGCAGATTTTTTTGGGCAGTCCTCAACAAATAATGTCTAAATCAAAATCGATTAGTGATTTAAAAAAATTCCGTGAAGAACTTGATAGAAATAAAATGAAATTAGTTATTCATGGGAGTTATACAATAAATTTATGTCATCCTACTAATAGCAAATCATTTTTAACATCAATAAAATCCCTTGTTCAAGATTTGAATGCAAGTTCAATTATTGGTGAGAGATGTTTAGGAGTTATAATACATATGGGAAAAAATATCAAAAAAAATGGCATTACTGATGCAGAAGCTATATCAAATTATATTTATGGTCTAAAAGAAACAATTATGATGTCTCCTAAAGAAACTACAATTATTTTAGAAACAGGAGCATCACAAGGTACGGAAGTTGGAAGTAAATTAGAAGATTTATCAAAAATATTTTGGAGATTGAATGAAGATGAACAATTACGTGTTAAGTTTTGCATTGATACTTGTCATATTTATGCAACTGGTTATGACATTTCCACTATTTCAAATGTGAAGGATTTTTTTGATAGATTTGACAATTTGATCGGCATCAATAAAATTGCTTGTATTCATTACAATGATTCGAAAGTAAAATTGGGATCTCATATTGATCGTCATGCCGATATAGGTTTTGGTTTTATCCCAGAAATTGGTCTAAAAGAAGTTGCAAAAATCGCAAATAAATACAAAATTCCATTGATTATGGAAACACCTTTGGATTCAGTCAATCCAAAAACTAATGAAGACATTTCTTTTCAAGAACAATTATCAAAAATTAAGTTTTGGTTAAAAAAATAATTAATTTAAAGATTATTTTATTATTTAATAATATCAAATATAAATGGAAACAAACGAATTCACCAACCAATTAATCGTTAAGGAAACAACTGAAACAGTAAAACAGATAGTAGATAAAAAAATCTTGAATCATAAGACAGAAGAGGATACATTATTGCATAATAATCAAAATTCTGATGATAATAAAAAAGAATCTAAACAAATCTTTAATGTTGAAGAAGTGATGATATCAGGACGTATATCGCAAAATGAAGGTGAAGACAATTTAGATACTGAAGAACTTTTTGAAAATGAAAAGACATTTTTAATCCAAGAATTAGATGGTGAGAAGAAAATTCAAACACAAGTAAATTATGAGGTCGTATTTTTCGCAAGATATTATGATACTAAGAATTTAAGGCCTTCAAAAGAAGATATAGAAAGTTTTTTCAATAAATATGGAGTTGTTCATCATGTAAATTGTCCAGAAGGAAAAAATTTTGCATTTATATTTATGACTTCATTAAACACAGAAGTAATATATCGTAGAACCAGGACAACAATTAGTCAAATTATTCATGACATGACAGACGATAATAAATTTCATTTAACAGTTGCTAGTTCTAATAGAAGTAAATATAATTCACATTATGCAACGAATAATCGTGTTGTTAATTATTATGGTAAACAAGATACCCGAAATTATTCGGGATATGGGAGAGGATTAAATATGCATCGTCCACGTCAATTTGGACAATTAACACAATATAATCAAGGATTGCGAAATCAATTCAAATTAAATATTTCTCCAACTGATCCAAAGAGAGCGTATCAAGAAATAAGTCGCACACAACATGCACGATATCAACAGCTAAAAAAACCCAGTAATTATTAAAAGAAGTATTTTGAAATAATTCTTTTAATTTTAGGAAAAAATGACACATAATTATAGAATGTCATTATAAAATAAAAGATTATCAATTTAAAATATAGTAATAATATGCCAAAAAAATCAAGGAAAATAATCACTGATATTTTTTTAGATTTTAATGCTTCTGATGGAGGAGCTAATAGAATAGATTTACGTATATATACTGATGGATCTTGTATCAATAACGGTAAAACGAATTCAGTTGGAGGAATAGGTATTCATTTCCCTAATAAAGAATTGTCAGATGTTAGTAAAGTCTTTCGTAGAGAGAATTGTACAAATCAACGGACAGAATTATATGCAATAACATATGCATTGACACTAATTAAAAAAAAACTCGATATAACTGAATATAATGTCATAATTTATAGTGATTCAATGTATAGTATTAATTGTCTCACAAAATGGGTTTTTGCATGGAGAAAGAATGAATGGAAAAAAAAAGATGGTACTTCTGTTGCTAATAGAGAATTTATTGACAGAACAGCAACCATTATTGAAAAATATAGTATATCATTAATACATGTTGATGCTCATACAGGAAGAGATGATTATAATAGTAAAGCTAATGAAATTGCAGATAAATTAGCAACAGATGCATCAAAAAGAGCAATGATAGAAATAAAAAAAAATGGAAAATTCAATCAAATAAAGAATCATGGGTCAAAAAAGATGAACACTATCAATCAAATTAGTGATCTTAAGAATCTAAATTTTGTTGTAGAGTTAGTGAAATTAAAATGAGATTTCGCAAAAATAAGGCCATGGTAATTCATTTACCCAATCTTGCCAAATAATTTCTATAAATAGTTTATCCGGTGAATTTATTGGATATTTCCATAAGTTATTCATTTTGAAATGAGTTCCAATCATTGTAAAGTGATTTACGAAATATACAAGATCCATAATTCTATTCCATTTGGTATCCGATAAATATTCTAATTTATTATTCGCAAAATTATTTATAATATCAAATCTTTTATTTGATCTTTTTTTCGCCAATTTTTTCCATCCAGCTTCAAATGATAAACATTCATATTTATTTTTAAAACCAGATATTAAAACAATTGGAATCCATATTTGTCCTTTAGTATATTTTGCTCCTTTACTAGAATTATGATTTTTAAGACGTTTATATTGATCATTTGTAGAACCAATATATGTTTTATTAGAATCTAATGATGTAATCATATAACAAATCCAAGGTTTTATTGATATCATTGTATATGATATCAATAAAATATATAGTTATTAATAATGGACTTTACTATATTATATGAAAAATATCGAAATTTGATAATTGAATGTAATTCTTCTAAATCATATACAATTAACAATATTATTATTGGACATGGAGGATCAGACAATGTGATTGTTGAATTGAGAATAAGAAAAAATTATTTTATTATTAAAATATTCCCGAGATATATTCTATCTAATACAAAAATAACACCTGATTTTAATGAAATAGAAATTAAAATGTACCAATTTTTTACCCAAAAATTTATCCTTAAAAATAGAACGCCACATATTGTTGGAATATACAATAAACAAACTTGTCAAAAAATCGATAAAATGATTAAATTTATTGCTTCAAAAAGAATCAAATGTCCAACATTTGAAGAAAAACTTCTTAAACATAATAAACAAATGTCTTTTGTTGATGAACATATATGTGATATTTTGTTACGAACAGAACTTAAAATGATTGAACCTGATTTTGATATGATTTTATTAGAATATTGTGAAGAATCATTAGAAGATTTTTTTCATGATACTATTTCCTATCTATCAGAAACTCAAGTAATTAAAGAAAAAGAACAGATCATGGATTTTATACTAGACCATATAAAAAGAATAATATTCCAAATTATATTTACTATAGCAATCATTAAAGATGATTATCCGGGATTTTTGCATGGAGATTTATTTGCTAGAAATATTATGTTGAAATACATTTATGAAACTGATTCCAAATATTATGTAGCATACCATTATAAACAAAAAATATGGTTTATTCCAGTTGAAGGAGCATATAGTAAAATCATAGATTTTGGACATTCTATTATTATTGATGAATTGGTTTCAAATGTATATAAGGATCTTAAACATGAAAATGCATATTTTCACTATAATCCATTCAATCATAAGATTGATATATATGATTTTTTATATAGTATATATAGTTTTTTGATAAGTTCGATAAAAGAATATAAAATATCTGATAGATATTCTACTCCTATTTACAAACTTTTATCAAAATTTATGGATATACGATTAATCAATCGTATTATGAAACATAATAAGGATATATTAGATTCAAATTGGTATATAGATGGAATTCGTGTGTTGGAAAAGACAGTGCAAACACCCGAAGAATATTTAATGGGAAATACATTTAAGGAATATCAAAACCTTCCAAATAATGGAGAAATTGTAAAACATTTTAATGAACCAAAATAGTTATTATTTATTCAAGTTTACTTAGAACGCAATTATTTCTAATACAATTATTATAAAAGAAATATGTTCTTCTTATTGATACATTTTATTGTTAAAAATCCAAATTTTATTTCACAACTTATTATGGGATGTGTTTGTTATGTTATTTTATTTTTTATTATGAAAGATTTTGTATCAAATAAATCATTTCAAGAATACAAATATTACATCGGATCATTATTGATTATTGATATATTATTTTTAATTTACAATCATCATGTATCAAAAAAAAAAGTTGATTCTCAAATAGAGCATATAATCCCTTTAATGCAAGAAACAAATTCATCAATTGAATCAAATCCAAATTCTGAATCAAATGATATTAGAATTATTCACGATATGTCAATTACAATCGATGATAATTTAGAATTTTTACAATCATCTGATAAAAAACATAATGATGTATTAAATTCAGATTCCAAATTAAATGATATTTATCTTTTTTCATCAGAAAAATCAAATACAGATAATACATTAACATCGTTACATTTATCTTAAAATAATATTGAAATATGAACATATATAAATATTATTAATATTTTTAAGATTAGAATGGATCTAATAAATAAGATTAATAAAATATCAACGATATGGGAAATTCTACCTGATTTGACGGTAAAACAATTGGAAGCAATAATTAAATTAGCTTCAGATAGTTATTATAATTCTCACTTATCACTATTATCTGATTCAAATTATGATATATTAGTTGATCGTTTAAAAGAATTAAAACCAAATGCAAAAGTATTAAACGTTGGAGCTCCAATAAGGGGAAAGAAAATAAAATTACCATATTGGATGGGTTCCATGGATAAAATGAAATCAGACAATTCATTAATAGAGAAATGGATAAATATATATAAAGGACCATATTTAATTAGTGATAAATTAGATGGTATATCATGTTTGTTAATAATAAAAAATGGACAAATTTTTTTATATACGAGAGGAGATGGAAAATATGGTCAAAATATTTCCCATCTTTTGAATTTTTGTAACATTTCTATTAATTATTTAATTAATGAGAAAATTAACACTGTCATTAGAGGAGAATTAATTATGACAAAAGAAAATTTCAAGAAATATGAAAAAATAATGGCGAATGCTCGGAATATGGTTGCAGGAATAGTTAATTCTAAAGAGAAATCATTAAATAAAAGACATGCCAAAGATGTTGATTTTGTAGCATATGAAATTATTGATCCCATTTTAGCGCCTTTTAATCAAATGAAACAACTTAACAAATGGAGATTAAATGTTGTACAACATGATTTATATGAATCTATAGTTTTAGAAATATTACATTCTATTCTCGAAAAAAGAAAAAAGAAATCCATTTATGAAATAGATGGTATTATTATAACGGATAATAATAGACATGTTAGAAATACAACAGGAAATCCTTCATACAGTTTTGCTTTTAAAGGAATGACACCTACTGCAGATGTAAAAGTTATTGAAGTTTTATGGAAGCCTCAAAAAGATGGTCATATCATCCCTAGAATTCATTTTGAAAAAGTTCATTTATCACAAGTTGATTTGGAATATACTACGGGTTTTAATGCTAATTTCATTGAGAAAAATTTCATAGGTCCAGGTGCTATCATAACAATAATAAGAAGTGGTGATGTTATTCCATATATTACAAGAATTAAGAAACCATCAAAAATATCAGGATTCCCAAATGTATCATATATTTGGGATAAAAATCATGTGAATATTATTTTGAAAAATGTTAATAAAAATAAAAATGTAATAATTATAAGATTGGTAAAATTTATGCGTGATATTGGAGTTGAAAATATGTCAGAAGGAATAATTACAAAATTAGTGAATAACGGATTTAATACTGTACCTAAATTAATGAAAATAACCATTTCAGATATGATAAAAATAGATGGATTTGGATTAAAATTAGCAAAAAAATTATACAATAATATTCAAAAAAGAATGTCAGATCTTAATGTGCTGGTATTAATGGTCGCGAGTAATTGTTTCGGAAGAGGATTTGCAGAAGCGAAAATTAAGAAGATTTTAGATACATATCCGAATATTGTTAATGAATATAAGGTTCTTGATAAAGCAAAATGGAGAGAGAAACTCATGTCACTTTATGGATTTGATAAGATAACAACCGATAAATTTTTGATTTCTCTTCCGATTTTTATTGAATTTTATAAGATAGTTGAAAAAATTACGCCCATCAAGAAATATATAATTCAAATCTCTTCGAAAAAATTTGAAAATCAAATTATTGTATTTACTGGTTTTCGAAATATAAATTGGAAGGAATTTATTGAAAATGGAGGTGGAAAAGTAACAACCAATGTTAGTAAAAACACAACATTATTAATTTATAATGACGATGACGAATCATCTTCTAAATTTTTAATGGCAAAAAAATTAGGTATTAAAGTTATCAAAAAATCTGATTTTGCAAAGAAATTTAATTTATAAAAATTGATATTATAATGACATTAATTTAGAAACATGAGAAAAAATCAAACGTATGATAATATTTGTTTACCATTTATGTTTTTTCAAACATTATAATTGAAATATAGTGACTGTATTAAATGAAAATAAAGATGTATTTTTATAATAAACTTTACTCAACTGATAAATTTATATTTTGTTAATGATTGAATCATAATATATTTCAAATAATATGATTTGATTAAATCATTTGTTTTAAAACAATCATATTCCCTGGATTTATTAATTGTATCATTCTAAATATATTAGATAATTCAAAGATTCTAATAGTTGATGAAATTCATCGATTGATGAATGATTGTACTCCATTGATTAATATTTATAACTATAAAGATGAATATGATAGTAGAGATTTAATTATTATATAATAAATAATATTACATAATTATTTACTCAAATTTTGAAACTTGTGCAATGATAATTATTTTCTTATGTGTTAAATTTTTAATACAATCTTAAAATAAATATAAACTAATAATATATATATTGAATGTTTGATAATTTGTTAACAAATAAATACTTTTGCATTGCAATTCTCATTGCGTTGATATTAGCTCTCTATTTTTATAGTCAAAAAGATTCTTGTAAAATAGAAGGTATGTCCACAACAGGAATCAATCTCACAACTCTTTCGCAAGATTTAACAGAAACTCCATGGACAAATAAACTCAATGGAAGTAAATATAAGCAAGTAAATAATATGTTTGATAAATATGCAGATAATTTGACAAAAAAAAGATTAAAGGCAAATGGATATGATTATGTTAATTTTTTGAAAGGACCTGATGAAAGATATATAGAATACGTAGAACATGAAAATTTTGAAGATGAAACATCCACTCCAAAAAAGAAAAATAAGCAAAAGAATTTAAGTGAAATTCCTATGCCCATTGATACACATCCAGAACTTAGTCAATGTCAACCATGCAGATGTGATAATATTAATAAATATATCGCAACTGATGATGAATCGGAAGAAAAAAAGCCAAAAAGAAAATTGATTAAAAAATTAATTAAATAAATTACTGTCAATTTATTTAATATATATATCATATATAAAAATGAATCAAATAAAAGATCTTCTCAAACAAAATGAAGTAAAAGAAACTAATTTGAATCCATCGAATATTCCAAAAATGATTAATTCGATTTCTGAATTAGAATATGGTGAGTGTTGTTTTTGCAAAGAAGAATGTAATCCACATTCTCAAGCATGTGGAAGATGTATGCGTAACGGTCCAATAAACTTCGACTCCTAGAAGTAACATTTTTTATATGATTATATATATAATGTTCCGTGTTGAAATTTTCTTCATTTTATTAGGGCTATTCATAGGAATTTTTGTGGTATATGTTACGACGCCACTTCCGAAAATAGTATATAAATATCCAACTATAGAAAATATTCAAAATACAACATATATTGATGAAAAAGGACAATGTTATCGTTACTATGCAATTGAATTTCCATGCAAAAATATGAAATCTCCAGAAACTGATCCAGAAGAAGTTGAACTTAATCAATAGATATTTTTGATTTTATCACTTTAAATCTTTCAAAGACATATTTAAAAGTACCACCAACTTTTCGTTTGATAAGTTAATGCACTAGGATTATTTGGGCGATTAGATTGTGTATACAAATCAGATGCTAATTTCATTCTTTCAGAAGCAATTGGATCATTTTCAAGTACTAATTTCCATTTGTTACAATCAATTTGCTTCGATCTACATATATTCGAATTTCCTTCAACTCCTTTACATATTGGTGTTTGAGGAATATTTATACATCGAATAAAGTTAAAAATATTTTCATCAGCAAGTTTTACATCAGTTAAATATTTATTCAAATGTTCTAATTCTTGTACATGTTTTTCAACATCTTTATCTATTAATATATTATCCTTACAAATCACTTTATTTTCATATTTATCTCCCAATTTTATAATATAATAAATGAAAGATATAATAATTATAAATGTTATTATTATCCACATTCCAGTTGATGTTGATACCGTCATTATTAATAATCTATAATAATACTATAGATTATTAACGATGATAGATTTTTTAAATAATCGAACTGCAATTATTGTCATATCATTAATATGGGGATTTGGATTAGCATTATTATTTAGAAGAGTTTGTAATAATGATCAATGTATAATCGTTAAAGTTCCTCAACAATTTCATAAAGAAGGGGACATTATTTATGATAAAAATAATCGATGTTATCGATTAATGAAATATCCTTACAAATGTACATATTGATATTCATCATCTCTATAAAAAAAAATCGGATATTATGTTAATAATGACTATATCAAAAAATATAATATTAATCGTTATTGTTTTTTTGACAGTTGGGATAACTTCATATATATATTTTAATTACAAGAATAATAACAATGAGAAATGTCATACATACAAAGTGAGTATGAGGAATAAAAATCCTCATAAACAAAAAGATAAAAAATGTGTTAGATTTGATGATATGATTACTTATCATATCCCTGAACACGTAAGTCCAAGAAAGTCATCAAAATGTCAGAGTCCCATAGGACATATACGTGATCAATGTCCTGATTCACCAATAAATATAAATTCAATTTTGTCTGAAAAAATGGATTCAATAAATACTAGTGATGATTTGAGTCCAAATGTAAAATCAAATAATATATCTGCCATTCAAATTGAAGATAGATGGGATGCTAGTTTTGGTCTACCACTCATGAATAAGGATGAAAAGAAAGATTATTTCGATAAAATGCAAAAAAATTTTGTTCAATATAGTACTGCTATAAGTGATTATAATAACTATCAAACGGATAGAAATACTGTTATTAAAACAGATACCACTATAGATCCATTTAAACCAGATATTAGATCAAATACTCTTAAGGGAAAGACAGTAAAAGAAATATATGATTCTGTTGTTTCAGCACCAATTGCAAAACCAAAAATAATAAGCAAAAGAACTAACGCTGGTATTATTTATAAAGAAGAATCTGAATTAAATGGAGGCAAATTAATTGGAACAAATCTTATAGGATTTGATGGAACATATGATCAATATGATACTGCAGCATTCGGAAATGGATTTTAATTAAATAAAAAATTGAAATTATTTTTTGAATAAAAAAAATAATTAGATTTATAGTAATTAATTATGCAAACATTATCTCCTTCCTATAAATTAAAAAACTGTAATTTACAATCTAATGATACTAAAAATAGGATACTTAAATATTTACATCAAAATATCGATTCTGATACGAAACATTGTGATATAATTAGCACAAATGATTTAGATTATATTCGAGATAATGATTATATTATTTGTCCACAATTTTGCGGAATCAGATCGTGGATAATTTTTTTCAAATCAAATAACATATATTATGCAATAAATATGCCAAAATATCGAGAAAATAATATATATCCTATTAATATAATTGTTCCTGCTGACATTTATAGTGGTACCATTATGGAAGGTATTATTTTTATAATAGATAATACATATCATTTTGTAATAGATGAAGTATATAAATTATCAGGAGAAAATCAACTTTTAAAACCGAAAAAAGATAGATTAGATCAATTATCAAAATGTTTACAATATTTTAAAAGGAATTCAATTTGTTGTTTTTATGTATCACAATATTTTGATATTGAAAAACAAAATTTATTGGATCTTCATTCAAAAATAAAATCAGATGTCAAAATTCAGGAATTAATTTTTTATCCACAAATATTTGGGTTTAAAATTTATAAGTACACTATTTTGAATAACGATTTGAAAGATGATATTATTACAGTTTCTATTTTCAATATGAAAAAAACGAATTTGTCTGATGTATATGATCTATTCTCAATTATGGATAATGAAAAAATAGGAATTGCTCTCATTCCAGATGTAACTACATCAAAAATGTGTAAACAATGGTTTAATGATTATAAACTTAGAGAATTATTTGTCAAATGTCAATTTGATTCTATGAAATCTAAATGGAAACCTATTGATTTGGTTGATGAAAATTATGATTAATTTTGATTTAATTTAAATGAAAAATAATCATAATTCAAATGAAAATTGAATTATGATTAAAAAAAGAAATTATAAAAAGACGATAATAATACTAACATTATCTTCTGATCCCTTAGCAATGGCATAATGTGCTAATTTTTCTGCAATATTTCGCTTTTTATTAGAAATAAGATCATTTGGATATTTTTTTGGAATATTGTAGAATTGTGTACCATTATTATTCATATGATCTTTTACAAAATTTGTGACTTCAGAAACATCAATTACATCCCACAGACCATCACATGCAATAACTAAAAATTCATCAGTATCAGTTAATACATAATCGTATATATCAGGATTATGAGTAACATGAGGTATATTATCCAAATCACCAAATGATCTAGAAACAGAAAGATCACCTACTCTCCAAACATTTGCTAATTTATCTTTATAAATAGGTCGGACAATTTTGCTAGTCAAATTAATTTGTTCAATTCGTTTTTTTTCATCAGGCCAATTTGGTTTATGATCTTTATTTAAGGAAATACCTATACCATTTTTTGAAACAATGGCTCGAGAATCACCAACATTTATTACTTGTAAATGTTTATTATCATTTTGATCCATGTATCTAATCACAACTAATGCAGTACATCCACAATTATTAGCAATATGTTTGGGATGTTCAGATAGAATTTTTTGTACAAAATCATAAAATTTATTAATATTTATCGCTTTAATTGGATAAATATGCTTTGATTTCATAAAAAATTTTTCTAAATATGGGGTAATAAATTTAGCTACAGAAATACCTCCATGTCCATCACATACGATAAACAAATCAATAGGAGCATATTTTGAATCTATTGGTTTTCCATCAGATGATAAATTAATCTTATATAATTCGACATCTTCATTTGTTTCTCTAAGCCCACATACAGATTTTTTATGCAAAATATCATTAAACATGTTAATATTATTATAGTATAGATTAATGTACATTTATATTCCAAAATATTTGCAATTTTTAACGTTTAGCTGATGGAATCAATGTTCCATCTTTTGTATATGGATAAAGAGGATACATTAATTTTGGATTAATATCATTTTTTGCATATTCAATTCTTTTTGAATTATGTTGCTTTATCATTTTTGGCTCTCTAGAAAGTTCTTTATCCTGGTTATATGTTTCCAAAGCTAAATTTGAATAATCTTCAATAAAATTGTCGGAATTTGTTTTATTTTTGATTCTATCTTGTTGTGTTTTTTTATATCGATAAATCAATAATATGATGATGAATATTATAAATATGATAATATAAATATTTTGCTTAATGTATTTTGTGTATACATTTTGAAGAAATTTTTGTGTTGGTTCCCAGTAATTTTCTTTTGGTGGATTCAAAGTTTTTGTAATTTTTCTTCCAAAACTAGGATCTAACAAATTTGGTTTTATACGCTTATTCATTACGAGGTCTATAATTATATTTTAAAAAAATTTGATAATAATTATGTATCTATGTGTAATTATTGTTATGTTATTTTATTACCTATATTCAAACAATAATTATGATTTTAAAAATCCTTATAAAAAAATTCATTATTGATTACGATTTTTATTTGGGACAAAATGATAGTATAAATAATATATATATTATGACAAAAGATGGAACAATATGTACTAATTATTTATTCAACAGCAAAAAACCTTTTTTTTACTTTACATATCAATTTGATGAATATATATATGAAAATTTCTACTATCCAGAGATGAAAAGTTTTCAAAAAAAAGTTTACAAAAAAATTTATAGTATAATGCTCAATATCGATATAGAAGAATTGATGAATTTAGACAAAAAAATAGCAACTGAAAACATAATTGATGTATTTAGATCTTTATCTCATTATCTTTCCACAATTAATCTTGGAAAATTTAACAAACAACTTAAATATATTATTGATGATGAAGAACAGTTAAATAAATTTATCAAAAATAGGGAAAAAAAATTATTATACATAATACGATCGTGGAAAATATTTCCAATATACAATAATGAATACTATATCACATTAGATTATCATGCTAATCGCAAAGTAGGGAGAATAATGGATGGTCATAAATTATTATTTAAACGTAAGGGCGGAATTATAGAAACAAACGATCTCAAACAAGTAATAGTCGATAATTTTAATCATGGATACAATCTTGTTATTATTCCCGATAATTTTTCTACAATATGGAATTGTAAACCAAATAGTACAATTATAACTCATTCTGATTTTATTAACATGAAAAAAAATAAAATTAATATTCATAATAAACAAAAATGGACAAGAATTGTGATTCATGAATGTTGGATACATTTATTACATGATTTGAAGAATTTATGTGACATTGTTACAAATATCCATTCCGTTTGGATAATAAATACATTACCATTGATAGCTTATTTCGAAAATGGAAAAAAACAAGTGAAATATGCTGATATATCTTCTGTCATAAATTTATGGATGTGTTTATCTGATACAGATAAAAAAATGTATACAAAAGAAATAATTTATTCGTTACGAATTGAATTTCCTGAATATTATGCTAAAATTGTACATGATATTTATTTTGATGATAGTAAGACAATATTTTTGAATTCGTTGGAAAAAAAAATTGCAGATTTATTCATGAAATTTTTTAATTCTTGGAAAAATAATCTAATCAATGATTTTACCAATGAATATTCTTTCGCTGAGAAGAAAAAATATGATGAATTATTGATAAATATAACTAATTCCATTTTCACAATAATTTTTTCCATCGAAGATGTTGAAAAAGCTAATAAACTTCTTGGCACAAAAATTCAAGAATCAATCAAAACACTTAATAAGATAAAACAACAACTTTTTTATTTACAATCAGATAGATCATTTAATAAATTTAATCAATTAAATAACGTAATAACGTTAAATGATAAAAGAATCGAAAATTATAATCGTTATGAGAAAAATTTATTGATGGAAATCGAAGATGATGAAGTGTGTCCAATTTGTTGTGAATCTGGTGATATCATTTTTACAAAATTAATATGTGGACATCAAATTTGCATTGAATGCATAATAAATTCATTAGCAAGGGAAAATGAATGTCCTTTTTGTAGGGAATATATTAATGTGAATAATATAATCGTTAAAAATAATTGTATTATGGAATCAGAATTAAAAATCTATCTGAAAAGTTTACAAAATGATACTATAATTTTAACTAATCTAACTTTTTTTACATCTGAACTTTCTTTGAATCCAGAATATAGTAATATTAATTTTTTAAGTGGCAAAAAAAAAGATATTGAGAAAATTCGATGTATAAAAAATATCCCAAAACAATTAATTTATATTTCTGTATTTGCTGAAGAGAATATGTTAGATTATCATTTATCATGGTTGATAGGTTATTTTAAAGGTATCAATGAAAACTTGAAAATAACTAAATTATTTATAGAAATTTAAAATTCGGTGGCTTTAGTAAATATGTATGGATTGTCAATATTCGCATTTGTATATGCATCATTTCTTTCTTCAAAAAAATTGGATTTAACGAATGTATCAATCTTTTTCATAAATTCAAATGGATTTTTCATATTATATCTTTTTTTATATCCTAATTGTACTAATAATCTATCAGATACATATCTGATATATTGTGACATCAAATCTGAATTCATACCAAGTAAACGACATGGTAATGAAGAATTAATAAATTCTTCTTCAATTTCGATTGCTTCATCTAATATTTTGTGAACGACCGATTCTTTTAATCGGTTTGTTAGAAGATGGAATAAAGCACATGCTAATTCAACATGTTTATTTTCATCTCTCGCGATAAACATGTTGGATTTTCTCAATCCTGGCATTAAATTATCCGGTCGTGTTTTTAACCAAAAAATTGAGGCAAACGATCCACTAAAAAAAACTCCCTCAACTATCGCGAAAGCGATTAATTTGTGAGCATAAGGCATATCTGATTCGATCCATTTTTTACACCAATCTGCTTTTTTCTTGATAACGGACATTGTTTTTACAGAATCTATTAATTTTCGTTTTAGATTCTCATCATCAATAAAAGTATCAATCATAAGAGAATACATTTCACCGTGAGTATTTTCCATATCAAATTGTCTTCCATAGGCACATTCAGCTTCTTTTATTTTGACTACATCTATTAAATTTTCTTTGATGTTACAATTTACAATTCCATCAGAAGCTGCAAAGAATGCCAATATATGCATAATAAATCTCCGATCATTCGATGTAAGTTTATTCTTCCAGTCACCAACATCTTTTGATAAGTCAACTTCTTCAATAAACCAATTAATTTTCAATTGATCTTTGTAGTTTTGCCAAATTGATTTATATTTAATTGGGAATACTGTATAACGAAAGCTAGTTTCTGATAGAATAGGTTCTAATTGAATAGATTCAACAAAATCAGATGCATATTTATTATAAGAAAAAAGATATTTTTCTATATTATTTAAATTCGAAGATTCATCAATTTCAGAAAATATAAGATCAATTGATTCTTCTTCATCAATATCGAAATTTAATTGTTCTTCATTTATTTTTTCATAATGAATATTATTTTCAAATAAAGATTTTTCCAATTGTTCAAACATTGTTATTTATTATAAATCTAGATAATGAAATCTACTTTTATATAATATAAAAATCAATTTTCTAAAAATTTGGAATCAATTTAGTAAAAAAATTGATAATTATTTTTTTAATATAAAAAAATTTAATATACACAAATATAATCGAAATGAATGTCGTCGAACAAACAAAACAGATCTATCTTATTTCGGATAACAAATATCTTCCTCTTTCTTACGATATTGTGAGAAAATATTTATCTGAAATATTTGATAGTATCAAATTGAATTTGGATGTTGATTTAGTAGTATCTAAAGTATATCCAAAATTGAAGTTTAAAAATAGCTTATCTGATTTACGGAATCAAATTATTATGTCATCATCAGAAATGATAACAGATCATTTTGATTATCCAAAAATAGCAATCGCTTTATTAATAGATGATCTTCATAAAAAAACTGATAGCGATTATGGAAAAGTTGTTGATAAATTATATTTAAATATTAATGAAAAAGGAGAACAATCTCCGATAATCAATTCAAATTTTTATGAATACGTCAAACAAAATATTAATGTTTTAAACGAAATAATAAATTATAAACGAGACTATGATATTAATTTATTTGGCTATAGAACATTAGAACGTGCTTATCTTAAGAAAGATAAACAAGGAAATATTATTGAAAGACCACAGCATATGTATATGAGAATTGCTGTAGCGATTCATTATAGAACAAATAGATTGGATAGAATTATAGAAACTTATGAACTATTATCAGAGGGTTATTTCTCTCATGCAACCCCTACTTATTTTAATGCAGGATCCTTATTTGAACAACTTTCGAGTTGTTTTTTATTAAGTATGAATGATGATATGTCATCCATAGGAGAATGTTGGAAACATTGTGCATTGATTAGTAAATTTGCTGGTGGTGTTGGAATAAATGTTACTAATATTCGTGCTAATGGTTCATTTATTAATTCTACTCAAGGTATATCTAGTGGCATGAGATTACTAACAGTTTTTAATCAAATATCACGATATGCTGATCAAGGAGGAAAACGTGCTGGATCTTTTGCGATGTATCTCGAACCATGGCATGCTGATATATATTTCTTTTTAGATCTTAGGAAAACGAGTGGAGCTGAAACTGAAAGAGCAAGAGATTTATTTTTAGGATTGATGATAGATGATATCTTTATGGAACGTGTACGTGATGATGCAATGTGGTCATTAATGTGTCCATCAGAATGTCCTGATTTATTAAATAAATATGGAAAGAATTTTTCTGAAGCTTATACAAGATATGAAAATGAAGGGAAATTCAAAAAACAAATAAAAGCTAGAGAACTTTTTTTCAAAATTATGGAAATACAATATGAAACGGGCATTCCTTATATAATTTATAAAAATGCAGCAAATGCAAAATCTAATCAACAAAATATTGGAGTGATTAATTGTTCTAATCTTTGTGCAGAAATTTTAGAATATTCATCTTCTGACGAATATGGTGTTTGTAATTTAGCATCAATATGTCTCCCAAAATTTGTTAATGTGAATACAAAAGAATTTGATTTCGATAAACTTTTTAAGGTAGTGAAAATAGTTACTAGAAATTTAGATAATATAATTGATATTAATTATTATCCAGTTATTCACACTAAAAAATCGAATATTCGACATAGACCAATTGGAGTTGGAGTACAAGGATTAGCAGATTTATTTGCAATAATGAAAATTCCATTCGATTCAAAAGAAGCTCGGAAACTTAATAAAGATATATTTGAAACAATTTATTTTGGAACTATGACAGAATCAAATCAACTTGCAAAAGAATATGGATATTATGAAACGTATCCAGGTTCTCCAATTTCTGAAGGCAAATTTCAATTCAATTTATGGGGGTTAAATATATCTGATTTAAGTGGGAAATGGAATTGGGAAAAATTAAAGGATGAAATTAAATTATATGGAATCAGAAATAGTTTAACTACTGCATGTATGCCAACAGCATCTACTTCTCAAATAATGGGTAATAATGAATGTATTGAAGCATATACTTCTAATATATATTCTAGAAGTACACTTGCTGGTGAATATACAATTGTAAACAAATATCTAATGAAAGATTTGATTGATTTGAATTTATGGAATTCAAATACGCTGGATTTGATAAAATATTATGAAGGATCAATTAAACAAATTGATTACATTCCTGATAATATCAAAGAAATATATCGTACCATTTGGGAAATTCCACAAAAATCGATCATTGAAATGTCAGCTGATCGTGGACCTTTTATCGATCAAACACAAAGTCTAAATATTCATATTGCAATTGCAGATTTTTCCAAATTAATAGCTTGTCATTTTCTAAGTTGGGAATTAGGTTTAAAAACGGGTATCTATTATTTAAGATCTAAACCTGCATCTGATGCTAATAAATTCGGTATTGATATTTCAACTATCGAAAAAATAAAACAAAATCATGATAATATCAATCTTTCATGTAAGAAAGAACATGATTGTACAATGTGTTCTTCATAAATAATGATTAATTATAATTATTATTTATTTCATTATGTGATACATTTTATCTAATAATAATATGGAACACCATTTATAATAACACAATTGGATGATCTCACAATTGGCATAGTAACAAAATGAGGTTGAAGGGTTTCTGTTATATTGATAACGACTGATCTAGAACAGGGTATGAATTGTGCATTTCTCTCAATATATCTAATATTGTTTCTTGAAAGTACACTATTAACATCATTAAATGCTCGAGCTCTGATTCCATAAGGATCAGAATCGTAATTGATATGATTGTTCATTTATTCTTTTTGAAAATTAATAACATGTTTAATTTTAATAGAATTATTTGAGTGTTAAAAAATCAATTTTTATTTTTGAATAGTAGGTACCCAATAAGTTGTTCTTCCTTTTATAAGAGATTTATCTGCTTTTACATATTGGCCCAATGGATCAATTTTCTTTCTGTATACCATAAATTTGAATTCTTCTGATGTAATATTTATATCTGGATGGTAATTTTCCTTTTTTATATGTTTGACAGATTCTTCTAAATTAATCATATATCCAATATGATTATTAATATAACATTGTTTTGTAACATATTTTATCCAATATTCTAGATTATGTAATTCTTTATTCGTCAAACTTATTCCCAATCGATGAGGTGATATGTGAGCTCTATAAAGTATTTCTGCAGTTAAATAATTTCCAAGACCACTTCCTATTTTAGTTTGATCCATTAAAATTTTAACGATTGGTTGATCATATTTTTTTACCAACATTATATCAAAATTATCCTTTAAAAAATCTGGACTTAATTTATTAATCTTATCTCTTAAATCGATTTTTGATGTAGAAAATTTAAAAGTTCCAAAATTCCTCAAATCGGAGAAATATACATCAATATCTTCTTCAAATTTTAGTTTTGCTCTATATGTTTTAGGTTTGAATATACTCCACATTCCTGTCAAACCAAATGTATTCCATATATACCAATGATTGGCATCTTTATCCATTAAATCAAACCACATAAATTTACCAACTGTATCGATATTCATTATTTTTAAAGGTAATTGTTTAACAAAAGAATGATAATCTTCTGGTTTATTTTTTAGATATCTTCCAGATTCAAATTCAAATGAAATTAGAATTTTATTCTTGAGATATTTTAGTAAAATTTCAGATGTTAGAGCAACTTCACAAACTTCAGGCATATATAAAAATGTAGAAAAATTGATTCATTATTTAAATATATAAAAATTATATATATTACTAAACAAAATAAATTATTATGGCAACAAGTGATATTATCGATTCAGATTCTAAAAATGATTCTATTGATATTTATGGAATACCGGATGTTAATTGTTTCAAAATACCTTTGAAGAAAGATACAGATTTTGGAATCGAGATTTCCGGGAAAAATATAGATTACAGTATTGTAAATTCTATTAGACAATCTATAATGAAATATGTACCTATATATGGATTTCATCGATCACATGTGACTATTGATTCAAGAACAAGAGTTATGTATAATTATGATATGATTTATGGACAAATAGAAATGTTACCAATATTTGATTTGGATAATAATTTTGATTTGGAAGATCCTGAACTGTTTTTACCAGATGAGGTTATGAAACATATTTTCGGAAAATTTATTCCTGAAAAATACTCAAATTATCAAGAAGATGATAAAAAAGTGGAGCCTATTCCAAATAAGAAACTTCATAAAATAGAAATATCTGTAAATTATAAAAATAGTACAGATTCTCATAAATATTTATCAACACATGATTTAAATCTCAGAATTAACGAAAAGAATTTAGGTAATTATATTAAACATACACCAATAAATATTTTAGTAGTTAAATCTGGAGAAGAAATTGCATTTAAAGCAGAAGCTAATCTCGGTATTGCAACCATATCATCGATATATGAAGCAACTACAAATGCATATCATAAAGAAATAAATTCTTCAAAATATGAGCTTTATTATACCACTCTTGGTCAATTAACAAACGACGTAATTTTTACAAAAGCATGTACAATTTTGATTAAAAAATTAGAACATCTTTCTATTTTCATAGAAGGAAAATATAAAAAAGAACCATCAACAAAAACAATGGAAATAGAATTATATGGAGAAGATTATACATTAGGAAATCTTTTAGCTACTGCACTTCAAAAATGTAATTTTATCAAAGCTGCTGGTTGTGATATGTCTCATTTATTTAAGGAGAATATTACGATTAGATATAAATTAAACAGTGGAACAAAAATAGGGCAAATTAAATTACTTTTGGATATAATTAATTATCTAATTAATTTATTACGAGAAATTATCAAACGTGCATCTGAAAGTAAATATCACAAGAAAGGTTAATTTGATTGTAATAAATGTTCCATAATGAATATTTCAGCCGAAAAAATTTTCATAGGATAATAATTATTATTTGAATGAAATAATGGTTTTATTTTTTCATTTTTAGTATGAAGAAATGCTCTATACATTGGAGATAAAAATAAGTGCCTTTTTTTTAAATAATCTTTTAATAATTCCACATTATCATTTCTAAATATAATTTCGTATATATTTTCTAGTTTAATTTTACAGACATATTCTTCTTCTAATAATTTTTGTATTTTGAAAAAAGGATGTTTAGATTGTTCTTTTTGCAATAATAATGCTTCAGAAGGGTATAATCTAAATCTGTGATAAATATAAAATAATTCTAATAAAATATTTTTCTTAAGAGATTTACAAAAATTAATCAAACTATCTTGATCATTTCCTATTTTTCCTAGATAAGTTTGAACTTCTTTTTTGAATATTGGCATTTTATTAGTAATATATGAATTATCATGAATATTCATAAGAGAATAAACGATTGTATAATCGATAATTGGAGGTGAATTTTCTATAATTTTTAATTTATTTGATAAATTACAATTTATTGAAATACATGGAATCATATAAAAAATATTAATTTTTTCTGAAAAAATCATTAACCAAATAATAAAATTAATACAATCATTAGATTCTGAACAAAACATTCTATATTTATTTTAACTAGAAAATTAAAATAAATATTATTATCATGCGTCAATCTAAATTATAGTGAGAAAATAGATAGAACATTAAAATATAGGTTAAGTATATATTTAAATAATGTATGTTAATCAAATTGATGATATTATTGATAAAATATTAGATAGATTATATTTGGAAGGTCTAATTAAAGATAGTACATTTAATCTGATCATTTCTGAAAATAAATTAAATTATGTTGAATATTGTGATCAAATAAATAAATTCATTAAATTATTTATGGAGGATATTGATACAACAGAAATATATAAATTAATCAATAATAGAGAAAATTTACAGAGAATTTTAGATATCATCAAGCGCTATATCGCATATTATTATTTCTTATCAATTGCATATCATTACACTGGTAATATTAAAGATTATAGGAATAATCTCATTCAATATTCTAAATTGCAAGAAAAATCTTCTTCTACTATTAAGAATTTTTTCGACACAGAAAATAATTCTCAATTGATAAAATTTTATAAAATTATTAAAGATTCAATCAAAATTCTCTTGATGTCAGATTTACAAAAAAAAACTTTGAATCTAGTAGAAGTAAAAGAGGCTATTAGTTTCTTAAATGAATTAGGTACAGATTATATTGACAATTATTTTTTATACATAAATAGAGATAAACAAAATGAAGAGACAGTACAAATAAATGTACATAATTTAATTAAAACAATTGTGTTTCGCAATATTTATAGAAATCAAGAACAAAATATTGTATTTGGAATATTAAATGAAATCGAAGAAGAAGAAAATGAATATACGTATATTGATATTATTATTACCGGTGATGAATTAAGTGATTTCGATAGTTTTAGAAAAATATTTGTAGATATTGATGAAGATAAATTAGAATCGATTGCTAGAGAAGTATTCGATTTGATAAATGAATCTAGTAAAATATTACAAAATATCTCAACAGAATCCAAAAATAATTCATTACTTCAAATGAAGATTATAACACCCATTGTTGATGATTTTTTAAGATATCATCGTGATTCTGAGCGAATTGAAACAGAAATGGATAAACCATTAATTTCACAAAATTCAGTTAATAATAATGCAAAAAATATTCAACTGGCATTGCTTTATCAACAACGTAAAAAAAAGGAAAATACAAAAGCACAACTTATTGTTAATAAATTGGATGTTATTACGGATTTTTATTCAGAAAATGTCAAAAAAAATCCAGAATTAAAAAAAGAGATTATAACAAAATATTTTCACGGTCCTTTATCATACCGCAAAGTTACTTTACATAATTATTCTGAAGAAGTTAGGATAATGACTAAGATAATTAATCAAGGGAGACGTGTTATGGAGAGTAATGAATATTATTTAGAATTAAGACAAATAAATAATAATGCTTATTTTAATTTCAAAGATCTTCAAAAATATGGAACTATATTAAACATAGAAAGTGAATATCCAATTAATGTACTAAGATATTCTAATATTGAATTCAAAAATCAATTCTCAAATCAAGAAATTGAAACCTATACACGAAATGATGAAAATACGATTCATTTAGTTGGATTATCATTGGGTCCTTTTGGTGTGATTCCATTACAATGTATTACAAAAGAAAATTTGATAAATATCAGAGAGTTAACATTTGCATATATTACAGATAAAGGGAAAACAAAAAAAGTAAATATGAAAAATGGATTTAAGTTTTTTTTGAGATTGATAAAATATATTTATGTTGAAAATATTGACATTATAGAAGATTCAGAAAAAATACGCATTATACATAAATTTGACGAAGTGATTAAAAATAATCCCAATATCGTAAATAAAATAATTTATTGGATATATGATATTGAAAATGATCAATACAATATGGAAACATATGAAGACATAGATACTACCAAAATACAAGATAATATTGCATATATGAATGCAATTATTTACGAAAAAATGACACAAATGTTCCATAAAAAATTAACAAAATTAATAAATCAACATACAAATTTATCGATCAAAAAAATATTATTTTTAATCGAATCATATAATTCTTTATATGATTTATCATTACGACAAGATGAAAAAAGAAAATTTTTTATCGAACAATATTTACGAAAAAAACAGATAGATAAATCTAAAATTATATCAGTAGAAGAAATAGATAGGATAGTTCAACCAGAAATCAATATAATACCCAATGAAGAAATTTATCGTATTAGAATTAATACAACTAATCCAATATCTTTAAATGAATATATTCAAATTGAAGCATATGCAAAAAAAAGTGATAATGAAAAAAAAACTATTGGAGATAATAAATGTCAACATGAAATCGAATGGACGGAAATTATGAAACTAAAAATGGGAAACATTAATCACTATAATTCTTCATTAACACAATTTATCGAAAAATATGCATTAGAAACTTATGAATTAGATTTTGTATGTAAAATTTGTGGACATGTTTTACCGATGAAACAATATATTCAAGATGGTAGTTTTGACAATAATTCTCAACGATTTGTAACTGCATATTTACCAGTTGATATTTCATTAGGGGATATGAAGGAATACAAAAAATATTCGTTAACAATTAGATATTTAGATGGACTTATAAATAAAATATCTCTAATTACTGGTACTAACATGCTAATTGGTCAGGAACTTGCGATCAAACAAGCACGTAAAGCAATCGTCAAAAACATTATTGATATTATTTCAAAACATAATCAAATTAATATACATAAAAATATGGATTCGAATGAACGAAGTGATTATTATGCAAAAAAATTTAACATTAATAAAGATTTAAGCGGTATATTTTTCTTTGAATTAGATGATAAGATTTTCGATTTTAATTCAAATGTTAATAATACAACAACGACAGAATTAAATAGGTTAAAATTTAACAATATACTTCTTTATTTTATGTATATTTTCATAACAGAATTAAATGGAAGTCAAATCTCTATGATACAATATGATAAAATAGCGAATATATATATATATTTACAATATGGTTCTAAACTATTTGATAATCTCATGATCAAAAAAAATGTTAATGATAAGGATGTTATTTCGATCGAGAAATATCCAGTATTGTGTTATTTAATTTTCATAATTTCCTATTTTCTAATCAAATATAAATTATGGTATTATCCAGTTAACAATTCGCATAAAATAAATATGGTTATTGTAAAGATAATAATTAATTCGTTTGTTGAATTGTTTAATAGTATTGCATTGGATGCTGGGAAAATGGAAAATGATTATATATATTTATTAACAACTAGTAAAATGTATACACAATTAAATAATGTATTTCAAAATTTGGATATTATAAATGTTTTAAAGAGAAATCAGATAAAATATTCTGGTAAAACGATAGTAGAACAAGAAAAAACGAAACATGTAGAAAAAATAAATCCAATAAAAGAGAAAGATACAGCTTGTAAAATAGCAACATATAAATTATCAAGTGGTATTATTTTTGATTTTAAAGATGATGTTATCTATCCAATATTTATTAATATCAATGATATTACAAATTGTGAAACAGGTGATTTTCACAATTGGATCAACAAAGGTGCGAATATTATTTGTACAAAATGTAGTAAAAATGGTGAACAGATAACTGGAGAACACGATAGTGTAATTGATAATTATTATTTCAATTTAAATAAGATAGCAAATCGTAGATGTTTAGATGGTAATTTACATGATTTTGTTGGAAGAGAAGATGAATTTATTTGTACAAAATGCCATCATAAAATGGGAGAAGCTTATACAAAAGAAGATTTAAATAATTTTGAAAAAACACTTGATAAAATTGGTGACATTAACAATAAAGAAATATTGGAAAAATATGATAAGCAGGATTTATTACTTAAGATAGAACAAGATAAACAGGATCAAATGATAATAGATTTAGTTAATGAATATCAAAAAAATGGGGAAAAAATTATGGATACTTTTATTAATCAGTTAGAAGATTTGATAGGAGAAAAAAAGGATTTAGGTATAAGTAAGTATCCTGTATATTTAAGGTATGATGTATACATCATTACTCATGCTTATGATGGAACATTATTTCAACAACCATATATATTAACAGAACAGGATAATAAAATAATATTTAAGGAAAACCATTCATTTTTCAAAACTGATGTATATTATTATTCTGATAATAGATCAGGACAAATAGATATATTTTATCATGCAGTCACTTTACAACTATTAGGATACAAGGACAAACATAAGGATTATATATCTCTAAAAAAAAGTAATAATTTCTTGCAGATAAGTCCTTCTATTTTGAACAGATTTTTGATGCTCGGTTTTACTTCAAAATATATTGATGTGAATAAAATGATAAATAATGAGCAATCTAAGAATATCAATAATTATTATCAAGTAATGAATGATATTATCAGGAATAGAATAAATGTTATAAAATCGATTATTGATAAAATCAGTTCGTTGATATTTAAAATTAAGAATTATCAACCATCTGATACTTCTGTTACCGGTATTAGTTTACAATCTACATTAGATGTAAATAATTTAGTTGCAAAAAATGCAAAATTGATTCAGAAATTTGAATTGGATAAAAATATATTCAGTGATTGGAATAAAATTCGTGGAAATTTTACATATACAATTGTAAATTGGAAAGAAACAAATTTCAAAATACCTGACAATAATTTCATAAATTACGATTTAATAAATTATTATGATACTTCAAGTAAAATTGCTACATATTATTTGATTAAACAATTAATAGAAATTATAGAAGCAAATAAAGATAAAACAATTAAAATTAATATTTCGCTAATGTATATTGATATAATCAATTACATATATAATTTATACAATACCGACACAAATATTAATATTGTTGAATTAAAACGTTTTAATTATATTCTTGATGGTTCTGACGTTATGGTCGATTTATTAAAAAAAGGACAAGGTTTAAATAAAATGAGAGAATTAGAGGAACAAATTGATAAAGGCATGCAAGAATTAGATGAAATTGAGGAAATGACAGAAGAGGAAAGGGAAGAAGTAGAAGATTTAAATGAAGAAGCAGAATCATTGGATGTAGAATCATCTTATTATGAAGATGAAGGAGTTGATTACGTCGAATCCGGTGAATATGAAAGTTAAGTTTGTTTTCGTGAAATCACAAAATTATCAAGATTTTATAAAATCTTAATAAACAATATAATAGGATGATGAAACTGATTTTATTTATTATAATAATCTTGATGGTATATTATTTTGTAACTTATATTGAAGTAAAACACATCGATTCTTTATCAGAAATTCATCGTAATGAACTTTTGAGTCGTAACAAAATAAGATCAATGTTAATTAATAATCATCTTCGTGATATCCCTTCTGGTTATTTTGAAGATAACAAACTCCTTGGATATATAGATAAATATTCAAGTGAGCAATTTCAAAGTACAAATTATAAGCATAATTATTATGATTTTACTGGAGAGCCTATCGAATTACCAAATGCTAGTAATTTACTAATGTTAATCAAATCTGAATTTATGGATGAACAATATCGATTCAATATTCCGAATCAACCTGTTACTACTCGTTATCCATGTTACGAATCTTATAAAAAAGATTCCAAATTGCTTAAACAATTAAGATTAGAAGTAGAATCATGGAATGTATTATTTTACAAATATTATCAAACAAATGAAAAATTAATTCAAATAAAGGATATAAAAATGGTATTCATACAAGAAACACAACATGAATTTATTGTAAAAGTAAATATTGCATTATCATATCTTTATAAATCTATGCATTATCAATTGACTTTTTATGGTCAAATTGATAAAACAGATGATATTATCAATAATCCAATTGAACAATACACACTTCAATTAATTAATATTATACCGATTATGAAATCCGAATATTTTTCAGACATTGAAAATGAAACACCATTTTTAACAATGCAAGATCAATTAAAATATGTTGACAAAATAAATAAACTTCATCAAAATGAGGATAATTAATTGAATATCAAATTTTTAATTTAATATAAAAACATATTATAGACCTTATTAATATAATGAATACAATAAGTTTTGATTTGGAATTGCTTAATAATTTTATGTTATACGTTACAATTTGTATTGTTACTTTTGGATATTTTATTTATCGACTCATTAATAAGATATTAGATGAAAATCATCGATATACACGTGTTCAACAATATGCGAATGTATTAGAAAATAATGAACATCATATTTTAAATCTATTCACTTTAATAGGAAAAATTGAGAATGATTTTAGTGAATATTTCAAATTTGCTACAATATGTAAATCTATCACTTATGTTACTAAATTGATTACTAAAAAATGTTCTGCAATTGTTCAACAATATTGTTTATCTGATACACAAAAAAACAATAATATTACAAAAATTAATTTAGCAAATACTCAAATGGGAACCAAAATGAGAAGTAAGCAAATTAAAAATACAAAACCAATACATCAAGACGTAACATATTGTTGTCCAGATTCATCAAATTCCAACTGTACGGTTATTAATCCGATGACATCTTCTCAAACAACTGAACATATGTCAAATCTTCCATTATGTTATTCTCATATTGAACACGCTAAAGAAATATCTGTTTTTGATTCTCTCTTAAAGGGATTCGTAGATATTTTGAATAATCCTAGTATGTTAAATCTTTGTAAGAATTATTTTTTACAGGGATTCGAAGATAATTTAAAAAATATCACATCACAGAGCCCTTTAGATAATGTTCCTGTACAGGAACATATAACATGTAATACAAATAAGAAAGTAAAATTTGAACCTTTTCATAATGAGATATTTAAAAATATGATTAACGATTGTATAAATTCGATTTCAAAATTAACAAATGTTGATTTAACATCGTCGAAACCGATTGATATTTCAACAAAATCAAGTGATATTCCAACAAAATCAAGTAATATTCCTGTAAAATCGAGTGTAGAAATTCAAACTAATAACAAATATGTAGATGGTATAAGTAATGAAAGTGAAGGAATTAGAGTTACTGCAATTCCTCCAGATAGTACACAACTTCTTGAAATCAACACTGATATTTTAAATAGTTTATTTGATATAGTAACAAAATCACATAATCAAGTACACAAATTTGAAGCAACTGATTCAAGTCCTTCTCCTCGATCAGAATTAGAATCTGACATTGTCGATAATACAATTACACAACCTGATATACAATTAATTCAAACTAATTAATAGAAATTTCTAATTATTTATCAATTGATAAAGAATTAGAATTAATTAATTAATCTTTTATCATTATCTAATTTTTTGACTGGATTATTTTGAAACCATTTACTAATATCCAAATCATGATTAACTGATGTTATTTCATTATAATGATAATAATAATAATAAATCTTCTGCAATGAATTTATTTGTCTTGTTATGAAATAATCAACACATTCAATGTATGATTCAAAAAATTGGTTATTTATTATTTCGTATAAGACAGATTTCGAATTGATTTTTGGATCATCTAGTAAAATATATAACATTTCAAGGATACCTGAATCAATTCCTTTATAAGAATGTAAACATACATAAATTTCAGAATTATAACTATGACTACTTACAGGTTTTACAATATTCACTCGCTCAAATAAATTTGATAATAGATACATTAGTGATATCGATAATGGTTCTGTCAATGGTAAAAAAGTTTTAAAAATAGCTGATTTTCCAACTGATAAACATGCTAAAATACAAATGATTTGTCCCATATTAGTTTTCATCATGAATAATTCTTGTTCATTAAGATCATTTGCATTACATTGAAAACCTGCATCTGCAGTCATAAAATCTATATTTGATAATTTTGATGCGTAATATTTAATTACACGACTGTGAGTAATATCTCCAGAATAATCATCATTTGGTCCATATAACCATCTATCCGGATAAGCTTTTATCAAACCAAAGTGATCTTGAAGAGCTCCTTTTTCTGACAATAAGGTTTGTGCATACCAATCATATTTCTTAATACCTTTATCAGAAAGATAATGATTTATAGCAGATATAAATGCACCTGGCGCTTCACAAATATGAAATGTTCGGACAGTATCACATTTAATTGGGATAATATCTTTAATATTACTAAGCATTTCATACATTTTTATCCAAGCATTTGTTGGCATATCAACATTCAAATAATTTTTTAAAATATTTTTCAATGCACTTTGCATGGTTAATTTATTAGTAAGTTGTTCCCATTTAAGAAAATATCCGTTAGTTTGTGAATATCGTTCAGAATGAATTTGACTTGGTTTTGTATCCATGGTTCTTTTATATAAATTTAATTTTGCTTTCTTATTCAATAAAATGTTATATTGAGTTGAATTGCATAATTTATTTGGTGGACACAATTTGATTTTAATATTTTCTATTTTTTGCCCATTAATAGATTTGGATGTAAAAATTTCGAGGAAATTTTTATTTAGTGATTTAATTTGTAAAATATTATTGGATTTACACCAAGATGAAAGGATCATTTTTGAATCAATTGTTACGGAATTTTTTAATTTTAATGATATTTCTTTGATATTATTCAACCATTTTTTTACATTTTTTTCATATTTCAAAACTATTGGATTATTAGAATCTCCTTTCATATTAAGGCAAATATTTTTACGAATTATTTGTCTATATAAAGATCCAAATAAGAATTTTAACATATTATTTTTATGTTCTCCTTTATAACAATTCAAAAATAGATATATCTCAGAATTAAAAATATTACATGTTGATGGTCTAAAGAAAGAATATTCATGAAATATTGTCGAACATAATTCCAATAATATTGTCCAGGATAAACCACCAAGCATATTTAATCGTATAATCATAGATCCATTTTTGTTTAGATGACAAACTGATTTATATAAATAAAAAAGGATCGCCATCAAATCTTTATCTTCTTCTAACCAATCAAATAATCCACTCAATTTATTATGTAAATCAATAAATATTAAATCATATTGTATAAATTGTTTTGTATTATTTAGAAACAATAGTTTATATGCTTGAATCAAATAATCAACGTTAGGTTGTTCAAATTTCACATCACAACCATAATATATTTTTTCATTTCCAATAATACAACAGTGATATATATTTTTCAAATAATTTATTTGAGTATATTCCAAATAGAGCATGATACTTTCCACAGATCCTAAATTCCATTCGCGACCGATAAATAAAATTTGTTCAATATTTTTCAAATGTCCAAGATTCATAAATTCCCAAATTGAATAAAATGTTTCTGGATAAAATGGTTGATAAATTGACATATCATCTAAAACCGATTTTAGTGCATGTAAATTTGGATTCATAGTTGATATTAATGGTGTTAATAAACGTCCATCATAATATCGTATTCTCATTTTTTTATCATTTTCAATATGATGCAAAATTTTATAATCAGAATGACTAAACCATAAATTTAAAGGAACAATCTTTTCCAATGGATTGCATGAGAAAATTTTAATCAAATGTATCGATTGTAGATTATTTTTAACTTTATCAATTTCATCATCGATTAATAGATATTGTTGACGCTTTGGTAGAATGATTAAGTCTAAATTTTCCATTAAAATAATATAATTTAACTATACCAATACATTATTTATATATCCTAATACCAAATGAACTTCAATTTTTAAACATATTAATATGTCTAAAAATCTCATCTTGTTTTATATAAAAGAATGTCAACGATTGGTTTAGAGACAACAGGATTGATGATTTTCGGTGCAGCAGCCTCATGTGTCGCATTATATTCTAATCTATATGATATCACTTCTAAAATAGAAGATAAAACAAACGAATGTTATGAATCAGATGAATTAAAATCCGCACTTAGAACAAAATTTATTGTAACGTTGGTATTATCTTGTTTAACAGTTGTTGTAGGAATAGGATTAGCTATTTATTTTAAGAAACAAGAACAAGAAAAACCCATGCTTATAGGTAGTGTAATCTTAGCCGGTATTCTTGGTATTTTATACAGCATATATTTGAGATATAATAAAGTTACACGCAGTTTTAAAACAATTATTCTAGTTATCGCTCTTATTATTTTCACTGCACTTGGTATAATGTTAAAATAATCTTTTATATTTATCGTAAATCTCATACATTCAGAAACAATATTTCCAATCATAAATAAATATACTAAATATCTAATCTTTTAGAATAGATATAAAAATGCCACTTGATAATATTAAGAAATTTTACGCAGATAATAAAAAAGTAATTATTTTGTTTGTAATTATAATAATTGCTCTCTTAATATATAGATATTTCTGGAAGAGAGAAAGTATTACTAATGATTTTCTTCCTACAAAAAAAGAGAAACAATTATGTATTAATAAAGACACACAGAAAAAAATTAGCGAGGAAATTAATAAAAAATTACAAGAAATAAATGCATGTGATTGTAAAGAAACATGCGAATCAAGTCCCATCAGACAAAAAACGATTGAAATTTTTGGTAATGATGATTTTTATTAACGTTATTTAATAAATTGAATTATAGATTTTTTATCTTAAATAAATGTATAAAATAAATGTCTGAAAATCAAGTTGAAGAGATAGGTAAAGATGGGCAGATGAGACATCATAAAAAACATAAAAATTTAATAGAATGTGCTAAAGAAAACAAATTAGCAACATTCATTATCATTCTCATCATTGCAGGACTTATTTGGTATTTCTTTATCAGGAAAAAAGGAATTGATTCCATTTCTCAAGGAAATGGACAAAATAGTCAAGGTTTAAACAGAATAAATATTACTCGAAATCGAGGATTCTAATATGATTAAATTTACGATAGTATTAATTAAGAATAAAAATTGATTGGGAATAAAAATTGATTGTAAAAATATTATTTATAATTTAATAACAAATAATAAATAATAGTTTAATAATTACATATGGATAATAATGACAATTATAGTTATCTAAAATTTACATATAATAATCCCGTTGAAGATATGCATTTAGTAAAAGGATTGAATATAGATGGAACCATTAATATCAAATATTCATTATATGCTCTTAAACAAAAATTAATGGAAAATGTAAAATATATTGATAAGTTGTTAGAAGTATCAAATCAAATTAATAATATTCTGATTGATGGTGAAGATATTCTTGTTACTATAGAATCTGACACTGTCAAGAAATCCATGTTAGCACTAAAATTAATCACATTAGATTCAAATGTTGATGAGCAAAATTTAAATGAACAAATTTATCAAGAATTATATGAACAAAATGAAGAGACAAATACGGATAGATGTAAAAAAATAATGAATTTATCAAATATGAATAGATTGAAACCATTATTCACGAATGAACAACGTGAAGACAGTGAATCAGAAAACGAAATAATTTCCGATGATAAAAATTTTGATGCTATTGCAGAAACATATTACACATATATTAATAGTAATAGACATAAATATTATGAAAAATCTGAAACAGATAAAAATGAAGAATTTGAAACAGATGAAAACGAATATCCATTTGATGATGAATATGAATCTGATGATAATATAATTATTAGATATTAACCTTAATAGAATTAATCGAAATATAAATCTTTATAAATGGAAATTATTAGGTCTAAAAATTTAATAAAGTCATCTTTCATATTAGAAATATTCTCAATAGGTGCATATTTAATATATTGACGATAATAATTAATGATAATGAGTGTATTTTTTGAACTCAATAATTTATAAACAACAAAAAATAATTTGATAAATGGTGCGACTATTTTATATTTTGGATCAATGTGGACTAAATCATGAATATTGTTATATTCTCTATACGAATCAATAAAAATATTTTCAGTCAATTTATCCAATTCTTTAGAATTTACATTTTCAACAAGAGATGATTTTATTAATTTCACATAATGAAATATATCTTTTGATAAATTAACTTTATTTTTTAAATCATATAAATATACAAATAATATCAAGCGTTTTAATCGCTTTTCAAATTTTTGTTTACTCCATGGTAAAAAATTACCGTCTATAAACAATATTCTTATCAAATCGTTAATAAAATATACATAAGAATGAGATTTTACAGAGATAGCAGGCAATTTAATATCAGGTAGAGAAATAGGCATGATGAATTTATGTTTATTTTCATAAAACTGATTAGATGAAATCGAAACAACAGATACATCAATAAATTCTGATGGTATTTTAAATTTCGGGGCAAGTTTCCCATTTTTTAGAACTGAATTTGTAGTTATCAAGTTAAACTTTATTCTAAATAAATCAAAATCTAAAGTAACATGATTACCTAAAATATCTTTGATTAGGTAATTCACGCTGATATAATGGATATTTTCATTATCATTTTTTTCATTTTTTTGTTCAGAATATTTTATTTGCACTGTACCATCTGGGTTATCAATTTCATTATAATTAATAAAATCTGATTGTGAATTTGGGATTATAATAGTCACTATATCTTTCATAATTGTATATTTATTAAAAGCAAGTGGATCGACAATTTCATTAGAACAAGGTGGGTTTTTATCATTAATATCATAATATGTATTATTCAATTGGCTAATATTATTGGATATCATATCAATCATATTTTGTATTTTTTCTTTAGTATAAAAATTATTTTTCTGCAACATGTTAAAATTATACATTTGTATATCGTTAATTAAATTTGAATACATAAATTCGTGATCATTTCTTGTTTTGATTAATAATTTATAGTAAGGATATAATAATACAGCATGATATTTTGATTTCTCTAAATAATTATTATATCGATAATGTAATCCGAGTTGGTTATTTTCGTCTATTTTACCGATTACGCAGTGATTATATTTTTTTAAGATATCATTTAGATGCATTAGTTCATAATTAGTATAGTTATATGAAAAAATATATTTATGCTTTGGTTGAAATATTAATGTATGTTCATCGAAAATTACTTTGATAGAATTATTTACTTTTATTACATTAATGTTTTTAATAAAAGGTATATGATTTATAGGATATATTTTGAAAAATTCGTTTGCTATTTCTATAATTGTTTCAATGCGTGGAATATTTAGGAGATATTTGATGGAATTTAATACATATTCAAATTCCTCATTATATGAATCTACTCTAAAATTATCAAGAATAGACACATCATATTTCGGATCAACATATATTTCATTCATAATATCCCTAAAATAGTTATTAAAAAGATTTGTTGTTTTTTTCAAAAAATCAATAATTAATTGATAAGTATATTTTTGAATAATTTTAAATCTATTATTAGTATGTGTATGTATATTAACACTAAAATCAAAATCACTTTTTTTGAAAAAATTTGCAAATTTCTCCTTAATAATAGGATCAGATATCATTTTTCCAAAATGATAATTCATTACATTTCCTCCTTTAAAATATACAGTTACATCTTCTTCATAAATCAACGGTTTTTCACCATTAGAAACAATGTTTAAATTAACATAGTAATTAAGATAAAAATCAAGAAAATTAACATAATTCAAAAATAGAAAATAATTTGTTTGATCTTTAAACATGATTTGTACAAATGAATCTGTCGAAATATCCACAATAATTCTTTTTGGAGAAATAAGAGCAAGGTTATTTTCATAAACGTCAATATTTATTACATGTTTGGTAATCTTAGTTATATCAATCTCATTTTGAGTAATATCAGAAGAAACATTCATCTTATAATAATTATATCATAATATTAATTATGATATAATCAGTATATGGTGAGGTGAGGTGATAACACTTCTAATTAAAATTAAGATCTTTATATACATCAATGATAATATTTAGAAATTTAATAAAATCATCTCTTAACATCGAAATATTATTTAATGGAATACGTTTTATCTGTGCACGATAGTAATTTATTATGTTCGTTGCATTATTTGAATCTAATAGTTTAACCATAACTAATAATAATTTAATAAATGGATTCATTAATTTATATTTTTGATCTATGTGAACTAAATCGAAAATATTAGTATATTCTTTATATGATTCTAACATGATATTTTTTGTTAAATCATCCAAATATTTTGATTTAGTATTTTCAACTATTTTTAATTTAATTAAATTAACAAGATTGTATGTATATTCTGATATAGTTGTATTATTATTCAAATCATATAAGTACACGAATAATATTAAACGCTTTAATCGTTTTTCAAATTTCTGTACGGTCCAAGGTAGAAAATTTCCACCTGTGAAAAAAAGAATTCTAGTTAGATCATTAATAAAATATACATAAGAATGAGATTTAACAGTAATATTAGGTAATTTAATATTTGGGAGAATTATTGGCATAATAAATTTTTGTTTGTTTTCGTAAAATTGATTTGAAGAAATAGCAACAATTGAAATATCGACAAATTCTGATGGTATGTTGAATTTATTATTGAGTTTGTTATTTTTAAGTACAGAATTAGTAGTTATTAGATTAAATTTGATTCTAAATAAATCGAAATCTAAAACAACATTATTTCTAAGAATGTCTTTTATAGTGTAATTAATACTAATATAATGAATATTATTATCATTATTTAAATATTCTATTATATTAAATCCATTTGGATTATTTACATTATTATATGTAATATAATCATCTCTGTGATATGGAATAATGATAGGTGTGATATCTTTGATAATGTTATACTTAATAAATGCTGATGGATCAATGATTTCATTCGGACATGGTGGATTATTAGCATTAATTTCATAATAATAACCGTCTAATTCGTGCAATGAATTAGATATCATATCAGTCATTGATTTAATTTTTTCTTTCGTATAAAATTTATTTTTTCGCAATAGGTTAAAATTGTAGATTAATAAGTCATTGATTAAATTAGAATATTTTTCTTCATGTTCTTCCTTTGACTCTATAAATAATTTATAATAAGGATATAATAAACATGCATGATACATTGATTTATCATAATAATTATTATAACAATTGTAAAGACTATTATCTTTATTTTTTAATTCACCAATAATATAAAAATTGTAATCTTTCAAAATTTTATTCAGATAATTTAATTCATAGTTAGTATATTCATAATTATTAGATTCAAATAAGAGATTTAGTTTATGTTTTGGTTGAAAAATGATAATAATTTCATCAAATATTATCTTCATAGAATGATTGAGTTTAATTATATTGATAGCTTTGATTGGAGGAATGTGATTAATTGGATATGTTTTAAAAAATTCATTAACAATTTCAAGGATGATTTCTACACGTTCATATTTTAATAAATATTTAACTGAATCTAATAATGATTCAAAAGTTTCGTCATAGAATTCAATTCTAAAATTATCAAGAATGGATTCATTAAAATCCCGTTCTACATTGATATCATTAACAATATTCTCAAAATAATTATTAAAAAGAGAAGTAGATGTTGATAAAAAATCAATAATTCGTGGATACATATGTTTTTTAATAATTGTGAATCTGTTTTCATTATGTGTGTGAATACTGATACTAAAATCGAAATCACTTTTTTTGAAAAAATTTGCAAATTTTTCCTTAATGACAGGATCTGATAACATTTTGGTAAAATGATAATTCATTACATTTCCTCCTTTAAAATAAACTGTTACATCTTCTTCATGAATTAATGGTTTTTCGCCACACAATACAATTTGTAAATTAATATAATAATTGAGATAGAAATCGAGAAAATTAAAATAGTTCAGGAATAAAAAATAATTAGAATCTTCTGTAAACATAGTTTTAATAAAAGAATCTGTTGAAATATCTATAATAACTCTTTTTGGATTGATCAAATCAAGACTACGATCATCAATATCAATATTTGTTACATTTTTGATGATTCGTGTTAGATCTATGTTATTTTCGGTGATACTCATCTTATAATAATTATATCAGAATATTAATTATGATATTATGAATCATTTGTAAATAATTTAACTAATCCAATCAATTCTTTTTTGAAATTAGTAAATTCCTTTAAGATATCATCAACTAAATTTTCATTCGAATCATCCCATTCATAAATATTATGAAATTTATGGAAAAGTTTATTTGATTTTTCGAAAGGTAATTTGGAAATCTCTTCCAAAATAATTATGAATTTAATGATGTATTCAATTTCATAATATTTAGAAACAATTTGATGATCCAACCAAATTAAATTATAAAATGAATACATATCTTCATTTTCTTCAAAGTACATTATATGATTAATGTTTATTTTTTTGGAAAGTAAATCAGATAAAAACGTAATGCAACTTGGATTATCTAAATAAATTAGGAAAAATATTTTGACAATATATTTGAAATAAGATGGTTCGTACCACGGTAAATAAGATCTATCGTCAAAAAGCATTTTAATTAAATAATGAATTAACTCTTGTTTTTCGGGAATTTTAATCAATATATTATATTTTTTTTCAATGGAAACATTTATTTTATTGAATTTAATTGATGTAACTTCATCGAAATAATGAGAACTCTCATATCTTATGATCTTAATGTTGTACAAATTTATTGGTATGGTTATTTTATTTTTTTCTGAATTTATCAAAATATTATCAAGTTTTAGATTGATATGTAAACTTAATGTATCTTCATCTCTGACATAATTATTCATTCTAGTTCGATCACCAAGTGATTGATCAACGTAAATACTATGATATCTTTCTACGATAGGACATGTTTGAACTGGAATAATTAATTTCATACTTGGTTGGCTAAATAATTCGAGTACATTTTCATGGATACCATAAATATCATTATATTTATAGTATGACAATGATTTACAAATTTCTGGCTTAATATTGTTTGATAATACAATTTTTTGGAAAAAAGTATCTTCTTGATATTCTTTTGATGTTATATCAATTTTATCGTATTTTTTATAGAAAATATTACCAGTATGTTTTGATAAATCTGAAATTACAGAATGGATAGCTAATGTAATTCTACTATTTGAATAAATATCTGCTGAATTTAATTCTAATGCGATGGAATTTATTTCATTTATGATTTTGATTCGATAAGGATTTGATCGAATATTTATTTTCTCGATGTTTTTCTTATTAAAATTAGAAAAATAGTATAAATATGGTTCAAAAATCAGAATATTTTTATAATTTGACATTTCGTTTATGAATGATGAAATTTGATTGATTGTTTTGATATTAGATTTTCTTGCTATTAATTTATTCTTTTCAGATGGATTAAATAATAGATGACATGAAAAATCAAAATTTTCATATGCCATTATTTTTTTGATGTTAATCAATTGTAATGAATCGTAATCGATTGATAAATTTAGATTTTTATTATGTTTAGTTTTGAACATAATTTCCAAATCTTTTCGAGAATTGGACATTATTAATAAATTATCCAAAATATTAGCAACAATATCATAAAATTCCAAAATACTATCATTGACTATTTTTTCAATTATTTCAAAACGATTAGAATCATTTGTCTTAATGCGAATTGTGAAATTGAAATCTTCTATATTAAAAAGATTAGCATATTCATCATAAAAATCATGTAATTTCCGATCTATTTTCGAAATATTTAATTTTACAAGACTGAAGTAATAATTGATGGCACTATTTCCATTCAAAATCAATTCAATAATTTCTCCACCGATGAGAGGAAGGTGATCTAAGTCAATTAATTTCATATTTATATGCAAATAAATCCATGGTTCGATCAATAAAATTAATTTTATCAATGGTATTCTAATTTTAGGATCAGAATATAGTGATTTAATAATAGAATGTGAAATTATATGCTTTAATTCAATTTCAGAATTTAATCTATCAATGGCATTTGCATTTTTCGCAATATGATGAAATTCCTTTTGAATTGGAAAATGATGTGATAGAGACATTATAATTATCTTTATATTTTATTTTTTCATAGGCGATAAATTATCGAATGTGGAAAAATTATAATTTATTTATTCTTCGAATCCCTTCTATTAATATTATCAAGGAAATCATAAATGGGAATGATGTTAATCTATTTATTTGGTAACAATGTAATATTATAAACCAACAAAATAAACTTCTCACAAATCCGTATATGAAATTACCTGAATGATATGAATTTATGAAAAATCCAATAATTTTTTGCATAAATTCTGTAATACATAACATCCACAATAACATGACTGTAAATACATCAGCATTTTGATTCAAATAACATAGTAGAGATATAAGACACAGTAAATATATGAGTCTATTTGTTGTAGGTCTTTTTCGAAATATCAAAATGTCTACATTGTTAAAAATATAATGAATAAATATTATTAATGTCAATCTATGATTTGAAAAGGGGAAATCATAAATTGATATTATTGGGTACAGAAAATATGATAGTTTTATATTTGTCAAAAATACATGAAATTGATGAGTCATCGAAAGGAACGAATTACGTTTATTAACATATTCTAAAATTGTACATGCATACAAACATGCACAAACATAATATTTTGACGATATTAAAAATAAAGATTGTGTATTTGACATTTCAAGATTTAAAAAATCATACAAAGATACAATGCCACCACATAGACTCACGATTCTAATTAAATATATGATTAGATTCATCTTAACTAATTTTATCATCATTTTATTCATCTTGATTTAAAGAAAAATAATTTCAATTATTTTGAAGTTGATTAATTTAATGATATATTTTTAATATATGTATTAATTAAGAACATATGGAAATATTAAACGATAAATATAAATTAAGCAATGTCAAATTAGGTTCTGGTAGTTTTTCTGATGTTTTTTTGGGGACAGACATAAGTACTGGAGATAATGTTGCGATCAAGATAATATCATTGGAGAAAAATAAACATATATTAGATAAAGTTTTTTCTGAGATCGAAATCATGAAAAAAATGAATCATATTAATATTGTTAAATATTATGATTTTTTTAAAGGAAAAGATAATTGGTATATCGTAATGGAATATTGTGATAGAGGAACATTAAAAGATGTGATATCTTATAATATTAATTTCTCGCAAAATAGGGAGAAAAATACTCATTACTATCTTTCTCAATTAAAAGATGCATTAATTTATCTAAGGAAAATAGGATATATCCATCGAGATATAAAACCCATGAATGTTCTATTATCCATTGGTAAATCATCACAAAATTCGGATAAGTCATTTGATTATGATAGAAATTTTGTATTAAAATTATCTGATTTTGGATTGGCGAAAAATTATTCAAATAGTGAAAATATGATGGAAACAATTTGTGGTAGTCCCCTTTATATGGCTCCAGAACTTTTAATTGATATGAAATATAATGATAGAGCAGATTTATGGTCATTTGGTGTTGTAATGTATGAATTATTATTTGGATCATTGCCAAATATGGCGTCTAACATTCTACAATTGAAAAGTAATTTATTGAATAAAAATATTGATTTTCATCTAAACAAAGATTTTACTACAGATTGTTTCGATTTATTGACAAAATTGTTACAAAAGGATCCAAAAATGAGAATAGATTGGGATAATTTTTTAGTACATAAATGGTTCACGTATAATGATTTTGATAAAAAAATGGATCCTATTGCTATCCCCCTCAAAAAAACATTTAGTAATCTCACTCGAATGATATTAGATAATAAACCCTCTAGTTATCCTCCAAACTATAAAGGAATAAATGATATTTTTAATTCCAATTTTAGTACTAGTCTTCCAACAAAATATTCATCAAATAATTACGAATTAAATTTGAATGAATCACCATCATTTTATAACTTTAATTATTATCATCGTCGTGAAAGTTTTACACCGAAACTAAATGAACAACAATTGAATCCATTAATCCAATCTCTTGATAAATCAAATCCTCTTTTATCTGAATGTCGTTATAATAAAAATATATCTATTACATCATCTACTTCGATTAACCAAAGCAAATCGAATCCGATTCCTATAAAAAGATCGTAATAAGTTAATATAATGAAAGATTTATGCATTCCACAAAATGACATTGATTGTTATTATAATCGACAATGGAAACAAAATCAAACATATTTAAGGAATAAAAATATTGATAATTTTGTATTTGTACAAAAAGAAATAGATAATAATATTTTCGAATTAATCAAAAATATTGATGTACATAAAAATAGTGTAAATTCAAATTTAATTAAATTTATTAACAGCTATTTCAACAAATCTAATTCATCAGAAATTATTATCCAATTGATAAATATGATAAAGCAAGTAGAAGATTTTGAATCTCTATCTCATGTTATTAAAAAATTAAATAATATGGGTATAATGACATTATTTAATTTAGGAATAATACCTCATCATCAAGAACCAAATGAATATACTATTTATTTAGATGAAACAGAATTGACATTAGATAAAGAATCTTATTCAATCAATAAACAAATAAGACAATTTAAACATGCACTAGGAGAAATCTATAATTTCATCAAAAAAGAATGGAATTATGATTATTCTGATAGAAATAATTTCATCAGTAATATTGTTACTTTTGAGATATTTATTTCGAAAATTATTCTCAACAATGAAGATAAATCTAATCCTTTAATAATATCCAATTCTTTCCAATTATCAGAATTTCTAAAAAAATGGAAGACATCTTTTTGGGAAATTATTTTTTCAGATTTTTCCCCAAAAATTTGGATTACATATACCAACGAAAAATATATAGATTACATATCTTCATTATTAGAATTAGCTTTTAAGGATAGAATAAATTATTTAAATATGATTAAGGATTATATATTTTATAATTTGGTAAAGTATTTTGGTATTTATACAAAAATAGGTAAGATATTATCAGATCTTAATGTGAATAAATATGATGAAACGAAAATTTTTACAAATTTATTGTACAATACATTTGGTCATCATATTGAATCTTTATTTGAAGAAAAATATCATGATGTAGAAAGAGAAAAACAAATAGTGAATATGTTTAGAAAAATTAAAAATTATTGTATCTATGTGTTTAAAAAAATGACCATGTTTAGTGAAGGCACTAAAAAAGAAGCTTTAAAAAAATTAGAAGTATTGGACATAATAGTTGGTCGTGATAAATATCGTGTTGATTTATCATTAATATCAAACATTAATAATGATTTTTATTGTAATCTTATCACGATCGATTCTTTTTTGATGAATGAATCTTTTAAACTTGTTGGTAAAAAAATTGATAGAACATATATTTCTATTAATCATGATGTTTTCTCTTTCATAATTAATGCATATTATAATCCACATATCAATATGATATATATCCCTTTAGGGTTAATTTGTACTAATATTTTTTATGATAAAGAAGCTGATCCAATTTATAATTATGGTGGATTGGGATCTATATTAGGACATGAAATTATGCACAGTTTTGATAATCATGGTTCATTATTTGATCATTTTGGACACATAAAAAATTGGTGGATTGAAGAAGATCACAACAAATACATAATTGAAATCAATAATGTATATCAACATTATTCACATATAAAATTAAATGGAAAATTGTTGAATGCAAAACTATCCATGGGTGAAAATATTGCAGATATCACTGGAATCAAAATTAGTTTAAGAACATTTTTGCACAATTATGTTGGGAAAATGAAGGGATTTGATTGTGTTGAGAAAAAATATTTATCTAAATTTTTTGAGCGATGGGCTACAATATTTAGAGCTGTAATTGATAAAGATCATCTTTTAACCATGATGGAAGCAGATGTACATGCTCCTAATTCAATCAGAATCAACGCTTCACTTTCTCATATATCGGAGTATTATGAAATTTTTAACGTACAATCGAAACATCAAAATTATTTGGATCCAAAATTACGTACTCATTTCATGGATGAATAGATTAATTTTGATTATTATCTTAATAATCAAAATTAAAAAATCAGAAAAAAACATAGTTAAATTAAACAATTGTGATATTCATTTATATAGAAACGAATAAATCCGTTCATTTTTTTGACTTTTATTCTAACAATGTATCCCGCACCAAAAAGGCCACCTAATATTTTATTCATGCGTGGATTCTTTGAAAAAGAATAATAGTACATCCCAATTGGTAACGAATGATCTAAATATTTTAGAGGACAATATGTAGATAAAAGTGATGAATCTAATTTTGTCAAAATATTAAAATTATTATCTTTTAATTGTCCAATTTCCATTTCAATTAATGAATCAGAAAATTTATCGATTCGATTTGCAGCGTAATCATTTTTTTTGATAATAACAAAGAATAAATCTTTAATCAATCCGAAACGATGCAATGATATCGTTGCGAAATCATAAATTGAATTTTTACTTACTTGGATAGGCACTGTTATACTATGTATTTTTTCGAAGAGGTATATGACAGGAGAAGATCGAATGCGTTCATTATTTGGTTTATTGATCATTTTTCCATTTGTAAAAATGGGCATGGTATCAGAAAGGTAACCAAATTTGGAAATAAGACATACATTGAGTAATGGTATATCTTTCTTTCCAATCAGAATTTTATCTAAATTAGAGATTTTTAATATCAAATGCGAATTTATGTTCATATTTCTTAATTTACTTATCGGTAAATGGCATTCTGGTTGATTAAATATGAATAAAGGAATTACAATTCTGTGTACATTAATTAATTCATTTGAATAGATAACTTTAATATCTTTATTTGTAATATTCGACATTTCATGATATTTATCATGATGATTGGTATATATTATTGGATACATATACATTGTATCTCCGGATATATTAAACAATATTTTTTTGTATTGACCATCATTCGTTGTATTGATAATTGTCATATTTTCTATAATTTTATATTCAATTAAATCAACGTATTCAACATAATCATTTTGTTTCAAAATTGGTATATCTATTGAAATTAATAAATCTTCAATTAAATCTGCATCGTGAAATTTAGAAGATGTAAGTTCAAATATTATATCTGATCCAAATATTAACTTGCTTTCAGTATTTATAATATTCATATTCGAAATTCCATATAATGCAGATAATTTTTCATCCGGTTCATTAATTGGATAATTTTCAAATGAATAAAATTCATTTGGTTTACCTGGAATAGGATAGTTGTGTGGATTTAATGAATATAAATATCCTTGCATATGGTTTTTTATTTGATTTGATTGTATTGTTTCTTGATAAGGGACAATTTTTACCCGTGAATTTATTTCCATGGATTTGGAAAATTCAATATCGTATTTTTCTAACATATTAATGATACTGTTATCAAATATGCATATTTCACCGTAACGAAGAAAATTTAATACATACCTAAATACTTTTGGATCCTCATCTATATACATTTTATTTGAATGCATCGTTTTAATTCGTAATTTAAAATAAGAACTTTTTGATAAAGTTCGATCACTCGTTTCAAATAATTGATCTCGCACAATTAATTTTATGATATTATCGTGACGAGTAGTTGTAATAAAATCGACTAATTTATTTATTTTTAATTGTGATTTTGGTAAGCAACTTGTATCTAACAAATTATAATAACATAATTCATAAATAAATTGTTCAGAATAATTATCCATTTCATTCATAATATTATCCTTATTCAAACCAATTGTTTTGATGATTTCAATGATTTTTTCAAAATATATTGGATCTCTATCTAAAAAATACACTATTTTATTATTCTTTGTGATCTTATGCAAATTATGATACTTAATATTTAATTGTTTTAATAATTGTTTTCTAAGATTGAATTTTTTCCCGCCAATGTTAAGAGTTATTTTATCAGAATCGTTTAATTCTTTAGGTAAATCATGATCATGATCATGATTTATGGATATATCATTCGAGATTTCAGGAGTATTTTTTTGTGAATCAGAAAATATTTCATCATCATTTTGCATTTTTTTTCCATTAAATGTAGTAATCACAGTATTTATTGGGAAACCAGATATAGTTCCAAATAAATTGTCTCCAGAATTCATAAAAATTTCACTCAAAATTTTGAGAGGATTTTTAATTGGATTTGTATAAATTTCATTTGAATTTTCAGAAGAATTTTCTATTTGATTTTTTTCAAATACGATGATATTTTCTTCAAAATCAGTTTCACTCAATTCATTTTCATCCGATTCAAGATCAACATCTTCACATTCATTTTTATCAATTTTATGCACATCATTCCCTATATCATGTTCATCTGAATCATATACTATCAATTCATCCAATTCATCTGAATAATCATTAAACAATTCTTCATCTTTTTTTATTTCTTCGATTTTTTGTCCATCTAATTCTTCACATTTTAATTTTTGTTCCTTTGAATTCGATTCTCCTACGTGTTTAATTTTTGAAAAAATCGAAAGAAAATTTTCAATTTCATTAGGAGGAATATTAAAAATCTGTCCAAAGTGATTATTCATTTTTCATAAATATATTAGTTATATTTTAGTCTATTTTTATAACTTATCATCATTAAAAAATTGAAATAAATATTCATATTATAATAAGTAAATTTACTGAATCTTATAAAAAATAATAGCTATGTATATGCGTAAATCGATTTCTGAACATTCTAGAAAATTCAAAACAGATGAATATCAAAAAAGGAGATATTCATTAGAATTTGAGAAAGAAATTCAATCGTGGTTTGATAAGAAAGAAAATCTAATCAAATTTCATTCATGTGAATCGAATATCCTCACAATTTCTATGAAATGTGATAATGGAAATCATTTAATAGATATATTACATCCAATTGGATATCCAAACATTAAGAATGGATTTGTTATAAAAGAAAAATTTAACGATAAATTAAATCCTTTAAAATTTATTAAAGATGCAAATATTAAAGTGGATAAAAAAAATGTATCGATAACAACTATTTTATCTTTCCTTGAAAAAGCATTTACTGAATATATAAACATCTATAAAAAAAAATCGGAAACAAAAGTAATTTTTAGTAACGATGATAATGTAGAAAAATGGGATTATATTGATGATACTGTGAATTTGGCGAAAATAAGTAACAAATTTGATCCCAAAAATGTTAAATTAGATACAAATGATTTATTCGATATATCCAATACAAAAATAGTCAAAGAAATTTCAAATACAATGATAATCAAAGAAAATTCAGAAATGGATTGTTCTGATCATTCCATTTTTTCAGAAGATGATAGACCAGATAAAGAAGAAGAATTCAATATTGAAGCCAATATTATATTCCATAAACCAAATTTTTTTAAGAAATCAATAGATGATCAGAATTTTGATAATTTTGTTGCAAAACAATTTGAATTTTTTGATAAAATAAACATCGATCATGACAATGCAGTACAAATTAAAGAGAATGACAAAATTGTTAATTCAACTAAAGATGAATCAGAACAGAAAAATATTAAATCAATTGAAAACCAATCAGATGATAAATCAATTGAAAACCAATCAGATGATAAATCAATTGAAAAACAATCAGATGATAAATCAATTGAAAACCAATCAGATGATAAATCAATTGAAAACCAATCAGATGATAAATCAATTGAAAACCAATCAGATAATAAATCAATTGAAAATCAATCAGATGATAAATCAATTGAAAAACAATCAGATGATAAATCAATTGAAAACCAATCAAATGATAAATCAATTGAAAACCAATCAGATGATAAATCAATTGAAAACCAATCAGATGATAAATCAATTGAAAACCAATCAGATAATAAATCAATTGAAAACCAATCAGATAATAAATCAATTGAAAAACAATCAGATGATAAATTGATTAAAAGTGAATTGGAATTAAATGATGACTTTGTTGAAAAACAATCGGATGATAAATCAATTGAAAATGAATTAGATTCAATTGATAAAAAGAAACCATTGACTAGTTATCAAATTCCATTACTTAAGAAAAAGAAACCATTGATTAATTATCAAAAATATATGAAGAAACGATTTCCATTACCTAAGAAACAATCTTCATTACTCAATAAAAAGAATCCTAAAATACTACATAATTTCATTAAATTAGTTGTAAAAAAATGGAAAACAGGAGATTCAAAATCAAATGATAATTCGGTTAAAGATGAATCAGATGATAATTCGGTTAAAGATGAATCAGATGATAATTCGATTGTAGATGAATCAGATGATAATTCGGTTGTAAATGAATCAGATGATAATTCGGTTGTAGATGAATCAGATGATAATTTGATTTATAATACTCCAGATGAAAATATGAATGATATGGTTGAACACACATTAAAATCATCAATAGTTAATGTATCGAATGATGATTCAATAATAGTTCCTTCTAAAAAACAGAATAATATTGCAATAATAAATGACAAAAAATTATTACAAAATGATCTCACAGGAATCGATAACACAGATAAAATATCTGTTTATGATGTGGATGATATTCATGGTTTATATTTAGATTTGAAACCATATATAAAATCAAATGAATTTCCTTTTGATTTTAAAAAAATACACGATTGTGCGATAAAATATCAAGATATGATGGAATTTGGCAACAGTATGCAGGTTAAAAAATCATTTGGAATCGACGGATCTTATTTTGCAATAATTAATGAATTGAAGCAAATTTATTTATATGGATTAAAGAATAATTTCATTGTTAATCTCATGAATGATAACATTTACCAGTGGAAAATTTGTTTCTCGAGAGAATTTTTTGAAAAAGATACTAAAATATATGAGAATTTAGAAAAATCAAATATTGAAATATTATTGTCATTTGATAGTAAACTCTATCCATTTTATCCTCCAAAATTGATAATTGTACATCCTAGATTGCTTGATAATTTGCACGTCAAAATAGCAACGATGGAAATTTTACAATTAGATAAATGGAAATCATTTTACAATGTAGAAAAAATAATCAGTAATTTTAGATATTTAGTAAATAATTATGGCATGATTGATTCAAAATCAACTACATATGACGTGCTTGAATATTGGTTGATAGATTTATCTCTCTTTTCTGGTGTAAAAATAAATTCATTTATCCAAGAAAATAAAATTATAGAAAATAAGATTCTCCCTATAAATAATAAAAAATATGGATTGAATGGAATTGGATATGGATTTTCTGGTCAGAAATCATTTGATGTCATTTCTGCTCAAAAAATTATAGAAGAAAAGGAGCGACAATTATTAATGTGTATAAAAAATATCACCAAAAGATTAACACACATTATCACAAAAAATATCGATGTTAATTCCGTTAAAATATTAGAAGATTCATGTTTTGTTCCTTACATTAAAACTATTTTTTTTGGAAACAGTTTAAATTTATTAAAAAATCACAACAATTTTGAATCATATTTAAATTTATTTAGGATAATGACACGTGAATATGTAAAAATCTTTTTGATCAAAGATGAAGAAAATCTAAATTTATATGAAATTTTTAGTGAATTAAATGAAGATTTTAAAATGTACATGGAAAAAAATGAATCGAATAATTCAAATCAGAAAGAAAGTGATTTAATTTCGAATTTTATGAGTTTTTATAGACGACTTGATAAACAAATAAAAGAATTTGTAGAAAAACAAAATAAAAAAGATACTATCATTTCTAATATTGAAGAAAAATATGTTTTGGAAATGAAGGAATATACTTGTACGGAAGGAAATCATATCGATATTGAATCATTTAATCATATAAGTAAAAATAATAAAAATAATGGAAATCCTAGATCAATAATATTAAAGGAAATATTAATGATGAAAAAATCAATACCTATTTATTTTAATTCAAGTGTTTTTCATAAATTTTATCCAGATAATTATCAATATCATGAATTCATAATATGTGGACCAACAAATACACCATATGATTCTGGTTGCTTTTTATTTAAAATGTATTGTCCAAAAAATTATCCAGATGTTCCTCCTGAAGTTATTACATGTACAACAGGAAATGGAAAAGTGCGATTTAATCCAAATTTGTATGAAAAAGGAAAAGTTTGTTTATCAATTTTGGGCACTTGGAGTGGTGCAGCTAGTGAATCTTGGATGCCTGGAATTTCAACAATGTTACAAGTTATTGTTTCTATTCAATCATTAGTTATGATCCCCTATCCATATTTCAATGAACCCGGAAATGAAAAGGATTATCATACTGAAGAGAAACAGATAAAATCCGTCAAATATAACGATCATATTAGATTAAATACTATGAAATGGGCTATGATCGATCAAATTAAAAATCCTTCTAAAGGATTCGAAGATATTATTCGAAAACATTTTGCTCTCAAATCTGATTATATTAAAACAATTTGTCAAAAATGGGTGAATGAATGTATTGAAAATAATATTGATTACAATAATACCTATAAAATTTTGTGTGAAGAATTAGATAAATTGAAATAAGTTAATATTTTTAATTAAAAAATTGAAAATATAAAACATTTACGATATTTTTATATTGATTATTATCATATTTTTATCATAATGACATCTAAAATTTTAGCTAAAAAATTAATTGACACTGTTATATATTATGGTGAATGTGTGGATGGATTTTGTTCTGCCTTTATTGTATGGATGTATATGAAAGAAAAATATGGATTAGAAAAGGCAAAACAAATTGATTATATACCATTTTACTATGATAAATTACCAACGATCGAAAATTCTGATAAATTAGATTCACGATTCGTTGAAAATTTTCGAAATAGAAATATATTAATATGTAATTTTTCTCTTAAATATAATCAACTTATTCAATTAATTGATGTTGCAAATGAACTTGAAGTGTTAAATCATCATAAAATTAATGTGATGAATTTATCACCCATTTCAGATGAAATGAGATCAGGAGTTGAAATAACATGGAATTATTTATTTCCTCAAAGAGAATTACCAACATTTTTAACTTATATTCGAGATAAAAACATCCGTACTGGAAAAATACCTGACGCTGATAAATTTATTGCTTACTTTTGCGAGAAAAAATTTAGTTTCGAAGAATTAGAAATATATTTATTAGATGAAAAAATCACAGAAATAGTACAACTGAGAAATATATTGATTGATAGACAACCTTATTTACTTCACAAATTTGATAATAAATTTATATGTGTTGGGTATAATAATAATCCTGAATTCCAATCCGATATTGGAATTCAAATGTTAAAAGATTCATGGTTTTTGGATTTTGTAGTTATGTATTATCAAGATATATATAAAAATGTAACATTCTATAATTTAAGATCAGATGATAATAGAATGAATGTATTTACAATTGCACAATTATTTGGAGGAAATGGTCATAGAAATATATCTAATATGTTTAGAAAAGGTCTTCAATCAATCCTTTGGGATACATATCCTGATCTTGGAATTTTTGAATTATTACAACATAGAAGGATCGGAGAAATTATAGTAACTGATAAAAATAAAATTCCATATACACATTTCATAGTAAAAGAAATTAAAGAAGATTGGATAAAATCGGATTATTTTGAATTCATTAAAAGGAAAGTAAAAGATTCATTTTTCATTATTTTTGAGATGAAGACAAATAATTTCAAATTTAATGAAATAGATAATGTTCTATTATATTATAACAAATATGTTGTATACATCAATCAAGAATGTCAAATAAATGAAATGTATAAATTTTTCATTGCTCCTCAAAAACAAACATATAACGAATATGAATATCAAACAAATGAAATATTGAAACTTTTTTTTGCTTCACAAAATGAAGCTCTAATTGAATTTGAATCAGAGAAAGATTTTGTCACAATAATATCCAGTATTTTTTCGAAGAAAATTGATTTCGATCAAGAGGATTTTCAAGGAGATTTTTTTGATGATTAAATTATTTTTTAATCATCAAAGATGTATGATATATGTTAAATATAAAATTTAAATGTAATATTATTAATATTATGGATCCTTATTCTGCTGCAAATACACGAAAAAATCCATATGATAATCAATATTCAGATTATTTCAATAACGTATATGATTATATGTCCTTGCAATCGGAATCACCAAATGCTTTCTCTAAATTTAATAACATATCTGATTATTTATCTTTACAATCAGAAACATCAAATCGATTTCCCAAACATAGGGAAATTAAAATAGTACCAACTAATGTAGATAAACAGAAAGTACAAAAAATGGATGACAAAGTTCCATCGCTATTAGATTTTGGTAATACAAAGGGATTAGATTTTGGAAATACAAAGGGATTAGATTTTGGTAATACAAAGGGATTAGATTTTGGTAATACAAAGGGATTAGATTTTGGAAATACAAAGGGATTAGATTTTGGTAATACAAAGGGATTAGATTTTGGAAATACAAAGGGATTAGATTTTGGAAATACAAAGGGATTAGATTTTGGTAATACAAAGGGATTAGATTTTGGTAATCAAAAGATTCTACCAAAGAGATCGCAATTATATGATAATTTTACTGATAAAAAAATGAACATAAAAAATATTATCAATAATAGTAAAACAGAATATCCATTTTGTAAATCTTTGAATCGTACAACTATTGATATTTTGCCCACAGAATTGAAAAAAACTAATACTCGAATTGTGCAACATATTTATACATCTCCAATTAATAATGCTAAATCATTTAATTCATCTGTACATAATGAGACTCAAATAACGGAACAATCAAAACAACCCAAACAATCGATTTCTACATATATGATCAAACCAATCGAACGATCGAAATCATCCTTAGAAATAAATTCTAATGAATCAACAAACCAAAACATATCAACAGAACAAATTATTTCATCAATTATTGTGCCATCAAAAATAGATATGTGTAATATTAATTTAGATAATATAGTTACATCATCAGAAATAAATACACACGATATTAATTTAGATATCCAAATGATAAATTCTAGAGATTTAAAGGATGAAAATAATCACATTGAATCAAATGATAATCATTTAATAGATGCACAAATCATTCAATCATTTGAACCGATTCATTGTGAATCTCAAATGAATTGCTCAACAAATTTCATCACAATAATATCTAATACAGAATCAGATAAAATAAATATGAAGGAAAAATTTTTAAACGTACAAAAAATTGATAATAAAAATTCTAATAATATAAGAAAAATGAATGATCAAGTAGATATAAAAATGAATTCGATTATGTATGATTCATCTAGTAATTTAATTTCAACGATAAAAAATGGTATCAAAGAGAAATGGCCATCATTATCATTGGATAATTTGAATACATCATTCAAAGTAATCGGTGAATTACGTTCTGGAAGCAAATTAAAGGTTTCCAAAAAATCCTTTTTTATAGTAGATGATAGTTATTCACGGATATTTGCAAGTGCAAATCCAGATGCAAATAGAGAGATAATTATTAATTTTTTAGAACATATGTTAGAAGAAACTAGACGAAATGTTGATGATTTGTTGAAAAAAATAAGTGATAAAATATCTGTAAATGATAATTTAATGAATTTATATAATTTCATATATAATATGATAATTTTCATTCATAATTTCGATACAATGAAAGATGTTTATATTACGGATAGTGGTGTCTATGCACGTCTAGAAATTATTCGGAATAATTACAGAACATTTTTGGAAAATTTTTACAAGAGAATTATTGTAGATAAAATGAGTTAAAAAATGAAAAAATAATACCAATTAGAATTATATTCTAATAAAATTTTATTAATAATGTGTTTTATGAAGAAATATTTTCTTTATTTACCATTTATTCATCTATTTGATAAAATAAATCCCAATTCTTCAGGTCGGTCTATTCCCGAATATCATTATATGAAACTCAATAAAATTGAAACAAATAGATATTTAAAGAATGTACATGATTAATTATTACTTAATATAAGTGATAACTAAAAATTAATGGGAGTTTTAGAATTTTTTGGTACATTGATTAAAAATGATATTACATCTAGTTCCATAAAAATAGATTCTAAACAAAAAATGGCCATAAATCATTTGTTGTTAGATTTTAATTCAATAATACACGTTTCCAGTCAAAAAACAATACAAGATGTTAATACTTTTATGAAAACTGTTCTCAAAATACTATATCAACATCGTCCTATTAATAATACGATAATAAATGAATATTTCAAAAAATACAAAATGGAAAATATTCAAAAAATGATTAATCAAGATTCTGATCCTATTGATGTAATCAATCTTTTTCACGATCATTTTAGTGAAAAAGAACTCGATAAATTAATAATCACGATGGTAATAAATACGGTTTTATTTATTATTCGCACTTTTTGTGATAATAAATCAATTGAAACATTATTAATAGCTATTGATGGAGTTCCTTCTAAAGGAAAAATGATCGAACAGAAACAACGAAGATACATGGGTTCAATAATATCAGAATATCATAAAAAAATAATGCACAAATATAAAGATTATTTAATCAAACAACCTGATAATGTTTATTTAATAGAAAAAATGGCAATTAAATGGAATAGGAATAAAATAACACCAGGAACTTTTTTTATGCATAAATTAGTAAATTATTTCAGGAGTAATAAAATTCAGGAAAAAATCAAAGTCAATCGTGATAATTTAAATATAATTATTTCAGATATGTATGAAATTGGTGAAGGTGAAAAGAAAATAGTAAATTATGTTACCGATAAATTAAAGAATTCACAAGATACAATCGTAATTTATAGTCCAGATGCTGATGTTATTTTATTATGCATGTTACTTCCAGTATCTAATATTAAAATGTTAAGATATAATCAACAAACTTTTTTGTATGATCTAATCGATATAAAATTATTGAAAGAAAACATTAGTTATTATATCAATAATAATTCACAAAAAAAATTTGATACTAATAGGATAAATTATGATATAGTATGTTTAAGTACACTTTTTGGCAATGATTTTGTTCCCAAAATGGAAACATTGAATGTTAAAAAGGGATTTCAAAATATTATGGATGCGTATCTTAAAACTTTATTAGAATTAAAGGATAAAGATAATTATCTCGTCAAAACTTCTATTAATAATGTATTTGATCTTAATTTTATTTTTTTAAAAAAAATATTACAAAATTTATTACCAGAAGAAAAAGATTTCATCAAATATAATCAATTATATAACAGATATATTAACACAGGATTAATTAAAAATGTTTTTGATTATGAGAATATTACTCCAGATAATATTGTTTCAATAGTCAATACATTTAATCAAGAATATTTAAATCTCCAAAATTTGATAAAAAATAATGGATCGTATCTTTATTTTGAATCAAATGATCAATTTATGAATTCTCTTAAAAAAAGTATCATGATCAATTTAGATGGACAATATATAAATACAATTTATTTATCAAATAAAGAAATGATAAATTTATTAAAAAAATACTATTATAAAATAAAGAAATTTCCTCGCTTAATGATAAATTTAAACACTTGGTCTACAAGCATACTTGATAAACATCATCAAGATAGAATGAAAGAATCAAATATTAAAAATGAATACCAAAAAGAATTATATAAATTTGAAAATATGTTAGACGAATATCGTGTAAAATTTAATGCTCAGCCTCTCAATTTATCAGAACAAAATTTAGATATTTATTATAAAACTTATTTTGGTATAAATCTCTTTGATAAAAATCAGCTTCTTACTGAAGAGGCTAATAAAATTATGCATGATTATTTAGAAGGATTATTGTGGGTTTTTGATTATTATTTTAATGATTCATCTTATATTAATAAATGGTTTTATCAACATGAAAGAGCACCCTTAATGAGACATTTGTTGATGTTTTTAGATGATATTAATGTTGATTATATCGATCAGACAATAAAAAAATTAAAACAATTTCAGGTAAAAGATTTAGATACGTATTTCAATCCAATAGAACAATTAATTTATGTATCCCCTATGACACCAGATGTTATGAATTTACTTCCAGATAATTACAAAAAAATTATCGAATCTGATCCTATTTTACAAACTTATTTTGTAAATACCAAAGAAATAGTAAACAGATTATGGAATGAAACCACATCTACAGACATTGATTGTAAAGGAATCATTTTCTTTAATAAATGTTTATTAAAATCATTACCTAAAAATAATCAATCAGATGATAATATCTTTTTGAAAACAATACGTAAAGTCAAACAAAATGAAATTTCTAAAAGTAGATCTATAAATACATATCCTGCATTATAAATGAATCAATTTAAATTAATTCATTTATTAAAAATAATTATATCTTCGTTAGTTTTTTATTTATCTATAAGGCATTTAAAATCAATAAATTTAATATTATTATCATTTACAGCATTTTGTTTATCTATAAGGCGTTTAAAATCAACGAATTTCATATCATTATCATTTACAGCATTTATTTTATTAAATACCGCAACATATTCTTTCGATAAATTATCTTTTTTGAGTTGATAATGTGAATCATCTATCCAAATTCTAATATGAGATTTATTTTTATTACTGACGAATGTCATTCCAGTAATATGATTAGAATTATATCGCTTTTTGGTTAAAGTTTCTCCGATCATTCCTGATAAACAAGTTTTAAAAATATTTGATTTATCAATTTCAGGAATGTTGATGCAATAATATCCTCCATTAATATTATGTTTATCTTCCCATTTTGGATGAATTTTATCTCTCATGAAAATATATTTAATTTCAGTAGTTAAATCCAAATTATAGTATATATACCAAAATTCATTTGATGAATTGAATTCATAAATAGGAATAACATTTTGCATCCAATCATTTTCGTTTATATCTTTCTTTTGAGACCAAACTGTCCAAGAACTTTTTAGTTTACGATTTGCAATTCCTTTGGAGACATGTGGTAAAATACTTTCAATGCGTACTGTTTGATCAAAATTCATTTATAAATATGAGTATTTTTATGGTAATTTATAAAGAATGTAGAATATTAAATTATCAAATTTTTTTTATGTTTGATCATAAAATATATGACGTATATAATATATCTGAATAAATGCAATCTGAATGTGTGAATATTTTCCTATTGATTATTATATTATTCATATTATTATTAGCTTATAAGGATTATTATGCAAATAATTCAATAAGTGAATTTACCCTCATGGATAATAAAAATATCAAAGATAAAATTGATTATGATGTAGGAGAAGAAATTGGTGAACCTGATCCCTCAGATGTACCATTAAAGGATTCATATGTTCCATTTGAATCACCTCCAGATCCACGATATGTATATTTTACTCCGAGACATGTATATTTGTTACCATATGAATATCTAAATTTTGATATTCCTTTTGATAGATGGATGTATTATTATTATCCTGAATATTATTGGCCTTATTATGACGAAAAATGGCCTTTTAATTATCCCAAACGATTTTATTATGGTTATTATAACGGTCATTATGGTGGTTATTATGGTGATAGTTATGGATCAAGTTATTGGGAAAATCATCGAAAATTTGGTCCAGATAACGGTAAATTTTCACGATATCAAGGAGGAATTTTACCCGAAAATAAATGGAATGGTAATAGAGATGAAGGTGAATGGAATGATGAACGAAGAAAAGAAAAAGAAGAAAGACAAAATAGAGAAGCAATAAGAAGGGATCAAGAAGATCGAACACGAGAAGATAAAATAAGAGAAAATAGACAAAGTAAAGAGATAATGAAAGATCAAGAAAATAAAAATATAATAACTCCTTTTACAAGAGGACCAGGAACTAGATATGAATCACCTGATCCTTCATCTTATTCAATTAATACTAACATTTATCCAAATAAAAAAACGGGTTTTTCAGGAGGTTGGGGATCGCAAAAATTTACGGGTAAAAATGTAAGTAGATCTAGTCTCACTTCAAATAATGCAATGGGAGGATTTCAAAGAAGTAAAGAAGGTAATAGTCATTCACAAAATGGAAAAACAGGAGGAAGAAAAGAGCATTTTGATTTAACAGAATCTAACAACTCTTTTTTTAATCCTAGAGTAATATTAGATAACTATAACGCCAATCTATTAGGTTCAAATACTGAGAGATCAATCTACACACATGGAGGTAATACTGCTAGATTAAGATTGGTAGAAAACACAATGACAAATCCCGAATTAATCACTGGTACATTTGTTCCTTTTGGAGCAAATCCTATTACGACTGTACCTGGAAAAATTATCATAGCTAGTGGAATTAGGACGACTGAAAAAGAAAAATTACCAGTTCATTTATATAATTATCGACCGACTGATCAATATATTAACGATGCGGATGCTAATTATCGCACAATTAATATTGCAAATAATGTTAACAGTCCATTCAATCCCAAATCAATTGAATATCAAGAACAAATGGATTCACAAGAAACAAGATATGGAAATAATACACTAAAAGATAGAATACCACTTGTTGAAAAGCTTATTATTGGCACTTCCAAAGACTCAACAGATGTAAGATATTTTGTAGTTAAGGAACCTGATTATTTACCAAATTCTGAAATAGAAATTGATAGAGATTTAAGCAAACACATTCGATCTGAAAGAGATGTTCGACAAACATTTGGAAAGAATATTGAAGGATTTTGTATATGTCATGGAAAAAGAAATCCAGGTTCGGTACGAAATTCAGCATTTGAAGAATTTGGAAAAGTAAGTGGTGATCAAAAACAATTACAATGTTCAGTTAATTCATCTTTATCTAATATATTCGATCCAGTTAAACCAAATGATCCGAACGCTAACACTCTTGGAAATCATTGTAATGCATAATAATCATATACATGATTATCCAAAATTTGAATTTTAATAAATATTTATTAAAATATTTATTATAGACATTTGAATATTTTATACAATTACCTGTATTCTACTATATAATGTTCTTTCAATTGATGTGAATAGTTTCAAGAGACAATTAAATTTCATTTTTTTCAAAAAATCGAATATATATTCATTATCTAATTTCCCATCCCATTGTGTATTTTTATCCTTATAAACTATCTGATTGTGACTTGCAATAGTATAAGTCATTTTCTTTATAATTAATAAAATGGATTTCGAGAAATAAGTTACTTTCATAATCTTATCTATTTCTGCATTTGGATTTGTAGATATTAAATCCGTAGATACTCTACCAAAAACATCTAACAATTTATAAATACCTTTGTGACTCCTAACCATATAATTATTTATTGGATCAACTTCTTCTTTACATTTAGCAAGCAAAAAAGTTATTTCTCGCCTTTCTAAGTACATAAATTGTGTTAATTCAAATAATACATATTTGTATAAATCTATAATCGATTTTTTTCCAAGATCATCATTAACATCTTGAGTGGCTTGATTTATTATTTTATAATAGAAATATTTTAGAAAAATTACATCATATTGTGCATATAATACTTGAGATTCTGGCATTTTATGAATATTCCATTGTATATCATTAACATGAGGTAAATCGTCTATCATATTTTGTAATTCTTGATATTTGTGTTGTGACATTACACCAAAATAATATACTGCATCATAAATAGAACATTTATTATCTGTTGGTTGCTCTTTATTTAATTTATAATATTCGCAAAGATATCTAGTATCAATCAATCTTTTAGTAAATTTTATTATTTTTTCATGATCAGATTTTAACATATGTTCATATAAATATGGTATATCGAGAGAATCTGATCCATGTAATATTTTTTTGATATTTTTATTGCACATTATTAAATTTATAAAATTATCAGTCATTGTCTGTTCTAATTCATTTGGACTTACCATCATTATAATACTTTTTGATAACACACTATGCTCAAAATTCAATTGTGCTAATTGAATTTGTTTCCTAGTATATTCAAAATCCATTCCCACATAAAAATCCTTGGTAAATAATGATTCCAATGCATATAAAAGAATAAAGGAATGAAAATATACATTTTGTTCATTTTTAATACTCATATTTATGTAATAAACTATTTTTTTATCCAAGTTCTGTAAAACAATCATTTCTTCATTACCATCTAATTTGAAATAATAATTACCATCAGATGATAACATATCGTAAATCATTATGTGCAATCCAGTTATCATAAAACTAAATTTTAGTAAATAATTTTCCTGCATTTTTACTTGTTCATTTATTTGTTTTATTTTTGATTGATAATCAAGTTTTATTCCTTTTCTATCTTTATTTTTTATTATTTCATAATATTCTTTGACACACAAATCATTATTTACATTCATAATTTTTGCAATTTTCTCCCATTTATCAATCGAATTTTCTTCTAACAAATAAATTTTGTAAATTTCATCATATATAACAGATTCAAATGATATAGACATCATCTTCGTTTATAAATATAATAGTACATTATATTTTGTCAAAACAGAAAACAATTTACAAATAATTTGATTTTTGTAAAGTATATTAGACATATACTTTGCAAAAAAATAACAATATTATGTAAATAAATTTTCACTTTGATATTTCATTATTTTCTGTTTTATCTTTGTAACTTGTAATCTTTTATGAAAATTATTCTCATCTATTCTCAATAATTCGCTTATACTGAACCATTTACATGTTCTTCTGTATTTATCAAGATAGTTCAAATGAATATCTTCTGCTTTTGGAATATCATTTTCTGGAATAAATTCTACTTTTAAGAAATAGCTTACATATGTCGCATCTCTGGAACATAAATATATTGGTGAAATATATTTGTCTATTTTATCCTTGAAATAAATGGTTGATTGGGAAATCATATTTCGCAATATATTTAATGCATTTTCATCATATTCCAATGAATCATTATTTTTGAGAAGTTCAAAATTTACTTTGGATAAATCATTATTCTGTTCTTTCAGATAAAATAAACAGCTAGTTTCTTCACTAAATTCTCGTGCTGCAATTTCACTCGCTGTTTCAGACTCAGTGTCACGTTTTCCACCAAAATCATTCCATCCAATATTTTTTTTATATGTTTTGTTATCAATTTGTTGCAATAAAAAGTAAATTGTGCCGTTTATTAATGTGTATGGTATAATCCCTGATCCTTTAGAATACATTGGAATTCTAGGCCTATATTTTGGATAAAATGGATAATTTGCTACATGATTAACCATATTTTGTGGACGATTATTAGATCCTTTCCATTTTTTATCAAAAGGATGATTTATGGTGCCTGTTTTTTTATCTGAAATAAATTGAGAATACGACATTAAGAGAAAATATATCTTTTATAAAATAAGAATTTGATTTTTAAATTATATTAAAAACTATACTAAATGTGGATTTTATTGAAGTCATAATTATCTTTTTTTTTCAATTTTTATTTTGATACTAATATTTATTCGATATAATAAACATCAAAAATTGCAAATTTATCATAATAAAAAGGTTCAATTTATTCGATTTTATCTCTTAATTTAAAAAATTAATGTTGATAGTTTATTATTGTCTATAAATGTCTACATTTGAATCTATTAAATATATTCGTATTGGGATTGTCGGAAAATACAATGATTTTGAAATATTTCTCGATATTTTAAAAAATTACATTTTCTCGAATATTAAATTATGTAAGAATTTTAAATTAGATATTAATATTATTCATGATAATAATTATTCTAATTACAATTTCATTTTTTACATTCTTGATATTCATGATATAATATCTCACGTTTCTGAAATCAAATTAATATCTTCCAATTTAATTGATCCAAGAAATCATATATTTATTATATCAGATGGTTGTTCTGATATATATTTAGATGATGAAGATGATTTAATTTATAATGATGATATTATTAATGATAATTTTGTTAATTTTGACAATTCTCTATCTTCAATTGGGATTCCCGATAAATTATTTCATTTATCTAAAATATCTTCTATTCATTCTAAAATATTATGTAAAATTTCAAAAGATAATGGATCAATTATCAATCTCAATGAAATGGAGATCAATATATTAGCTTTGAAATTATTGAAGAAAAATAAATTATCATTATCAGAAAAAATGAGGCAAATTAGATCAATATTCAAAGAAATTGATCTAAATAACAAATTAAAAGAAATGGGATTTATTGATATTAAACAGATTTTAGAACAATATTTCAAATTAGGATATCAGAAAAAAATAATATATCATAATTATCTTTACGAAATTGAAAAATTACATTTATCAACAAAATTTGATGATGTTAAAAATATTGAATTTATTCTTACAGATATTCATGCTATTTCTTTTTTTAAAAAAGAAATGTTGGATAAACTTATATGTGAAAGTTCTTTCATTATTAAGGAAAAATTATTAAAATATTTAGATGTATGTAAAAAAATGATAGTTGTTAGTGTATCACAAGGTAGAATCTTAAATAGTATCGATCCACATAATTTTCATAAATTCTTAAGTGATATGTTAGAAATAACTACAAAATTCGAATTATCTGAATTATCGTTAATAACTCAAAAGGAAATTGATACAATCAATAAAATTATTATCGACCATCATAGTAAAGAAATGGAAAAAATAACAGATTTAAATAAAATACAATCAATTCTCAAAATTTTTGCATCTAAAGATAGGGATAAATTTATCCCTTTATTCGAGAAGATTATGAATAATCAGAAAATTTTTAATGAAAATATTCATAATATGAATCAATGGGTTGTTTTTATTGATGAATTGATAAAATTAAATATTGATAATAATATAATTATTAGACTGATAGAGGGAATTATTATCGATAAGATAAAATATTATAGTGATGTATCCAAAATAAATTCAAATGATATAACCTTGATATATCCACAATGTTTACAAATATTTTTGCTGGAAAATCTTCACAGAGATTTCATATTCAAAAAATTGTATATGTATATTTCATATCATCTGAGATATTCAGCAAGAAATATGTCTGAATTGCTTCAAAATGTTCAATTATATCAATATAATTCGCTAATGATATTAGAGAATAAACTGTTATATTTTTTCACAAAATCGTAATTTGTTTTGATTCAATAATTTTGGTTCGAATTTTGGATCAAAATATTTTTCGAATGTTGTTTTACTAATGGATCCAATATGAATATATTTTATTTTCCCACAATTTCTATAACATCCAAAATTTATAGAATACATATCATCTAGAGAAAAAATTTTTATGAAAGCATTTTCATTTTCATGAACCCTTCCTGATAATAGACATTTAGCTGATTTCATTCTAAGCATTGATAAATATTTGCCGTTTCTTTTATTCATTTTGAATATTTTTGGATGAATTGCTTCATACATTTCGAATGCTGTTTTATAAACAGCATCGGGATAATTATCACAATTGAATGTCTTGGAGTATTTCTGTTTTTTTTCAATATTTATCGCAAAATATTTATTTATATTTTTATCCATAAATTCTGATACAATAGAATTATTAATATTATTCATTGTGATTGTTTGTTCACTATCATTAATAGAATATATTCGAATTAACGAATCAATGAGTGAAAATTTCCCTTCATCATCTAATTCTAAGGGGTTTCCACCTATTTTGCTTGAACCTACCATTCGTAGTGAAGTATTTCTTTTAATTATTTGAAAATCAATAATTTTATCAGAAGATATCCAATCATAATTTATATCCCATTGAATACAAAATAAATCATAAAAAATTTTAGATATTTGAATCCAATCATCAAAATAAAAATTTTTTACAATTAAATGTTTTGAGAATTTTGCTGGATTTTTTGATGTTGACCAAACATATTCAAATTTACTATGATCAACGTCATGAAAATAAATGTCTACGACATCTATTATTATTTGTTGAATCTGATCTTTAAAATTTTTTGGTACATTCACGTCCTTGATATCAAAATCAAATGCTAATCTACCAGATTTATTTGGCTCATTATTAATATGATCAATTAAAATTTCGTGACAATGGGCCATTTTAGGATGGTTACGAATTCTCAAAAAATCTTCAAATTTTTCGAAAATAGAATAATATCTACTAATTTTACCATCTTTTTTTTTCCGTTCATTAGCTACTATGAATACATTATTACTATTGATAGGAATATTGATTGCATCCACAATAGTAAAACTATCCAAAACTTTAATTTTTGATTTTTTATTCATCAATAATAATTTACTATTATTTTAACTATTTTAAATAATTATATTTATGAAAATTATTTAAAATAGTAAGTAATTTATACTGGATTTTAATAATCGAAATCCATTAATAGAAAACGATATTTAAAATATATTGATTGTATGTTTTTAAATACAAAAGAGACAATAGTAAAAATGAATGAAATTAGGAAATATCAGAAAGATTAATAAATATATTAGAAAAAAAATGAATATTAAATAGCCTGCTTATTATTCAATAAATATTGTCAAATTTTAACATTATTGAAATCAATGACTAATAACAATTTGATTATTATTGATGAAATTATATCCACTCATGAAAAACAATATGAAAATGATTTAACGAAATTTGATGCAATCGATATTAATATTATGGATAAACCATTAGAAAAATTAAATAATGATATTGTGTTAGAGTTAAAAAATATGAATGAAATATTAACAAATGAAAATAATAATCTCAAAGCAATTAATGATACATTAAAATCTGATAATGTATCATTAAATATGAAATGTAATTCACTAATTATGTTTCGAAAAATATTGGATACTTTATCTGGTGAATATACAGAATTAAAAAATATCAATGAAACATTGATGAAAGAAAATATTATTCTAAATAAAATAATTGTTGATAAGGATAAAGTATTGGACTATTATACTATATAATGAATTTTTATAATTAAAAAATATAAACAAAACGTTAGTGAAAAAATAAGATTCTTAGATTTAATCATATTTCTTTTAAATATGTTAAAAGAAATATGTAGAAAAATCAGTATTAAGGAACAAGAAATAAAAGAATCATATCCAAAAAATGATATAAAATAATAAAATCATGTTATTTTATACAAACAAGAAAACGACAGAGAAGTTAGTAGAAACGATTAATTCAATTGATGAAAAAATATCTTTAAATAAGAATGATTAATCATATCTTCATAATCAGTTGTTATTATTAGAAGACAGAACATCAAAAAAAGAAACAAAAATATTAAAACCGATTCTAGGAATTTTAGATAATCGAAGAAAAAAAATCATTAATTAAAATTATTAATAAGTATGAAGAAGTTTTTGAAGAGGAAGATAACAATATTGTTGGTGAAATTTTGAGTGAAAATGATGTTGAAAAACTGTTGGATGATAAGATTCATAAATATAATAAGTATGATAAGAATCATCCGATGGAAGGGGTGACATATAATGTTACAAATAAAAAATATAAAATGAGATTCAATAACATTAATATTACATGTAAAAAAATAGATAATGTTATAGATAAAATGAATGAATATTTTCAAGACAAATTTTCAGAAAAAATCTTAAAAAATGTCTTGAAAACTAAATTCCTTTATCAAGATCATTATTTCCTAATTTATTGGAACAATAAGCCCTATTTTGACATTCAACATATCATTTCTATTCTTAATCTAAAACAATCATATATCAAAGAAAAATACAATGAATTTTCAAATAATATCTGTTATTATATTTGGCATAAAAATGAATTTAATGGCTACATTCTCCGTGAATTAATTGATGAAGAAACTATGTATTCTATTATCTTCTCATCCAATAGTAAATTATCTAAATCATTCAAAAAAAAATGTTTCAAAAATTCTTTCTCAATTGAGAAAACAAGGTAATCTACAAATCATTAATAAAGCCATCATTCTTAAAAAGAATAAGTTTGTGAACATGAAAAAAGATGTTCCATCTGTTCTAACAACAAATTATCATCATATTTGTTCTTATTTAAATTTGATTGATTTAGAGTATCTTGAGATGCTTATTATTGAAGNATCTAGAATTCCTATTTCTAGATACNTCAAAAAACACACTCTTTATGGGTTTGTTATTCCATTAAAAACAGATCATAACGACATCATTATTAAGTTTGGATATTCAGAAGATATTATTAAACGGATCATAACATTAAGAAATGAATACAAGACAGATATTTTTCTGATAAAATTGAAACAAATAACAGGTCAAAATGATGAAGAAACGTTTCATAATGCCTTGAAAACTAAATATTCTCATTTAGTTGAAAAACAATGTATTGATGATAAGGAGAAGATTGAATTATATAAATTGAGTGATATATTGATCAATTGTTTTGATCAATATATGAATAATGAAATTCCAATCGAAGAATCAAAAAATCTGACATCTGAAGAGAAACAGATAATTGAAAGTATTAAATATCAAGAAAAAATATTTATGAGTAAATTTAATAAAATATTATTGAATAATAATTTAGTGGATAATAGATCAATTTATGATTATTTTATTAAAAATAAAGAATTGGAGATTCTCAAAGAAAATAATCAGTTAGAAGTAAATAAACACAAACAAGAAATTAAAAATAAAAAATTGGAAATTCTTATAGAAAATAATAAGCATAAATTAGAAATTATTAAAGAAATAAAAAATATCGATATTAAAAAATTAAAATTAATGAATCAGTATCTTGATAATGATCATCAAGTAGAAAAGAAGTGATTTGTAGAAAATATTCATAATATATTAAATAGAATAAACATGAACGATTGATTTTTAATGATATTTTAAGTAACATCATTAAAACTAAAGATTTTGATTTTAACCAAAAATTATTTCATAATCTGCATTAACACATTTATGTACATTTGAATTATCAAATTTCCAACTTTTTGTATTCTCGCATTGATTTTTGAATACTTCACTATAAGTTGAACCATTAGATGCCTTGGGCCACATATGCATTTGACAAGTTCCTCCTTTTCCAATAGTACTTTTATTAATAGAAATTATATCTGCTGGATATTTATTAATTCTTAATTTTGCTCCATCTAATAATGGAGATGATTCATGTAATATTTCATCAACTCCACTGTTAAAATTACTTTTTGATGGATCACAACCAAATTTACATCGTCTATCATCACATTCACAATTTGATCCACATGCACAATCGCAACATACTAATTCTTCATCAAAGAAAGTGATATATTTTGGATTTAATACTTTTTCTGGATTTCTAACAGCATCACATACTGAAGTACAATAAGTACCAAATTCACCTTTAACAGTAAGTTCCGGCGGGCAATTATTTGTTTGATATTTTTGACAACCCGCTATTTTACATTTTTGTATACTATCAATAGTAATTGGTTTGATAATTATGGGTAAATTATATCCATTACTTAAATCCACTCGATATTTATCTAATATATTCGAAGAATTTGATAAAAAGAACTCTGCTATCGAAACAGGAGCAGAACCAGATATTGAACAACCATATTTACCATTACAATTTCCCGATTCACATACTAATTCATTAGCCGGTCCATATTTGGGATCTTGTGAAATACCTCTTTTACATCCTGTTCTCCCCCATATTTTTCCGATCCAATCACTTGGTACTATAATTTTTTGTGACATTTTTGGTTCTAATTCAAATCCTCCACCTTGTGGTATGTATGATTTTCCATACAATCCAATCCAAATTTTTTGATAATGATTATTTTTTATCAGAAAATTTCTAGATTTTCTGAAATTATCAATTTTTTCCACTGAAGGTTTATTAAATTGTCCATCGGAAATATCACAGAAAGTTGTACAGGATTCACTGTTTTGCCAAAATTGTGGATTATCCGTACATCCACCAACTGCAATACCAGATGTACATTGATACGGATAATGAGATTCACATACTTTTTGAAATTTTTTCGGACATTTGATCTGTTTTGATACATCTTTTAATGGATATATTTTTGGAAATTCTGATTGATTTAATGGTCTTCTTACATCACAAAAACGATTACACATTCTACTTTGTTGCCACGTATTTGGATCTGTAGCACAACCTCCTTTTAAAAGACCATCAGAACATATGTATGGGAAATTTTTATTACATTGTCCAATATAAGATGACATACACTGTGTCAATTTATCAAATGGTTGCGGATCCATCTTATCATTGTCTTTAACAAATAGAAAACTCATTTAGCATAATAATTTATAATAAAAAAATAAACTTATTAATCTATGATAGTTACAATTGAAAATTCCCAGGTTCCATTGAGACATATAAGTTCATCATAAATGAAAGTCATATTCATCATATTTTTTTTTGTATAAATTGATGAAATAATAGAATCCTTTTGTATTTCACCTGTCTGTTTTCTTTTCGTAAAAATAGGTTGTAAATTTTTGGCAATTAAATGTTGATGACTTAATTTCAATGCTTCTAGAATTTTTTCATCAATATTTATATTTTCAATGCGCGATAATTGAGAGTCTTTTGAAATATTAATAATTTTTCGGTAATAATTATTTGCCATTTCATTCACTTTTCTCAAATAATCAACTTTGATTCCATATTTTCTAGCCCATAATTCCTTATCTTCGATATGTTTGTATTCATTAAAGATCTTAAGAAAAGTCATATGATCTCCATTTTTAACAGTTAATTTTTTGATAAGTTTTTTAGAAGAATCTTTATAACAATTTGATTTGCAAATTGTATCTGATTTATAAAATAAATTTGATAATTTTCCATTGAGCATTTCAATCATAGAAATAATAATTGTGGCTTCTTTTACACAATACAATTGATAAGCATAAATAAGAAATAGTGAACGATTTATAGGTAATGAACTAAATTTGACTACATTTCTACCAGATTTAGTGAGTATTTCATTTTGATCTAATAATTTATACAATTTATATAAATCGTAGGCGTATTCAAGTTGATTATTTTTTGGAACATCCATTAATTCATTGAGAATTATTTGACCCTGTTCCATAGATTTATCCTTGGTAAAATTAACTATTTTTAGTACCTCCATAGTTATATCTTGTCGGAGAATTTCTGGAGGAGCATAATCTGCTAATGAATCAAATTGTTTTTTAGTCAAAAGATGATAACATATTCCTGGTTCTGTACGTCCAACTCGTCCTCTTCGTTGTAATGCTTGTGCTTTACTAATTAATCTCTTCTCCAAAATTTGACCAGCAGTTTCTGGATCAAAATAAGAATATAATTCATAACCAGAATCAATAACATATTTTAAACCATCAATTGTTAATGATGATTCGGCAACATTAGTTGCCATTACTAATTTCTGATCATAATTTCCTAATTCTAAGAATTTATCTCTAGTTTCGGCATATATTTTTAAATCTTTGGACATATCAGCATATACTTCTATACAGTAAACTTTTGGAAAAAGGGGTCTAATAGATTTGCATAATTGTAATGCTTCATTTGAACTAGTGATAAAAAATAACATATCTTTCTTTATTCCATTGTTTATGAGATATTTTATAAGATTCAAACCATCCATCATATAAGATTTTGACGGTTCATCTAAAAAATGAGTAACTATTTCGTGATTTGGTTGACCACTAATATGAATAATTTGACTAGTTATGTTAGGAAAATATGCCTTGTATTTTTCACCATCAATTGTGGCAGACATTATTATAATCTTCAAATCGGGATTTTGTCCAGATAGTAAAATTCTTTTTAAAAAAAGCAATAATAAATCAATTTGTATTTTTCGTTCGTGTGCCTCATCAATAATTATTACTTTATATTCTTTCAAATAAGGATCATTCATAATTTTCATTGTCAATGATCCATCTGTCATATATACGATTTTATTTTGTGATCCAGACATTTGTTTATCAGAACCTTTATAAATATATCCAATATAAGTTCCTAATTGTACATCAAGTGTCTTTGCTGCAAAAGTGGCGGCAGATAAAGTAACAACACGTTTGGGAAGAGTAACACCAATTTTTCCTTGATAGTTGGTATAATGTAATGCTATTTTGGGTATCAACACTGTTTTGCCAGAACCTGTACCAGAAATAATAAATGTAAGTTGGTTATTTTTAATAGAATTTAATACATCGTCTATCTTTTTATATGCTGGAAATGAAGACCAAATTTTTGCTAAATCTTTATAAGTATCACTGTAGGGTTCTTCATTTAATGGATTTGGATTTATACCTTCTATATCCAATATTCCTATTTTATCAGATTTATTCATTATATTAGTCATTGAGACAATATTTCTTGCTTTCGATAGAAATTTTTCCAATTTAAATCATTTTTTTTTATTTTCAATAATTTACGTTATTTGTCGAATTCAATTGAATTATTTCGAAAATGTAATCAGAATGAAAAATAGATAATTATATGTATTAACATATTTTTAATGTGAATTTTTAAGAATTTTTCCTAAGATATTTGTCAAATTTATAGGTAAATATAAGCATTAATGATTATTTAGGTTGAATAATCATTAATAAAAAAAAATTGATTTATAAAATTTCTAGATACTAATCGTTATAAACAAATATTATTATCAAACTAATATCAATAATGCCATCGACATCTTCCAAGTCATCTAAGAAAGTAGCTTCTAAACCAATCAAGCCTGAAACGGGATCAGAGGATGAAATTTTATCAGAAGATGAAATAGATGAAATTGTTCAAACAAAAAGTAACAAAAAAGCACCTTCAAAGAAGGTAGAAGAACCATTAGAAGAAAAACCATTAGAAGAAACTGAATCTGATTCCGATGAAATAAAGGAATCTAAAAAGAAAACAACTAAGAAACCAACTAAGAAAGAATCGGATAAGAAAGTGGAACAAAAGAAAGAATCTGAATCCGAATCAGAATCAGGATCTGAATCAGATCATGAAACTGATGATACTAAAGATGATACTAAAGAAGAATCTAATAGTGAAAATTCAGAAGAATCTTCTGATAAGAAATCTAAAAAGAAACTTACAAAAAAGACATCTGCAAAAAAGGCACCTACTGCAAAAAAAACTAAGAAATCTGATGAAGGTAAAAATGAAGGTAAAAAAGAAAAAAAAACATTATCTAATTATCAACAATATATGAGAGAAAATCTTCCATTATTCAAAAAGAGGAATCCTGGAGTGACTCAAAATAATTTAATGAAATATTGCGCTGCAGCATGGAAAACGGGAGGTAAGGATGAATGGGAGAAAAAAAATAAATCTAAACAAACTACATCTGATAAACAAACTACATCTGATAAAAAATCCAAAGCTACAAAAACAGCAGCTACAAAAACAGCTTCTAAAAAGAAAACGAAAGATGAGTCTGAAACCACAAAAACAGCTTCTAAAAAGAAAGCTAAAGATGAATCTGAAGAAGAAGATGAGTCTGAAGAAGATTCAAATTAATTTTAATTTTTACTGATTTTAATAAAATTTTATTAAAATCAATAAAAAATCAAAAAATAAGAAATCAAAAACAAATCTAACGTATTGTTATAATATGGCATCAAAAAAGGATAATAAATATTATTGCAGTATAGGTCCTGTTCCCAAAGGAAAAACATTGGGAGAACCAGAATATTGTCTAGAAACTAAACAAGTAAGATATTATGGAAAAGTAGCTATTGATAAGAAACTTCTTGAATCTATCAAGAAAAATGTATCAAATTTAATCAAAGAACAATTGAAATTAAAAAAAATTCACGATGATGCAAAAATATTGGTTAATGAAGTCAAAATGATTAAAATAATATTAAGCGATCAAAGTGCAAAACCTTCTAAAATAAAGAGAGCAGAAGATAAAAAGGCACTTCTTCTAAAAAAACGAGATAATTTAATAAAACGCTTACAGGATCAACAAGAATTAGTAGAATCATTAGAAGCTTATGAGGAAAAAAAGAAGAAAGAAGAGAAAAAGGAAGAGAAAAAAGAGAAAGAGAAAAAGGAGAAAAAGGAGAAAGAGAAAAAGGAGAAAAAGGAGAAAGAGAAAAAGGAGAAAGAGAAAAAGGAGAAAAAGGAGAAAGAGAAAAAGGAGAAAGAGAAAAAAGAGAAAAAGGAGAAAGAGAAAAAGGCATCTGGTTCAAAAACTTCCAAAAAGAAATAATTATAAAAATGTATCAACATATGTTTTTATAATTAAAGAAATATATCTTTGACTAAAGTTCCAAAATGTGAATATAAAGGCAAAATGGTTGGTGTTTTTTAATATGAACGATAAATTTATTAACATAATTGTTAAACGATATATTTGAAAGAAATAATTTAATTTTCTTCATCATCATTCTGAAAATTACTTGTAATTTAAATTTATCCTCTGAATTGAAAAGTTGATTACTAAATTCAATCATTAAATTGTCTATTACTTCAGCATCATAAAAATTAAGAAAATCTAATTCTTTTCTTACTAATTCAAATAAAATCTCTGATTCTTTATCTAAATCAGTTGATAAAAACTTGGATTTTGATAATATATATTTATTAAGTATACTTGTATTAAATTGTTGTAATTTATACATGATGATATGCAAACATAGATTTTTAATCACCGGTTTGGAATAGTTAAATAGAAACATCATTCCTAAATCATTCGGTGTCAACATAAATGGATTAAAAATAAATAGTGAATTATTTTCATCATTAATAATAATAGGATTTGAAAATTCCCCTTTTAAATCAGGAAAACAACAATCATTTGATGCGAATGTAATATCAATGAGTATATTTTTTTGATATATCTTAAGTTCTTCTTCTATAAAATTAATTTTACAAAAATTGTAAATATATTCCGACAAAATATTTGTTTGATGTCCACTAAAATCATGAATGAATAATAAATAAGTATTATTATATTTTTCTTTTTTGGCATATATAGTTCTTTCGATCAGAGATAATATTAAATCAAAAGATTTACATTTTATTTTATTATATATTTTATCAAATTCAAAATATTCGCGAATAATATCAACAGTTAGATTATCAGAACTGTAATTATTAAAATTTATTTTAGATAGATTTTTATTGGGATATGATAAATTAACATATCTAACCAATTCAGGAACCTGTTCAATTAATGGATCAATTAAGATGACATGAAATGTAAAATCAATATAATTTTTAAACAAATTATCTAAGAATGGTGGAAATTGTTGCATTCCACCTTCAGTACTGTAAGCAGCACCTATTGCAACGTAAGTAATGTTTGGTCGAACATCGATACATTTTTCAATTAATAAATTCATTATGGTAATTTACAGAATATATTTAATTATTAGGTTTAAATTTTTAATCATCAATTTTTATCATCAATTTTTTATCGTCAATTTTTTAATAATATAATGATTTAAGACATTTGAATAGTAATTAGATAATTTATGAATTCTATTATGGTGTATATTTTAATGATTAAAAATTTGATTTTTATTAATAATATAAATATTTAATCATAACCAACACTTATTAATAATTTGTGAATGACTAATAAGATAATAAATCTATACACTATTTTTCGCTACTTGATAAAAGATCAAAATTTCTTATTGACGATAATTGAAGATAATCAAATAAAAGTTCCCATGAAAGAAAATGATGATAATATTAAATTTGATCTAACTAAGAATATTATTAATGAATATGTTCAGTTAGAACCATATGAAAAACAAGAATATTCAACTTTTCCTGAAAAAGCGAAGGAATTATTTCTACCATCATTCATACGTTTTGGAATTAAACATATTATTGAAAAAAATGTGAACATAATAAATATTTCATTTTTAAATAGTTTAAATATTTTGTTAAGACCCGAATTATTAAGTATGAATATGGATGAACAAATTCAAAGTTATTCTCTATTAGAGGATTTCATAATACATAGAATTCATCGAAATTATCAAATAGATAAAATAAAAAATACAAAAAAAGTAAAAATATTTAATAATGGATTGATAGATGAATTAAGACATGGAAAAATATCTAGCGAATTGATACAGACTATTACTGGTATATTCGAAATAAATTTAATTATTATTGATTTTAACAAATCGGAAATTATATTTTTCTGGGCTAAGGGTTCGAAATACCCATATCTCAATCTCTTTAATCAAATTTATTATATGGCTTTAATTCAAGGTAATTATGAACCAATATTATCTAATATTCCTCTAAATAAAGAACAAAAACAAAAAATGTATCTCTATATACTTGAAAATAGTTCACAAATTAAACTAGTTTCAAATATTAAGTTATCAATTCCAACATTATATCAGTTGAATCAATGGAATATTCCAGTAAAAATCTATGTAAATATTATTGAAAAATACTATAAGAAACAATGAAAATAAGATCCTATTTATATCCAGATGAATGTAAAAAATTTGGTATGTCATATATAGATAATACTCATCATGATCAAGAAACTGAATCATTAGATATGGGATTTCAGAGAGTTAAATTATTAAAATTACCAAAAAATGTAGAAATGTCAACATTGAGAATATTATTAATAGATCATAATAATTTAGAAATTCTTCCTAGTCCCCTTTTATTGCCCAATTTAATAGAATTAACTTGTTCATTTAATAAAATTAGTGAAATTCCATTTTATCCAAAATTAAAATTTCTTAATATAGCCAATAACATAGTTACTAAATTAACACAATATCATAATTCTACGATTGAATATCTTGATGTTTCTAGAAACCCAATATCCTTAAGTATTACATTACCCAAATGTTCTAAATTATATATGTCGAATTGCAATTTATTAGAATTTGATATTAATCTTTTCCCAAATACGACGATTCTTGATATTAGCAATAATAATATTAAAACATTATTCCAACATAGTTTATTGGAAGAATTGGATTGTCAAATGAATAAATTAGAAGAACTTCCTCTCTTTCCATCATTAGTGAGACTATTTGCGAATAATAATATGTTAAAAACTATTAAAATTTATCCAAAATTAATACAATTAGAAATTTCTAATAATCGATTAAGTGAAATTCCATTAATTCCAAACCTCGAACGTGTTATTGCTAATAATAATATGATAAATAAATTCGATTACATTGGCGATAAAATGATATTTTTAGATTTGGGAAATAATCAACTAAAAATATTTCCAAAGTTGAATCATAAATTAGAATTTGTTTATTTACAATCTAATCCACTCAAAAATCTTGATATCGAACTTTCTTCCTTAAAATTTTTGCAAGAAATACATATGGCTTTTGAAACCTATGTAGATTTTTATGGAAAATATGAAAAATATATTGAATATGTTGAAATACAAACTGATTTGGATAAACTTGATATATTGATAGAGAATTATCATCCATTGATCAAAGAATTAATTAGAAAAAAAATAATTAATATTAAATTTTATGATAGAGAATCTTCATTATTGAAAATTTCGATGAAATTATTCTATTTTTATAATAAAAATGTAATGAAAAAAATGACTAGTATAAAGGACATTATAGAATCAAAATATTTCAATCAAATATCTGAAAAAATCTCTCAAATTTATTATAATTCTATCATAATTCTCATATCTTTCAATTTTGAAAAAAATTAAAAATATGCACAATTATATTAAAAAATATGCACAATTATATTAAAAATTGATAGCATAAATAGTATAATAAAATAATATGTTATTTTATTATATAAAATGAAACATAATGAATTATTTGAGAATATTTTAGATGAGAAAAGTCATTCAGAAATAAAAAAAATGATTCCTTTATTTAAAAAGAATAAAGATTTTGAGTTTGAAATAAGTTTTAAAAAAATAGATTATCCCAATTATTTTCGAATAATTAATCATTATGTCAACAACACCGATTCAAATGATATCGAAATGACAGATATGTTAGATATTACAATTCTATTATCAAATAATACTAATTATCGTGTAACGATGTTGGGATCTGAGCAAGCTGATACTTTCATATCGAAATTTTCGGGATCTAATAATTATGATATTCAAAAATATTTGTTAGGACTTTCATCATCAAAAACTATAATAATTATTTATAAAAATCGAAAAACGGGTATATATGTACCCGTTGATGAATTAGATATGAATATTAAATTAGTCCAAGAAGAGAATACAAAATCAAAACCTATTACAACGGGCAACGAAAAAATATTGTACAGATATAAACGTAATCGAATTAGTTTTTCTATCAATGATAATGTTAGAATAGATACATCAGAAGTTCAACAATCATATTCATTATCGAATCTAACAACACGATTTCATCAATATGAAATTGAAATGGAGGTTATAAACAGAGATATTTCAATTTTGGAATTTTGGAATCAAACATATAACATATTAAAAATAATTCAAAATTCAAATTATCCAATAACTAAATCCGAAGCGAAACATGTAATTGAAGAATATTCTAATTTATTAAACCTTAAAAATATTACTCATTTAGATACTCGTAATGTTATTTCTTTAGAAGCTCAACATATTGTCAAATTTATACCAAATAAATATGGTATAATAGATAAAGCAAATGGTGAGAGATACATTTTATTTTCAATAAGAGAGGGTGTTTATTTAATTTCGATGAATTTAGTTGTCAAGAAAACCAAATTTATATTTAATAATTCCAAATATCTAAATATGATTTTAGATGGAGAACTTATAAATCTCGATAAAATCACTTTATTTATGGCATTTGATGTAATTTATGAAAATGAATCGGATAAGCGTTATAATGAAATATTTAGGTTACCTAACAGAATAAATACACTCAATGAAATTATTGATAATGCATTTGGAAATTTGATACCATTTGCTGATTTTGTATCTACGAAGAAAGATTTGGAATTAAATGAAATTAAAAAATTCTATACTAAGGAATTGAAAAGATATTGGAAAGATTTTCGGGTGAAAATAGGAGAAATTAATGAAGGTGATATTTTCATCACACGTAAAATTCAAATGATACCTTATGGTATAGATTCATGTGAAATATTTATGTATGCAGATTTGATATGGAAACTTTATGTATATGATGAACTTCCTCCATATAAATTAGATGGTATTATTTACACACCTATTAATGCTCCATACATGATAAAAACTTCTCCAGAAAAAATAGATTCTATTCCGATGGAATACAAATGGAAACAACCAAAACAAAATTCAATCGATTTTTATATACAATTTGAAAAAGATTCATCTACAAATGAAGATGCTATATTCATAGATAATTCTGTAAATAAAAATACAAATAATTCATATAAAATATGTAGATTATATGTTGGTTTAGTAAAAGGGGGACAAGAGAAACCTATTCCTTTTAAAGTAAATGGTGTTGAGCAAAAAGCAGTTATTTATTTGGTAGATGGCGAAACTAAAGATAAAGAGGGGAATGTTATTAACGATCAAATGGTAGTAGAATTCATTTATGATAGTGTTAGAACTGATTTGGATGATGCTTTTAAATGGATACCTTTAGTTATTAGAAATGATAAAACCGAATCTGTTATGAAATATAAAAAAAGATATGGTAATAATTCTAATATAGCTGATCGTATTTGGAAAACGATTATTAATCCAATAAACGAAGAAGATATAGCATCACTTGCAGATAGTACAAGTTATCAAAAACAGATGGATTTGATTAGTAAAAGAACAATATCTAATTCTGGACAAAGTATAATTTATTATCAAAAGAAATCTGCAGATGCAATTGGTATGCGAGCATTTAATAATTGGATAAAATCCAATATAATCACAACATATTGTAAAAATCATAAGAAAATTCTAGATATTTCATGCGGAAGAGGTGGGGATTTACTCAAATTCATAACAGTTGGAGTAGATATGTATGTAGGGGTAGATATTGATAATAATGGATTATATACTATAAATGATTCTGCATTTAATCGATATAAACATTTCAAAAAAACAATAAAAAATGTACCTCCGATGCATTTTATAAATGCGGATGCAAGAGGATTATTTAATGTAAAATCTCAAGAAAATATCATCACTAATATGAGTGACGATAATAAAAATTTGATTAAAACTTATTTGTCGAGTAATCAAAAATATGATGTGATAAATTGTCAATTTGCATTGCATTATTTTTTATCAGATGAACTTTCCTGGAATAATTTTTGCAAAAATCTCAATGATCATCTTGAACTAAATGGTTATTTTTTAATAACATGTTTTGATGGGAAATTAATTCATGATAAATTAATTGATAAATCTAAAATAACAATATCATATACTGATAATAAGGGGAAAAAAGTGACATTTTTCGAACTACAAAAAATTTACTCTGATACAGATATTAATAATATAGGATTAGCTGTAGATATTTATAACTCTTTAATTTCGAATGAAGGAACAAATATACGTGAATATTTAGTATTTCCAAATTTTCTCATTGAATCATTAAAAGAAAAATGTGGTTTAGAGTTGATTGAAACTGATTCATTTTTCAATTTATACAATATATACAAAAATTATTTTAGTCAAAATAAAATTGGTAATAAAGATGATAAAAGATATGCAGATATTAGTGATTTTTACTTGATGATGGATCAAAAATATCGATCAAAATATACAACCGAACAAATCGATATCGCTACATCGAGTTTCAAAATGACAATGATGAATAGATATTATGTTTTCAAGAAAAAAGTGGGTGTAGATTTATATGAATCATCACGTATCGTTGGTATAAATCATCGAATTAATGTGGGTAAAATATTAACTCCTTATTTTCATTCGAATAAATTAATAATTGACATAGATTTACAATCAACTGATGCAAATAAAATATATCATAAATTAAGAGAATCGAATAAATATATTAAACCACATGTTTATTTAATTAAACATATTATTAATGAAGATGATTTCGAAAAAGAAAAATTGATAAAAAATAAATTTATTTTATCTAAGGCAAAAAAGGGTATTGATTCTAAGTTATTACTCATATATAAATCTCCTGAAAAAATCTTTTATCCAATATATTATGAATCAACTGTTGGACCAAAATATTTATTGAATTCAGAAAAAGTTATCGATGATATTGATCTATTAATTAAATTGACAAATGAACATTTATAAATATATAAACAATTTTATCAAATATTTATAATAAATATTTATTATAAATATTTAATAAAATTAAGATGGAGCCGTTAATCTACAGTTTTTCAAATTCCAGTAAACCCGTAAATTTAGATGAAAAAAAGATCAGATTTGACAATTTTCCAAGTCCTGAATTAATTAAATATGGGTTCAATGATACAATATACAATCTTGATATGAATGCAATTTATGAAAATGAATATTATAAAGTTGGATTAGAATTTGATTTTGATAGAAAGGATTCTGAATCTATTGCAAAACAAGGTGAAAAAAAATTCGGTAAATCTATTATCAATAAAAATTTTTGTGCTATTTGGGAGATTTTCAATCTTTTTGGATTATTGAAAGAAAATAAAATCATAATTACCAATTTAATAGATGATATGAAAAATGTTGTGAAAAATCTCCAAAAAATTAAAATTGAGGATATAAGTACATCTAAACAAGCTGATATCATGTTTAAAAACATTTCATCTATCAATTTAGATGAAAATGCATATATTCAAATTATATTGGATGAATTACCTAAAATAGTTTCAAGTCAAAAAATAGGTTCTAATATGATATTGCAAATTTTTAATTGCATGACTAATCCCTTCATAGAATTAATTTATTATCTTACTAGTTTTTATACAGAATCATATATCATAAAACCAATAACCAGTTCAATGCTTTCTGATGAGAAATATTTAGTTTTATTGGGATCAATATCGGATATTAAATTAGATAAAATAAAGAAAAATAAAAATAAATATTTAGCAACATTAGGTTTATCAATTCCCAATAATATATCCTCTATAATTCAATGTATGAATGCAGACTTAATGTATAAAAAATCAATTCTTTATTGGAAAATCAAAAAATATTTGGATAACCATATTTATGAAGGACCAACTTATCAAGATTTCATTAATGATCAAAATAAAAATTCCACAATATGGCTCGATATATTTGATTCAACTGTTAGTGATAAATTTACTGTTTTATTAGATAATATATTGCAAGAATCAACTAAAAAATGTAATCATCAAATGGAATTTAACTCTATATTTTCATAAAATCAGGATTCGATTTTAACTCCTTTAACTTAATATCAGATGCAACTTTTAAATGTTTAGGTAAATACTTTTGTGCCAATTTATCTGCTACTTGTTCTTCTGTTATTAATCCTTGGAATACTTGATCTTTATAATACAATACACTTGCTAATATTTCAATATCAATACCACGTATTACTTTTATAAATATATCTGTATATGTTTCAAAAAAATGATTAAATTCTCTACTTAATTGATCGTATATTCGGATATATTCTGAATTAATCATATCGGAATCTTTCATTCTTGCTTGAATTTTTTTTATAGTTATAATTATGTACATAACTTGAGGAGATTTAATAATTGGTCCTAATTTTTGTTCTAGTTGTTGATTAGATGACATAGTATAGAATACTTAATATTTAATTACATATGACTAAAACGATTATTTAATTATTTTATTTTTTAAATGAAATAATTAATCATCATCCGAATCAGATGGGAGGAAATTAATTGTTGTATTTATTGGATTTATTATTTTATGTACAATTTTATTATTTGGACGAACAATATTCATGCGCTTATAATATGATTCTAGTCTATAAATTGCATTCTGAATTCCAATTATATCAAAATTATGTTTACTACACATGAAATCTATCAATGCTTCTTTTTGATACATTCTTAGTGTCAAATTATCATTAGTAATTATAAAATTATCGTCTTCATCTAATTGTGTTAGCGCATTTTTGTAATGATCTCTCGCGGTATACATACATTCAACTAATTCATCTGAAATAATATTACTATTTTTTTCTCGAATTAATTTAATTATTTTTTTTAGAGATTTATGATCTTTGATTAATGAATAGGCCTTTTCTTTACCTACATTAGGAATAGTTCCACCAGTACCAGTTTCAGGACCACAATAATCACATCCTAATAAAATACATAAATCGATAAACTGATCCATTGTCATACCTAATTCTGTTAAAGTTCTATGTAAACTTATCAGCTTGACTTTTTTGTTACTATTCATAAAACGAAGCATATCCTTAAATACATATCTTGCTCCAAATGCCAAGAGATCAGAATCATCTGAACAAACACCTTTTACATAACGTTTATTATTACCATCTGTACGAGATGATAACCAAGCACAAACAACATCTGCTTCACCCGGAGAAATTATATATGGAATACCCATTAAATCGAGTAAAATCATACATTCTTCATAATCTTTTTTAGTAGGTTTGAATGATTGTTTAAAATTCTTTATATATTCCTCGTTTAATGTAAGATCATTATTATCTTCATTCGAAATCATTATTGATTTCATTTTTTCGATAGCTTTTTCTCTTATTTGTTTGCGTTTTTCCAAAGATTTATTTTTCAATTTTGGTGCCTTTCCATCAAATATAAAAATAGGAATCATTTCATTTGAAAGAAATATTAATATTTTGTGAAAAAGTCCATATAAATGACTTGTTAATTCTCCATTTTTATTTTTCATATCTTTTCCTTGTTTTCTCATAGCTATGACACTTTGATATACAATGAGACTTGTGTCCACTGCAATTCTATATTTTGAAAATGAAGAAAAATTATATTCTCGAATAGCATTTGATGTATATGTTTTGATTAGTGGAATTAAATTTGTAACACCCATGTTATAATTTATTATAATTAATAAATGATCATTTATATTATTGATTGATTGTTGGATAAAATTAAATAATTTCAATTTTTTTATCAATTGAAAAAAAATGGAAACATATAATCATATTATTTAGATTTTTATAAAAAGTTGAAAAATTCTACTAATGAGTTTATAAATGATAAAATAAAATAACATATCAAATCATAATGCAAATCTTTATTAAGACTTTGACTGGCAAAACTATTACTCTTGAGGTAGAAAGTTCTGATACTATTGAATCTGTTAAGATTAAGATTCAAGATAAAGAAGGAATTCCACCTGATCAACAACGTCTAATTTTTGCTGGAAAACAATTAGAAGATGATAAGACATTAAGTGATTATAATATTCAAAAAGAATCGACTTTTCATTTGGTTTTACGATTACGTGGTGGCATATTAATATGCTTAATTAAGTGAATTTATTCATGATAAAAATCATTTATTTATTTTAATAAATAAATAAATGAATGAATATTATATTTTGTTAATTTTATATCTATTAATAATTCCAATCATAACCATATCCATCATAACCATATCCATCATAACCATATCCATCATAACCATATCCATTATAACCATATCCTCCACGATCACGTCTTCCAAAAGCACCATATCCATTCCTTCCATAAAGGTTATCCCATCGACCATTATCAAGTCTACCATTATTCCATCCACCTCGTCGACAAGATCCCAAATAACCGTCGCCTCTGCAAAGTACTTTTCTGGCAGAATAATCTTCAATGATTAGACCATTTCCACAACCACCTCTAAATTCATTTCTATAACACATCTTTTACTACTATTATAGTTGATTAAAAAAAATATACTGACTGACGTTATCAGTGAGTATAATTATTCAATACAATATTGAATTTGTTTGATAAAACGACATAACATAGCAACCAATTGTACTTTAGTGCGAAGTCCCAAACTTATTGTTATTTTTGTTTGATTAACAATACTTATTAATTGAAGCTTTAATTCTTCATTAATTTCCTTATAATTAGAAAGAACATATCCAAATCCATTAATAATGTCTGGATAATGATATCCTTGATCTATCATTATTTCCAATGCATTATTTGATTTTATTAAATCTTTATCAAAACACATTACCATTATTTTACGTACTTCTTCTGGATCGGGAAATTTGCACACATTTAAAACATTATCTTTATTAACTTTTTCATGCGAGAAAACTGTTAATTGAAGACTATTTATTGCCTTCCTCATATCACCATCTGCAATGTAACAAATTGCAGATAATCCTGAATTAGTATATGTTACATTTTCGGTTGTGCATATTTTTATTAGATATTTTTTGATTTGTTCATTGGTTAATTTTTTGAAACGAATAATTCGACAAACACTTTGTATATCTTCTTCTATTTTTGTAGAATCATTACATGTGAAAATAAATTTTGTTTTTTTTCCATATAATTTAATCATTTCATTTATATCATGTTGACATTTAGAAGTCATATTATCAGCTTCATCTAATAAAATTATTTTTGATTCTTTAAAATTAACTAATCGTTTGCAAAATTTTGGAATAGTTAATGAAATACTACGTACTCCTCTATCTTCAGCAGCATTCATTTCAAGATATCCACTATTTAAATTATCTTTTAAAGTTTCTCTAGCAATGCATTTAACTGTTGATGTTTTTCCAACTCCTGGTTGACCTGTAATAATCAAATGTGTATTTTCAATATTTTTCAAAAAAAATTCTATTTGTTTGGAAATAATATCCTCTAGAATAAGTTCATCTATTTTTTTAGGGCGATATTTTTCGATCCATGGTATTGAAAAATCCAATTTTAACTTTCCAGACATATTTTATTTTAACATATATTTGTTTTATGTTTATATGTTAAATTAATCAATTATTTGAAAAAAATTGATTAATTTAAAATTTAATATAAATATTTTCCTATCAATCAAATCATTTTCAAAAATGACAGATGATTTTAATTCTAAATATTTTGTTTGCAATATTCATGGTTTAATCGAAGTTAAATCACTTGCATTAAAATTTTTACATACTCCCGAATTCCAAAGAATGAGACATATTAAACAATTAGGATTATGTTCATATGTATTCCCATCAGCTATTCATACCAGATTTGAACATTCTTTGGGTGTATATTATTTAACTGGAAAAATTCTTGAAAGAATTCAATTAAAATATCCCAATAGAGAATTTTTCTTATCAGAATTTGGAAAAAAAACGAACTTAACATCAAAAATTATAGAGTTAATAAAAATAGCAGGATTATGTCATGATATTGGACATGGTCCATACAGTCATATTTTTGATGATATAATAATGATGAACAGTCAAAATTATAAATGTCACGAAATAAGATCTATTATGATTGTAGAAAGAATATATCAAAGGGAATTATCTGATGAATTATCATTTCAAGAAATTTCCTTCATTAAATCAATTATTTATCCAAAAGAAAATCATACTGGTGTTATTTATCAAATAGTTTGCAATTATCTTAATGGTATTGATGTAGATAAGTTTGATTATTTAATGAGAGATCCAATGAATTTGTGTAAATCTAAAGGATTCGATCCAATAAGAATAATAGATAATATTATTATCTCAGATGAAGATGATATTGTTTATCATTTTAATTGTGCTTATAATATATTCGAAATGTTTAAAATTAGATATAGTATGCATAAGGAATCTTACAATCATAAAACTATAAAAATAATTGAATTAATGTTTAATGATATATTTAAATTATTGAATCCAATTTTGAAAATAAATGAAATAACTGACAATATGGATTTGTTTTGTAAATTTACAGATAATACAATTGAAGAATATTTGAATTTAATTGATATTTGTCAGATACCTTTATTGGACAAGGATAGAATAAATGTTCAAATGGCAAAAAATGTATATGACGATATTCTTCATAGGAGATTATACAAAATGATAGCTGATGAAATAAATAATGTTAATATTTTTGATGAATTTATAGAATATTATGTAAAAGAACATCCACAGCTTAATAAAAATGATTTCATTGTATTAACACAAAAAATAGGATATGTGAGTGGTAATAAACCAGATCCATTTTTATCAATAAAATTTTACAATAAGGAGAATAAAAAAAATATTTTTGCATTAGAAAAATCAAAAATATCTGGACTCATAAATTCAGAATATCAGGAAACACGATCATTGTTGATTTTGAAAAAATCACATTTTTTTTCCGAAGTATTGGATGTATGGAAATTATATTCTAAGCAATTTTAATAAAAATTAAAATTATTTAAAGTTTATGTTACAATACTATAACATAAATTAAATCGAAATGTCTCAAAGAGTAGCTATTGGAATTGATTTAGGTACAACCTATAGTTGTGTGGGTTTTTTTAAAAATGATAAAGTAGAGATTATCGCCAATGATCAAGGTAATCGAATAACTCCATCATATGTAGCATTTACAACTGATGATCATTTAATAGGAGATGCTGCAAAAAATCAAGTGGCATTGAATCCCATTAATACTATTTTTGATGCGAAGCGTTTAATTGGAAGGAATTTTAATGATAATGTAGTACAAGATGATATGAAACAATGGCCTTTCAAAGTTATCAATAAAGAAGCTAAACCACATTTTCAGGTAGAATATAAAGGTGAATTAAAAACTTATTCGCCAGAAGAAATATCTTCAATGATATTATCTCACTTGAAACAAGCAGCTAATACATATCTTGGAACAACTGTCACTGATGCTGTAATAACTGTACCTGCATATTTTAATGATTCACAAAGACAAGCTACTAAAGATGCCGGTATAATTGCTGGTCTTAATGTATTGAGAATTATTAATGAACCAACTGCTGCTGCTCTTGCATATGGTTTGGATAAAACTTCTGATGAAGATATGAATGTGTTGATTTTCGATTTTGGTGGAGGAACACATGATGTGACATTATTAACTTTAAATGAAGGTTTATTTCAAGTAAGAGCTACATCAGGAAATTCTCATTTGGGAGGAGAGGATTTAGATAATCGTTTGGTTAATTGGTGTATCGACGATTTTAAGAGAAAACATAAGACAGATTTATCAAAATCTCCTAAATCAGTTAGGAGATTAAGAACAGCATGTGAGAGAGCTAAAAGAGTATTATCTTCAGCAACACAAACAAATATTGATCTTGATTCATTGTTTGATGGAATTGATTATAATGCAGTTATTTCTAGAGCAAAATTTGAAGAATTATGTTCAGATTTGTTACGATCAACATTAGAACCGGTGGAAAAAGTTTTATTCGATGCCAAAATGGATAAGACACAAATTAATGAAATTGTTTTAGTAGGTGGTTCAACTAGAATACCTAAAATAAAACAATTATTATCTGAATTATTTGGTGGTAAAAAACTAAACGAATCAGTAAATCCAGATGAAGCAGTTGCATATGGAGCTGCAATACAAGCAGCAATTATGACAGGTACAGGTGGTGAAAAAACTGAAAATTTAGTATTATTAGATGTAATAGCACTATCTCTTGGAATAGAAACAGCAGGAGGAATTATGACTAATATCATAGATAGAAATACATCTATTCCTGTTAAAAAATCCAAAACATTTTCTACTTATGCTGATAATCAATCAGGTGTAAATATTCAAGTATTTGAGGGAGAAAGGAAATTTACTACAGATAATAATAAATTAGGAACATTTAGTTTAGATGGAATCCCTCCTGCTCCTAGAGGGATTCCACAAATTGAAGTAACATTTGAATTGGATGCAAATGGTATCCTTAATGTGGTAGCCTGTGATAAAACGACTAATAAATCTAAAAATATTACAATTACAAACAATAAAGGCAGGTTTTCTGAGGCTGAAATAAATAGATTAATTGAAGAGGCAAAAAAATTCGAAGAAGAGGATCGTAAGAAAAAAGATATAATTGATGCTAGAAATATTTTGGAAAATTTAGCACATACAATTAGACAATCTATACAAGAACCTAATGTTTCAAAAGAATTGGATGACGAAACGAAGTCTAAGGTAGAATCTGCTTGTGCGGATTCCATTGCTTACTTAGATGAAAATAATTCCAGAACGAAAGAAGAATATGAGAAAAAGAGAAAAGAATTAGAAGATTTATGGAATCCAATTGCTATAAAACTCTATTCTAAGTCACCAGAAGTAAAAACTACAGAATCACAAGGAACGAATCCTACTGTTGAGGAAGTTGATTGATATTATTATAAATTCATAAAATATTAATTTATAATAATCAAATTCGATTTTGTGCGAATATTGGTGCAACATGTTCTCTCATTTCTATATCAGAAATGTCTGTTTTGGGTCCTGGAATAAATTCATCAGATTCTACATCTCTAATAATACGAAAAGTAGTATCATTTAATATTTCTAACACTTGAATAAGATTATAATTTTGGAATATTCTAAATGCTCTAGAAAATCCACCATCCACTCTATATAATTTATTTTTTCCATGTTTATCAAAACAAGTACCATTAATACCATCTCCTTTTGTATACAATTGAGGAGTATGACCAACAATTATTTGACCTACTTTTAATACCTTTATAATTTCACCAACAGCAATTTTACAATCATTTGATGAAAGATCTGCCTTTTCTGGTATAGAACCATATACTCTTGTCCAAAATGGTGATAAATCGGTATTATCAATAAACATAAATTTAGCATTATGATGATCAGTTGATAATTTATTCAATAACCATTTTCTTACAATAATATTAAGATATTTAAGTTTTTCAGATTGTTCTATTTGGAGATAATCAAGATTAGAAATTAGTTTTGGAAGGATACCAGCGTGTACAAATAAATTACTTCCGATAATTAGAATGTTTTTTCTGGTACATGCTAACATATTGGCTACTTCTCCTCCTGGTTTAAATGCATCACGACGTCCTTGTGTTCCTTTATATTTGCCATATTCAAAATTAAACATATTGTTATATGAAACATAATCAAATAGGCCTTGTGAATTTAATATTTCATGATTTCCGAACAAACTATAAACTGCACCACCATGTTTTTTGGCCTTTTTATGCATTGTATTAAAAAAATCGATAATTGACATATCTTCAACTCGATCATCTGGTTGAAGTTTATTATGACAATCATAAACACCTCTTATTGGTCGACAACTATCAATCTGATCTCCAACTTGAACAACAATCGTATTAGGAGGTTGAGCAATCCATCTTAATTCATCATCAATCAAATCAGCCAACTTAAATGATTTAATAGTCAATTGAAGATCACCATGTATATCACCAATTACAATAATTCTAGGAACTGCTCCCATAATTGTGGGGATAAAATCATAATTAGGACAATCCTTTAGAAAATCTTCTTCTTCAAAAATGCCACTTTTTATATTAAAGGATTCAGTCATTATAATGATATATGTGATAAATTTTTCCATCAATCGTTTTGATCTCTCGGTATTTTGTTAAAATATATATTATAAGGTTGTGGTGAATGTGCACTCGCACGCGGGCGATCTTTTTTAACTGCTAGATGTAATTGATTTCTATCAAAATCAGCATCTGCAAAATTATTATTATTAATGTAATTTGCAGGAACAAGTTCCCTTCTTAATTTATGATCACCATCAAATTTAATAAAACTATCTTTGAATATTTCATCTTTAGATTGAAGATTATTACGACTACCACATTTCTTGGGCTGTTCTGCGAATTTATGAGGATCCCAATTTGTAAACCACCCGGCCATTTGATCATAAGTATGATCAAATTTTGGAAAATCATCTAAATTGAATAAAAAATTAAATGTTCCATAATCGTCATATGTCGTTAATGGTACTTCTATACCACTTAATGCAGTAAATTTTTCAACATTTGAATGAATTTTGTTATTATAACATTTATAGATTATTATTATCATAAATATAATTATGATAAGTAACGCGAATGTTATAGTTTCTCTCATTTATTAGTCAATAAGATAAAAAATTGAAGCAATATTATATTCATTTAAAAACAAATTCACGAAATGAAGTAAGTATGACTGTTTTTAATAAGAAAATAACACAATTTGGTTATATTTTGCTCAAAAAACAGTTTAGTGATAATGAAATTATACAGATCAAAAATGATTTAACCATTAAACCTTTTAAAATGGGAAATTATAAAAAATTTAGCAAACAAGATGATAATTTTTCGATATATTTAGAAAATGATGATTACATTTGTGTTCCAAAATATTATGGATTGAATAAATTTGGGAAACCCGATATAAATAAATTAGAATTACATCATTTACCAAAAACTAATATTGACTATATTGGGAAATTAAGACCGAATCAAGAAATAATTGTTAATAAGATAATAAATGGATTTGATGAAAAAAATGGAGGAATTTTAATTGCAGGTTGTGGTTCTGGGAAAACAAATATGGCAATATATATCGCAAGTTACTATAAATTAAAAACTCTTTTTATTGTTCATAAAAAATTTCTAAAAAATCAGGTTATTGATAGAATTAAATCTGTAACAAATATTACAAATGTTGGAATAATTCAAGGAAATAAAATAGATATAGATAAACCATTTGTAGTGGGAATGGTTCAATCATTATGCAAAATGAAATATGATCCTAAAATTTTCAAAGATTTTGGTCTAATTATAATTGATGAAGTACATCATATGGGTGCTAAAAATTTTTCAAAAGCATATCAAGTAATGTCCGCTAAATATATGTTGGGTATATCAGCGGAACGGACAAGAAATGATGGTACATATAAATTAATCAATTGGTATATGGGACCAATTTTACATATGGAAGAACAGAAACCAAATAATATGGTTATAGTTAAAAAATTCAATTACAAAACATCTAATACAGAACGAATAAAATATATTGAAAATAAGTATACAAATGAACCCAATAGAGCAAAAATGATTAACAATTTAATTTTGATTAAAAAAAGGAATAGATTTATTCTGAAAATTATCGAAGAATTGCATGCTCAAGGAAAAAATATTCTTTGTTTAACTAGTAGATTAAGACAGGTTAAAAAATTTTATAAATTATTAAATGAAAATTTATATATTAGAGGGAATATTGGTAAATATATTGGAAGTATGTCTGAAAATGAATTAAAACAATCTGCAACAAAACAAATAATAATTGGTACTTATGAAATGGCGCAAGAAGGACTAGATATTGATAATTTAAACGTAGTGATACTTTGTACACCAAAATCGTCAATTAAACAATCTGTTGGAAGAATATTAAGAAAAGAAATTTATGAAGAACATCCACTCGTTATAGATTTCAATGATTTTGAAAATAAGACATTTAAAAGACAATCAATTAAAAGAGATATATATTATGTAAAACAACATTATCATATCCAAAAATTCAACGTATCTGATTTCAAAAATTTAAATTATAACGATTGGGATGATGAAAAATTCATTCGAGATGCCATTTGTAAACAAAAAGATCAAATAGAAAATAAGATACAGCAAAAAAATGATGATGAATTGGGGAAAATAGAATTTTTATCAGATTAATATTATTATTTTGTAAATAAAAATCATCAATATTATTTTTATTTAAGCTTTTCATTTTGAAGAATTTTTCTTTCCCTTTTCTGCAATCACAGCTGAATAAGAAACTACATAACTTTCTGGATTTTTTAGAAGTTCTTTTGCTTTAGCAAGGACAACATCTAAATCTTTATCAGATCCAACTCTTGTAATTGCATCTTTTAAGATCAAATTTGCAATTGCAATATATTCTGGCCATTTTAAGTTATATTTATTCATTGCACGAAGATCTTTTGCAATGCCAATTCCCAACATCAATTTTTTATTAACGGTTCTTTTTTTCTTTTCTTGTCCACCATATAAATTATATTCTGATTCTTCGTAAATGTCTACCTTAATCTTCTTTTTACCACCAATTACAACATCTGATAAACGTTCTCTATATTCTTTTGCTTTATTATAGATAGCATAAAAATCTTTCTCGATACTATTCAATTGATCTAATGAATCTCTTGAATTATTATTATAATATATATTAGTCATAGGTTCACTATTTTCAAAACGTTTCACTATATCATAATCTGATTGAAAATCCATTGATATTATACTTTATATTTAGATTTTAGTTACCAATACATCAATAATATTCAATTGAAAACTTATAAAAATTAACTAGATTAGTTATAATATAAATGAATAGAAAAGAATCAAAAAATTATGACTCTTCTGAAGAGGATACTGAATTCTATAGAAAAGCATTGTTAACAAATTTAACAGCGTCATTAGAAAGTAAAACAATATCAAAAGAAAAAAATTTAACGGAGAACAAACCAACTGAAACTAGAATTAATTTTGTAAAAACTATTCTGGATGGAAATAAATTAAAACCGATGATTGATTTTGATAATTGTGATACTGAATCTTACGCAAATACAAAATTAAATAAAAAGATAATAAGTATTAAGGAACTATTTATGAATATGAACATTAAATTAAAATATATCAAAAGTGGAACAACTGGTCATACATTTAAGGCAATATCTGCAATAGATAAATCGATAGTCTTTGCGGTTAAAGTATGTGCTTATCCTAAAGATGATTATGGAGAAATTACTAATCTATCAAGACCAGAAAATGCAGAATTACGTATGTTAAAATTGCTAAGTTATTTTGTAATAAATCGCTGTACACCTCATTTAGTCCTTCCAATCGGTACTTTTAATACTAGTATTAAACATTTCATTAAAGTTGATGAATTTATTAATCTTGAGGATAAAAAAAATGATTCTTATAAAAAATTTATCACTGAATACAATAATGGAAAATTTGATGATTTTGTATCAGTGTTAATTAGTGAATGGGCAAATGGTGGTGATTTATTAGATTACATACGTAAAAATTATTCTAGAATGAAACTGGAAGATTGGACAATTATTTTTTTTCAGATACTTTTCACATTAGCTAGGATACATGAAAAATATCCTGCATTTCGTCATAATGATATGAAAGCAAATAATATTCTTATCGAAATTAAAGAAAATCCGAATTCAAATAATACCGCTACACATTATAATTATCATATGAAAGATAAAGGAATTGATTTTATCATACCGCACATTAAAATGCAAGTAAAAATATGGGATTTTGATTTTGCGTGTATTAATGGAACTATCGAAAATAATAAAGTTAATTCAGATTGGACAAAAAAAATGAACATTACAAAGAATCAGAATAGATATTATGATATGCATTATTTTTTCAATACATTAATTAATGAACGATTTTTCCCCCAATTTTATAAAGGAGGAGTTCCTGAAGAAATCATAGAATTTATACATCGAGTCGTTCCAGAACAATATAGAATTGGATCAAAAAATGTTAATAAAAAAGGAAGAATACAAATTGATACCGAATACATGACTCCTAAAAAAGTACTCATTCGTGATCCTTTATTTAGAAAATATAGATATAATCGGAAAAATAATTAATGTTATTATTTTAATTTTCATGAATACCTTATGATTGTATTATTCAATGGAAGTTATTTGAGTAATAATTTCATTAATTATTTGATTAAATTTCACGCATATCGAAAATAATAAAACTAATTTAGAAAAAAGGAAAAATATGTAATTTACACATCGAAAATAATAAAAACTAATTTAGAAAAAAAGGAAAAAATATGTAATTTACACATCAAATATATAACTATTCTACATTCGTGATCTTTTATTTAAAAATACAAATGTAATACAATTAAAAAATAGTAATTCCAAATAACTAATATTATTATTTATTTGGAGAAAAATATCATTGTATATTATAAATGACAAGTGAAAATATTCATTCTCGGCTGTATCAATTGGATGAATTGATACTTTATCTTTACAATGCCGTATATGCAAAAATAGGAAATTACAAAATTAAAAGTATTGATGTGAATAAATTAAATATGAATCGCTTTAAATTATCTGATTATGATTTGGATCAAATTTTTTCAACCATCGAATTTTCACGAAAAGAAGCGACTGATATTGAAGGTATAAATCAATATGTTTATAAAAGACATGGTGAAACTAAAAATTGTAATATCAGAATTATTCCATATTTAAATAAAGAGGATGTTAATGATATGAAAAATCCAGTAAATGTAAATCAGATTATTAGAACATTATTGAGTGAATTAGTTGTAAATGGTAGAACAAATAATTTATTATTACCAATAATAAATATTGATGTGATAGGTGAAGATTTAATTAATTATGCAAAATTAAAAGAAATTGAAATTGATGAAAATAAATTTTATTCCATTGAAATAACGGAAAAGTATTATACATTGATGAGTTTAGAACAATTTACTTTTAAATATCCATTAGAATCAAATAGCATTCGATCAATTATCTATCAAGCAACAAATTTATTATATCAAATTAATAATGCCTTTCCTAATTTTAGACATAATTCTTTTCTTCCAAAATATATTGATTGTTATTTAAGACGTAAAAAAAATGATATCGATTCTGAATTATTTATACCTGAATTGAAATTAGGTAATTTTTTCTTATCGAGTATTGATAATATTGTTCCAAATTCGGCAGAACCGGAAAAAATTAATTTAGGATTATTGACACCATATAGTGATCTTTATCAACTATTAAATTGGTTATGGTTGCACCATGAAATAAATATTACGAATAGTCCAGAATTGATAGAATTATTCGATATTATTTTACCAAAACCGATTAGAAGTAACAATGAAAAATTAACGAAAGATTTATTTGATTTGTTAACAGATGAATATAAAAAAAAATTACAGCTGAAAAATATCAGAGATCTTTTTACGAATAGGGATTTATTTAAAGATACAATATTTGTAGAACAAGAATTTGGGGGAAAAAGTGAAATTAACGATGATCAAATACCTATTGTAAAACTCCAGAAAAAAGAGAATTCAGAATCCGATAATAATGAAATTAAAAAATCTCCCGATAATGATATAGATATGAACAAGAAAAAATCTATGAAAAAAACTAAAGAAATGGAAGAAACTGAAGAATATGACAAATATCTAAATCATCCTCAGCGTATAATTACCATCGACTCTGATAAAAAAGATAGTAAAAATGATGTTGATAAAAAAGATTATAAAAAAATGAAATCATATCGTGGACACAGAAAAATTAATTTTGTTAATGAAGAAATGACAACAATCAATCGCATAAAATTAAATGAAAATAATGATATGCAACAAGAATATGGAAATAATCAACAATCTATTAAAAGTTTATTGGGTGTGAATACTACATCTAATCGTTCTAATTTAGAACAACAATTAGCGCAACAATTTATTCAACCTAATCAAATACCACAAATACCACCTCCTTATCCACCGACTCCTTATCCCATGCCTGCAAATTCAATGCCTGCAAATTCAATGCCTATAAATTCAATGCCTGCAAATTCAATGCCTGCAAATTCAATGCCTGCAAATTCAACTTCTAATATGGAGAATGAACTTATGGCACGCTATTTAAATGCAACTACACAACAAAATCAATTTATTCCACAACAACAAAATCAATATATTCCTCAACAACAATCATATCAATCTGATTACGCACAATTAGATCCAAATCTAATGAATGTTCTATTACAACAACAAAAACAACAATATCCAGTGCAAACGGGAGGATCTATGAGACAGTATAATCCTTTTTTTTTTCAAAAATAAACGATAAAAAACAACGAGGAGGTAATGATACACCATCAGTAGTGCCTCCTGTAATTCCAGTAGTTACCACAAATAAGCCAGTTTCTAACAATCCATTTCAAACAAATCTCAATAAAGATTTTTACAAAAAAAAGGAATTTGATCCATCAAAAAGGGAATTTGATCCATCAAAAAGGGAATTTGATCCATCAAAAAGGGAATTTGATCCATCAAAAAGGGAATTTGATCCATCAAAAAAAAGGGAATTTGATCAATCAGCAAAACCACCACAAAATGCTACATTTCAACCTGCATTAAGAGTAGAAATGTGGAATCCTGTTCAAAATACGAAACAAAAAGAAATATACGGATTATATCCTCAATATATTGCAAATCAATTACCTCCTGATATTAATCCAAATCTCAAACATTTATTTGCTCCAACTACTGCATTTTCATACGGACCGAATGTTCAATTACCTATGCAAAAAGTATATAATATTACTTTACCAGGTCCGTCTGGAGGACATGTTGAAATGAATAAAATATATGAGACTATTCTTCCAGGTAAAGATGTTAAATTAACATTTACGACATTGGGTGAACGTTTAAAGACATATGAATTTGTTCGTCAAGTTCTTATACAAATAAATGATGGTGAAGATATTAGTTTGGAGTGTGATGCAAAAAGAAATTTAATGAGTTATATTAAATTTATGGATCTTAATCCAAATTATTATAGTCCATTATTTTCAAATCCCTATCGAGGATTGCCGTTTGGTCTTTTGATTTATAGATCATGTTTTCCAATTCAACTTGAAGAAAAAAGTCAAACAACAATGTGTTCCAAAAATTCTACAGGTATGAATATTAGATTATATTCATTATCATATGCTGAAATTTATTCATATCAATTCAAACAACCTGTATATAGAGAATATGATGTTTGGCGTGAATTAATATATTACGAATATGTACGTGAAAATATTTTAAAGAAAAAACAATCTCCAAATTTTACAATGTTATATGCATTTTTCTTTTCGTTTAATCAAAAATTAGATTATTTTAATCTTAAAAAGAAAACTCTAAATCTTACACAAAAAGAGTTATTGTCTCGTGAATATAAAAAATTCAAGGAATTACATGAATCTATTAGTAAAGATAAAGTAATTCGCCCCCCTTCTATGAATAAAGATTTAAGTAATAGAATTCCAAAACTTCCTGATGAAAAAGATACCACATTACAAAAATATAGTGGTACTACACTTATTCTGATTACAGAAGCACCTCATCACAATCTCTATCAATGGGCTTCAAAGATTTACAATCATGATGGAATTGTAGATAAAATGATAAGTCACGGTTTTCATGATACTATTGTGTGGATGAGTATTTTGTTCCAAATAGTTTCAGCGTTATATGTTATGCAATTACATGGTTTGTATATAAGAGATATGACCATAGAAGATAATATATATATTAAAGATTTAGCAAATAATGGAGAATCAAATATTGTAGGTTATTGGAAATATATAATTGATGATATTCCTTATTATGTCCCTAATTTTGGATATTTAGTAATGATAGATTCTAATTTCAAAGATATTATTCCTGCTACTAGATTGTTAGAACCCGTCGAACGTGAATATAAAATATATACAAATAAAATATTCGGTCAAAATTATCAAATCACTCAATTACAAAGGCAAATATGGGATAATTATCGCCGTATAATTAATACAAATGCATTCACTAAAGAACATACTTTGAATAATGTCAATAAACCTTCTGAATCTGTTATGTCATTTATTGGTAAATTAATGGAGGATAATGAAATTGATCTTGGAACTATACTTTTGAGACATTTTGGAATGTACATGAATAATCGAATAGGTACATATTTGAGAAAAGATTCTGAAATTCCAAACATTCGAGAACATACTGGTCCCTTTAAAAAAGGACAAATGTGTGCTGAAGTGATTGAAGACCAAGTTTATAAATGGTGCATATTTGTGAAATATGTTGGAAATGATGGTGAAGTAGAAATTATAACAAAAGATAAACCAGAATCTACAAATGTAGTTATTAATAGAATAAGAGTTGACACATTAAAACAGTTTGCTCTTACAGAAAAAATTGATCAAATTTATGATGGAGATAAAATAAAATTGAATGAGAATGAATTGTTAGAAACATATTTTATCAATTAATTTGTTGAATCGAAAATGATCTCATTAAGAATCAAAAAATACATTCAATTTTGTTTACATATTGATCGAATCAAAGTGGTTATTTTTAAATATCATATAATATAGTTTATTATGGATCAATTTATAATGTGGGGTAAACATTTTTTAGGAAAAAATGATATTTTGTCACTTGCATTAACAAATAAAAAAAATAAAAATAATTTAAATAGTCATATATGTTTGAATTTCAAATTTAAACAATCTTATGCTAAATATTATGATGCATTCAATCTTTACGATGTAGATAATATTTCTGAATTAAGAAATACTGTTAAAAATATTACATTTGCATTATCATACAACAAGCCTGTAAACAATTTACCATCATCAATAACACATATAACATTCGGATATTATTTTGATCAGAATGTAGATAAACTTCCATTGTCAATAATTTATTTAAAATTTGGAGAAAAATTTAAAAAATCTGTAAATAAGCTTCCATCATCAATAACTTATTTGACATTTGGAAATGGATTCAATGAATCTATAGATAAACTTCCACTATCAATAACTCATTTGACATTCGGAAATGAATTCAACAAATCTATTGACAAACTTCCATCATCAATAACTCATTTGATATTTGGAAATAGATTTAATAAATCTGTGGATAAACTCCCATTATCGATAACTCATTTGACATTCGGATATGATTTTAATCAATTTATAAATAGACTTCCTAAATCAATAACTCATTTGACATTCGGACATAATTTCAATCAATCTATAGATAAGCTACAAATGACATCAATAACTCATTTGATATTTGGAAATAATTTTGATCAATTAGTGGATAAACTTCCTTTATCAATAATTTATTTGATATTTGGAGGTAATTTTAATCAATCTGTAGATAAACTTCCTTTATCAATTATCTATTTAACATTCGGAACTATGTTTGATCAACTTGTAGATAATCTTCCATCATCGATTATTAATTTAATATTTGGTAGTTTTTTCAATCAATCTGTAAATAATCTTACAACGTCAATAACTAATCTAACATTTGGATATAATTTTAACCAAATTGTGAATAAGCTTCCATCATCGATAATTCATTTAACATTTGGATATTTTTTTAATCAATCTGTAAATAATCTTCCAGCATCAATAATTCATTTAACATTTGGATATAATTTTAATCAATCTGTAGATAATCTTCCATCATCAATAACTCATTTAAAATTTGGAGGTTGTTTTAATCAATCCGTTAACAATCTTCCATTATCGATAATTTATTTGACGTTTGCACGTGATTTTGATCAATTCGTAGATAATCTTCCACCATCAATAACTCATTTAACATTTGGTACTAATTTCAATCAATCTGTGGATAACCTTCCACCATCAATAACTCATTTAACATTTGGTACTAATTTCAATCAATCTGTGGATAATCTTCCATCATCGATCACTCGATTGATATTTGGAACTGTTTTCAATCAATCTGTTGATAACCTTCCATTATCAATATTATATTTAACACTTGGACAAGGATTTAAAAAATCTGTCAATAAACTTAAATCGTTAATAGCGAATTTGAAAATTGAATATTTTTAAAAAGATTAGATTGTGATCTATACAATAGATTTTCATATAGTAATGAATTTTTAATAATATTTTTATGCATAATTAATCAATATTTTATTATGTAGAAATATAATTAACATATGAATTTACCTAGAGCTCCTGAAGATAAACCAATGAATCAATTTGATATCATGAAAACACCATTTTTATTATTTCAATCACATTTTAATGATTATTATAATATGTCTCAAGATTCTTTAGCAGGCCTCCAACAACAAGAATCCATATTATCAAAGGTATTCTTTTCACCACAAAACGTGGATATTGTACAGAAACAAATTATTTTGGAAGTATTTAGGAGGACAAATGGTGCTTATTGGATTGAGAAACAAGAAGAGAAAGATTTACAAATAATAATGCGATCTATGTTCATTCAACATGCTCGTCATGTTCCTGATGATATAAAGGGGCAAATCAAAGAATTAAATAATATAGTTGTTGATGATATTGTACCAAATGTTATTTCTCAAGTGAATGCATATTTTGGTTATCTCGAAAGAGCCTTTGCTCCAAGACAGATTATGGATAGACCTGAATGTGTATCAATTGCTGGTACAAAAACATTACCATCTGTTACGAGAACTTTTGATGCTAGAAATGAAATTCAAACTTCACGTTATCAAGATTATTGAATCATAATCAAATTAAAATTTATAAGTTGATTATGATAATTAATTGAAAATAATTGTTTCAGATTGATTGTATCCTTCAGGTTTAGAATAAATATAAATGGTACCTGCTCTAGAAGCAATTTCAAAGAAACTAGGATTATGACTACTGCTGAATTGAGATGTAGCAGAATCTGGTCCATTGAAGATCGGATTAACGAAAGAAAATGGTTTATTGGTAATAAATCTTCCTTTTCCACTTGGATCGTTATGTCGAATAGGAACAGATGCTCCAAAGGGATCATATAGTAGATAATTAGATTCAAAACGTTCTTCTGCTAAGCTTCTATGACTCATGATCAGTCCAACATTTCCAGTGATAATATTTTCAACAGAATCTCCTTGTTTAATTTCCGTTTCAGTTACAGCAACAATAGATCTTAAATGGTAAGCTTCATCGCTACTTTTAATCCGGAGAGTTTCCGGAACATGTATTGGGAACTTATTTAAACGATCGAAATTTGACATAGTTAATGGGAGTTGTGAAAATGCAACTGGATTAGAAAGTGTTCTAAATTGAAATCGTTGAATTCTACGATTGACGTAGAATATTAAGATTTCTTTGCTGTAAATTATGGATTGTTCTTTAGGAATAATCATTTTATTTTCATTCATCCACATTACTTGATTAAGAGCATCTTTAAGATTGATTGGTTCATCATTTTCCCCCACAAATGGAGGAATTCTGACAATGATCATTTGGATTTTTGCAATTGTATAAACTGGAGCATTTGTAAAAGGAAATTGTCCTGTAGATTGATTACCATATAATGGAGTAACGTACGGCATTGTTGTTAATGTGGAAATTGGTTTTGTAGTTACGTAAGTCGGTCGAATAGAGAAAACGGATAATAATCTTCTCAAAATTGCACCTTCATCTTGATGATATGCTAGATCTGCACCATCATATAAATTATTCCTACATGCGTTAAGTGATAATGTAAATTGATTAATTGAAGTTTCATCGTAATAATTTCCGGCACGTATTTGTTGAACAATATCCCAAATACTTATTTGTACTCTAAATCGATTTTTTAAATCGATTATTGGACTAGAAACATCACAAACAACGTCATTGGGATCAGTAATAAGATCATCCAACAAAAGAAGATCAGGTTCAGTTACAATCGGTTTTTTTTCATAACGACTTTTAACAATTCTACCGATACTAGCGTAAATCATATGAGTTTCGAAAATTAAAAATTTAGGTATAAACATACATATTAAAAGCGGATGAATATAACTATTAGGATTATGTTTATCTCTTTTGAATTCGCCACTTATGGCAGCAATGGAACAATCTTCATAAATTAAACTTCCCATAAATGCAGCTCTATGTTTTGCACCACTAGATTCTACCATGCTAAGAATTTCACTTAATACACCATGTTCAGATTCTTTAATATTCAATTCATTATCATATTGAATTTTTGGCCCAATAGCTCTATTAATTTTAGAACGAGACGTTATCATATCCAAATTTGTTTCAAGTTCTACTGCTCTATCTCCTCTCAATTGTAATGATAATTCTTTTTGAAATTCAGCATAATCAACATCAGACCAACCGTATTTTTTCTTAATTTTCAACATTTTGCTCAAAATTTCATGAAAGGTACGATCTTCTCTACGATATCTATTCACAATTTTTTCAGCGGCGTCTTTAGCTTGTTTCTTTACTTTTACATATCTTTTATTAAAAAGTTTTAAAACCTCTTCAGCAAAATCTTCGTCACCATATTTTTTAATAAGTTCAGAATAATCATGAGGAGTCAAAGAACCTTTTTTTGCATATTTTTCTAATTCAGCTTTTATATTTTCATTATTCCCGGACATTTTTTTATTATCAGAGGAAATATCAAAACTTTCCTTTCGATTACTTCTAGAAACGTCTGTCATTATGCTATATATAATTTATACCCACATTTTTTTTAAACAAAATTATATATTTTGATAAAATGATATTAAAAATTGATTTTTTTATACTAGTATAAAAAAAGAATGATAATAATAATCAATAATGACTCATCAAAATTGGTTAGATAAATATAAACCACAAAAATCATCCGATTTTCTTGGAGATAAATATAATATCAATCAAATTGATAAATTTATAAAACAGTTTTATGTGAAAAATAAGAAACAATTAACGATCAAAAATCCAAATATCATAATAACAGGAACAAATGGAATTGGAAAAACAACAATTGTTGATTTAATTCTCAAAGAAAATGATTTTGAAAAAATCATACCTGATTTGTCAAAAATATCAATTACAAGAAAAACTAAAAAAAAAAAAATAATCGAAAAAGATAATGGTTCAGTTATTACTATCAAAACATATTATAATTCTCTCTTGCGAAGGAAAAATATTTTGATGGTTGGTGAACAAACAACAGTAAAAATAGCTGTTGTGTTGGATAATGTATCTAATATTTCTAACCCCAAAGAAAAAGAAGCAATAAAGTCTTTAATTAAATTAAATAATAAGTTTAAAAGGATACCAATAATCATTATTGCAAATGTAAAGCATAGTAAAATAGTGAACGAAATCAGAAAAATGGTAATTTTTGTGGAAAAAAATATTAATGAAGAAGGTAAAAAAGAGAATATGAAAAAAATTAATGAAATAGTTATGAAATCTCCCAATATTAATGAATTAGAAACCCTAATAAAGAAAGTATGTATTACAGAAAAATTAAAATTGCTACCAACAAAATCAGATGAAGAAGATTTATATATAGAAATTATTGAACATTCACAATATGATGTTCGTAGGTTAATTAATATTCTAGAAGAGCTCAAAAATATCTATGATGATGTAGAAATAACTCTCGATAAATTAAATTTATACAAAATAACTGCTAAAAAAAAAGATATAGATCCAGGTATCTATGAAGCAACACGATCATTATTGAATGATTATTCTGGAATTGATAGTGCAATTTCTTTATACAGTGAAGAAAGAGCTACTATTCCATTAATGGTACATGAAAATTATCCATTGAATTTGAGACAACAATATCCAAAAATGAATGCTATCGATCAAATTAATATTATATTTGATGTAAGTAAATCCATTTCAGAATCTGATAAAGTGGATGGATTAATATATTCTAATCAATGTTGGAGCTTACAATCAGTTCATGGTTTTTATTCATGTGTCCTTACATCTTATCATATAAATAAAGTTAGTGGAAAAATGCGAAATAAGGAGATTTACAAGTATACACAAGATTATAATAAAACCTCAATTATGAAGATAAATAATAAGGCCATTAGGAATGCACAAGAACATCAATTATTAAAAACAGTATCGATATATGATTTTTTATATATAGCTTCTATTTTAAGAATATTATTTAATAATAAACGATATGATATGTTATGTGAATTATTAAAACCATATAATTTGACTCTAAAGAAAATTGAATCCATTATAAAGATAGATAAAATTAAAAATAAAAAGAGTCCATTGACGGGAAAACAGAAAACTATTATGAAAGAAAAATTAGGTATTTCAGAATAAATTGCATTTTAATTGAAATATTATTTCAATTAAAATAGCTCAAAATAAAACCTATTCAACTGTAAAATCATCGAATAAAATATCTTCATCTTTTTTGAAAAGGTTTTCTAATTCATCATCTGACGAATCAGATGAATCATATACATCGGAATAATCATCTCGAATAAATCTATTCATTTGATTAAAATCAACTAATCTCACAGATCGATATGTACTCTTTTTGGAATTATCTTTTTGATATATATGTTTACAATATGGTATTAACCCTCTCTCAGTAATATGATGACCATTCAAACATCCATTATAAATATTAGGAGAAGTAATATCATTAATCTTTGAAAATATAACGCTATCTACTTTTATTTCTAAAATTTTATTAATACATTGACCTGTTAAGAGATCATTTTTACATAATTTTAATGAAAAATCACAACTTCCATTTCTACAATTATATCCTCCTGTACACCTTTTATTTTTACATCTATCACATAATGATGTGAGTGTCATTAATTGTTTGTAAATATTTTCTGAAACGTTTTCAATTATTTCAGTTGGATTTTTACTTAAGATAATTTTATAAATATATTTCTTTTCTGAATCGATTATTTGTTCCTCTTTTCCATGTGCATAGGTGCAAGTTTTATTATATTGACATTTATCTCCATTAAGATATGAAAAGCAAATAAGTCTCTTCTCATAAATATTTTGTAATTTATTTGACGCAATATATAATTTTTCTGATTGATAATCTTCATACATTTAATAATAATAATATATTTACGAGGTATTTATACACGCAAAATCTCCATAAATTATAATGATGAAAGATATATATTTCGAGAAATATGAAAATGATTGTATATCAAATTATTCATTTTTTTGCGATAAATTAAAAAAAATCGAATCTATTGTTAAAAAAGATGATATTGGAAATTATCATTTATCTAATATTCTTTGGTCAAATACTTTGATAAATCGTATTTCACAAGGCATTTATCCATCTGATTTCTTTGTTAAAATGGTATTAAATACTGAAATAATCAATAATATAATTATCAATCCAATATGGAAAATGGCGAAAAATATGATTTCTAAATTTCATTATGTTCCATTACATCATAATAAATTATTAATTATTGATGCATTATTAAATCAAGGATCCTTTCCGAGATATGAAAATGATGGGAAATATATTTATTCTGAACATTCTGGAGTAATATCTATTAAAAATTATGTCGTGAAAAATATTAATGTTTCAGCAGGAACAGATCGTACAGATGTAGCTGATCAAACTATTTTCCTCCCAAAAAATTCTCCTGATTTCTATAAGTATGAATATCTATTTCATACACATCCCAATACTAAAACTTATGCTGGTCGCATTGATGAAGGAATTATTTATGAATTTCCAAGTGCAAATGATATTTTTAACTTCATCAAATATCGAAATGAAGGAAAAGTACAGGGGTCTTTAGTAGCTACACCTGAAGGTATATACGTGATTCGTACAATTGATTATCAAGGAAAATGCAATGCTAATGAAGATTTATATTATGATTTACAACGATATACATTACAATTGGAAAAAAAAGCAATGCATAAATATTCTTCATATCTCGATAAATTACATGATCCAGATACTTTTCATAAAAAGGTAGCATCTAATTACAAATATATTAATATGTATAATGATTTTATAAAATCAGAAAATTTATTTATCGAATATTATCCGAGAATCAAAAAGAACAACGAATGGTGTTTACAACCAATTAATCTAATGTACATGGATTCCTGATTCGATTAATTTTTTAATATCTTTTTATGATATATAAAGATGTCAAAAGAGAATAGAACGCTTATCATTATCATTGGCATAATCATAATTATTTTAGGATATTGGTTGTTATCTTCTGACGAAAATGTATATACACAAGTAGAAAATTTTACTAGTTCACCTTATCAGAGTTCTAAAGAATTAGATAGATATTATGAAGGTGCAACAGTAGGTATTGAAGATTATTTAGTCGATAATATGACTTGTCATCCAAGTTGTTGTGGAGATCAATGGCCAGTTCCTTTTGATGGAATGACAGGTGCTGAAGTGGAAAAATGTATAACTGAAAGAGGGAAACCGGGTCCTTTTGTCAGAACTAATTATACATGTGCCAATGGTATTAATGGTGTTGGATGTCCTTGTATTAAACGTGATCCATATTTGTTCCTTGTCAATAGAGGTAATAATGTACATTACATGGGTGTTAATGAAATAGAACCATCATTTTTGATTAGAAATGATGTTGTTCCATCTAAATATGAAGAACAAACTCCATACGAACAAATTCAATCTCAAAGATCCATGTTTCGTAATGAACCAAAAATAAATGATTTGAGTTTACAAAGAGAACCTCAAGATCTTAAGCATGTTCGAGAATATGGTTCTCCTGTATCTGCTGAAGGGCGTAAATTAGAAACAATTTATGAATAATGATTTTATTAATTATCTAATTAATAAAATCAATTCCAATTAGTCATATCAATTCTCTGTACATCAATATTATTTCCACCAATTAAATTAGTGATTGTTTTATTTGGATTAATATTTTGTTTTAGATTATTTGAATCTTGAGGGGGAAAAATCCAAAAATACCATATCACCCAAACAATAAGCGAAATTGCAAATGGATATTTCCAATTGAATTTTTTGACAATTTTTCCATCAGGAAGAATAATATTTTTATTACCAATTCCGGTTAAATAACATATAATACATAATGTAAAAAATATTACGATTGCTGTTATGTATGAATTTTTAAATATTCTAATATCCATATGTATATATATATATTTTTAAGATAAATTAAAAATTTTTGTGAGATTTTCTTTTAGAACTACCAACTGCACCATATTCCTCTATAATTTGAATATCATTTATATCTATTTTCTCAGACATTTCATTATCCTTTTTATCTGATTTATGTTTTAACATTGTCGACATAATTGTACCAGATATAGTTTTTTGTTCAGAAGCCTCATTAATAGTTGATTGTTCATTGAAATTGATATTTAATATATTTTTACTTGATCTGGTGAAATTGTTAATCGAGCCAGATTTTTCATGACTAGAAGTAGGTTTTATTGAAATCCGTTGTGATTTTTCAATATTATCAACTATTTTTCCAACACTAATCAATCCTTTAATTTTCTGCTGATCGTCTTTTAATTCTTCTGTTTTAATATAATCCATTATTTCTTTTTCTAATACGGGATTTACAAGATTTATGGATTTGATAGGTTGCTCAATAATTGGTGGTATTGATACTCCCATTAATTCCACTTTTGTTGATTCATTTATAATATTTATTGAATTTATTAAATATTCTTTTAATATGATTGAGATTGGTAACATTTTACGAACTGCACGAATTATAGCAGATTGTATATTTTGATGAATGATTACTTGATTTCTTTTCAAATCAAGTGGAGATACACTATGATAAAATAGATATGGATTGTTATGTGTATCTTTAGCACATTCGATGTAACATCTATGTATAAAATTAGCAGTCGATAAATTATTATAAAAAGTTTGTGCAATGGTGTTGCTGATATGATTGGAATATGTTAGGAGAATAATATTTGATTTAATAACAGCTCGTATTAAGTCATCCAAATATTCATTAGTACCACTTGCTTCTTTTATTCTTTTTGTCTCATCTTCTATCTTTAATCTATTCCATGTTTCTATTTGTTGTAATGCTTTTTGAAATATGAGTAATATTTTGTCAGATTGTTTGTTATCATCAGCAATTTTTACCGATTCTTTATAAATAGAATGTAATCCTTCATAAATAAATGGATACAAGGTTTCAGTTAAATGTTCAGTATATTCATTTTTAATTTCTAAGAATAATGTTACATTCATCTTTGTATATCATAATAGACGCGATTCCAATTTGTAAAAAATAACGAAAAATAAATAGAAAAATGTTAAATTGAATATATATATTTTCTATATAATAATTTTTTACATTTCAATGGAAATTATTCAGAATAATAAAACATATCCAATTATTCTCAAAAAGAATAATTTAACTATTTCATTGAGAAATTATCATATTTTGAGATAAGACAATAGGATATGTAAATATTTTCGGATAATTACGATTTAATGGAAGATGATATATATGGTATTGAACATGTTATATTTATATTCTCATTGGTTGGAATCCATAAAATTGATTGTGGTTTATTAGAATATTTTCTGAGCATTTTTTGATAAGAACTTATAAATTCAAGTAATTTAAGATTATTTTTCTCATATATCAGATTTAATTTTTCTCCAATTTTTTTCCTATCTACATATTTTGATATGAAGAAATTATAAAATTGTTTTCCATCAAATTCTATAGGTATATCTATTTCATTTTTCTTTAATTTATAGAGGCAATCTGGTATTTGTTTCATATATTCAATACATTTTCGTCCACATGTTAATGATATGAATGGTACTGCATTGATAGTACTAAAGATATGTGCATGGAATCTAGAACAAATGTTAAACGACATATGTGAAATTTTTTCATAAATGTCTCGAACATAATTTATTCCAGGATGAAAAATTTCTACATGAAAATTAATCCTTTTGACTATATCATTTATAATATAATAATCATTTTCATTGCTATTATTTTCGTTAATACAAAATGGTATAAATGTGATTTTGAATTTATTTTTATGTAACAAAAACACAAAATTTGCAATTTCATCACAAAAGGTTTCATATTCTTCGAGATATTTGATATTATAATAAGTTCTCGCTAATATAATACCTACAGTTTTTTCCTCAATTCTATTTGTATTTCTTCCAAATAATTTGGGTAAAATAAATGTTAAGTCTGGAATATATTTTGTTTTGGTAAAAAGTTTACTGTCGTTTTCATTTCTTAAATAAACACACTTGAATTTATCAAGTAAAGGAACAAATTCCATATAAGGAATCCCAACAGAGATAGCAATTGTATTTTCCGATATATCTTTTGTAAAATAATCATTGATAACATCTCCTCCGCCCAATATATTAAGATCACTATGTGGATCATATTTCAAAGAAAATTTAATATTATTAGGTGTACCTTTATACAAATAATTAAAAACATGAATATATGCATCATCACCGCAATTGAAATTACACCAATAACCTACATGATTAAGATTTATTTTTTCTGTTAAAAAGGAAGGATAGAATTTACTATTCAGTAACATATTTATTTCATCATGATTCAATATTAAACATTTGCATTTAGTATCTCCCTCACCATAACTTATAAAATATTTATCATTGTAAAATATTATGCTAATCGGCATAACTAATAGATAAGGAAGGTGATTATTATCGATACTAGGTATAAATAAAGGTGAAACGCGAGTAATATTATGTTGATCATCGAATTCATATATGAACATAAAATAAATAAATTTGCCATGCAAATAGACATTTTTAGTATCTATATTTTCAAGGAAATCAAAATTGGGGATTTCTTTAAATGTAATTTTTGCATGTCCAATTGCAATTTTTAAATTATCAAACGAAATATGCGAAGTACTTAATGAGAGAAATACATTACTTTTTCCATATTTATTATATAAATATTCAAAATGTGATTTAGATGATATTTTTGTGATGTTGTTATTATTAAGATTAATAATTTCAAAATTATCTCCAATACCATAATAAACTAACTGTCTATCGTCAGAATAATAACAATGTTTTTCAACAGGTCGATAAATATGATCAAACAGATATTTTTCTTCACTTAAAAATATTTCATGATCATTAATTATTATATCTCTGTATCTTAATTTGACACCACTAAATTCGAAGGTATTATAAATTATTAACAAACCTCCATTATTACATAATCTTGCATCTTGATTCATTTCATTAGGAAATAAATCTGCAATATTATTTATTATTTGTAATTCTTCATTATTTTTTAAACGAGCTATTGCCAATCCAGTAGAATCATGTTCAGAATATTTCTGAATTATTGGTTGAGATATTAATTTATGATACAATGAAGGCCCCATGACATTTCTATATTTATGAATCATTATCTGTTTACTATTTTTGAAGAATTTATATCCATTATCCCATATCTTCCATGGATGATATTGAACTGGTATATCGTAAAATGCAATTCTATATGCTATTAAAAAAAGATCATCTTTCCAATGAAGTATAGATGGATTAAAGACATAATAGTTAATGTTATCAGTTGATAATTTGTCCGTAAAATCTAATATCCACATGTTCGTTTATATATGTTATTAATAAAACAATTTTTAAATATAATAATATTTACATTAAAATTATTTAATGAAGAAAAATAAAAGAAAAATTTAAAAAAATCTTAAGAAAAGAAAAAATACTTTCATCTAAAACTCCAGAAGCAATAAAGAAACGAATGGAAGAAATAAAAAATGAGAAAAAGAATATTTAATTTAAATTATTGATTAATAATTTAAATTAAGGAAAACTTCATGTAAAAGTAAGCAAAAATAAAAAATAAATACACTTTGTTAATTGCTATATGCCAATCCTCCCATTCCACTCATAATTCTCAAAACATTATAATTAGTGGCGAATACAAATACTTTATTATCAGAATCACTGAATACATCAGCATATCTATTACCAGCAAAAGTGTGAAACCATAAGTTCAAATTTGCTGTATCAATACGAGAGAAATTACATGTACAAGATGGTTGATGTTCCTCGGGATTTAGAGCAAAGGAATAAACATTAAGACCATCTCTTGGAGTATCAGTGAAATGTTCATACGGTTCAACTGTATCATGCCAGAAACCAGAACGACGTGTTTGGCGATCTTGTCCATTAAGTTGAAGTTGAACTTCAGAAACGGGATTTACAGTACCATTAATCAATAGTCCATAATTATGAAGCATCCAAACATAAACATCAAATTCTCGAATATATGGACATCTGTTATCATCATCATATTTATCAATAGGAATGGACAAATCAATAATCAAGAGATCATTTCTCGTAATTCTTTCAACTTCAGGATAAGTGAGATCATCATTTTCAAAATCAGTAAAGATTCTAATAATACCTGATACTTTTTCTCTGAGATCTAATTCTCTGACTCTTTTAAGAAGAGGGACGCGAGGAGCTAAATATCCTATTAAATTACATCCTTCAGCATAATGACTATAAGTTGCTGTATCATTGAAAGTATATCTAGGTTCTTCTACTGGATTTGCAGGATTAATACCAATATATTCAATACCATCATCTGCAGTATATGCTTCATCACGTGCATTAACAGCAACTTCATTAAAATAACCAAATTGATCAAGATCATATTGTGCCAAAAGTAGTAATTTGGCAGCATTTTCGCGAGCCCTTTCCCAATCGCATTCATCATAAACCATGAAACGACCTCCTTCATAAATACCTAATCTAACTACCCAATAAAGAGCTTTACAAGGGTGATTAAAGTTAAGTTTATATTTACAACTATTTGTATTACCAATAGAATCTTCACCAGTAAATTGAAGTTGTTCAATTAGATATTCATGGGAAACTTGAGCAAAACGTCTACGTTCTTCAGTATCAAGATAAACATAATTGACATAAAGAGAAGTGTCTTCCATTTCGTGGGATTCTCCACCAGATTTATAAGCTTCTGAAGCAATATAACATTGCATAGATTGCCTGAATCGAACATAGATTTTTACTTGATGATATTGGAGAGCAATCAATGGAAGAGCTAAACCATTGTTACGACAGAAGTAAAATTGAAGAGGGATAAACATTACATATGCTGGTTTCAGTAAGTTATTATCAGGAACGTCCCAACTAAGAGTGCTAATAGAAGTAAGTTCAGGAACGTCACCAATCATTTTAGCATAACCATATTCATGACCAACTTCATGAGAAAGATCGTACCAGATATTTAACCAGGTACCATATTGTTTATCAATTTGTGATCCCCCAATTTCCAATTCAGTTTCTTCAATAATAGCATGTCCAACACGTCTTACCCATGCAAATTCAACGTGTCCAAATCGAGTAAAATCACCACCAAAACGAATTTCAGGAAGGACAGCTTTAAGGAAAATTTGAGTAATTAAATCGCCATTACGCGAGATTTCACACGAACTCTTTCTTCCAAAATTACTGTGTCCACTGAAAAATTGTTCAATAGATTCAACAGCAAAATTTGTATGTCGTCTATATACGACTTTAAAGAAAGTTATTTGAGGATTACCGGTTCACTTTATCCCATTCTTTCGAAATGGGAGTGGACTATATCTTACCCGATCAATAGAAATTGCTTATTTCCTCACGGGCACCTCCATTTAGTCTCTGGACTTCATATCCATGTCCCTAGCATAACGGGATTTAGGATTTAGCTCAGCATTTATCCATATATCCGTCGGCTTTTGACCATACCCTGGGTACTTCTCCAGGCCATAATATAATTTCTCATATTACTTGGTACCGAAACGGCTTTAGGATTTCATCTGAATTTGAAGGTGTTGCAGAGAATATAATATCTATTCTCCACTAGCAAGTGTGGATTAATATTATGGACCACAAACCGGTTTACCCAAGATTTATCCATAATTAATCTTGGCGTCTTACTTTTCTACCCAATCAGTTTAGGTATACATCTTGCATAATTCCCTATGGTTTCCCATAAGGCCTGACTCTATCTTAAGCAGGAAAAATATTCCCACCGACAACCATTGAGTCGATGAACTGCACACTTCATTAAGTGCTTGGCTGCTGATTGCCCATTTTAAGATTATAAATCTATCATCCTTTGAATTATCACCTATATCGAAGTTTTTGTCTTCGCCATATGAATGTCACCATCCATACTTGGTATCAAAGGTTTTAGGGGGTTCCAGCAATTTGATTGTCTTGCCAGAATTATTCTGACTAGCGGGTTATATAAATGCTATTTTAGCATTCTCAATATTTACAAGCCGTTATCTATCACAATGATATTGAGAACTGTGATAGGCTCCCGCTGTTGATGCCCAAGATATTGTTCTAAGCACCATAGGCTACTAACTGCATGAGTCCACCTGCCATTTTTGTTATATATATTATACTAAAGAAAAAATTTTTTTTTAATTTTTAGAAGATTAGTTAAATATCTATCAGTTAATCGTTCATTAAAAAATTTGAAATTATATTAATGCAATTAATATAATGCGTTTGATAGTGAATTTATAGGCGACAAAAATATAAAGATAATTATTATAAAGAAAGGTTCACTAACATTATTTATTGATGACATATGACGAAAAAGGTTAAAATAAAAACAAAAAAGAAGGAACTTAATGTAAAAAAAGGAACACTAGATCAAAAACATACAGAATGTTTGACTAAATTTGATGAAATGAATAACAGTCTTCCAATAAAAAGAGAAAAATTAGTAAAATTACAGATAGAGTTAAATGAATTAATGAAAATGAAACCAAATAAATATACAAATGATGATATTCGTCAGAAAGCTCACTTGATGGATTTAATTGATAAACTCAAACAAGAAATTATATCAATTGAAAATTGCACCGAACAATTAAAATATATTGTAAATACTCTACCAATATTAATAGATTATTATGATAATCTAGAAATTGTCGACGATTGTGAAGAAGAAATTGCACACGAAGTTAATGAAATGGGAAAAAAAACAATATTAAGTTATTTTGTAAACTCAAATAAACCAATTACACAAGAAAATAAACAGCAATTTAATACAAATCTAAAAATCAGTCGCGCTAAACTATATGAAAATTATTTGGAAATAACAGATTCCACACATAGAAAAAAATCAAAAAGAAAACATAATTTATGTTCTCAACAAGATTGTGATGGAGAAATTGTATTTAGTCAATTAGATGGATGTCAAGTATGTAATAAATGTGGTATTTTTGAAACTGTTTTAATAGCAACAGATAAACCAAATTATAAGGAACCAACACAGGATTCAGGTACATATGCATATAAAAGAATAAATCATTTAACAGAAATTTTGAGTCAATTACAAGCGAAAGAATCGACTGATATTCCTGCAAAAGTATTCGAGACTATTCAGCGAGAGATCAAAAAGAGAAATATTGATAAAAATGAATTAGATATTTTTAAGCTAAGAAAAATCCTAAAAAAATTGGACTATCGTAAATATTATGAACATGTACCACATATATTGCAAATTATCAATAGTAAAGAGCCCCCAAATTTTAGTAGACAAGATGAATCAAAAATAAAAAAAATGTTTCGAGATATACAAAAACCATTTGCTATCTATTGTCCGAAAGATCGCAAAAATTTTCTAAATTATTCATATGTTTTACATAAATTTTGTGAATTGTTGGATCTTGATGAATATATCAGTTATTTTCCATTACTTAAAAATAACACAAAATTAAGACAACATGATAAAATATGGAATAATATTTGTAAGTATATGCGATGGAAATTTTATAAAAGCATCTGAAAAAAATTTCAGATATTTACGTAAAAATCATTTTGAATTTATTTCGTAAAATAGATTCAAAAATGAAATGTTAAATATATAAATTTTTTATTTTTTATACAAATTTTTTATACAAGAGTTGCTGCAACTGGAACTGTTGCAATTGCTGGATTCAATCCAAACATTGCTTGTCCAATTCCGAAACCTGCACCGAATCTAGCACCCAATGAAATTGTTGGTGAGAATGTATCGAGAATGGCAAATACGAATGCTGCGGTTATGCCAAGTAATATAACTTCTTTGAGATCTAACTTTCCTTTGGTAAAATAATAGGCAACAAAAGCGACAGCTAAACCCTCTAATAAATATTTAACAGAACGTTTTACAATGTCTTTAAAATCAACGTTAAAGACATCACCATTATATTTATATTGCTTTCCAGAATAATGTGAATGTTGTGGAACTAACATTGGGTTACCATAATAATGTTTAGGTTGATTGATAATATCATGAGTAACTTGTTGGATTGGAGCAGGTTGTTCAACAGTTAGAGAAGCAGTTTGAAATCTATTCGTTGTTGGAGAATATTCACTCGTGTTTGTGTAATAATCAGACATTCAAGTTATATATATCTTGAAAAGAAAATTATCAAAAATCATATTTTTTATACTTTTAATTATCTCATGTTAAATATTTAACGAATATATTATATGACAACAATTATATCTCAAACATTCAGTATAATTTCGTAGAGAACGATAATATAAAATTATAATTATGTTATTATAAAGAGAATGAATAAGAAATACAATATTCGTCAAAAATTGATAGATGATTCTCCTCATGGTTTTGTAAATTGGGTGACGATAAGTTTTTTGACTCCTCAAAATTTAGATCATTGTAAATATATAGGAGTTAGAGGATTTAAAGTACATAATGGATATAATACAGAAGAATTAGCTGGTTTAGATGCAAAAAAAATTAAAATGGCTAAAAAAGAACATGATGTTTTCTTATCCGAAATTGGAAAAATTTATGCCTGGGATGATGCAAGTAAAGCAGATATTGTAGAATATGATGATTCCAAACTAAATGATTTGGAAAAAACAAGAAAAGAAAATATAGATAAGATAAAATTAATGAGTGAACAATTCAAAAATGAGTATAATACAATTAATGCCAATGTTGTAGATGAACGTAAAGAAGATACAATAAGACGTTTACGACAGAAAATGTACGATAAAGGTGTTATTACAAAACAAGAATATGAAATGTTACAAGAAGAAAAAACAGTTAAAGAAGTTCAAAATGAAGCCGTTATAAGAGAAAAAATTAATGTAAATGTAGAAGAGATGGCGAAAATAGATTATTTAGATGAAAATGAAGAAGTAGCATTAAAATATGGTTGTATGACGATATTTTCCCCCAAACACATTGGAGGTCTTAAAACATTTTGTTTCAAAGTTAGAGGAGTATATCAAACAACCAAAGAACTTAAAAATCGCTTGAATAAATTAAAAAAACTTTATCCAGACGATAGAATATATACATTTGAAATTGGAAAATGGTGTGTTTATTCAGATGATGATAATATGGAATCAGAATCGATGTTGAAACGATTAAATTATGGAATGAAATGTCATTTAGATAATTTAATAAAAGAAAAAGAGGAATTTGATAAAAGGAAAGAAGATCTTAAATCAAAGGCAGAACAAGAAGCCAAATTAAAAGAGGCCGAAAATAGAAAAGAAAGAAGAGATGAAAGAAAAAAAGCTAAAGAAATAGGGAAGAATAATCCTATACAAAATCCCAATATATCTTCATTAGAAAAACTAAAAGAACCTATCGTTACTGCTCTCAATCGAGAAGATGAAATATCAATTAAAGAAATTATAAATTATATTGATGATCCAGAAACGCATAATAAATTCAAAATTGACATATCAGATACAATCGTAAGTACGGTAGAAATTTAAAAATAACTAATAAATATATTACATTAGAAAATGTCAAAATTTTGTGGATTTATGATGAAAAATGGTAAAGAAAATCCAATTATTATTTATGCTGAATTAGATACATCTTTACCCTATATATCTGATTATTTAGAAGGAAATATTAGATCTGATTTTTGTGTTTTATCTGATACTATTTGCAAAATACATGATAAAATATATAATTATAATTTCTGCAAATCAAATGATGAAATAATAATGTATGGAATCGCCAAACCATCACGATTAGAATTAATATTTCCGTGTATGTATAATTCACGTTTTTTCGTTGTTACAACAAAAAAAAGGATTTCTATATTAAATGAAAATTCTGTACAATAAGTATACAAAAAATGGGAGCAGTGACTGTCATCATGCAAATGATATTTATAATAGGATTGATAATTATAATTATCGATGTTGTGAAAGCGTACAATAAATGTCCACCTCAAAAGATAATATACAGATACGTTCCAAGAACATTTCTTGAAGATCAGGAGAATCCAGTTCCATTAGATGATATATTTTATACAATGTTCAATAATCCTACTCCATGGGTAGCAAGCGTCGATGTAGAACGTAAGAAGAATGATATTGGCGAAAATTTAAATCGCTATTATGTTACACAAATCTAAAAAATTAATTTAAGAAATATTTTTTAAATTAATTCATTTAAACCATTTCAACTTTAATATCAACATTATTCCTTTTTTTGCTTTCGAAAATTCTGTTAATATCGAAGAGTGCGGCTGTTTTTTTGCGTTTATATTGTGGATCGTAATATTTTTTATGTAATTGTTTAAATTCATTTGAACCAAAACTAAATTTTCTTTCTTTAGCTTTAAACCAAAATACTTTCTCATTTAATAAATCAGTTGGTTTACGATTATCGATAACCATTGCTCTGAAATCTTTTGTACAAATTGCAAAAACCTTTTCGAATACTGCCTGTGATGGAAAAACTGATGCATAATTTTCATATAATTTTTTTTTATTAATTGCAGAATCTTCTTTTAGAAGAAAAATATAATCGAAATTGAGACGAAGATCAGGATCAATTCCCAATGGAGTTTGCATAGTTAATAAATAAGTTAATTTATAATGTCTACCATTCATCAAAATTTCTCGAATAGTTGTATCTTTAGCCCACGTTTTTTTTTGACTAAGACAATCATCCATGATTAATATTCCAGAAGGATCAATTTTCTTACCTTGTTTCTTCTTAAGACGAGATTTTTCAATAATTTTATCTTGTCTAATTAAAATTTTTTGAAGAAAAGCGGTACTTATTTCATAATGAATAAACAAATCAGGGAAAAATTTACGATAGAATGGATTCATTTTATCTGTAGGTGCTATTACAGCACCACATGGAACATATCGAAAATTATAAATAATATCTCGAGTTATCCAACTTTTACCTGAACCACGTTTGGCAACCATTACAATTGCTGGATCAGGGACCATTGTTTCCAATTTAAATTCAAGAATTTGAAATTTTCCATAATCCATTTCTTACATTAATATTACATTTTATTTTGATTCTACAAAAAAATAGTTATCGAATTTATAAGTTTCGTATTATATCAGCGATAAAGAATAATAATTCAACAAGCTTTGAAAAAATATAAATATCCAAAATATATAAATTTTTTAATTGAGTCAGTTAAAAATTGATGTGATTCATTGAATTGATATATAATGTTCTTAATATTTAAATGGCAGGTGGTTTACTTCAGTTATCTGTGTATGGATCACAAGATCTTTTTTTGACAGGAACTCCTCAAATAACTTTTTTCAAAATTGTATATCGAAGATACACCAATTTTGCAGTAGAATCAATTCCACAGGATTTTCTTGGAGAATCTGATTTTAATTTTGAAACATCATGTGTAATTGAAAAAATTGGCGATCTTATGGGAAAAATTTACTTAGAAGTAGAACTTCCAGAAATTAACTTACTTAAAAATAGAGCTTATTATATTGCTTCCATTGAAAGTGCTTTGATTGAATATACTACTATCAAACAATATTATCAAATGGTATATAATTATATCAATATTGATTCTGATGTAATCAGAAAATTACTCTTATTATGTAAAACAAATAATATTTCTATGATTGACATTGAAGCTACTATGAATAGTGAATTATTTACAGGAAAATTAGTAGATGAACGTATACATTTAGAAACTTATATTTTGGAAAGTGAAAACTTTAATAATATATTGGCATTGAGAGATTTTAAACTTGATTTGATATATCAAATTAAACGTATTGATATAAAAATCCTTTTTAATTCAATAATCGCAAATATTAATAAACTTGGTAGAGGTAATTCTGCAGAAACAAATGATTTCCTCAAGAGGAAAGATGTTATATTTATCATAAATAATGGTTTATATGCAGAAATTAAAGATTTTTATATGTCTGCGTATGATCTATATATTAAATATCAAAGAATTTATGAAGCTCTCATAAATAAAACTTATCAAGAGAGATATAAATGTGCATGGGTAGAACAAATAGGAAATGCTTTGATAGATACACTTGATATACGTATTGGAAGTCAATTATTTGATCGACATACTGGAGATTGGTATATAACTTTTATGGAAATCATTATGGAGCAATATCAGTTATATAATTATAATAAATTAATAGGTAATGTACCAGAATTATATACATTTGATGATAAGATTAAACCATCATATCGATTAATGATTCCTCTACAATTTTGGTTTTGTAGACATAATGGTTTATGTTTACCTTTAGTAGCTCTTAGATATCATGATGTTATGTTTACTCTTCGCATTAAAGATTTGGCTAAATTATTTTATATACAAGATGATTCAACTCTTTTGGATATTCAAAATATTCAATCACAATACAATATTCATTTAAGAGATCTTAGATTATGGGTTGATTATGTATTTTTGGATTCAGATGAAAGGCGGAGATTTGCACAATCTACACATGAATATTTAATAGAGATTGTACAATTTGAAGAACATCATGGTATTTTAGGACGTCAATATAATGCCAATTTAGTATTTGCACATCCAACTAAATTTTTAATTTGGTACGTACAACCAAATCAATATAGACATAATCCAACTGGTAGGAATAAATGTCAATGGAATAATTTTGGAACGAGACCAGATAAAACAGGTTATCCACTCCGTAGTGAATCTATAAGATTAAATACGTATAACATTACAGATCCAACAAATGATATAAAATTTTTCAACTTCGTTCAACCTTATGAATATTTTAAACATTCTCCAACAGATGGATTAAATGTTTATTCATTTAGTACTATACCGATGGAACATCAACCATCTGCAACATGTAATTTTAGTAGAATTGATGATTTAAGTATCAATTTGATTTTTACTGATGAATTTTTAAATTTGATCAATAATAATGTTGTAAACGGAGTTGAATCTGGTATTTTTTTTGTTTGTTATGTTTTATCATATGATATTATGCGTATTATGAGTGGAATGGCAGGTCTCGCTTTTCAAACAAGTACCTAATTAAAAATATATAAATATAATGAATTTTAAATAGAAGTTAATTAATGATTAGTTTTAATAACAAACATAAACGTGAAATATATTATTAGAAAATAACATATTTCATGGCAGGAGCAATTTTACAATTAGTTACAAATACTGGTATTGGTAATAAATGGCTTAATCAAGATCCACAAATTACATATTTTAAAAGAGTATATAGACGTCATACACCATTTGCTACGGATCATTTACGTATTCCTTTAAATAGTCCATTAAATTTCAATCAAAATAGTAAAGCAATTATTCTTCCGCAAGGAGATTTACTTCATCGTTTATTCATATGTTTTGAAATACCAGAAATTGCAACAGCATTTTTAAATACAAAATCAACTGATTTAATTGATGTTATTAATTCATCAATATTATCAGATGAATTATTCATAACTGGACTTCGAAAATTTGTTAATGGAAGTCAACAAGTTGAGTTTCCCAGAATATTCAATTTAATATCTAATACTCTTTCTTGTTATGATAAGGAAGAAAAAATAAGATTGGAAATTATCAAAGAATTAAATAATGAAATAAAAATACCTGGATACAATCCATATGATCCATTTATGATTAGTGAAACTCCAACAGGAGTTGTTCATGATTTATATAATTTTTTCAATTTTAAATTATCTCTTGGTTCAGAATGGGTAAATAAAAAAGAACAATATCATCTAATTTATAATTTTATTAAACTCATTTATATATCAGAGCAAGGTATTATTAACAATACTCCAATGATAAATACAAATCTTTTAACAGAAGTTATTATGTATTCCTCAATCTTTTATAATATGATACCAAATAGAGAAATATTATTAATGTATTACATGAAAAATCAAGATTTTACAATTGTAACTGATCAAACAATCAATAGTTTAATTGAAACATTTAATATTGAGTTAACTAATTTACATACAAATTTAGTTGAAAAATTTGATCATTATGAATATTTAAATGATTTATATAATTCCTCGGAAACAATTCGTCAAGTTTTGAATAAAGAGTTCAAAATTAATTTCTTAGCATTAGATACATACACATTTTTAAAACAATTATCTTTTTCATTGGACAACCAATATGCTTTTTTGAAGGAAGTACAAGATCAATTTTACAATTTTGGTCCCAGTTTTTGTTATCTATTAAATACATACAATACAATTATTAAAATAATAGATAATTTAGCAAAAACAACACCAATTGTCATATGTAGAGCATTTGGATTTGCGACAAATATCATTCCGAATATCTATCAAGACACAAATAATTATTATCTAATGCAAGAGAAATATCCAACATTTTCTGATCCTAATTTCAAAACTAATTTATTATTCAAAATAAATGATCTCGAAAAACCGGAAGAAAATGATTATTTTATACCAATTGATTATCTTAATACATATGATGAAATGTATCCCAATCGATTTGTGAATCAATATTTACAATTATTCAATGAGAAAACAATATTCATGTTTAATAATATCGAGAGATTTATGGATAAATTATTTATTCGATACAAAAATTCCCTTTTCTCTGAAACGAAAAAAATATTTCTTTATAATACTCCTCCTTTAATGAATATTTATAGTTATATTACTCCAACACAAAGTTTTATAGATGATCACGAACTTCGTGTAAATAATGTATTTAACATGAATATTTGGTTTTTTTATTTTTTTAAATATTTGGATAGTTTTAATGAACAAAATTTTGTAAATTATATTATTTCTCATATTACATTATCATTTAATGCGCAAATTTTGATGAAATATATCATCACTCTATTAAAAATAAATGTTGAATATTATATGAATGAAATATCGTATATGTTAAATGATATGTATGCATCTTGTCCATCGAGCAATACAACAGATACAATGAAAAATTATTGTCCTCCTGCATACAATAATATTTTAAATTGCAAAAATGTTAAAACAAGTCTTTTGGCTACAACAATGATTTTTCACAGAAATCATGTGCAAACTATTTTAGAAATGTTTGAATATATTTATTATTTCATAGATCATATATCATATGAACAAATACAAACTCATCTTGGAATACAAATTGGAATTATTAATGAAGAAGAGAATATTTTAATACGGAGATTAATTAAATTATTTTATTTCACTATTTTTGGACATTTTATGAATATATATGATTCATTCAAATTCGAATCTCCTGCAAATTATTCTACAAATGAATTTCCACTCGAAGAAAATAAGATAATAAAAATGTATGTAAATTATTTTTTATTGGGAACAAATTTAATACCTTATCAACGACCTAATCAAATTCAAATATCATTAAATGAAGTAATTGCGCAGATGGAATTTTATTTTGTTTCAGAAATGATAAATATGAGAGAATTGCAAAAAATGTATTATAATGTTCTATTTAATGAAGAATTAATTAGATCTGAAGTCGGTGCAACTACAGCTGAACTTATAAATTTAATCATTAAATATCTTTTGAAAATAGATGATAATTATGAAGTGAACATAGAAGAAATATGGAAAACTAAAGATCCTGTTAGAAATTATTACGATGTGCTTTATCAACATAATATTATTCACGGTAAACCAGATAATTTATATTACAGTACTTTTGATCTTAATAGATTTAATGGTAAATTATATCCATACACATCGTATAAATCAAGAGATTATGGAGTTGCTCCATCGCCACCTAATATTTTACCAATACCTCCTCCGGATCCATTACCTTCAATCGATCCATATGGTATTAATCCTGAATATTATGATCAAAAACAAGTGATTACAGATTATGAAAATCCCCCTTCAATTAATATCGGAACATTAAATCAACATATTCCGGTTTATTGGATAACAGGACATACTCCCACTTATAATACACAAGAAAATTTACCATCATATCAATTATTTCCATTTGATTATTTTCGAATAAAACATGCAGTATTTCACAATAATCCTCTCTCAATTCCACACGATGTAAAATTCATCGATCAATATCAATTTAATTTATTAAGATCAATCAAATTAACGGAACGATTGGAGATTATCTATCCCGAAAGAAATCGTAATCTTTTATATTGGGTTTACATTTCATTATATTATGTTAAAATAAATACAATATCAACAATCCCATATTCAAATTACTTACATTTATATAATTTCGGAATATTAAATCCAACTTTTGTGAATATGTTGAATGCATATATTATAAATATTAAATATAGTTTAGAAAAAACTGATTTTTATTTTCCACGTACATTATTAACCGAATGTTTGAATGGTTTAAGAGAAATGTTTGATGATTTTAATTCATCTGTAATTATACAAGTAGATCATCAACAACCTTATTATCAATATGAAGATCTGATATTATGTAATTTATATTCTTATAATAACATTCTCTATGGAAAAGTATTTCCTGAGGAAAATATTCGCTCCATAATTGTAATAATGAGAGATAATTTCTTGTCAGAATATTTTTACTTTGCTAAATATGAAGAATCTATTGTGAAGATAGAAAGATTAGGTATCAATAACGAATATTTTACATTCAGAAATATTAGTGAAATTAATTACGAAATTATTCAAAATATCAATACAACAAATACAGATCTCTCAGTATTAAGAGATGTATCATCATTGGTCTATATTTACTATGATTTTTTAAATGTACGTACATTTCCTATCAGAGAATTACAACCTTTATTAGATGATTTTACACAAGTTATATCAAGATCAATTACTAGTTTTTTGGTACCCAGATCAACTCCTCGTTTTACTTTCAAAGATATATATGATATGATTAATGTATCATTCACTTCTATTCATCAAGCTTATATTTATTGTATAACACATAACTATTTCCAATATATTTCCAATATTTTAAAACCATATCAATCACTTATGATTGATAAAATTACTTTATTTGATAGGATCTATAATTATATTATCAAATTACCAGAAATAGAATTGATGACTCCTCCTATTATGGTAACTTTAGCTCAAATGGCTGAATCTTTTGGGATTAATTTTTTAGATTTTTATAATTATCTTGATATCGAAATTATGCCATTATTTAACATTTATACAACAACAGCTGCATCTATTGATTCCTATCCATATCAAAGAATTATGCTCATAAGTATCGTATTGTATCCTCAATTAGATTATTTTTTCCTAAAATGGCGTCATGGAGCGGAAATTACAGATTATATCACAACATTTAAACAATACATTATGGATGAAATTTTTACATTTGAATTTATAACTGCTAATACCTTATTGTATTATTATTTCGGACTTGTACATAATACATACTATTCATATTTCTTTTATTTTTTCAATTATGCATATACACACGATTTAACAATTATTTCCAATCCACTATCTATTTATGATCAATACAATTATTCACAAGATCAAGGATATATATCCACTTTATACAATTCATTTAAATCTTTGGCAAATATTCTCGAATATTTTTTAGATCTTATTTGGGATTGGTCAATGACAATATGTGATAAAAATCCTTTATACATTGAAAATAATTTTGGATATTCTACTAGATTTAGTATTCACGTAAATCAAATTCATTTAGAGAATAAATTTTTAATAGAAGAGAAAAAATTTTTGGAAAAGATAATTGAAGATCCCATCAAACGAATTATCAGAAGCTTAGAGGTAACATCTGATCCATTTATCTTAGCAAAAATGGTATCATCTAATCCATCTATTAAAACAGCTAGAGCAATTTATCCTGTCGATGATTATAATCAAGGAGTGATACAATTGAATGAAAGAACAGAAATAATTAAATTTATTAAAAATGTTGCAGAAAGAGGTATTGTCACTTTAACATTGAACAGAGAGCAAATAATTCTGCTGAAAAATAAGATTTATAATATCTTGTATCGCAACAAACGTGCTAAAACTGCATGGGTACGAAAATTAGCACATTTTTTCATTAAACAAGTTACAGTAAGAAATGATGATCAAGTATTAGATACTCACGTATCAGATTGGTTTGAAGTATTTCACGAGATTTCAAAGCACGATGGTTCAGAATATGGATATCAGAAAATGATTGGTAATAGAGATGATTTAATTACATTTGATGATAATAAAAAACAAAGTTACTTAATAGTTATGCCTTTAATTTTTTACTTTAATCGAAATCCAACGTCAGCACTTCCATTAACATCAAGTCTTAATTCACAATTTGAAATAACTATATATACAAGATCATTAAATGATGTAATATATAAGGAACAATTTTCTGATTTTATCGATCCGGCATTTTATCATGATATTAATAATATCAATGTAAAACCCTACATTCCGACAATAAAAAATTCCTATTTAATTGGAGAATATTTCTATTTATCAACAGAAGAACGAAAAATTTTCGTAACACAACAGTTAGAATATCTCATGGAAGAAATACAAATTGATGATGGTTTTAATATCACTGATTATAATTTAATTCCAGTATATAAAATTGGATCAGCCAAAAAAACTATAACTACAACTCGAAATGGAATAAGAACACATGAAACATTTTATAATCCTCGAACGACGATATATATGGATAAGTATCAATTAGAAGCTGCAGGTGAAAAAACGGAACGAATTTCTGAAAATCGTGAATTTTTACCCAGAAATGATCATGTATTGGAATCGTGTAAAGATCGTACAGGAGTGGTAAAATTAAGAATGATTAATCGTCCTATACCAACTGATCCACTTGTTCATAAAAAAAGAATCAATTATCAACATTATTTCCAACATCCATCTGAATTAATGGTTATTTTAATAAAATTAGATTTACATATACAACCTATTTTTCGTAGAGATGAAAATAGTTATTTTTATGGTGAATGTCAATGGGATAATTATGGATTATATTCTTACTTTGATTTATCCAAAATTCAATTTGCAAAGGAACAATATTATAATTTAACACAAACAAAATTTAATAATATACATGATCCAACATATGGATTTTTACATATTATTAATAAATTAATAATTCGCTATACTGAATTTCCATGTACGATTTCGGAGACTTTAGTACCAATAGATAAATGGATTTGTGAAAATCTCCCGTATTTTCTCTCCGTTTTGCAAAAAATTAAAGAATCTTTTATAGCTTTTAGGGGAAAAATAATTAATTATACATACATGATACGATTGAAAGAAAATATAATGATTTTAGGATTATCATATGATATTTGGCAAGCAATTTTTTTATTTCAAATGGTTAAAGATGTTTACATAGAAATGTATATATTACCATTACCAACAGACGAACAAATTATTCTTGCATATGCAATAATAATTCCTGGTTTCGATATTGAAAACTTTTATATTAATAAAGAAATTTTTAAACAAGGAATAATTTATTTGATAAGTGATCTAATTATTAAAATTAATCCATGTATTGATAATGATATTAACAGAGCTGTCGATAAAATTTATGGAAGATATAATGAGACTGAAATAAATGCTTTAATTTATATTCTCGATTCAGTATTTAATACGGGTATTATAGATTATAGTTTTATTAATTATATGAATTATTTTTACAATATCTATATTTTACTCATAACACCAGTTCAAGCGTACATAAATATGATTGTAAAAATAAATGAAGCAATAAGATTGATACCAACAAAAGAAATACAAAATTTTAATGATTATCCGATTGATAATTTAGATTACAAGAATATTATTTATCAAATAATTCCCCTAATAGAAGGTCAAAATCCTTATAAAAATTATTTGAATCTAATTCCATTTAATGTGGTAGGTTTTGTTTCAGTTAAAATGAATCAAGAATTAGATACTATTGTGGATGAACTTCCTGTAAAATTAATTGATTATCAAAAGAATATGATTCCACGTAGGAAAATTAATCCATTGTTATCAGGATATTTAACATTTAATAGTTATAATATTCTCCCAGAAAATGCAGATGGTTTATGGTGGTCGGAAGTTCAAGCATATAAATATGTAGAACACACACCATCAGTTGGGATTAATTTACATTCATGGGCCCTTCAACCATTGATAAATTTACCAACTGGTGCCGCAAATTTGAATCGAATAGATGATTTTAGATCAATTTTGGATGTTCATCCATTAATTAGCAACGCATATCCTGCAACAATTGTAAGTATAATCCTTAGTGATAATATTCTTCGTGTAATGTCTGGTATGAATGGTAAAGCATGGCAGACTAGTTCCGTACATCATAATATTTAATTTTACGATCATTTAATCAATCAAAAAATATCATATTCTTAAATAGAATATAATTATGACTGGTGCACTTATTCAATTAGTTGCTTATGGCATTCAAGATCTATATCTTACAGGAGCACCTCAAATAACATTTTTTAAAATAGTATATCGTCGTCATACTAATTTTTCGGTAGATTCTGTCAGACAAAACTTTACCTCTCCAGCGGATTTTGGGAAGATTGTCACATGTAATATCTCAAGAGCTGGAGATTTAATAGGCAAAACATATCTATATATACAAATACCAGAAATACCACGATTTATTGATATAGAAACTGGTGAAGAAGATCATATTAAAAAATTTGCTTGGGTAGAAAATTTGGGATATGCTCTAATACAAGAAATAACAGTAGAAATAGGAGGAAAATTAATAGATAGACATTATGGTGAATTTATGTATATATGGGAACAAGTTAGTGGGAGACAACCGATAGGAATTAATAAAATGATTGGTAATGTTCCCGAAATGCATAAATTTTCAAATGGAAAACCGGGATATCTTCTTTACGTTCCATTAAAATTTTGGTTTTGTCGCCATACAGGATTATCTCTTCCTTTAATCGCACTTGCATCATCTGATGTTAAAATTAATATCATGTTTCGAAGATTTGATGAGTGTTATCGTATGGGACCTACTTTTTCAATCGAATTAATTGAAGATGTTTGTCCATTTCGATCAGGAGATTATATAGAACAAATAATTAATGGGAAATCAATTTATGGTTATTGTATAGATTACGATTACATTAAAAAGAGACTTTATTACATCAAAATTCAAAATATTAATGCTAGCAAGAAAAATTTTGATAGTTTGATAGAACCTAGTCTCTCACAAGGTATTATAAATAGCCCAACATATTCACGAAACATATTATACAGAATATATAATAGTCTCAATGGATTATATTGTACACCAAAACCAAATACTTTAGAACGATTAGAATCGACTATGTTACCATACATTCCTACATTTGTAAATTCATTTTTGTATGTTAATTATGTATATTTGGATACTGATGAGCGACTTAAATTTGCTCGTTCGAATCATGAATATTTAATAGAACAACTTCAATATAATCAAGAAGTTGGAATAGGTACTCCAAATGTTAAACAAAATTTAGCATTAATGCATCCATGTAAAGAACATTTTTGGATTGTTCAACTTGATAGTCTAGTTGGTCCTCGAACAATCAATGATTTATTTAATTATACTGATTCACATATTAGATATCCAGATGGTAGATTTTATGGGAGAGATTTAGTTGAAACTGCAACACTAATTTTAAATGGAAAGAATAGATTTGGTATTAGGAATAATACATATTTTAATAAAATTGTTCCGTGGCAATGTCATTTTAGATCACCGGTTATTGGAATAAATGATTATTCATTTTGTTTATTTCCGGAAGATCATCAACCATCTGCATCATGTAACATGAGTAAAATTGATTTTATTACCATGAATATGAGATTAGGTAATGTTATTAATACTCAAAATACTTGTAAAGTAAGGGCTTACACAATTAATTACAATATTTTACGCATATTTTTTAATCTCGGAGGGTTAGCATTTATGTAAATTATTATTTTATATGTGATACATATTAAATAATAACTTAATTATACAATTTAATGATAATTAATTGTTGGTGGACGTAATAAAGACGATTTATTTTTTTTTTCTAATTTTTCTTCTAATTTTGCTTCATGAATTTTAGCAAGTGTTTTTAATAAATCAATAATTTTATACGCTTTGGTATTATAAACACTGGATAGATGTAATAGATTCGAATGTTTTTTCAATACCTCATCTAATCTATCGTCAGGAACTCTAAATGCATCAATCTTTCCATTTGAAGCATTATACAATCTATTTTTGATAATAAGACGTTCAAGACTTTTACGTAATTCGATTTCAAGTTCTCTGAAATTTTCAAGTTTAGTTTGAATTCCCGCAAGTGATTCTTTATTGAATTTAATTTTAAAACCATTTTCATCACCTGCTTCCATAGCAGCACGAAGATTGTTAAATATTTGATTAAACAGATTATATCCAGTGGCCTGATTGATTGTTGCGAGTTGATCAATAACATCAGGATACTCACCACCTTTCATCACATTTAATCCAGAAGGATAAACTAAGGGATTTGTCGTCAAGAAATTTAATGGCATATTTAATCCCACAGGTGTGAATGCTATATTTGAAATCATTCCATTTGCGCGTGAACCAGAAATATCATTTATAATAGAACTTTTTAACCTATCCAATCCATTAATTTGACATTTAACAGAATTAAGCGTACTTTTTCGTGGAAGTCCATGGTGCCAATAAAGGTCAAAAGATTTATTAAGTTCTGGTTCACGATATCTAACCTTATTATCGACATCTTCTTCTTCATTCAGGACTTGAGAATTAGCATTTACCCAATCGACAAGTGCTTCAAAATACTTTAACAAAACATTATTTTTTCCAATGCTTTCGAAAGTAAAATCATTAACACCTCTGTATATAGTATTTTTTAATGATGGTAAAGCCTTTAACCAAGAACCAACAGATTCAATAATATATCTATTAAGATATCTACCAGGAATATTAAATTCATCTGTCTTTTCTAATTTTTCTCCAAAACCAAATTTCTTCAAAATTGCATATGCAACTTTAGGATTGATCTTTTGGATTTGTTCAGCAAGAAGATTAGGAACTATATCGATAGTAAATGAACCATTTATCAATTTTGCACATTCGTTTCCCAATTCTTTATCTTTATTAAGAGCACAATCTCGTAAGAAATTAGCACATTCATTAGCATTTTTAGTAACAAATGCACAGTTATCAGTATATGACATTGGTAAAACATTATCATCTGAATCTAATTGTACAAATACATCAAATTCACCTTTCCCTGGACCGGAAACTCGCCTCCATTTAGAATCACGTGCCCATAATTTCATCCTCAATTTATCTTCATGCATTTTCCATTCACCACTAATTGGGAATCCATCACGATAACTATCAATCAAAAATTTATAATATTCATTGAAATTGATTTCGAAATTAGGAAATTTAATGGTTGCATTAATTTGATCTAAAATTTGAATATCTAGCCCCAAAAAATTGACTGTTGTTGTGTTTATATCTTGATTATAAACTCCTCTTACTATTAATCTTATTGCATCTGGACCTGCATTCGCTAAGTCTGCAGCTGTTATTTTGTTCTCAAAGTTGACCCATAAATCCCCATAAATTGTGTCATCATATGGTGGGATTCTGGCTAGAATGACAATATCTTTATAACTAAGTCCCCCCTTTTGCAAACTCAGATATTCGTTATTGTTAACGAAGGTCTTAACATTTAATCGATAATCAGTATAATTATTATCTTCATGTGCTTTGAGAAGATCTACTGTCTGATTGGTACTCATTTCTACTAAATTGAAAAAATCACCATAAAAATGACTATTTTGAACTATGAATTGTTCATAGAATTTTTTGATTTCAGGATCTTTTAAATTGATTTTTTTAACTTTAGTTAATTTAGAAGGGACTGGTTTTAAAAAACCAGTTGAAAAAAATGGCAACAAATCTTTTGGTGTATTTAAGATTAAATTACGTATTGTTTGAAATCTTTTATAAACCAATGAATAATTTTCAACACTTTTTTTTAACGCTATTTTAACTTGTGATAAAAGATTCACTGCACTAAAATCCGTATCTGTTACTTTTAAAAGAACACGTTGTGTGAACAATTCAAAAACAATAGCACGAGTTAAAATTCCTGGCCAATCGTATTGGTCAATTGTTGCGTCAATAGTAGTACACAATTGTTTGAAGTCGGCAATTGGATCCGGTTTAAGAATGATCGTGGATGCTACATTTACGTTGTTTAGTAGTGCCAGTTTCGTAATAAGAATTCGATCCCAACCATCAGCGGCATTATTATTACAATAAATAAATGGACTATAAAGGGAATTAACATAAGCTTTATCCGGTTCTACTCCATCCCGTAATTGGTTGTCAGTGATACCACCATACATTTGTTTTGGATTGATACTACCACGCATTTGTTCTGGACTGATATTATCATCTGTTGTCATTGTTCCACCAAAGAAACTTTCTTGTTTAGGCTTAGACACAGTTGCAGTATTTTCATACAATAATTCAGTAGGATTTGAATCCAAATAAGGTATGTTAAATAAACCATTCAATATATAATTGTCGATTTGGTCAGCTGTTAATTTGTAGGTATTCACTATGTTATTACCTGGATCACTATAGTTCTTAACTGTGACAATTGCAAGGATTATTGCATTCTCAATGGCCACGGCTTTCGGTGGGTCATTTGTCGCTTTAGATAATAAATTTAACCAAGTTTTACCGTCAAAAGTGTCAATTGCTGCGATCAATTCATTATAAAGCGTAGTCTTTTCTATTTTGACATGTTTAATCTTATTTGTTAAATGTCCTGCAATGCTTGATAATCCATTCAGAACATTTTTTTGAATATCCTCTTTTGTTACTTTAGAATGAAATACCAAATTATTGTGCAATGTATCAATTACTTTATCAACCAACTTTCTGAATTGAGGATCAGACCCATATAAATAAAATGCAATCCCTGACTTAGTCATATCTATCGCGCCATCATAATTAAGATTAATCACAAATAATCCAATATATTGAATTGCACGTATAAAAGATGATCCTTCTTTTAATTTTGCAAATGCAAATGTAGATTGTGAAATATTTAGACCAGGGGCAATAGTTTCAAAAGGTATCTGTTTAATTCCATTCAAAATGTATTTAATTTCGTCGCCCTTATCAAAGGTCAATAACTCGTTAAGATATTTTTTAAGTTCTGAAGTAAATTGTGAAGCCGATTCAGATACTTCATAAGAAGGATGTTCAATTTCCCTTAAAGCTGCACCCAAAGCTATCAAATATTGAAATAGCTGTGGATGTAAATCTTTATCATTTGCACCTTGTGGACGAGAGACTTTATTATTTCTACAAGTAAATGCTAATAATGATTTTTGTTGAGAGGAATCCACAATTTTGATAAATTCTACTAATTTATTTCCCAAAATATCACTGATATGGAAATCAGAAATCCCTACACCACCTCTAGCTATTCTTTGCATGTCTAGAATATATTTATAAAAAAGAAAAAAAACTTAAACTAATTCCACAGAAAAGGATATTTCTATTCTATATCAAACTTTATAATAGTAATTCCATTAATATTAAATTCAAAAAGATAACATGTAAAAATATTTTCAAATCCAAATGTATGACGATTGTTAAACAAATATTCATATAATATATATAAAAACATGTTTAAGAATCTCTCGAAAAAACAAATAATAATAATTGTTATCATTTTAATAATTGTTGCCATAGGCATATATCATTTTAGTAAATGTTCTGAAAAAATAAAAAGAGAGAATAACAATAGACAATTTATTAGACCAATCGAAACTATGGAAAATAAACCATTAACTACTTTATATGATAATGGAATAAAACAAACACCTTTTACATTATATAATTTCTATGATCCTGAATGTGGATGGGCAAAGAAATTCATACCCGCATGGAATGAGATTGCAAAGAAACTCGAAACGGTAAGTATAATATCTGTTAAAGCAGTTGACACTACTGATCCGCAAAATAAAGATCTCGCTTTTTATTATGGAATATCAGGATCCCCAACTGTTATCCTAGTAACACCAAATAGAAATGTAGAATATTCCGGAGATAGAAGTGTTGGAGACTTACTAGGATTTGTTACAAGAGCAATAAAAGAATATTAAAAATAAGATTCTGCATTTTTCAAAAATTGATAGGCGAAATGTAACAAAAGATCATAATTATAAATATAGGGACATTGAGTGAAATTAGCAAGTTTACTTAAATTACTAATTTCTTTATGAAATTCTAATTTGTGGCGATTTTCCGAAGTTATTTTCAAATTTTTTTTATCGAAAAAAACTATTCCGAACCAACTCATAGCAATTGAACCTATTGTATCAGAATCACCATGATGTAACATACTATAAATGATTAGTTTTTCAATAGTTCCTCCACATTCTAAAAGAGCATCATAGGCCATTATTACAGCATCATCTCCACAAGATCCTGGAAAATCAATATGTCCCTTACTATAATTTTCAGATAGAGTTTTTATCCTAGTGACTGGATTCTTCATAAATTTCATATCTAATTTAGGAACTAAACCGGAAAAACGGAAACTGATATATTTTTCCCATTGTCCTTGAAAAAGTATTTTATCTGTAGAGAAAGAAGCAAATTCATTGGGTCTGGTTTGTTTAATATAATTGTCAATTTTTCCGGATCGCAATATTTTAAGAAATTTGTGTGGCCATTTATTAATGGATGTTTTTTCCACTGCATATGCCGTAAATAATGCAGTTGCTACACTTCCTAGAATAGCAATTGCCGAATTATGTGTAATACGACTACATTCTATTGCGAGTGATATTAAATAATCTCGATTGGTTCTTCCGGGATAAAATAAACCAATACAACCAGATCTCATACAGGAACCTGCACCGATATCCATACTATTATATGGTAATTGATTCCACAGAATGTTTTTTTGAATATCAAGAGATCTTTTGATTGTTTCACCTAATCCACGTTGATTTTCCATTTGAGGAAGGAGTTTTAAATAAACTTCTCTCAATCTCGTACCAAAATCATTGATTGTTGGATATAAATCTATTAAAACGTTAAAAGTTCCAAGATACATTATCGTATCATCAGAAGCAAACCAATTATCTATACTTAAATCATTAATTCCGCCTAATGAAATAAATTCATATATCATTTCATTTGCATATTCTGGTCCAACATTATTATTACCTTTATTAAATTCCCATTCACCATTTTTATATCCAATAGTATCTCCTAACGATTGAAATTCAGGAACTAATCTCATCATCAATAACCAATTTGTAAAACTATTTTTATATGGATCTGATGATGTTTTACCAATTAATACTTCACCAGCAGGATATTTTTCTGTCATTTTATGTTGTGCAAGTTCTAATATGCGTGTACCTGCTATTTTGATTTCATTTTTAGATTTATTCGGAAACCTTTTACCAAGTTCTATGATTAAACTATCCGTACATCGATCTAAAGCATTATTCATTGATGCATTTATATCTCCTAATATCTGTAAATCATAATAATTTGTTCTTTCCATAACTTCATCAATTGATGGTAATTTATGTTGCTTTGCGATTTTTCTTAATATTGTTTTATTCCTAGACATTATTAAGTATATTATCAGATTCGAAAATATAAGTTTAGATATTTAAAAATAAAGTCATATTTATGAATTATAAATATGGTTGAAAATTATAAACAAAAAGATAATGTTCCTGATCTCTATTCTATTTTAGGTTTAACTATCAATGTATGTGAACAAGAGAATTGTGATGAGAAAATTCAAAAAGCTTATTTACATAAGGTAAAATTATGTCATCCTGATAAAAATCCCGGAAGGAGTGACGTTGCAGAAATTTATGAATTAATTACAATCGCGTACGATATTTTAAAAGATCCAATACAAAGAACAGCATATAATCACAAACTTTCATTGAATAAACAAAATGTTGGTGATTATTTTAGATTAAAAAAACAAGCGGAGGATTATACTACATCAATTGGTCAATATATTCCTGCAACTGATCGACAAAAATTATCTTTCGAAGAACAAATGAAAATACTCGACAATAAACATGGATATCATTCTACTGATGAATTAACAATTCATATAAATGATGCAAAAAAAAGAGTAGAAAGTGTTAATCGCTTAAGAGCAGTACAAGATATAGAATTAAAACATGATAGATTATTTGCAGATGGTACATTTGATCCAAAAAAATTCAATCAAATATTTGACAAAGTTCATAATAGAGAGGAAGATTCCATCGTCCCTCACAATGGAATTCCTTCAGCATGGAACGATTTAGGAACGGTTGCAAATTTTAGTTCATTTGATAATCTTGATAATATATATGTTGAAGATAACAATCGTTTGGATACATCAAGATCTACATTAGGATCCATTAATTTTGGCAATACTAAAAAAATATCAAAGAAAGATATGGATGATCTAACCAATACTGTAGATTATTTTGATCAACATGGTGCTATTGGAGATGATTATTATCGTGATCTTAAATCACGATTGAATGAACGTGATTCAGAAGGTAAATCATTTGAGAAAATGAAATACAATGATTTTAAAAAAAATGATACTGCTGGATATGGTATCTTTGATCAATTGGGGATAGTTATTGATGACAAATTGACTTTTGATGATGAGGATGATATTGCTAAACGTTTTGATACTTTAATGGCAGAAAGGAATTCTGAACAAACATTGTCAAATTCCAAAAATAAAAATTGGAGGTAAAATAATTAATTATTTAAAAAAAATTAATTATTTTGATTCTTCTTTCATTTTTTTGATAAATCTTCCTACAGCATCTACTCCAGATTTATACAATAATCCTTTGATTTGATTATCTATTCCAAAATTAAAAGGTGAAATATCGATGATATTTTGAATATATATGGTATTTTTTTCATATCTAGTACATCGTTCATTATAATAATTGTAAAGTAATAAATTTATGATAGCCATAATATATTCTTCCGGATAATTATAATCAGTATTATATTCATTATCTATTAAAATTCCAATTGTTTCTTCCATTTTTCCCTCAAAAAGATGAATTGGATAATTATCTATAATTGCTCCATCTACATAAATTTCATTGTTCATTTTTATGGGGGTGAAAACAATAGGAATACTGATAGAAATTCTAATAGCCAGTGAAATTTTTGTATTTGGTGTATTGATATGATTGAAATAAACTGGTTTCTTTCTTGTAAGACATGATCCAACTACAATATATTCTATATTTGTTTTTTCATATAATTGTATGAAGGTAATATCTTTTATGCCAGTTTTGGCATATAGGACATCTTCGATAAATTTTAATACTGTTTCGCCTCTATCTATACCACATTCTTCTAAAAACATTAATAAATCAGGATTTATCAATCGTTTCATATTCAAATTCTTAACCAAATCCCATATTTCATCTATATTAAATTTCAAAATTAACAAACATCCAATTAATGCGCCTGCTGAAGTACCAGCAATTACTCTTATTTCATCTAAATTAATTAATTTTTCTTGTATTAATTTATGAAGAGCACCAATATGTGATATTCCTCTTATGCTTCCTCCACTAAGAACTAAATTTCTATACCTTATTGTATCTCTTTTTTTATCTGAATTTAGATCATTTTTTTTAGATTCGATAATAAATTTATCATTTTCACAAAATTTTTTTTTTATTTTATGAATATTTACTTCGGACACAATTATAATATCAGAATTATAATCCATAATAAAATATGACATGAAAAAAACAGTTTCGAATTGAACAAATCATTATCTACAATAATAATATAAATGTCTCTAAACATAGATTTGTATAAACAACATGATAATTTGATAAAATTAAAAAAAGAAACTTATGATAAATTGTATAAGAGATGCAAAAAAAAAATACAATTAACTGCAGGAATAGGTGAATTGGTCTGTATATTTGAAATTCCAAATTTTGTGTTTGGAATGGGTTATCCAATAATCAATATAAAATCATGTGCTAATTATATGATGAATAAATTAACAAGTGAAAACAGTAATTTGAAAACATCATTCATTGAACCTAATTTAGTTTTGATTGACTGGCGTAGAGCAAATGATCTTTATTAATTTCTACTAAATAGACTCTTTGTTATTAAAAATATTAATAATAAAGCAATGAAGGCTCCGATTAAAATTATTAATGTTTCTTTAAAAGATTCGGATAATTCAGATTGTGTATTTGTCATATTTGAAAATTGCGATTTATTATTTTGAACTTGTTTCATTTTATAATCTAGAATTAAATCTTTAGTTTTTGAATCCACTTTTTTATTTATCATTTCTTTTAATTTATGATAACATCTTGGACATTTTTTAAGATGTTTTACAGAAAAAGAACATTTAGAATTGCCCACAGTATCGAAATCAGAAAAATTATCCGATTTTTTTAATCTATGATCACTAAAATTAATTGGAGCGTTGAAACCAGTTAGTGAATCTAAATCTATATCTTCAGATTTATCGAGTGATGAGTGAAAAATTCCATCACTTAAACTTAATGATGTTATTTGATTATCTTTGGATTGACCTCGACATTGTAAACTGTTTAAATTGTATTTTTGTTTTTTAAATTTATACATATCATTTCTATCACTAAAAGTATCATTTTTTAGTTTATTTGTTATTTCCATCACTGGATCATGATCCCATGCTTCAGAAATACTTGAAAACATTATAATAATATAATATTCTATACACTCGATAAAATTTATCTATTTTTTTTATTAAATAGAAATATCCATTGCGTAATATATAGGATATTACTTTCTGGTACTATTTCATAGATAATAAATGTCTTCGAGAAAAAATCGCGGAAAAAAACTACCAACAGACAAAAGTACAGACATGATGATTGATTTTTACGTTAACGAAGAAAAATTTAATGAAGCAATGAAACCAGAATATGAAACAATGAAAAAAAAATTGGATAAAAAACAATCTAGCACAAAAAAGGAAAATTCTATTCCATCTATTCCATCTAAATCATCTTTATCAAGTCAAGAACTTCCTTCAAATAATTCGGATGAAAATTATGAATTTGATGACTCTTCAGAATCAGAATCATCGTCAAATAATTCATCAACTGAATCTAATTCAAGTAACAATAGTATGTATGCAGAAAAAATAGAAACGAAATCTGTCAAAAAATCTGAAAAGAAAATAGATGTAAAATCCGAAAAGAAAATAGATGTAAAATCCGAAAAGAAAATAGATGTAAAATCCGAAAAAAAAATTGATAAATCGGAAAGTGACAATAGAAATGATGAACCAAGAAGACCATTATTAGCGGAAAATTTAATAGGTAATTTGGAAGAATATCGAGAAACTCCAGAAGAGAAACGAGCAAGATCACGTGATGCATATTATGAGCTTCAAGATTTAGTGGAAAAATATAATATTAAGCCTAGTAAACCATATACTATTGATTCAGATCCAGATGAAATAGAAACTGAAATAAAAATGCACAAGGAAAGAAGGCATAAGAGTAATCAAGTTAAATTTTATAAAGGCATGCTTATAAATATTGTTTCTGGTATTGAATTTATGAATGAAAAATATGATCCATTTGAATTCAAACTAAAAGATTGGTCTAAACAAATTGCGATGGATGTTGATGATTATACAGAAGTTTTAGAAGAGCTCTATGAAAAATACAAGGATCGTGGGGGAAAATTTTCACCTGAATTGAGATTACTGTTTATGATTATTCTTAGTGGTGTAACATTTCATATTAGTCAAACTTTATTCGGAATAAATGGAACAAACGATGCTATCAAAAAGAATCCAAATGTTATAAATAAACTTTTATCTGGATTAATGAATGGAGGATTGAATCGAGAATCAAATGAAGTAAAAAATATTCCATCAAATAGTAAAGATTTGCTGAAATCAATCAAACAACATAATAAAACTTCAGAAGATAATATAACTGAAAGAGAGAAAAAATTACTTACAAAACAACAAGATATTCATATAGAACAATTAAGAAAGCAAAATGAGATGTTTAGAACTCAATTTGAACAGATGCAAAAACAACAAAATCATATTGAACAAGTGAACAATATAATTCCAAATGATATTAAGAGTAATTTAAAACCAATCAATCAAGTTTTATCGAGTAAAACTCAAGCTCCATTATTTGAGAAAGATAATGATGTAAAAACTCAAGCCTTTTTATTTGAGAAAGAAAATGATATTAAATCTCAAAATAATTTTATGATGAGTAATTCGCCAAAAAATACGGGTTCTGAAGGAAAAATGTCCAAATCATTAACAAATAAAATGAATAAAAATGAATATACAAATTTATATGATTCACTTGAAACTATTGATGCAGAGGATATCATATCCACATCTATCACTAATATCAAAAATATTGGATCTGCAAAAAAAACACCCAAATCAAATAATTCTGTGAAATCGACAAATATTAGGAAAAAAACAAATTCTTTATCAGATATAACCAAAAGTATCAGTAAAAAGGGAAATGTTATAAGAATATAAATGATTAGTCTATTATTTAGTTTATGAAAATGTCAGGAAAAATTGATATTTTGAATAATAATGATAACAAATCAACCATTATATCAAACAATATGAAAAAAACAAATAGTGGATCAAAAGTAATACCGAAGAAGAGAGGGAGGCGTCCAAAAAAGATTATTGAAAATGATAATGAACAAGTTAGAAAAGAAATTACAGAAACAAATACTCTTCATAATGAACCTGCTATGATTGTAAGACTTAATATCAACCCTTCCAAATTGAAATTAAAAACTACATCATCTGAAATAAAAAATAATGAATCAAATAAATCAAACAATGAAGATGATTTATCTGATGGAATGTTTAAAAATGATATTCCTAAAGATACCATTTGTAATAAATGTACAAGAAATGAAAAAATAATTATGGAATTAAGGAAAAAATTAGAAAAATACGAAAGGCAAAATAAAACAGATAAAATATATAAAATATATATTAATAAACTAAATATAATTTCAGCAAAAGGAAAAAAAGTATCAATTGAAAAAACTCATTTGAAATGTTGGTGGGATTGTCATCCTTTTGATCACTTACCTTGTTTCCTTCCAGAATTATTTCACAATGAAACCTATCATGTTAGAGGATGTTTTTGTAGTTTTAATTGTGCATTAGCCTATAATCTGTATTTTTTAAAAGATTCCAAAATTCATATGAGAAAAACTTTGGTCTTTAAGATGTATAAAGAAATGCACAATTTGAAATATGATAATATTGTATCAATAAAAGAAGCTCCTCCTAGGGAAATTTTGGAAGATTTTAGTGAAGATGGTATTTCAATTGAAGAATTTAGAAAAAGTTTTACAATTCCAAAAAATTATATTGTCTTTACTCCACCAATTAAACCAATTCATTCCATTGTTGAAGAACACAATATTAATAATACTGATGAAAATAAAGAATATGTTTTAGAAAGATCAAAACCTCTTTCTAAAAAGGGATCAATTATTTCATCAATGAAAATAGATATAGATGATGATTAGAATTTTTTAATATATGTTAGATAATAGAGACCTTGTAAAAAAGAATCACATAAATCATCTTTCTTCTTAAATAATTCTAGAAATTCAAGTTGATTTGGATGATTAATCAATAGTTGTTTCGTGTATTTAATACCTAATTCTTTAGTTAATTTATATTTTTTAGTAAAATCTTTATTTTTCTTAAAAACTCCGAGTGTATTATGTTTATCAACCATTAATTTATTACTCGGACACATATATCTAACTAGTTTGATATTAATTAGTTTATCAGCGAATCCTTTTATTAAAAAATAATCAAATAATGTGCATGCAATTGATTTCATTTTTGGATTTTTATATGATGGTTGATTCTCTATTATTATTTCTTCAATTTCTAATAACTTAAAATGTTCAAGCAATTCATCCAATTTATTTATTAAATTCATTTGCAATTGTGATGTTGGATATTTTTTAACAATAATATTATTAATGGGTTTTGGACTTAATTCTTTTATTTTACTGTTTAATTTTAATTTGTAATGCGATGTACAAAAAGTTTCTTTTTGATATTGCATTTTTGCATTTTTGTCGCATACTTGATTCTTTCCAATATATGTGCATTTATCACTCGTTTTGATTGGAGAGAAAAGTTTCATAGTCTTATCTAATGACCAATATTTTTTAGATTGATTCAAATGAAGTTTGCAAAATCCAAATTCTTTATTATTCAAATTAAGATGAAATGTTGCCTTCTTATCACATATATTATGTTTTGCTTTTTGTATACCACAACATTTCAATTCTAATCGATCATCATCAAGTAAATTAATGTTATCCCAATCCAAAATTTCATATGTATATTGGTTTGTATTCATATTTAATTCATATTTGATAACACAATATGCAAGATGAATTACACCAACATCCCAAGAAATTATAATCATTTATATTTTCTTAGGATTATAAATTTTTATATCTTATCTTATCCTTCTGTTGTGAATAAATATGTGTATTTATCAGTATTTTTCATCATTTCTACGTCTCCTTTCATTAATAATCTTTTCCGAAATAAAATTAGTATTTTTGACAATATTACATAATTTATTATAAGCCCCTCCAATTGTAAGTGTTTCATCATCAATTAATACATTACTTGCTTCCATCGATTTATCATCACCACCTTTTTGTGTTACATTTTCTTTCTTGACACTAGAAAAATTAATCGATTTATCATATGTCGCTTCTGTATCTGTAATCAAATCCATATTACTAATTATAGCAAATATTTAAATATCCAAAAAATTTGATATTTAAATGATATATAAAAATAAATCTAAATATGGTGTTATTTAGTAAATGAGTAAAAAAGATATCAAAAATGGATTTAATATTTTTAAATCAGAAAAATATAATGAACAGAAAATACAAAAAGATTCCAATACATTTAGAACAATTTTAGGGAAGAAAAATTATGAATCACCAGAGATGTTAGCAGATAAAGATGCATTGAAATCTTATTTAGAAGCAAAAAAATTTCTATCAGATCACAAAATTACAATATCTACAATTACATTAAATTGTAAATTAAATACATTAGTTGATATTGATAAGTTTGCAAAAGAAGTTATACTTAAAAAGGATGAAATTGTTAGTATCAAATTCGGTAATAGGAAAGATCCAGCTACGAATAGAACAATCGTATTCTTAAAAAATAAGAAAAAACAAAGTACTAAAAATTTTTTTAATCAAGTAACAATTTTAATGAAACCAATCAATAATCCAATTAGAAATTATTTGAATATAAAGGTATTTAAAAATGGTTCTTTACAAATAACTGGTTGTAAAGATATGGATGATTTTAATAATGTAACATCTACTTTGATCAGAATTCTTAGAGAAGGCAAAACAATAGTCACTAAAAAAGAAACTAAAAAATTAATTCAATATGTTGAATCTCCGGATAAAATTGGTATTTTTGACATAAAAGTAAGAATGATAAATTCTAATTTAAAATTAGAATATAAAATAGATAGGAAACAGCTCGCACATATTATCAAACATAAACATAAAAGAGGAACAAAAGATATCGAATTTGGTTACATAGAATGCATATATAAGCCAAATGGAGGACATTCATGTGTAAATATAAAATATAAATATGATGAGATTAGTAAACCATCCATATTTGTTTTCCAAACGGGAGCAATTATTATTACTGGTGCAAAAAACTTAACACAAATTATAAGTTCATATGAATATATTATGCGAATTTTAACGAAATATAAAAAACAGATTCAAATAATTGATTTGGATCCAGAAGAAGTTAAAAAGGAATTATTTAATTTTTTTAGACAAAAAGAAGAAAAATAATTTTAATCAATTATATATCATTATTGATTAAAATTAATTTTAATTGTAATTAGTTCCAAAATATGGTATATTATATGGATTGGCATTTAATTGCATTAAAATTTTCGGATCAACATACATACTATTAGGTACATCTAATTTTGGACTATTTACAGATCCTTCCGTTTTTAATCTATCTAGATTATTATTAACACTATATCCTACAAATGGATCAGACATTTTATTATCATCATTTTTTAGAACAACATTTAATTGTTCTTTTATTGGACCTAAATTTACTCCACTTGCTGTTGGAGGATGATACCAATGTAAAATATCTTTTCTATCATCCATAACTGCATTATATGCATCATTATATAATCTATTCATAATATCACCTTGTGCTGGTTGTATGTAAACTTCTTGTGATGTAAATTGTTTATTTGTATTGGGAGCAAACATTGATTCTGCAATATAACCATAACCTTTCGAATAAGTGTCACTAGTAGGTCCAGAAATAATATCATTTTGAATAGTGGTTTCTTTTATAGTATTTCGTAAAGGTTTCCTATCAAATGTAGATGCTTGACCTTGTTTGAATGTAATTCCATTTGTGTTAGAATTATATTGATTTTCTTCAGTGATTTCTTTAATAGTAGCCTTTGCAACATCTTGATATTGTGCAGTTATTCTAGATTGATCAACAGCAGTTACATTAGTTTGATAGGGTATTTGTATAGTATTTTCTTTTATTGTTGGTCTAAGTGATTTCCAATTGAATGAATTTCCTTGTCCTTGTGATTGATTGATCGCAGTTACATTTACATTATATGGAATTTGGATAGTTCCTTCACGAATTGTCGTTTTCGCAATATCTTGGTATTGTGTAGAACCAGGTGATTTATTGATAGATTTTATATTTGTTTGATTTGGAATATTAACTGTTCCTTCTCTGATTGTTGTTTTTGCAACATCTTGATAAGGAATAACATTTGATTGATTAATAGGTTTCATAAATGTATTATATGGAATTTGCGAAGTATCTTCACGAATCGTTGTTTTTGCAATATCTTGATAACGAGTTGATCCTTGTGATTGATTTATTGATTTTATGAAAGTTTGATTGGGATTTTGTGACGTTTTTTCTTTTAGGGTAGTTTTCATAATATCTTGAGGATGTATTTTCCCTTGTGATTGATTAATGGGTTTAATAAATGTTTTATGTGGTATTTGAACAGTTCCTTCTTTAATGGTTGTACGTGTAATATCTTGATATGGAGTAGGACCTTGTGATTGATCGATTGGGGAAATGAATGTTTCATAAGATATTTGAGATGTTCCTTCTCGTAAAGTCGTTTTTGCATTATCTTGATAGGACATAGTGCCTTGAGATTGATTGATTGGATTTACAAAAGTTTGATATGGTATTTGTACACTATTCTCTCGGATAGTTGTTTTTGCAATATCTTGTGGATGAACACTACCTTGTCCTTGCCCAATTGCCAAAATTTGAGTATTTACAGGCATTTCAACAGTAGTTTCTTTAAGAGTCATTCGTGGATTATCTGTCCAATTAGCATATACATTATTTTGTTTATTAATATTAGAGGGTTCAATGGGATCACAAACTGTTTCTCGAATCGTGACTTTTGGTACATCAGAATAATAAACTTTTTGTTGTGTATTTAAACTAATCGCATTAGGATTGAGTTGATTTTCGGAAGTAATTTCACGTACTGTAGTTTTCGCATCATCCATCATAATTGTAGTACCTCTCATTGTATTTGGTTTCATATATGTATATTTATATGGTTCAACAGGATTCAATTCTTTGATAGTTATCTTAGCTTCATCTGATATATCAGTATAAGCACGTGAATGTGTATTAGCGATACCAACATAATCATTTTCACTTGTTTGTGATCTAGTTGTGAAAGGTAAATCATATGATTTAATATTGGGATTAAATTTTGATTCATCTTTTGCGAATTTTTGCAATGGTTTTGGTAGGGTAAAATTTTGTCTATCGGAATATTTATATTTTTCACGCATGTATTCTGGTTTTGTTTGATCAATTGCTTCTTCTTTATTAAATGCACCTCCAGTATATTCCATATTTTGTTCAGAGCGATCCGTTTCTTTCATGATGAAATTTTCTCTAGATCTTGGACCAGAATTAACATCATTTGTTGGAAGATAATCTTCTTCTGTCGTAATTTTAAATCCATCTGGTCTATATGAAACCACTGGTGCTTGTACTGGTCTTTCATTTCCCTTGAGTCCATCAATAATTCTTCCTTCATAGGTTATTTTTGGTTTTGTTCGTATTCTCAATTCATCCACTGTTTTTGGCAAGGATCTGTACATATCAACATATCCTTGAGTACCTATTTCATTATATCCTAAATTCAATCCAGGTGTAACTCTTATTTCATCGAATAATTTTTCATTTTGTCGATAGAGAGATGGAATATATCTCGATTCTTCTTCTTCTGATCTTACAGGTGATCCATATATATATGAAAGATCAGCTACTGGAGTAAAAAATGGTCTGATTTCCTGTTTCTTATTCCAAGTCGTTTTCAAATTACCCGTAAATAATTCATTTTTGAAATTCATTGTAAATTCATTTTGTAAATCATTTGATCCGTATCCATATTTTTGATTGAAAAAAGGAACCATATTATCATGTGTTAATTGATTTTCAGATACGACTCCATAAACCATACTTCCATTTTGATCATATTGTGTCCATCCTCCTTTATAGGCTAATTGTCTTTCGAGATCAGATAATTTAACTTTATCTGAAGTTTGATATATATCATTCGGAGCTGAGGGTAAACCATTTGAATCAAATGTTTGTAATTCAAATTGTGCTAAATATGATGGATAGTTTGTAGCAATCATAGGTTCATCTTGTTTTTCTCTAAATGTTGGAAATTTAGCTGTATCATCATCAACTAATATTGTATGCATATCTGGTGTAACACCAATCAAACGTTTAGCTTTAGTATCATCATATGGTGTTTGTTTACGTTTACATGTTCCAGTTTGTCCAGTTACATCTTCTCTTAATATTCTACGTATAGAATCCGCGTTATCTGTTATATTCTCACTCACATCTAATAAATTATTATCCTGACTATTTTGAAATTTATCTAAAACACTTAATTTTGTTTCTCCATGTAATTTTGTACTATGTGGTATTTTTTTTTTGTTAGTATCTAAATTTCGAAATGCTTCTACTCTATTGGTTGGTGATTTTGTGAAAACTGGATCTATATTTTTTCTTTCCAAACCAGGTATTTGAACAGGTTTTAATTTGTGCTTATAATGAAATTCTTCATATTCATCGTTTAGATACATTTTATCTCTATCAAACATAGTAGATTTAAATATTTTATTAGCATCTGCTGGTACTTCATTATTTGAAGTCAAATCACTATATATATCGTCTAAATCATCATTAATATTGTAAAGTGTTTCTACTTTATCATATTTAATTTTATCGTTAAATTTTGTCATATTCAAAAGTGGTCCTAATTGATTATAATAATTAGGAATAATATTTGTTTTTTGTGGATATTGACTCTTATGATAGGATATTTTTGCAAGATTGCGTTCTTTTTCCTCTGCAACACTTAAGTGATTATCATTATAAATATCAAAACCATTCGGAATTTCATTAACTAAAATCTTGGCAGTAGGTTCTACTTTTTTAGAATTATCATTAATGTTTAGATAATATCCAAATAATCCAACTCCTGCTAATAATGCTAATTCCATATTATTAATATATAAGATAATGCTAGATTTTCCATTCTATATAACTGATTAAACAAAAAAACTGAAAATAAATTATTTTAAAATAATATATCTACTATTTTTTAGAATAAATTTAAAGATGACAATACATATCCCAATTATTATTCATCAATATAAATTTTGGTTTTGGTTTAGGAATATTATTTTTCAATGTGCTTTACCAATAATATTAGCATTTATGACATTTTATGATTTGTCAACTCAACATAATAAAATAATTTATTCACATTTATATTTGTATACTTCATCGATTATATTCATATATTCAAATATGCGAATGATATTAGAATTTATATTTAATGTATGTTCAGATCAAATAATTTTAAAGAAAGCGATAAATTTAGTAGAAACTACAAATAATCTCATTTTATCAATGAATATTATTGATTCTAAAATAAACAATACTTTTTTGATAATTAGGAAAATATTTAAATTAAGATATTCTGGATCCTCATTTTTTATATTTATCGATAAATTATGTTGGGCAATTGGTATAGATAGTCCTATTTTAATTCCAATCGATTTAATCAATAAACTTTTTGAGAAAGTTGAAATCAATATACATAATGAAGATACTTTAATGATAAAAACACTTAACAATTTGTATGAATATTATCCAGAATTTGACAATAATATTTTTACAAATTTCAACACGGATCCTTTACTGAATAAAATAACAAATATTGTTTTAGAAAAAAATATTAGTGATTTGAGAAGGAGTCTTTTTGGATTGGAACAATAATTGTAAAAATTAATAAAATATTAATTTTTGTAATCAAAATATTATTTTTTCAAATTATTATAAATATTTACATATGATATTTAATTTATTTGATCAATTTTTTATCGAATATTAATATATAATTCAATGTCAGGAAGATTCACCAGATTGAGATATGATAAGGAGGCATATGATGAAGAATTAATTAGAAGTACTGATCCAATGTTATATCGATTGGATCCTAATTATGGAATTAATTGTAAACGATGTTTTGCTCCATATGGACCAAGAGCTGGAGCTCAAGCATCTGATTCTATTGGAGAACAAATTGACGTAGATTCCATCTTAAGAGGAGTTAGTAAAATAAGTACAAAATCAAATAAACAACAAATTCCAGATCCCATATCTGGATACAAACTATATTCTCACGTTGATTGTTCAGATGAACTCGAATCCGAATATACAAGATATACACATCCTGCTTATGATATTAGAGGTCTCACAGTTCGTGATTTACGATTTGATTATCCACTTCAAGACCCACAATGTCAAATATTTGAGAATTTTGAGGTAAATACACGCCTTCAGGCTAAGGATGATCATCGAGCTATATGGCAAGTTCCTTTTAATCAAAGAGATTTATTACCAACTGAACGATTAGGTAAGGTAAAAAATTGTGTGGTAAATTCGAATTGTAATTATGCTCCATATACATCATAAAAATTGATTTTTTAACGACTAGAACTTAATGCCATACTATATTATGTTATTTATATTCCTTGATTTGGATAATTTAAAGATTAATTACATATAAAAAAATACGACATGAGCGATATAAAAAGTTTTTATATTCACGAAATAGGTGGATTAAAATGCAATATTAATTATTCATCTGAAGAGTTACATTTATTAACATCTTTTGAACATCTCTTTTTACATTATGAAAATGGTAATTTTTTGTTAAAAATGCCGGATTCGAAAAATCAAAATAAAATAAATGAAATTATTTTAAGTAATACAGATGCGATGGCAGATGCATTGTATATAGATAATTCATCTGACATGTCAAATGAAGAATATTTTATGGAAGTCGCGAGCAAAAAAAATGAATTAATTCGAAACATTGTAAAGAATATATGGCGAATCGGATTCGAAAAGCCTTCAACAGTACAATCTATTTCTATAATTCCTTTAATTCAAAGAAGGGATACTTTAGTTCAATTTAAAGCAGGAACTGGGAAAACATTAGCATTTTGTATTGGAATATGCTATTCGTTTGATCCAAATAATGATACATTACAAATACTTGTAATCACCAGTTCACATGAAATAGCTAAACAAATATATGATATAATTCGTAATCTGTTGCCAGAAAAAACGCGAGTAGTTTTATGCGTTGGTATAAAAAAAGATCAAGATTCGATTAATAGAGGTAGTTTTATATCTAAATCTGCAGATAAATCTCTAAGAGAACAAATTGATGAAGCCAAAGGGGCACAAGTAATTGTTGGAACTATTGGTAAAATACATGATTTTATTAAGAAGAAATTTATAAATACTAATTATTTGAAAGTTTTTTGCAATGATGAATTTGATCAAATAGTTGTTTCAAATTCGCGAAAAAATGATCATATGAACACTAGCGATCAATTAAAATATATAATAGAAACAATTCCACAATTTGATCCAATTAAACAAAAATATGGGTGTCAACGTGTATTTTTTTCTGCAACAATTACACAAAAATCTGTTTCAGTAGCAAAATCTTATTTCCGATATTCTTCTGATGGAAATATTGTGGATAAGATAGGAGAACCATTAATCTGTTTACTTGATATAAATGATAATTTATTAGATGGTATTTCACAATATTATGTATCATTTAAAACATATCATGATAAAATTATATCCTTACAAGATATTCTTTCTAGAATTAGATTCGCAAGTTGTATTGTCTTCGTTAATACCAAAATAAATGCAATGAAAGTGCAAGAAGAACTTTTAAAATGCAAAATACCATTCGATTCAACAATATTTCATGGAGATCTCCTTGAAGCAAAAAGGAGAGAAGTAATTGACGAATTTTTGAAGGGAAAATATAGAATTTTAATAGCAACAGATGTGTTAAGTAGAGGAATTGATATCACTTCCATTAATTTAGTAATTAATTTTGATATGCCAAACGAAATTTCAATTTATACACATAGAATTGGGAGATGTGGAAGATTTGGTAAAAAAGGTTCAGCAATTAATTTTATTGTAGTTAATGAATCGGAAAATATAGATGAAATGCAAAAAATTGACTCTATTAATAATTTGGGATCGAATGTAAAAATGGGATCAAAAAATGTTAAAATTCTTCCACAAAATTTTGAAACAATAATATAATTAATTATTAAAAAACATGTTAAACTTATTTACATATTTTTTAATAATTATTTGGATATGATATAAAAATGAATGAATATTTGCATTAAAATCTTCGATTATATTATAAGACTATGGCCGGAAGATTCACGCGTTTAAGATATGATGGTTGTGCATTACAACAAGATACAAAACAAAGTACTGATCCACTAGAATTAACATTAGATATAACAAAATATGTTAATTGTCGCAATATTTGCAAACCTTCCAAAGAATATCCTCCCAATGCTGCATTATTAGTTGATGTAGAATCTAGTTTGTGGGGAATAGATAAATTATCTAGTAAATGTGATCAAGCAAAACATCCATTTTGTGCACCCAATGGATGTTTGTTAACACGAGATCCAAGAGTGGCTCCTCATATTACTCCATATGCATGTGAACGTGGACATTTTGGTGAAAATGCAGTCATAACAACTAATATGAAATTACCATCAAATCCTGGATATACTGTACCTAATCCACACATTTGTGATGGACAAGGAAATGGATATTACATAGAAGAAAAACGCGTTCCTAGATATAATTTTGCAATCCGATAAATGTAAAATGTATGATTAATTTATTATTTCTATCTAAATATTAAATTAATCGCTTAGGTTTCTTAAATTTTTTAACTTTGCATATTTTATACAATGTTGGTTAATGTTTTCAACATATTGTTTATAATCTAATTTATAAAGACTGGCAAGTTCTGGATTAAATGGATCTTCTGGATTTGGATCTGCTAATAACGATACTATTGATTTTAGAATAACACATATGTTTAATGATGATTTCCATTCATTTTTTAAAATATCCAAACAAATATCACCTTCGTTATTAACATTAACATGGAGGATTGGAGTGTAAAATTTAACAATAGGTGGTTTTTCCGGGTAATTTTGGGGTAACAAAATATCAAGTTCAAAACTATATCCATCGTATAAACTTTTTTCTGGTCCATATATAACTGCTTTCCAATTATAAATAGTTCGATCAAATTTTTGAATACAATACATATCAGAATCTGTCTCTTTAGACTCATTTATAAGTTTTGTTTCATTGAGTAAACGTCTCCAATTCATCGTTCTGTTCATTATTCTTTAATTTATGTTGGAGTTTCATTTATTCAGTAATATAAGTAAAAATTTTTTTTTCAATTTTTTATTTCAGATAAATATCTGGATTATTATTTACCACTTTTTTAAAGTTTTCAATAGTCTGCTTAAAGGCTTCATCCTGTTTATAACGCTCTGATTCTAATATATTTTTTAATTGTTTATGTTTATTTTCATTAATACGAAGGAATTTTTCGTCCTCATTTGGTGGAGTAATAATATTTTCTTGCCCTATCTTACTATAATCGAAATAAGAATGTTGTATTGCTTCATCTGTTGACAAATATGCAAACATATCAGACATGCCATTCATTTCTTCCTTACTGAAACCATGATAAATATTATCACCAACGAGATTACTATTCATATCGGTGATATATTTTTGTTGCATTGTAGACATTTTTTGTAAATTTCTATGCACTTTCCATTGTTTTATTTTTGAAAGCCATACAAATGCATCTCCAGCAATATATGGAGATGATACTCCTCTAATAACAATTGTCGGAGTAATTGTAATTTGAGGAGGAATATTTTTATTATTATCAGTGCATATTAAGAAAAAAAATCTTGTTATATTTTCATTATTCATCATTGACAATAACAATCTAGATGGTTCACAATGATTACTGTAAAATAATACATTTACGTTATTCATTTAGTTTATACATATTTATTATATTTTACGAAGAGGTATTTTAAACGAATCATTTAGAGAAGAAAAATATTTATCTTCAAATATTCCTAATTAAAAAATTATAAGTAATTGTAAAAATTTTATTATCTTTATTCATAAAAAAAGCAACAAAATTTTCTAATTTTGTGTGTGAAGTAAAATTAAATTTTGGATTCACTAGAATATGATAATCAAGAATAACCCAATTTTTATGTTCGTGTAGAAATGATTGTGGTTTATTCATTATACGACAATAATAATCATTATTGTCCCCATATAAATTATTTAATTCATCAGTTTCTATCTCATTAATATTCATTTTAAATCCAGTTGATTTGAGATAACTTTTTATGACATTTATAATATCATCAGTAATATCGTGCAAATTGAATATTTGTGCACCATCAATCAAAATATTCAAACCATAAAGAGTTAATTCGATCAATGCACAAAATAAATCTGCAACTTCCATATCATCAATAAATATGTAACTAAGATTAGAATCCAAATTATTTAATTTTTGATTAAAAATTCTATTCGCTAATAAATAAATTGAATCATTTGTTGATTCAAGTCCTTTAGTTAGATCAATATAGTTCTCTTTTTGATTTTTGACATAATTATAATATTCTAATTGTTTTGAATAATCCATTATATGATAGAACCAAATAAGATACTTTTATAATACTTTTGAATGCAATGATCTTACTAAAAATATTACATTCACAATATATATAATGAATTATTCGGAATCAGTTGAAAAACCCAAATTAACATTAAATTCAGAAGGACAAAAAGTTGTAAATTATTTAGCTAGAGAGATAAATAAACACAGTAAAAATCCAATTGAAGATCTTACACCACGTGATATAAGTTATATTCAAACATATTTGGAACAATTAAAAATAAAAAAAATAAATAAAACAGCTGTACCATCGAATCTCAAATATTGTACTTCTTATGGAGATTCAATTGCAAAATCAAGAATTCTCAGAGAAATGACAGCGAAAGAACCCATAAATCCTCACGTTAATGATAATAATTATGGTTCATATCCATTTTCAAGAGATATCGAAAATCCACTTCCATCAGGAATATTAGAAATCCCAAAAGATTTTCCTCCACATCCCGAAAGAGGATTATCATCTGATTATGTTCCAGTTTTATCAGAGTTTCGTAATGGTTATGGTCCTGGGACAGGAATAAATCACAAATTATCTGTTCGACCAAAAACTCATATGATGCATCAAAATGATAAAATATCAAAACAACAAAATTCAAATAGGATAAATGATCTATATAATCCAATTGAGAATATGTCAACACATAATATACCAAATCAAACAGCAACTAGATTAGGAAAAAAGTCAGCACAAATTGAAAATTTTGATAACTGTTCATATTTCAATCCATATGAATATGGTGCAAAACAAAATGAACTTGGATCATTGATGAAACCTACATATGTAGGTCCGTACGATAATAATTCTAATATGATGAATGAATTAGGTTTGTCCGATAATCTTTATTGGGAAAAATTTCCTGGTGATCAACGCAACGTTAATGTAGAATCATCTCTTTTACAAAGAGAAATGACTCATACACCAGGTCAAAGAGAATTGACCGAACGTGAAGTTAATCGATTTCAGATGCTACCATTCGATCCCCAAGATACCAGACATATTATTTGGAAAGACAATATGCCAAGAGGGGGATATCCAACAAGAGTTGATAGATTAGAAACTATATAATTAACAATCATAAAATTATTCAATTAGATGATAATAAAGCGCTTAATTTATTAATTGATTAATATAAGAATTACATTATATTAATCAATCAACATGTCAGAGCAAATTGATAAAGTTATTACTGCCCTATCACAAGTAGAAAAAAATACGAACCAGATGATTATGGAAATGGCTAATGAAATGTCACTTGAAGAGATTATACAATTATTTAATCAAGAAACTTTAGATTTTTTTGATACATTAGTCAAAATAACTAAAGAAATTAATAAAGAACGTAAATATGGAATAGCTGCCTATCTCGCATTATTTGAAAATACGATTAGAATAAATACAAAATTGCCAATTGATAAATTTGCAATGATTATTTTAGAATTCGCTCCTCATATATATGCCGAACAGGAAAATCTATTTTTGGATATGGATATTCCAGATACAAAATTAAAAGATGGAAATGAATTTAATCTAATTCGATCTGAAAATTTCAAACAATTGTGGAAAATATTAAATAAGGAAAATAAGAAAAGGGTAAAAGAACAAATTATTTTAATGACTACTTATTCTCATGTATATTTTTATAAATCAATTTTATCATTGCGATAATATAAAAATATCTCGATTGTTATATTAATATATAATGGAACAAATTATTACTAATGGTACATTTGTAGAATATTTAACATATTTTTTAAAAATTGGAATTTATGCAAATAAAGGGACTACCAATGAAGATATATTGGAAAAATCTATAAAGATATTCAATAAATTTAAGACTATAGAAACCACAAAAAAGATATCCGATAATGATCAATCATTAGTTAGGAAATGTTTGAAACGATTGAATTTAATCCTTAAACTTGACGATGATTATAACCCTTTAGATGTCAAAATAAAGAATCATCAAGCAAACATTTTACGATACAAAGTACATTCATCGATATCAAATGATTCTTTAGATGAAATGATTATCTGGGCAGAAAAGGATAAATTTCATATTATTACTGGTATTCCGATGACTTTTATGTTAAAAGAGGGTTGTTATCAAGAATTATTATGGCAACATGTTCGGTTGCTTTTTTATATATCGCAAATATTAATTTCGAATACAAAAAATCCCACTTCATTACATGAAGAGGTATCAAAAGATGCATTTTTAAATTTAGAAAAAGTGTTATTAAAAATCTCTGATTTAGAAGAAGAAACAAAAGTTAACAAAATAATGTCATTGGATAAGTTTTTGAACAGTAAATTATTAAAAACTGGTATAAATGATAAAAGTCTTGGAGAAGCTAGACAAGAAATAAAGGGATTATTTCAAAAGAAAGGTTTAGGCGATAATATTTCCATGAATAAAATGATCGATGCTATATCTGGTAAGATGGGAGAAATAGATTTTACAAAAGGCAATATTATACAAAGTGTAATGGGAATAGCACAACATGTTTCTAATGAAGTACAAACTGATTTTCAAAATGATCCAGAGGGATTTAGAGGCACATTGGGTGCTTTAACTGATGTCTTCAAGGAACTCATTAGTGATCCAAATAATAATGATATTCCCAATGAATTAAAAGAAATAGTTGGAGCAGTCATGGATGTAACTAATGGTGATGAAAATCAAATAGTAGACAAAATAGAAAATCTTGTTGGTCATGAAGGATTCGAAGAAATAAAAGCATATATTCCAGATATGGATTAATTATTTATTATGAGATTAATATCTAATGATAAATATTAAATTGTGTGTTAATTTATACCAATATAAAACCTAAAAAATAATATAATTCATTGATGAATAATTTGATTATATTTAAAGATGCTGATAATTTGAATAAAATTTTTGAGCAAATGCGTGATAAGTTAATAATTATTATGTTATTTTCAAAAAGTAATCCTCAATGTCGAACTGCTCGAAATTCATTTGAAAAATCAGCAATTAATCATATTACTTCCATATTTTGCATTGTAGATATGGATCATTTTGAAGGAGAAAGTAAATTAGTTTCAAATTCTTTTAATCTTCCACATTTTAGCATATATTATATGGGTAATCAACTTGGATCTTTCAATGAAGTCGAACCGCGAGAAATAGAAATGAAAATAAAATCTGGTGAACAATATGTTATAACACAAAATAATTTAAAAAACATATCATTAAATCAACCACAAATGAATCAACCACAAATGAATCCGATAGTAAATATGATGCAGCCAATAAATCCACAACAAGTACGACAAGATATCATTAATAATTTTATGACAACAAATCCGATGATGGGTCAACAATTCATGAATAATCCCACTATGTTAAATCAGATTGTACAAAATAGGGTACTTCAATTACAACAACAACAGCTATTACAACAACAAATGTTGCAACAACAAATGCAAAATAATATAATGATGAATCAAGGAATGACAACACAACCTATCCAATCACAAATATCACCGACACAACTCCAAACACCAACAATTACAAACAATTCATTACCATCATCTGAACAAGTTCAACAATTATTCAAAATTTTTCAAATGATGCAACAAATGGGATTAATGCAACAATCCAATACAATTTCAGAAAATCAAAATCAATCTGATGACAAAATCATTACATTATCAAATGGAGATAAACTTGTTCCATTATCAGATGGAAAATATGGACTCATAAAAAAAAAATAAACCAAATTATATTAATTATTTATATAACTAATATAATCATGAGTGTAAGCGATACGATCGATTATTCTCCAAATTCTTTTGGCAAAATGAATGTTTTTGATAAACGATTTAATCTCGATGATCCGTTTAGACCAAAATTTGCATCTAATAATAACTTTGTATTATTGGATATGGCTGCTCTTAATGATGCTGACGCTGATGCAATAATGGATACTTCGATATATGAATCGAAAAAAAATCCTATGAATTTATTAAATGATCCAGTTTTGAACAAGGCAATTTCGTCAGATGCAACAGTTAATGCAACAGTTTTAGATGATGCGATTTTGATGCCACCAAAACGAGAACTTTTAGTAGATATTGGTAATCATAATATTTATGGAAACGTATATAACAATCCAGTACTCTATGAACAGTTTTTAGATGGTTCAATCGATCAAAAACTCTATAAAGAATATGTTAACGAAGTGATAGATAATCCAAATTTGAAAACGATTGGTGCTTTCAAAAGTGATAAATTTTGGTTAGAAGATCCAAGTATTTTATTTTCATCTAGTAATTATTACAAAATAATTCCAACAGGTAATATGAGTAAGATAGAAATTCTAAATTCATTAACACGATTTTTTATTTACATAACAGTATTATATATTCTATTGAGTGATAATCTTGAATTTGTTTACATACCAATTATTGGTTTAATTATAATTATGTTCATTTATTTTATTCAATACAATGATCCAATGGATCAGAAAAGAGAAAAAATATGTAAAAATGATAAGTGCAATAAAATTGATGTTTGTCAAAAACCAACACGTGGAAATCCATTTATGAATCTTACAATGAAGGAATTAATGGATAATAGAGATAGAGCACCTGGATGTATATCCACTGATAAAATTATTAAAAATGATATAGATTATAATTTCAATTATAATTTATTCAAAGATGTAGATGATATATATGATCGTGGATATTCTCAACGTCAATTTTATACAACTCCTTCAACAACTCTACCAAATGATCAAACTGGTTTTGCAAAATGGTTGTATAAAATCCCAGAAACATGTAAAGAAAATCAAATGAATTGTCTCAAATATGAAGATTTAAGATTTAATAGATTTAATCCAAATATAGATAGGATAGAACGAATAAAAGAAGAGTTAATCTAAGCTTCTGACCATTGTAAAAATAGTTTTTTCCAATATGAATCCATTAGATAATTTTTATCGAACGCAAAATCTATTTTTTCGATTTTATCAAAATATTCCAATTTTATAGGTGGAACATACTTACTATTGTATATATTGTAAGTGATCTTATTTATCTTAGGGATAATTCCTCTTGAATAAAGATGTCTTACGTTATTTAGATGCTTTGCTAATTCATAATTTGTCATCATAATAATGCATCGAATATGCTTATAACCATATTCTTTAGCAAGGGTTGTATAGGACATACGAGATAAAATATCTGGATTAGTATTATCAATGACAATAGATTTTTTTTCTGTCAAAGCTGTTTTTGTCAAAGATATACATTTAGTTTTTGACTTACATGTATCTTGATTAATATGTACATATTTCATTGGTAAAATATATTTTTTTACAAATTCTGATTTACCCGAACCTGAAGGACCAACCATGACTATTAATTCTTTTGATCTTGGTTTGAATTCATATTCTGTATTTTTGCTGTATTCTTCACTATCTAAATATTTTTTTGGATTGAATCCTTTGAAAATACATTCGATTGGTGGAGAATTATCTAAATAAAAATCATCTGGTGTTATGAAATCTATTTTAATATTGAGTGCAAATTTGTAATCTGTATCAGAAAAATCACCCTTTTTTGCTAATGGATGGATTCTTTTTTTTAAAAAACTCGCTTGTTTTCTTCCAGCCGCATCACCACAAAAAAAAGATTTCTTTGAAATTCTCAGCTTAATTTTTTTTGCATCAAATGAGAAATTATTTTTCAAATCAGATTTCATCAAATTCCATAATCCAAGATTAGGTTTTCTATATAAATCATGCATTTTAGAAACATAAATTGCAAAATAATAATGCTCAATATCTTTCATCATGATTTTGGATAAATTTTCTATCATCTTTTTCCACATTACCATATTAATATTTTTATTAATAAATAAACCAACTTGATTCGAAAAAATAATGATAAGATAATTATTATTAACTAAATTTTTCATCTTATCGTTAATTTTTGAATCTAAAAGTTTAAATTTATAATCATCTTTCTGTTTAAATCTTTGGATCAATGTATCATCTAAATCAAAACCTGCAATCCTAATTGGATCAGGTATTTTTCTAGTTTTATTAACAATTCCAATTAAATAACTATTTGTTTCAACCCAATTCATATTTGTTTTTGAAATTAATATTATTTAAGAATAATACAATATTTTTGTCAATTTTTCTCAATTATCATAAGAAATGGATCATATAATGGAATCTTTAAAACAAGAAAAATGGAGTAATATTAAAAAAATAATAAAAAACAAAAAAATGATATGGAATGAACCAATTGATCAAATAAATGGAATGATTCATCATTTAGGTTATCATAATAAATTAGATATAATTAAATTAATTGATTATGATCTTCTTCAACAATTAATTCACGAGCCAAATTTGGAAGGTGATACAATATGCCATATTGCAGCGAAAGTTCATAATTATGAACTATTGAGTTTAATATTGAGTATTGACATCAACACAATATACGATAGAAATATTTTAAAATGTACACCATTGTACTACATAATGACAAATAAAGATTTTATTGTTCAATTAACAAATGATTTAGAAATAATGAATCATTATGTATCAGAAAATATGACATTATTAGATTATTATATTAATAATGATGAATATGATTTCGTATTAAATTTAATCGATAAAATTTCGATAAATTTATTGAAAGATCCGATTATATTTACTGTGATAGAATCTGATTTAAAATCAGATCAAAAAATTAAGATGCTTGAAAAATTACAACATTTAGATTTAAATCGTTTAGATAGACGTTTTCTATCACCATTAATATTAGCAACTTATTTGGGTGATCAAAATCTAATTGAATACATTTTGATCAATGGTGGAGATTGTAATTATGCGGGTCCAGAAGGAATAGATCATCCTTTATCAATTGCTATCATTGAAAATTACAGTAATATAATTGATCTTTTTCTTAAATTTAAAATAAAAACTGATATTCCTAACAAATTTCTACAAACACCAGTTCATATCCTTTTTCAGAAAAAAAGACCAGAATTAACGATCAGTACAAAAATAAGAATATTAGAATTATTTGGTAATAATATTAATTTATGTGATATGAATATGAATTCTGTTCTAAATTTGATCTTACAAAATGATAACTGGCATGATTACGAAAATATCTTGAAAAAAATAAAACTTAAAATATATCTTAAAAATCAATTCGGTAAGGCACCAATTGATAATGTTGTTAAATCTGACATTGAATTATTCTATAATTTAGTTTTTAATTCTTACATTAATCAATTAGATTCTAATATTATGTGGAAAGATGATATCGATAACAAAATTGCATCGATACTAAATAATAGTAACAATATTGAATCATATGCTGCACATATTTCATATAAAATAAAAAATGGACAATCTTTTCCAATTAAAAAAAAACATTGTGAACTGAAATTAATAAAATTTCCATTTGTTAATATTACTAATTTTACAGCATATACACATGATTATATTCATTATATCTATTACTTATTGACAAAATATCCATATTTAAAAATCCCAATTATTAGTAACGATCAAGCAAAAGAAAATGAAAACATCAAAGATCTTTATCTAAAACTAATTGATGATTTTAAAGGTCCAAAAACAGAAAATAAGACCTTTCGATCAATTATACGAGAATTCATAAATCATAGTAGTTGTTTAATCAATCATATTATCATTTGGATGAATGAAGAAACATATTATTTTTCACCATATATTATTCAAGGAATAATAGAAACATTAGAAAAATATTCAGATACTAAATTTATAATTTTGAAATTGACAATTATCACTGATTCGCAATTCAATCATGCTAATATATTAATATATGACGTAGAAAACAACACTATTGAGAGATTCGATCCATATGGAAAAGTTCCCTTTATTGACAAAAAGATAGATGCTTTATTAAAGAATTTTTTATTAGATTATTTGCCAAATATTAAATATATCTCAGCAGAAGAATTAACAAACAATATCTCATTTCAAGTATTTTCTGATGAAATGAATAAAGCGAATTATGTTGAACATGATCCTTATGGTTTTTGTGTAGCATGGTGTTTATGGTACATAGAAATTAGAATTATAAATAGTAAAATATCGCCGAATAAATTGATTAAGAAAATGACTTATTTAATAAATAAATCGGGTATCAAATTCAAAGATTACATACGAAATTATTCATCATATCTAGATGATCAAAAGAATTTAATATTACAAAAAGCAGGTCTTCCTTATAAATATTGGTATGCAACAAATATGTCAAAAAATATTTATAATTCCTATATAAAACATATTAGGGAATTATACAAAGAACTTATTTGAAAATAATTATTTATTCTTTCCGATACTGTAAATTTCTCTTTCTATTGGAGTTAAATATTTCATTCCAAGTTTTTCGAATACATCTGCTTCAGAATTAATTTTTACAGATATTTTTTCACCATCTTTATCAAATTTATATAAACCGTATTCATTCAAAATCATCCCTCTTTTTTCTGCTTTTATTCTCATTTCTGTATTTAATTCATATGGGCCTGTAAAATAAAGAAGTGCCGTATAAATACTATTATAAGGTATAAATCTAATATCGATTCTTCTGATCGGATTTGATTTAAATTTGGAAAATCCCATATATTTCATTTTATAATTCTTATCGGTTAAATGGTCCAATAAAAATCCATTATTTTTCAATTCATCAACAAATTCTTCTAGATAAAATCTCGTTGGATTATGAATATGTTTACTTAGTATTATATCCGGATGATACATTAATATATCTATGTCACCGGATTGTTGTTTTCCTCTGCGATATGAACCGCAAATTATAATGGACAATTTTTTATCAATTTTGTACATTTCTTTATTTAAAAATTTTTCAATATCATTAATTTCCTTTCGTGGGATATTTCCTTGAACTACTCCATAATATTTCAACCCAAGTAATATTTTTTGATTTGGAACATATCTACCGTTTTTTATTGCCTTTTTTAATTCATTAATATTCGTAATATGATGTTCAATTACTAATTTTTTTGCTACTTTCGGACCTATTCCAATAATTTGTGTTAACTCTCTTATAGAATTAATTTTATTTTGCTTCTCCACATCATATTTCTTATCTAGTTCATCCAAATATCCTGTTTTTAAAATTTCATCTATTCTTCGTAATGTTCCTTTTCCAATTCCTGAAATTTCTTCCAAATCAGTAGAATTTTTGATTTCAAAATCTAATTTTTTTATGATACTTAACACTTTTTTTATATTTTTTAGCCTATACGTGTGAATTTTCATTTCTTTCATATCATTTTCAACTTGAGCATTTAGATATTCTGCCTGAACTTGATTAATTAATAAATTAAATTGTTCGATTATTTTTTTATTCATTATATGCTAATGGATATATAAGATTTATTTTGAATAATTATGTTTAAAAAATTGATAATATTTTTTTCTATTAATAATGAACAAACTATCAAATAAATATCAAAAGATGGAAAATAGATTAAATGTTTATGGATTATCCGGATTAATGAATACGGGAAATACTTGCTATATGAATTCTGCTATTCAAGCAATAAGTAATTTGTATTATCTAAGAAACTATTTATTCGAGAATGAGGAGGAGATAAAAAAAATTCTATTAAAAAATGCACACAAAATTTTCAGTAATGCTGAGGAAAAAATTTCCCCTTACATTACCGCAATTGAAAATAATATGGCAACAAATTTAAATAAAATGAATGATTTATCATTACCTCAAAATATTAGAGATGGATTTTTGAAAAAATATAATGAATCAAAAAAAAAATATGATATATTATTAGAAAGGGTAAATAAATGGAAAAATTTTATTAATATTTCACACCATGATAATAATTTATCTGTAGAGGAACAAACGAAAATATTGAATAATACGATGACTTTCCGAATTTTATGCCTTTTGAAAGGCATGTGGAAAAAAAATTCAAATATTAAACCAACAAGCTTTCGATACGTATTCAGTGAAATCAATAATTATTTTGATGATAACAATCACCACGATGCAGAAGAAGCATATTCTTATATAATTAGACAAATGCAAGAGGAATTAAATATTTCAACAAATATTAGAATCAGAACAGTATTATTCGAAATAGATGAATTAATGAAATACAAAAATGATATAAATGCGACACATAATATAGAAGAAAAAAAAAGACTTATTGAATCATATGATAAAATGAAAAAATCCATGTCGAACGAAAGTCGTCTAGCTTTGGATTCGTATAAGGAAATGAAAAAATATTATTCAAATTATTCAAAAATAACTGAAATTTTTACTAGTTTTATGCATTTAAATAGAAGTTGTCCATTATGTGATTTCCAAAATCATAATTTCGAATCATTTTTACATTTACCTCTTTCAATTCCTGACAAACAAGAATTAAATATATATGATTGTTTTAATGAATTGTGTAAAACAGAAATATTAGATGAAAATAATTTATGGAATTGTGGAAATTGTAAACAATATGTTAAAGGTATGTTAAAAACAGAATTATGGACGAATCCAATTGTGCTTGTTATACAAATTAAACGTTTTGATTTTATCAAAATGAGACAAAACAACGCACTAATTACTTATCCTCTTGAAAATTTAGATATAAGTCCATTTTTATCTAAAATTAAACATAGTAATATTAATTTTAGTAAATATAACTTACAATCTGTGATTTGTCATACTGGAGAAATGACAAGTGGTCATTATTATACATATGCAAAAAATGAAGATACAAATATATGGTATGAATTCAATGATCAAATCATTCGTGAAATACCAATGGATAGAATTCAAACAAATTTTGCATATATTTTGACATATGTTAAAAATGAATGATCATTAAATTAAATAATATTATTGAATTTAATGATGTTTTTTGATAAGCACGAGTGTTAAACGATCTAGATAATGAATTGATATTCTATAATCTTTTAATTCCTCTTGAAAAGAAATAAAATCATAATTATTCGGGAGTTTCAAAATTATCATTTGATTATTTCCTTTCATGAATATAATTTTACAAATATTTTCAATTGAATATTCACCAAATTTCAAATGAAGATTTTGATGAGTTTTATAATTTTCACCTCCCCATGGTGGATCAAAAAAGATTATGTCTTGCCATAAATCATCTTTGTTAATTAATAGATTAATTGAATCATCATTATAACAATTAACATTCAAATATTCATACGCATTTATATTATTATTCAAATATTTATATCTTAATGGATGTATTTCTATTGCATTTACATATTTAAAATGATATGCAAAATTTAATACATTTCCACCCACTCCCGCAGTCATTTCAGTAATAACAAGATTTTTCATACGCATATCTGATGACATTGTCATCCAGATTTCTTCATTACAATGAAAAGGACACGGAAAATCATACAAATTTTCTTTAATAATATTGGTGATATTTTGTGCAGTTTTTGCATGTGTGATATATTTGATTGATTCATTATCAATCATCAATTGTTTTAATTTTCTTTCATTAATTCTAGGGAATATTAATTTTTTTAATGATAATGTACATTTATGATATTTTTTACAATCGATAAAATTAGAATAAATTGACATAATGTATTTCATTATGGATATACGTAGGGTAATTAATATTAGTATAAGTTATATTTTTAAACTTTTATGTTTACGATCTTTTTATGTTCTCAAGTCAATATAAAAAGTATATTCAAATATAATATATAAATTGAAATGATTGAAGTTTCGGAAAAAACAGATACATTAATTGATGATTTAGAATTAGGAGAATTATTAAAGAAACATAAATTGTTAGATGAACAAGAAACTATAACCTTTCAAAAAGAATTGAAAATGCAAACAGAAGATACAAAAAATAACGTTTTAGTTTTTTCGGAATGGATTGATAATAATATCCATTTAATTAATTCAGGAGAATTGTACAAAATATTTGCAAATTCTTTTTCCAAAGAATATAAAAGTGGTTTATATGAAGGTTTAAATGAATATTTTAATGATAGAGATTTTATACCAGATAATGTTTATTTTGGATTTAAAGCACTTATCATAGATTTATTAAAAAATAATAGTAAATTTAAACATTTATTGGATAGTGAATTGAAATTAGATTTCAATGTGAAAAATAAAACGACAAATTTAAAGCTCATAAAAAAGAAGAGGATATTTGGATGTTTAATCGGAGAAGATCACGTTTGTTATTTCAAGGAAAATGGAAATGATTATTACGTTAGTTAAATGATTTAGATTCAATAAAAATAAAGATATATTATAATATATTTTTATTTAGATTTAGTAAAAATAAAGATTCAATAAATTTGTTGAAAAACGATGTAAAAATTGAAAAAAATAATTTAAATGTAAAAATTAATTAAAGATATATATTTAATTATTAATGATAACAAATAATAATCTTATTACGAGAGAAAAGGAAGAATTACAAGGAGATAAATTGGAATTTCAAATAAGTGATTGGAATTTTTATCATGAATTAGATAATGATGAAGAACAAAGATACGTAATTCAATTATTTGGAAGAACAGAAGATGATAAAGATGTTTGTTTAAAAGTTACTGAATTTATGCCATTTTTTTATGTCGAAATTCCCGAAAAATGGGGAAGAATGCATATTGAAATTTTCATTAATGTTCTCAAATCAAGAGTAAAGTATAAATCAGAAAAATATAATTATGATATATCTAATTCATTAATTCAATACAAAGAAATTAAGAAATATAAATTTCAAAATTTTAATAATAGAAAAGAATTTCGATTTCTTTTATTAGTTTTCAAAAGTTATACAGCGATGCAATTATTTTCAAATACATTAGCATATCCATTACGAATATCCGAATTAACAACACAACCAACTATTTATCAACGATATGAATCTAATATAGAACCACATATCAGATTCATGCATATGAGAAATATATCATCATGTGGTTGGATTATCATCGAAAAAACTAAAATGAAACATATACCAAATTACTCAAATTGTGATCTTTCATATCAAGTAAATTGGCAATATATTGAACCCAGTGAGAATGATAATAGGATAGCTCCATTCAAGATTATGGGATATGATATTGAATGTGTTTCATGTGATGAAAATTTTCCACAAGCAAATCGTAAAAAAGATAAAATAATACAAATTGGAATAACTATGTATCGTTATGGTTCAATGATTTGTTATGATCAACATATTTTAGCATTGAAAGGTTGTGCAAAAATTAATGGAGTTAATGTTGAATGTTATGCAACTGAAAAAGAATTGCTTGAAGCATTTGCTAGAAAAATAGCAGAATTGAGGCCAGATTTCAAAGCGGGTTATAATAATTTTGGTTTTGACGATAAATATATTTGGGAAAGAATCAAAAGAATTGATAAAATTACCGAACAAAAATCTGATTATAATTTTGAAATTGATAATTTATCTGTAAAAATTCTTGGAATAATGGGGAAATTAAATTATTCTTATCTTAAAGAATGGGAACAGATTCCCATATCGTTAACAAAATTTGAAGTAAAAAATTTATCGTCATCTGCATTGGGTGACAATGAACTTTCTTTTTTTCAAGTTCCTGGAATTGTATCCATTGATATGATGAAAGTAATACAACGAGAACATAAATTAATTGGTTATAAACTAGATAATGTCTCTGCTAATTTCATCACTGAAAAAGTAGAAAAATTCACAAAAAGTAGAGACAATGATTTGAATTATATATATATATACACAGTAAGTACAAAAGCTTTAGAAAAAAATTCTTTTATTCAAATAATGATTGATGATGGATATTCACCATCTCCACTTTGTGAAAATGCTAGGTATAAAGTTTTAGATATCGAAACAATTATAGACAAAGGAGAGAAAGAAATTGAATATCAAACAATAAAAATTCTATTTACAAAAACAGAAATATCAAATTTGAAAGAAGCAATGACAAATCCAATACTTAAAGTATTTTGGACTTTTGCTAAGGATGATATGCATCATTCTTTAATTAAAAAATATTTCAATGAAAGAGATCCCATACAGTTACGTAGAGTAGCAAAATATTGTTTGAAAGATTGTAAATTAGTAAATCTCTTATTAACAAAATTAGAAATAATTGTTAATAGTATTGGTATGGCAAAAGTTTGTAATGTTCCATTATCATATCTATTTTTGAGAGGACAGGGTGTGAAAATTTTCAGTTTAGTTGCGAAAAAATGCAGATTGAAGAATTTTTTAATTCCGGTTCTTATAAAAACAAATCTTAATTTAGATAATGATTTTACATATGAAGGTGCAACAGTAATTACACCTAAACCTGGTGTGTATCTTTCACCAATAGCTGTTCTTGATTATAATGCTCTTTATCCAAAATCTATGTGTGAAAGAAATTTAAGTCATGAATGTTATGTCAAAGATTCAAAATATGATAATTTATCAAATTATCGATATCACAATATTGATATTGTGATCAAAGATAAGGGAAGAACAGTTTATAATATAGATGGTACTAAAAAAATTGAACGACATAGATTTGCACAGGAATTGGATTCTAATGGAAATCCTGTTTATGGAATTTTACCGGAAATTTTGACTGAATTATTAGATCAACGAAAAGTAACCAACGAGAAGATAAAAACAACAAATGATGCATTTTTAAAGGCCATTTTAAATTCTCTTCAGATAGCGTATAAAATTACAGCAAATTCTCTCTATGGACAAACAGGTGCACCAACATCACCAATATTTTTTTTACCAATTGCAGCTTCAACTACTGCAATTGGTAGAGAACGACTTTATTTTGCAAAAAAAATAGTTGAAGAAAATTTTGATAAAGCAGAAGTAATATATGGAGATACAGATTCAATTTTTATAAATTTTCATATTAAAGATGATAATGGAAAAGATAGAACAGATAAAGAGGCATTAATAAAGACAATAGTATTAGCGAAAAAAGCAGCTAATATTATCAATGATAAATTACCCAAACCTCAATGTATTGTATATGAGAAGACATTTCATCCACTTATATTGATTGCAAAGAAGAAATATGTAGGATTATTATTCGAAGAAAATCCGGATAAATATTATTTGAAATCAATGGGTATAGTTTTGAAGAGAAGAGATAATGCTCCAATTGTGAAAATAGTAATTGGAGGGATTATAAATTACATACTCAAAAATAGAGATTTAGATAAGGCCATTAAATATACAAAACAAGAAATAAGAAAATTAATGGATGGTAAATATTCAATAGATAAATTTATAATAAGCAAAACTTTAAAAGCAAAATACAAAAAACCATCTACGATTGCTCATAAAGTATTAGCAGATAGGATCGCATTAAGAGATCCTGGAAATAAACCACAAATCAACGATAGAATTCCATATGTTTATGTTGTCAAAAAACTAAGTAAAAAACAGAAAAAAACTGCACTTCAAGGAGATCTAATAGAAACACCAGATTATGTGATTGAAAATGAATTGAAAATAGATTATTTATACTATCTTACAAATCAAATCATAAATCCGGTAACACAAATTTTAGAGACGTTAATCCCAACAAAAGAAGTTGAAAAATTGTTCAAAATATTTATCAATGAAGAAGAAGGAAAACGTATAGGACGTCGTAATCTAGGAGATTGGATGATGGAGAATAAAGATAAAACGATTTTACAAGAAGATTGGGATGATTTTGAATGAATTTTATAAAATAATAATGTTAAATTAATGTTTTATAAAATTTATCTAATGGATTTTCCTGTTTATCTTCAACAGAAATATATTTATTATTCACAATATTTTCTGATTCACTAAAAAGATTACATTCATTATTTGGTATAGTTATATATTCGCATCGTTTTTCATCTGATAAATTATGTTCATCATAAATTTCTCTATCATTTGTTACCTTATTTTGCAATACATCTAAATCTTCTTGAGTTATTTTTATTTTTCTCTGATTAGAATAAAAAAGAAAGAGTATTAATAGAATTAATAAAATTATAATTATTGTGAAACAAGATTTATTTTTGTTTAACGTATCTGCAAAATTATGATTTAAGTAATATAATAATCCACCTTTTTGTTCTTTTAATCCTTTTAATCCTTTTTTATCACTTCTATATTTTACTATTACAGCAATAACAGCTGCAACAATTATCACAACAAGAATAATACAAATTACTATTGCCCAAGTATTTCCACCAAAGAAACCAGTAGAATTTCCTTTTTGTTCAGTCTTATTTTTAGTAGCAATTTTCTGAAGTGTATTGATTTCACATGATGTTTTTATGGTTGCATTTTGTGGTATGCGCCATTCACAGGCTTCCATAATAGTATCTGATATATTTGCTTTGTTAACAGATGATAGATTACCACATGAGGCATCTATTTTATTTTTTAATTGTGTTTTTATTTCATTTTTATTCTTGGTAACTGCTAAACCTAAACCTGTTTGAGCATCTGCATTCATTTTACTGATTGTTTCAGCCATCACATCTTGTAAATTTGTTATAAGACAAGTTGCATCAATGCCTGCATCTTGTGAAAATACTATTTTACAATTTGGACCACAATGAGAATTACATTTAAATGTAACATTTTTAATATCCAATTCATTCGAAGCAACAACATTAGGGCATTTTGAATATGCTTCTGTGATGACATCTGTTTGAATAATTGATTTATTTATAGATCCTGACGCTCCCATTTATTATAAAAATACAAAAGAAATTTTATAGCTTACTAATTTCGTAATGTATTAATAAAACAAATATGATTAAACAAAATGTGATTGATATAACAATCAGAAATATTTTTGATTTATTCTTTTCTTTTGATTTTTTTTGCATTTCCCATGTTGCCATTTTTTGCAACAAATTTATCTCACATGAATCTCTATTTGTAGCATCTTGTAAAGCATACCATTTACATGAATATATATCTGTATCTCCAACAGAAGCTTCGATTGTCGAAGATATATTTTTACAATAATTTTTTAATTTTTCCTCTATATTTTTTTTAATATTTTCTTGTCCATCAGTAATTTTTAATCCAATAATCCTTTGTATTTTGGGATCTGCATTCGACAATGATTCTGATAACTCATCAATAAGATTTGTTCGCACACATCTTGCATTAACACCATAATTTTGACTAATGTGTTCATTGTCATAGCGACAAAATGGATTTAAATCAACTCTATGACGAACATCATTTAATTTTATACTGTTATTAACCAAAAAAGATGGACAAGAATTAAATGCTTTGGAAACTATATCTTCATTAAAAATCGGTACTAAATCCATTATATGTAATCTGTCTTATTTTTAATATTATATAAATTATATACAATAATGGGAAATTGTGCTTCTGCAGATGATACTGGAGATAATTATGCACCAAATTTAGCAGAAAAGGTAAATCTTAAAATCGGTGAATCTTTTACACATCCTGGATTTTGTGAATATCGTGTAGGTGATAATGATACCTTAAAAAAAGTAAATTGTGGTAATAATGGAGAATTTGTTCCTAATGGATATGATGATTCACAAGCATGTAAATGTCGTGCTTTATGCAATGATGGTTGTCGTAGAAGAAAATGTAAACGAGATAATTATAGTGGTACGGCAGAAAAATGTTGTACATTAGGAGGAAATTCATATTATGCAGAAAATAATACTGTCAAGACATGTGATCCAACTTACCGTATAAATAATTGGGGGAATAATACATGTGATCAATATATGGAAAAATTCTGTAAACAGGGGAATAATTTATTCACTACACCATGTCGTCAATGGATTACAACATTTCAACCAACTGAAAATAATAAAGATGCAAGAGTAAATGGTAGAATAGATAGTGTTTTATTAGATGTATGTAGCAGAAGTGAGAATGCATCAAAATCAGAATGTGCATGTATTGTTGCGGCAAATGAACAAAAAGAAAAATATCCTAATCTTAATGGAATACCCGTTCAATGTATGTTAAATAAATGCATAAATGATCCAGCTGCTTATCGAACATCTAGTCAATTCACTCCATGTAATGTTGTTAATTGTAGCATCATTATTGATAATTTGGATTTGATAAATAATAATTCAGGTTTATTTGATTTACACATTATTCAAAATTGTGGTAACAAAAATGAACCATTACCAAAAAACCCACCAAAAACACCATCAAAAAAACCGATTACTCCAGAAGAAAATTTAGTTGATATATTAAAAGCTAATTGGATCATTGTAGGTAGTATAATTATTTTATTAATTTTTGTAATAATTGCGATTATTATATTAGCAATTGGCAAAAAAAAATCAAAATAAATTTAATGTAAAATCTATTTTGATTTAAACATATTTAATATTTTTTTTGATTCGTGATGGGTTATTTTTTGTGGATTCAGAAGTCATTGATGTATCAGATATTGGACTATCTACTACATTATTTAATTCTAATATTTTCCTATCCTCTGAATCAAAAATTTGCTTATTTCGTTGAACTACATCTATCGCTTTAGATACTTCTTTCATTCTATCATTTTCTGTGTCAGTATCTGAAGTATAAATTTTCTTTTGCATTTTATAGAGATCAGATGTATTGATACTATGAGGATCACTAATACGTATACCATCTTCGGATATTTCTTCATCAATATCGTTAAGATCTTCATCATCTACATCTGATTCATCAGTTATTTCAACATCTCCAATAACTTCCGCTTTCTTTTTTTTATCATCTTTTTTTGTGAATTCTTTTTTCTTAATAGGAAATTTTGACTTATTTGATGTAATTGATGTATCAGAAGTAGTTGCAGATAAGGTTTCAGATGAAGTATCAGATGAAGTTGCACTGGTATTCGATTCATTTGAAGTTATTGTACTCGTATCGGAATCATTAGCACCACCAAATATCTGATATTTTTTAGTTTCAGGATCAAGAATAACATTACAATTACCATTACATTTATGTCCAGGCATATAATGTTTCACTCTATGACGTTCCACGAAATCATGTAAATTTTCTTTACATATAACTATCTCAACATAAGATAGACTATCGGAAATAATATTATCTCTTTTTAATTCGGATGATAAAAATTCATTGTGTGGCATTTTCTTTTGATAAACTAAACCTTGACCATCAGGATTAATAAATACATCATGTGAATATTTTGATGTATTATCAAATATATCACATGCTTTTCTGTATTCATTACTATGGTCATCCTTGCCATAAAATATATCTAAATAATTATCAGAATTGTGTTGTGAAATATTATTTTCTCGAGTGGAATTATTATTTCCCATTATTATACTTATTCGAGAGAAATTTTTAAACAAAATTTGTAGTTTTATATTTTTTATAAATTGGATATCATTTAATAGAGAAGATATAGATAATATAATGTACATTTTTCTATTTAATATGTATAAGGATAATGGATGTAAAACAATTACTTGTTGTATTAATAATATTAATTTTTCTCATATATTTACGTCATATTTCAACTAATGAAGCAATTTTCATGAAATCTAATTTTAATAAAAAAGAATATCTTGTACAAAATGAATATCAAAAAGAAGAAGCATCATATATACTTAGTGTTATTCATAAACGTATTTTATTATTTAAAAATTATCTTGAAAAACATAAAGAAGATTTTCCAAAATATCGTCCTTACATTGAACAATTTTGTAAAAGAATTAATAATCTTGTTTTGCAAGAAAATTCTCCTTATGGAAAATACACAAGTTATACTGTCAATAAAGGAGATGAAATAGCTGTTTGTTTAAGATCGAAAAAGACCTATGAATTACATGATCTTAATTTGATTATGTACGTTATAATTCATGAGTTAGCACATGTTGCTTGTCCAGAAGTAGATCACACTGATTTATTTAAGGATATTTTTGTATTTTTCTTGCGAATTGCAATTTTTTTAAAAATTTATAAGGATACAAATTATAAAATAAATCCAACAGAATATTGTGGATTGATTATTAATGAATATTTACTCAAATAATAATGCAGCAAAATTTATTTTGATAATTTTTGATTGATTATTAATAAATATTAATTCAAATAATAATTTGAAATATAAATCAAATAAATCAAGAAAAAAATTACATTTATTCACCAATAAGTATATTGAATTGCAATTATTATAAAATAATGTATGTGTATATGGATTATTTTATAAATAATGAGAGGAAAAAAAATGGAATACAATATCTGTTTTAAGAATATAAACTATGGATGATCCAATCAAAATTATTCACAAATACAAGAATAATAACGGGAGAATTCAGTATCATATTCATATATTCGTCGGAGATATTATGGATGATTCATGTATGCGTATTTTAAAAAAAATAAAGGATGTTGATATGTATTCGAGTTTGACAATTTTGGAACAAAAAGAATATGATATTTTGGTAAAAAATTACGGAGAATATTGGTATGAAAAATTTTTTAATGGTTATCACATTAATTTTACAAGAAAATATATAATAGGAAATCCATCTCGGATAAAAGAGTTACGTAATATTCATGGAATAGAATGGGTTAATGATCATATTATTAATTATCGAAAAAAATTAAGGATAAATAATTATAGTTATGAAGCATTTATAAAAGAGGAACGTGAACGGAAAGCAATCAAAAAAGGTTCACAAAAACAAGCAGAACCAGAAGAGTTGATTGATTATACCACATTTAATAAATCATCGTCAATAGATGTGAGTAGAATTTCGAATTCGAAATTTAGTATTATTGGGAATCAGAATAAACCGTTTAAAATTATAGAGAATGTATTTGAAAGTAAATGTGATGAAGAATCTTCGTTAGAAGATGCTGATGAAGAAAGTGATGAAAAATTATTTTCAGATATACTAAGTGATTCCTCAGATGATGTATCAAGAATAGATAATACGACAGAACAAATTGGTGGAGATATAGGTGATGATATTGATGCTACTTTAATGGAAAGAGAAGAAGATGAATTTAATTTTGAAGACATAAATGAAAATAAACAAATAGATATTTTTGAATCAGAAGTGGAAAAGGATATCGAAAATATAGAGGATATTTTCAGTGATTTAGATGAAGCTGATAAAAATATTAGATTAACAACCAAAGAAATAAAAGAAACAATAAGTAATGATGCATATGAAAAAATAAATAAAAAAATGTCAGAATTTGACACAAATAAAGATAATATTATGTTTGATGAAAATTTGAAAGATGTATATCACAAAAATTATATTACACATCAATATATTTTTAAAGATGATACAATAAAAGAAATACATAATAAAATATGTTGTGGTTTCAAGAATAATAATAAATTTGGAAAAAATACATACATTGCTCCATCATATCAATATTTATGGTCTGAATATATTTTAAGAGAAAAAATAGAAAAAATTATGATAGGACATAAATGGATTATAAAAAATGATATTCTTAAACTCGATATTGAACCAAATATTAATTTAGGTGTTTATGAAGATTTACGAGGAAATTTAAAATCGCTACGTGATGGTATTAGAAGACAAGGAAAAATCAAAAGAGAAGATGATGAAAATGGAATTTTATATGATTACGAAGGATATTATTCATATAATGAACTCTACATGATTGATTTATATAATGAATTAGGAGTGAATTACAATCCTAATTTTGAAGAACTAAAAAATTTAATAGACATATATTTGAGAATATATTTTCCAAAAATTAGAGGTGAAGATATGAAAAATATTTTAGAATTTCTTAAAATAGGGCAAACAGAAATTAAAAAAAATGCAGAACATAATAAATTAAAACTGATATATGATACTATCAATAACGATCTAATTATGGAAAATGAAATAGTTCGCGATATTGAGTTAGTTAGGAAAAAGAATGTAAAAGATTATTCAAAATTATTCAAAGAAAATTATGTTGTACAATCTGTCATTCGAGCATATCTTTCTGAGAAGAATTCAAAAGTAAATTTATTCAGAATATTTGATAATTTCTTATTAGACGATGAATATCCATTTATCCAATATAAACCAATTGATGGAACTCCACGATATCGCTATAGTGAAAAATATTTGCTCGAAAATGAAAAGAAAGAAATTATTATGAAATGGTTTGAAAATTCCCCCTATGGAATAAGCTTTAAAGTAAAGGTAAATGAAAAATCAGTATATAAATACATGGCAATAAATCTTAGTGATAATGGAAGAGTTGATTATAAAATTCAATGGAAAGAAGAAGATATGTCAACAGTAGATGAAATTAGTAATACATATAAATATATACGCAAATTAATTGAAAAAATAAATGCAGAAAATAAACATTTTCGCATAAATTTAAATATTCCTATTGATGATGATTTCAAATTTGCATTCATCAATACGATTCAAAAATTTGAACTTCCAAATAATTTCATTATCAATCATAATGATTTATCAGAATTTTCTAGATATTTTTATCCCTATGTTGCGCTTGTAATCGAACCTCGTAAAAGACAATCTAAATTAAAACATGCTGATAAAAATGAAAAAAGTAAATTTGGAACATATTTACGCTATAAATGTGTAAGTAAATATGAAAATAGAACGAAAATAGAACATAGAATTATATTTTTTATGCGTAATTATGAATATGATGATCAATCACTTGCGAATGAAATAAGTAAAGAATTTAACATAACTGAAAATCAAGCAATGAATGAAATCGAACAAGTTCGTGAAAAATATCCATCAATCAAAAAATCAAGAAAAATTCTTAAAAAATTAGAGAATATTCCAAAATATAAACCACCTGGGATAGGAATTGATATTCAAGGCAAAACTCGTAATAAATATAAAATGAGAATAGCTGGTGCTCGTGATAGAGAACAATTAAATAGAATAATTATTTTCATGAATATATTAATTTATTTGTATACAGAAACTTATTTATATAAAAAACCAGATCGACAAAATATGAAAGATAAATTAAAACGATTAACAAAAATCGCAAAACGTCGAAATAAAGTAGATGAAATAGTTGATTATGATACACCAATAAAAACAATAAAACAAATGACATCAATAGATAAAAAACGATTAAGTTATAAAGCAGAAGAAGATCAAAATCAATGGACACGTAATTGTCAAAATTCTGGTGATGATAAAAAAAGGAGACCTCAACAAATTCTTAATGTTGAAGAATTAACAAAAATGGGATATACATGGAATGATAAATTAGATAATTTAAATTTTGGACATTATGAACGTAAGATAATGATTGATGAAGATGGAAATGTTGATTCTAAAAAGAAGAAAAAAGAAATCATTTTACGTGCTATCAAATTACCATTAGATGATACAGGAGAAAATTATGTTTATTATACATGTGGACCAGAAGAAAATGGCAAACATATGTATATTGGATTTTTAGGAAAATCCAAAAATCCACATGGTGAGGCTATGCCATGTTGTTTCATAAAAGATCATTTACATTCTAAGAATAAAGAAAAGCGTTCTTTTTTCCTTAAAAGTATTGGATTATTGGAGAATAATGATGAAGAACCAAATCAAATACATGGTGATCAATTATATATTCTTCAAGATAGTAATAAAATACAAGAAGGAAGATTTTCATTTCTACCAAAATATCTTGATATTTTCTTGAATTATATGATGGGAAATGAACAACGAATCAAAAATCACTATTTGATTAGTACAAATTCTGGATATTATTTCAAATATGGAACAAAACAAGATGAATATCGTTATTTAAATGCATTGTGTGCGATACTTGATATGAGTATAAATCAAATGAAAGAGAAATTAATAAAAGCACTTGAGACAGATAAGGAAAAAATTATTTTTACCAGTTTAAATAATGGTAATATTCGCACACAATTTGATACCATTGATAATTACATTTTATATATCAAAAATAACGAACAATTAGAATATTCGTTATTAGATGATTTAATATGTACACCAGGTGTAGTGATGAATGATGGATTAAATATTATTATTTTTCATAAGAAAACAAAAATAATTAAAAAAGATTTAGAACGCGAAAAAATAAAAGATATGTATTATATAATTTGTCAAAATTCAGAAAACGTGCTAGAATTAAAGAATTCTAAGCGAAATTGTATTTTTATTATCAAAGAAAACAAAAATTATTATCCAATCATAAAAGTGACAAAAGAAAGTGAGGTAGATAAAGAAGTAGTCATCACAAAAACGTTTAATTTTGATTCTACACCAACAAATATTATAAATCATATATTACGTTATCATGAAATAAATTGTAGGTCGGAATATTCTGTGTTAGTAAATGAAAAATCATCAGGAAGTCTTGACGCTAAATCAACATTAAGGATAATGAACGAAATAAACAAGAAAGAATTCATTCCAAAATTACAAATAATTGATACACATTTTAAATGTAGATATTTGATTACAAATTCTGGATGCATAATCCCTACTTTACCATCAGGTAGTATCTATAATATTCCTATAGTAAATATCATTGATGATTATCTGAAAGATTATCACGAAACTTATAAATATTTGATCAACATAAATGATTTAAGTAATTCACAATTGAAGATGAAACCAACAGGTTTATTTTATCAAGACAAAAAAGAAAAATCATATAACATTGTTGCAATAATGACTGAAAGTTATGATGCTGTACCAATTAGACCACAATTATTAACATCTGAATATATAAAAAAAGAGAAACTTAATGTTTTGAATAAACCAAATGATGATTTAATAGATAGAGAGATCATTAAAGGACCAAAGAATTTTGAAATAGATGAACGTATTAATTCTGTTTCAAAAAATGATTATGAAATTGAATTATATCAATTATTCAGATTACATCTTAGTTATTATCTAAATAATACTGAAATTGGGTTAAAATACAAAGAAAAATTAGAACAAATTATTAATGATACTAAAGTAGCTAAACGGATTAGGAAAATAGAAGTAAAAAATTTATTGTATCAAATGAGTAATACAGATCTTTATAAAATATTTAATAATTTATTAAAACAAAAACAGATGTCAACTCAATATGCTGGAGATATTATTGTTAAAGAATATGTTGAAGAATCATTGCAAAAACCAACAAATATTAAAGAAATACAAATCATACCAAAAGATTTTATAACAGATCATCACTTTAATAAATTGTCCGAAAAATCCATTAGTAGTAGTGAAAAAACGATATATGATGAAAGAGCAAATCCGATAAATACGTCATATCAATTCTCAAAAAATATAGCTCCAGATTTTAAAACTATTAATTTTACATCAGAAAATAAAAATTGGGTACATACAACATCAGATACGAAGAAAATAGATTATCCGAATTTTGTTATTAAAAATAATCGAGAATTATGTTATCTAAATAATGATCGTGATAAATGTAATATCTATCAACATTGTCAATGGAATACTTCAATAAATACATGTCTATTAAGCCTAAAACAATCAATGCTTGTTGAATATATTAATAAAGTTGCGGAAGAATTTATACAAAATGAATTGAAAGCTCAAGAAATTCTTCGTAAAGGAGATTATTTTGTCTCTGATATAGTTGATTATAATATCTTTACAGAAAGACCTGGTGAAAGAATTATTATGAGTTCAAATACAAATCTCAATAAAATACTTAGTGAAATTTTCGGTAAAGATCATATTCCTAAAATTGGACGACGTAGGAATAAGATAGATACAATACAAAATTATGAACAATTGAAGATCGATAATCCTATGAGAGAAAATAAATTATGGTATATTCAAACAATTGTCGAAAATAATAATTCTATTTTTAGAGCATTTGCAAATGCATATTTTTGGTTATTACATCCATATCATGATTCTTCTTATCGCAATCTAGGATATTATGATATATCACAAACGAAATTATCTAACATATACAAAAGTCAAATTATTGATTGGTTGACTCAAAATGAAGAATCTGATCAAATTGGAGAATTAATACCGTATGTCAAATATGGAAAAGTACCAGAATTTATTACAAAATTGAATATGGATACATATACATTGACTAATTGTTTAGTAGAATTATATATTTTATCTAAAATCTATGAATGTGTTATATATATATATGATGACAATGATCAAATTATTTATGTATTTCATCCGATAGATGGAGTAGCCTATGATTATAAAAAAACAACACAACAATTCGATGCGATAAAATATAATTTTTTCAAAAAAAATATTAACTTGAAATTTTATTACATGTCAAAAAATATATACCCTAACAAAATAGAAGTTTTATATTCAAAAAACTAAGAGAGTCGTAAAGCAAATGCGCTCAAAAATAATTATGTTACATAATTATAATTAAAATGTCAAAAGATAAGAAAAAAAAATTCAATAAAATAAAATATTATAATTCTGACGAAGATAACATAATTATTGGAATTTCTTCAAAAGAAACGAACAAAAATTCAAACGAAATATTTAAAGAATTGATAAAAAAACAATTATCAAATATTCCGGTTCAATGGAAATTGGGTATAAATGATATGAAACGTATTTGTAAATATATAAACACCAGTATATTTGATACTGATAAATGTTGCATTTGGAAAGGATATATTACTAATATCAATAATTCAAGTAAAGGAACGTATGTTAATTTTTATTTTAGGAATAAAAAAGTGGCATTACATAGGTTATTATATAGTAATTTTATTGCACCATTAAATTCAAATGAATATCTCAAATTTAATTGCGATAATAAAGGAATATGTTGTAATATCAATCATTATGAAAAATATAAATATTTGAAAACTATTAAAAATGTTGTAAATATAAACAAGAAAATTAAGGAAACAAATAAAGAAACAGATGTAGTAAAAAAAGAAGACAAGGATGATTTAACTATTGATTTTGATTAAAAAATCTGAGTAATTTGTATAAAAGAATAAGATGCAATTTGATCCATTAGGAGGATTTCCGCCAATCATTCGTGAAGATGATCAAAAAATAAGTGAAAAAACATTGGAAACACGTGGATTTTCCGCCATTAATATTGTAAATATAGGTAGTATTATGGATACGCAAAAAAAGAAAAAATTATATGTAGCATTTGGAAATGAAGAGGAGGAAGGTGGAGCATTTCTATCCGATCCTGCTTTTGATCCAATAATGGATATATATCGTGAAATACCTCACAATTTCAATTCGTCCGATGGAACTATATTCAAATAATTTACACAATCATGTTATCATAATTGTATAAATGTGTTTTTATTTTGTTAAATTTTATCTAATGATATTTAATATCAATGAATATTCCTCATATTATCGGGAAAGCATTAGTAGATTACGATTCCGCTCAATCAGTTATCAAATATCTATTGAAAAATACTAATTTGAGTGGATATAAATCCAATTCTGATTCAGTTAGAACTCATTTCATATTTTCTGATAAAGAAGATAAAAATAAAATAATCTTAAAAACAGAAGTAGAAATTTTGGGAATATTTTATGATAAATACAATATTTGGACCTGGGGATGGGCGCATGTGGGTGGATTAAAATCAGAAACATATTTAGCAAAAGAAATACTTAATTATGCATTAAAATTAGGGATAGAAATGTCTTATATAAAAACCATCCTAACTACATCTCGTGGAGTAGTGACCGATGATATACAATTGGGTATTAATTTAGCACTAGGATGTAGTATCATCAAAAAACCGTACATTTATCCAGATAGTTATCCAGTAGGTGATTACAATATCGTATATTATTTTATACTTTTGGATAACTCTGAATTAGATAAAATTAAGGAAAATATCATCAAGAATAAGACAATTGATATTACTGATGATGAAGAGGTTTATGACAAATGATATAGTTACTAATAAGAAATTTATGGAAAATGATATGTTTTATAGAGTGTAATTTTGAATCTTGCATCTGGATAAATTGGTATATGTTCTATGATGTCCCCATCAAATAATTCAGGAATACCATAGAAATCAGCATTATCATATCGAATACCATTTATACGTACATGATCAAGAGGAATTTTAGGTTCCACTTTGCTTAAATATCTTTGATCAATGATATAATAAAAAAATCTATTTGCATTTTTGGATGATTTTACTCTGAATAAAGGAACAGAAGATGGAATATTATCATTAAATGGTTCATTATCTTCAGTACATTTAATCAAAACACCATTAAGAACAGGGTTATCGAATAAATATGGTTGAGTATATTGATTAAATGGAGGATACGTTCCAGTTCTTTCATAATGTTCATTATATCTATCTAAAACTTCTCTAGGTAATCTCAATTGTGGATAAGTTAATGGATCATACATAGTATATAAATCCTGTTTTTTTATTGCATCTGAATAAGGATCGGTTCCACCATCAACAGCAACATTTATCACATTTGGTTGTTGAAGAGGTTGTTGAAGAGGTTGTTGAAGAGGTTGTTGAAGAGGTTGTTGAGGGGGATGTTGAGGAGGATGTTGGGGAAATTGTGAATTTGATGATCTGTCTTCAAATGATTTATTATGAATTGAATGATATTGTGACATATATTGTGGAATAATTTGATAAGATGGATGATTATTACTGTAGATTAAATAAAATGCAAAGGCCAAAACAGCAATAATTATAATTAATGAATTTGATGGATTCATGTTTAGTTTATATTATACTAAGGCGAAAATAAAAGTTATATTAATTAATATAATACTTTTCTCTGAGCTAATATCTAAATATTATATTTATAATAATGAACAACAAAAATTGTTGGTATTTAATTATCATATTGTCATCAATTGCTATCGGTATGATAGTTGGATTATTGACGCGTCCTAATCATATGATATTACATGGACCAAATGCAAATAAACAGATAAAAAAAAAATATTATAATCCTCTTAATAAAAAATGTCATAAATTCATCGTAAAACCACTTACATGTCCAACAATTTTATCGCGATGTAAATATATCATTAATAAATTTAAAAAATTAACATAAATTTATCCTCGATAAATTTCAAATGATGTACACTTTAATCATAAATTATTAATACAGTTGATTATATCAATGAATGATATACATAAATTTATTGCATTAATTTAAATAATTATTTTTATAATTTAGTATATATTATGAAAATAATTGCAGTTATTAAAAAAAATAAATGTATATTTGATAAAATGGAAGAATTTTGTTCTCCTCTATTATATAGAGAGATATCAGAACAGGAAAGAACAATTTTGAAAAAAAAACTGAATGATTATATTTGGTCAATTATTGAACCATATATTACTTTTATAAATGTAGAAGATGAAGATTTTCTTACTATTGCATGCGAAAATATTATTAGTGATTTTCCAAATAGATCTCCTGATGAATTTTATTATCATACTGAAGGATCATATTCTACACCCAAACGGTATTATGAAATAATATATGCACAACCTACATGGAAAGATTATCGTATTGGTCAATTATCTAATATGAATGATATTGGTTGTCTTTATTCTTTACAACATAATGTTATAGAAAATACATGTATTATCATTGTAAATAATTATGATTTATCTAGACAATATTTTACCGTACTAGATTCTATTAATAAAACAGATATTTTAAAAATTATACGTCGCCGCTATTTTCATTCAGGAATCTTGATAAAAAATAATGATACTATGATCAAATTTTATTATCAAAATCCATCATATCTATTATATCATATTTTCAAAAAAGATAAAGTTGATACATTTTATGTAGATATATTGAAATATAATTTACAATTTTATCTAAATAATGAAACATCAACATATATCAATAAAATTGCTACTAGAATAAATGGTACAAAAAGATTATATGGAGATGTCTTAATTTTACATGAAATCGATGAAAATATATATTCTAATTTGAGTGTACATGAGATTAGAAGACTAAATGTTCTTTCATACGGGAGAATGTATGATAGAAAATTAAAAGCAGAAGAAAATATTCAACTTCCTGATCAAAATAATGACAATAAAAAAATAGTTCCTTTATGGTCTAGATTTATTGTATCTAATAATCGTATGGAAAAATGGCAAAAAATAAAAAATCAATGTATTAATTGTCAAAAAGAAATGTCTATCTTATTAACTTGTCAAAAATGTTTCAGAGTAAAATATTGTTCATCTCAATGTGAAAACGAATTTAAAATTTATCACAATGATGAATGTATCGAATTCTAATATTACGTTTGGATTAGGTTAAACAAAGTAATATCAAAATATGTTCGTTTTTAAACAAACATATTTTATATGCAAGAATTTCATATAAGAATGAACAACAATTATCATACACAAATGAACAATGGTGATAAAAAAATATTAAATGAAATTGCTGCGAGTAATCAATTGTTACATCAACAAAATATACAGAATAAACCCATGTTAACTCCGCAACCTATTTATCAACAGGCTCAACAATTCTTTCCGATGGAATCACAACAGAATCAAGTACAACAATCAGATTTAGATGATATTGATTTATCAGAGGTAAAACAAGAGCAAAAAATTAGTCAATCTGAATTAGATCAAATAAATAAAAATATACAAAAATTAGAAAATCAAATTACGAAACATACTCCTCAAGAACAACAAATAGTACCTCGAGACAGAAGATTAATACAATCTTATCAACATTCAATTGATAAAAATGATAAAAAAAAAAGTCGAACATCAGAATACATTATTATATCAATAACATTATTGATCGTATTTATAATTTTAATGCATCCATCTACAAATAAATATATTGGGAAATTTCTTCCATCTTTAGAAAGTACAAAGGGAATTTTGATTAGAGGCATAATATTAGTAATATTTTACATCCTAGTAAAATTCGGATTTGATAAAATAAAAAATTGAAATAAATAAAATATTTATTTAGAACAGAGTTATTAATTAGTATTATTAATACATTATGGAATTATTGAAAAATCAACATATTCAAGAAAAATTAAATAAACGCACACATTTTGATTTAATTAATAACAATTCAAGGTTAGGTATCATAGTCAATCTTGAAACTAATCCAATTGCTAAATTAAAAGAAATAATGAAATTAATTATAATGGATGAAGATAAAAAAATGAATCATTATATTGTTCAATCATTATTTATTGAGGCTCAAATGATTAATCCGAATATTATTATTGAGCTTATTATTGAAACGATATTAGCTAAAGTTAATATAATTTGTGAAGCAATTGAAAGAAGTAATATTGATTTGGCATCATGGAATCAAATATGGGCAGATTTTAGAACTTTCACAAATAAGTTAGAATTTTTGATGAAAAATTACCTAAATTTATTCACCGAACGAAATGTGATAATTGGAAAATTTAAATGTGATATTTTATCGACAATACAATTATGTATTTTTTATCAAAAAATAATAGAAAAATATAGTTTAAACGGAATTGATATTTTTAGTAAGATATCAAGTGATATTCGAGGGATTAATATACACAATATCGATCAATTAATAGATTTCATTGAATCGATGATAATATTTTTGCCAATAAAAAAGTTCATAAAAATCAATTATGATAATATACAAAATATTATACATAATATTCTCAGTGATCGATATGTGATTAACTTAATATGTGCACGTATACATAAATTATTAATTGGATTATCATCGAATAAATTTACTATTGACGATGATTCCTCTGTACTAAATGTGGATAAAAAATCGTTAAAGAATATATATGGTTCAATTTCAATATTATCTGGTTATGGTAATAGAGAAAATATTGTGATTTATCATAGAAAATTTATGCAAGTAAGAATCATGAATTTTAATTATGATAATTTTGAAGTAGAAATTGAAATTATTAGGAAATTATCCTCAAAAATAGGAAGTGAATCGCAACAAATGATCAATATGATTAATGATATATACGAAAGTAGAAATATTTCTAATATTGTTCAAAAAAGTAATGCTAATATTATTACTGAAAAATATAAAGTAATAAATGATGTTAGACCACAAATTTTAAATCCAATTATTATCAATAAACAATATTGGTGTATCAATAATTTAGTGAATATGGATATTACATATCCATTAGAGTTAGAATTTTATCATAATTTATTTGCAAAATGTTATGAGCAATTATACAAAAATAAATACATTATAAATTGGCAACCTACTCTTGGATTTGCGAAATTTGATGTTTGTTTAGGATCAAGGGATATTGAGATAACTTGCAACATATTACAAGCTATAGCTTTATGTTATCTCAATGATCATTCATCAATAAATCCAATAAATTTTTCATTAGAAATTGGTATCTCTGAAATTTTAGCAGAAAAAATATTAGAAAGTTTATTCGAAGCAAATTTATTATTAAAACATAATGATTTGTTCATTGTGAATATCAATAATTATACTGGAAACACGATTATAGATATTCGTAAGTTATTTGTGGATACTTTTGCTGAAACTAGTGAACAAAAAATTGATTAAAAAAGATTATAATTAATCATCATTAATTACAATTTTCGATTAAATCAAAATATCGCTATGGAAAATAATATTTTAGAATTAATTGACCCTTCACAATCTGATAATGATAAAAGGAATAGATATTTCAATCCATTCTTCGTAGATCGTATAGAATCAGAACACAAATATACCAAAATTAAATTTCTATTAGATCTATATGATTTTGTTTATATCATATGCATATCAGAGAGCTGTGATTTAAATGAAGAAAATATAAATCGAATAAATCTTTTTTTTAATGAAAAATCAACAATAGAAGAACTTAATGAAATCACAGAATTAGTTACATTAGTTAGGGGATCTACAACATTACTTTTTGAAAATACAATAAGAACTGGAATAATTACTATTGAAAAAAAATATTTAGAACCATTTAATCATAACGCTTATGATCTAAAGGAACAGGAAATTGTTTACCTAATGTTGAAATGTAAAGAATCAAATATGAATAAATTGATTAATATATATGACTCTTCTTTCAATCTTGATAATTATATCAAAGTAAAATTGATAACGAGATATATGAATTTATCTTGTGACATCGTAGAATCTAATTTGATTACTAAGTTATCCAAAATTTCAGAATATTCACATTGGAAATATCAGAAAAATTGTTATTTAGATATCAACGAAGATTTTGCAAAAAGGTGTTTTAATGTACCAATTAATAAGAGATGGAAAAAAATTGACGAAATTGAAAAAGAGGTGTCGAAAATAATTAATTCGATTGAATTAGATGAGAAATTTAAAGGAAAAATATCAAATTATCAACAACAATTAGAAACATCATCTAATATATCGGAAGTTAAAATGCCTGATTTGGGTTATGATAAGAAACATATAAGTTTTTTTGAAATTGTGAAAGTAGATGGGTTAAAAATATCAAAAGAAACAATTGATGAACTTTTTATTAATTTTTCCCTAACAGATAAGGAAAAATATTACTTAATGTGTTACTTATTAATAAATAAAGATTATTGTCACTATGTAATCAATAATAAAATAATATTGGAAAAAATGGAAACAATTCTGACGAAATTCAAACCCATATTTAGATATTTAATTGGATATTCATGGATCTCCTTGTATTTAGAAGAATGTAGATGTGGTAAAAGAATTAAACAAAATGATAGATTTGTATTTGACATCGAAACAGTTTCAAAACTACCCAATTTTCCATATAGTTATGATAACATTCGTGTCAATCCTTATATATCATGTCTTATTTCTGACGAATTATTAAATATTTCTCGTAATTATTTAGGTGTGAAACAATCTTTATCGCATAATAGTGGGACAGTTAATCTATCTGAATTTAAAAGGAGACTCAATATTTTTATTAGTGGATTCAATGATTTGGATGTATTCGAAGGATGCTGTTGGGATAATATGGTTATTACTGGAAGTATAATGGCAGCGATTATTCCAAAATATAATCCTCTTATGGAACTTTTTAAACATAACACAGTTGATATTAATACACTAATGACCGATGAAGAACTTATCAGATATTATCAAGAATATTATGTAAATGCAGATATAGATATTGCATGTAATCATACAAATACAATTAATTATATTGAACATATAATTAGAATGAAAGATATCATATATACTAACCTTAATAAAAAATACAAGGAAATTAAGAAATCAGATATAGAAATAATACCATCAAAAACGTTAGCTATTTATGTTAATTCGACACTTCTTAAGAAAAAATGTGAATCAGGTGAAATTCCATTTGATTATGATTATATTATAAATAATCGATTAAATAATGATATTCAATTATATTTTTGGAAAAAATATATTCATGTCAAAACAGAAGCGAATGAAAATAATGAAAAAATACTAAAGAAAAAAATAAATGAAACACCTTATTTTAAGATAATTGATTATGTTAGTATTGCAGAAACCAATCTTATAATTCAAAATTTCGGCTTAGAATCATACAATGATTATCGTACAGCTGAAAAAAATTCTGGAATACAAATGGTGTATTATATAAAAGACGATCAAGATATTTTTATTAAATTTGGAGAAACAATGAAATATAAAATTAAATCTTCATATCTAAAACATGTATTTGAATTTTTTAGGATATCCGAAGTTGAATTTTTTTCTACAATTGCACGATTTCATTTACCGTGTGTTCGTTCATATTATAATGGAAAAACATGTTATTTGTTACCATCTGCTATAACTGCATATCAAACATTCTTAAACATTGATTTCAAATATTTTGTAGGAAATCGTGATCCAATTAATATTATTAATAAATATAGAGAAAGGGGTTATGGAATCATTCTTAATGAAAATGAATTAAAATTAGTACTATCGTATAGTTGTTCTGTTGGTGATTATAAAAAAGCATATGGAATTAAAGATAAAGAGGATATAAAAAAATTAATAGGCCAGCTTGATATATCAAATTGTATGTTCAAACCAAGAATGGTTGTACCAGAGAGATATATTGTTGATACAACAATTACAACAAAATATAATGATGTGTATTCTACTTATATAGAATCGTATAAAGATATTGAAAAATATTATATTTCATCTTATTCACAATATGCTATAAATTTACTTCAACATAATCCTATTAATAAAAATGGAACAGTTAATCCAGTCAAATTATGGATGATTGAAGCTGCTTATGATGATTAAACAAAAATTGATTTAAAATCAGTTTTTGTTTAATTCATAATAGATAATAATAATAAAAATGACTACCATATTTGAATTTAATGTATCGGATAAAGAAAGAAAAAGATGCGAAAAAAAATTATCGACATATTTCAATGTAGAAGAGGTTGTAAATGTGGAAAAAGGAATATATGACTACACAGAACAATATTGTAATTCAAATGGAAATTATTTACCGATGTCGGAGGCGATTTATAAAGATATATCGAAAAATCTTTTATTTAATTGTGAACAGAATCATGATACAATTAGAAAACTTATTAGAAAAATAAACAATGGTAAATATAATGGTTATAATTTGGCATTTCTCAAACCTGAAGAGCTTGATGTTAATAATTGGATTAAAATAATTTTGCGGAGAAAAAATACTGATGATAAATTGAATAATCGTCCAACAATCAAATGGAAGAAATGTCGAGATTGTGGTTCTAATGATTATTTTTTTTATCAATTGCAAACAAGATCTGCTGATGAACCAATGACAACATTTTATATTTGTAAGCAATGTGAGAGGACATATCGTTTTAATAATTGATTAATTATTGAAAAATTTCTATCGCAAATAAATGATCTATTCTTCAAAATCTTAGAAGAAATAATAATATTAAAAAAAATTGATACATAAATAATAAATATAATAATTATATATATTGTTCAGTATCAAAAATGTCACTTGACAAGAATATCGCAATAAATAAGAGAAAAGAAATCTATCAAAGTTATTATACCGAAGAAGATTATGAAAAAGTGATGATTAAATTACCTGACATAATAAAAGAAGCATCAATAAAAAGTGCAGAAATGTTAGAACCAACAATTATTGAGAAAAAAGAAGTTATGAATATTATTCGAGATTTCATTAGAAAAAAACATAGAAAAATATATGGAGGAACAGCAGTTAATGAACTCTTAAAACAAAAAAATCCTGAAGATGCAATTTATGATGAATTTAATTTTTCTGACATCGAATTTTATTCACCAACACCAGTACCGGATCTTGTAGAATTATGCAACACCTTATATGATAAAGGATATAAATATGTTCAAGGTAGAGAAGCACAACATGAAGAAACATATACAATTTCTGTTAATTTTGAAGTATATTGTGATATCTCATACGTTCCAACGAGAGTTTATAATGGTATCAAAGTAATTGATATTGATGGAATTAATTATGTCGATCCACATTTCATGTGGATTGATTATTTAAGAATGTTTAATAATCCAGTTACTGCTAATTGGAGATGGGAGAAATCATTTAAGAGAAATTTTATTTTATTGAAGAACTATCCACCAGAATATTATAATAAAAATATTCAAATTTCTGAAATGAATCAAGAATTTAAAGGATATATTCAACGCATTAAAAAAGAATTCATAATAGAAAAATCGAATAATAATATATTAATAAATGGTTTTGATGCTTATAATTTTTTCATGCTTCATGCAGCAAATGATAAAAAAGTTGATCAAATGGCACGAACCGTATATGGGAAGAATAATGTGATGAATTTGACATGTAATATACCATATTTAGATTTAGTTTCAGTTGACTATTCTAATACAGTTAAAAATTTGTATAATTATCTCAAAGGAATTGTAAAAGTTCCAGAAAAATTAGAGATATCAGAATATTTTCCCCTGTTTCAATTCACAAATTATTCATCAATGATTTCTTATAATGGGATTATAATTACTAAAATTACTGAAGGAAATGGATTTTGTATTCCAATGATACGAGTGAATTCTGGTTTAATATATGTATCTTATCAATACTTATTAATGACTTTTTTAATCGATAAATTTAGAGCACATTTAGATCAAGATAAAACAATGTATTTTAATTATAGCATCGCCATATCTAACTTAATAAAGGCACGTAATATTTTCTTAGACACAAAAAAATTGACTGTTGTAGATAATTCTGTATTTAGAGAATTTAAAATATCATGTATTGGTACTACAACAAGTCAATTACGATTGAGTAAATTAAGAATGTTAGAAAGAAAACAAAAAGATAAAAATATTCAATTTACTTACACTCCAGAGCAATTTTTCAAACAATCTGAAGAATCGCAACATAAATTCGATCCATTCAAACATTTTTTTAGAAATACATCAGGAAATAAGATAACTAATATGAAAAATATGAGATTTAAACTTGATAATCAGGGAGAATTAATAGATAATATCAATGAAATTGATTATACAACAGAAAATGATTCAGAATCCAAGACAACAGAAAATGATTCAGAATCCAAGACAACAGAAAATGATTCAGAATCCAAGACAACAGAAATTGAAATGGATTCAAATTCACAGTAATAAAATTGAAAAACATAATAATTTAAATCATGGATTACTTTTAATAATAATAATTATACAAATAATGTCATTATCAAAAAATCATTATCAAATATATTTTAATAAATTTTACTACGGATGTAGTATCGTATTTTGCACAATAATGGATTGTATTGGTGTACGTATTTATAGTCGTATGTTATGGAATCAACCATACTTGACAAAACAACTTCTTTTAGACGCTACCTTTTCTAAATTAAAAGAGTGGAGAGAAAGGTCAATTATTCAAAGAACATGGCATTTAAAATTTCTATTTGGAAATATAGTTATTATTTCATTAATAATAGGATATACTAAAGGAATAGATATCTTTACTGAAATTAAATATGGATTATATGGAATGGGTGTGTGGACTGTTTGTAATATATATGGTATTTTAACACACACATACAATTTAATTAGGATAGAACGTCAAGGTTATCTCATTCTAGAAGGTAAAAATATTCAAATGAAACAATATTATAAACGCAATGATTCTTTTATTGTTCAGTTGCAAGATAATAAGAAAACAACAAAAGATTTATCTAAAAATTGGTATTTCAAAGAAATTATCAATTATAATGGTGAAGATGCGTATTTAGTAAATCATGCGTATTTTGTAAATTTAAGTTATCAATTCAGTAATAAATTTATTGCATTTGGATTTTATCAATTTGTTAAGAAATATGATGATATTGTATTGGAAAGTATCGATGATACTGATTACAATATACTATTATCAAATTATTGTGAAAGTCGAAATATCATACCTTCAACTATCTAAAATGTAATTGAAATAAATTAATTTAGAATGATTTTAATAATTATCAATAAATTATTGATAATTTTTACCATTATATAAAAAATAATCAATATATTATTAATAAATAATGGAAAGGAATATTAAAAATATAATCAATTATCAATTCATTGATTATATTATTAAATCATATGTACCAAAATTGAATTCAACAGAGAAAATGAATCATATTAATATAAATCTTTTTAGAGAAGCGATGACACATGTAAGTATGATAACTAACGAAGAAAATTTAAGCTATGAAAGGTTAGAATATTTAGGAGATGCTGTATTCCATATGATTATAACAGAATATTTATACAAACGATATGATGATGAAAGAGAGGGATTTCTAACGAAATTAAGGATAAGAATAGAAAGAGGTGAATCGATGGCAGAATTGACAAAAAATATTGGTCTTGATTATTTTGTTCAAACTAAAGTAAATATCAATGAACATATTTTAGAGGATATTTTTGAATCTTTTGTTGGGGCATTTTTCCTAAACTTTGGGATAATACATACGAAACAATTTATTATAAACATTATTGAAACATATAAGGATTTATCTGAAATGATAGCACACGATGATAATTATAAAGATTTATTGTTAAGATATTTTCATCAGATGAAATGGGGACATCCTATTTATAATAATAGACAAAATAATGGAAAGTACATAAGTATTATAAGAAATCCGTTTCACAAATTATTAGGAATAGGTAAAAGTTCAACTATGACGAAAGCAGAACAAATAGCTTCACAAAATGCACTTGTGACAGTTGGAGTAATTATTGACGATGAAATTGATCAGAATTGGTTAGATAAAATTGAAAAAATTGAAAAAGAAGCTAAAGAAAAAGATAAATCTGATAAGAAAACTCTCCCAATACAAAATCCATATAATAAATTGATGAAAAAAATAGACATTCGTAATTTACTTATATCTTATAATATTTCCATTCCCAAAGATAGTACATTTAATATTAAAATATTTCAAGAAGCAATGACGCATCGATCTTATTTAGTAAGAAAAAAGGCAAATGTTGATTTGCAAAATATTAAAGAAATTAAGAAAGTTGTACCATTACAAAAAATGCCAAATGATAGATTAAGATTTCTAGGAGATTCAGTTATTCATTTTATCATAGGAGATTATTTGTATCATAAATATCTCAAACAAGATGAAGGATTTTTAACCAGACTCAGATGTAAATTAGAAAAGAGAGATTCTTTATTTGATCTGGCAATTAAAACAAAAATTGATTCATATATCTTAATTAGTCAAAATATTGAAGTATTACATGGTAGAACTAATATTAATATGATAAGTGGTGGTTTTGAATCATTTATCGGATGTTTATATCTTGAATTTGGTCTTCAACTAACACGAAATTTTTTATTGGAAGTATTTCGGAAAGAATTAAATATTCAAACGATTGCAGAAAATGAAACAAATTATAAAGATATTATTTTGCAAATATATAATAAAAATCAATGGGGGCGTCCTGATTATAGGATTCTCAGAGAATCTGGTCCTGATCATAATAAAATTTTTAATGTTGGTTTATTTTTGAAAGGAAAAATACTTGGAGAAGGTTCTGCACATTCTAAAAAGGAAGCTGAACAAATTGCTTCAAAAAATACTATAACAATATTGAATGTAAAACAAAATAATGAAAAAATATAATTATAATATGAATTACATTATAAACAGTTTAAGTTAATATTCGAATTGTTTATAATAAAATAATAAAAATACGGAAAGAAGTATAAAGTTATTTTATTCCTCTTAAAAATTATAAAATTATCTACTAAGAGTATATACAATGCTTTCGAACGTAGGACATACTATCCAAAGAATGATTGGTAATGCTCCAGTATCTATTTCTGTAAATACAACATCAACCTCAATTGTAACTAGTGGTGGTGGTATTTATCATGCTGGATTGGTAAATGGGAAAATTCAACCAACATTTAAAGAAATTGTTGCAAATGCTGATATTCAAGGTCAAATTATTGATTCACAATCAACAGATGATAAAATATATCTCTTAAACTCTGCGGGAACAGTTTTTGAGTATGATTATAATGTTGGTGGTTGCAGTCCAATTGTGCGTGAAGTATATTCTTCAGCCGTATGTGGAGGGGATCCTGCTGTTAAAATTGATACTGGTCGCGCTCATGTCGTCATTTTAACGGCAGCTCATCGTGTTTTTGGAGCTGGTTGCAATGGCCAATATCAAATTGTTCCGCAAGGACAATGTAAATATGATGTTGCGACTGAAATTTTGATCACTGATACTAATCATCATGACAATCATGGATGTTGTGATAAATTTGTTGGTTTCCTTGATGAATTAGAAAATCCAATTATTCCATCTCGTAATGGATCTGCATGCAATAAAGTGTCATGTATAAAGGATACTGTTTTTGATAAAGAAATTGGGACTTTTACAATTCCCAACATAACAATTAGTTCTGTAGCAACTGGAACACTCACTGGAAATCTTACATTCCCAATTAAAGCAAATTATTCATATGTTGGATTTTTATGTGTTGATGATAAGGGTTTAGCATCTGGAAATGTAACATATACAATTAATAATATTTACATTCCAGCTGGTTGTCATCATGGAATTTTCACAACAATTACAAATCATCCAATTATTATTGATTTGGACCTCACAAATACCACATTAGTTCAATTTCTTACATCGGATGTAGTTGCAACGGTCCCAGTTGAAGGACCGTGTAATGCACCATTTGATATCGATTTAACTACAGTTTTAAGCTTACCTATTATATCCGCAACCGTAGGTTCAGAAGTAAATTCTCTCTTATTAACTATAATTGATGATACTATTATTTCGACTACAACTCTTTCCATTCTTCCTAAACCCCCTTTAAATGCATATACTATTATACCATTCACTGCACCAATTCCTCTGACAGAATCGGTAATATTACACATTTTTTTGAACTGTTGTCGAAGTCAAACATCTCTCAAACCAACTCTTCCTCAACCATGTTGGATGAATGTATATGCGGGATCAGATCTTACAGTGTTAGTAGACAGTTGTAATAGATTATATGTATTAGGTTCTCTTCATGAAATTAGAAATAATAAAACTTCTTTGAGGAGAAATTGTCTTGAAGATTTATTAAGCAAAGCAAATGCTTCAATTACCTTGCCAGCAGATCAATTAAATTGTTGTGTAAGACCTTTAAATAAAACATGTAAATGTGTAAAATGTCCAGAACGTAAATTTTGTACTGATCTCAGTAAATTTGGAATTAAACTAGATTTTGATGGAAATAATGGTGATTGCGAATGCGAGGAAAAAAGAACAACCGTGTGTGAATTCCTTAAGGCTCTTCAAAATTGCAATGAAGCTCCTTTATGCGATGATACATGTGAACCATGTGATGGATATATTTACTTAAATATTAATGATTGTTCGGATTGTGTAGAATCTTTACATATTAAATCCATTACATTATTAAATAAAAGATCCGTTTGCAAAGCAATTAGTCAACGCTCTCATCCTATTCCTGTTGATGTATTTCAACATTCATTAGTTGAATATGATCTTAATCGTTATTGCATTGACGGAAATGATTATGATTTAAGTGAAATGATTGTCTTAGTATTTCCAGGATCTGAAAATGGCGCTCACATCAAATTATTTATAAATATTGACGGACAAGGAGGTATTCAATTTAATACTCACGATAAGAAATGCAACGTTGAATTCACTGTTGATGTAAATACATCAACTCAACAATTCTTACTTAATTATGGTCCTATAATGGATCCTGTGGTATTGACAAATCTTAAATTCCTTCTTGTTGATCAATCAATTTTCCCATGTTCACAATTTAAGAATCCGTTTGATACAAAAATATTTAACACTTATCTTAGAGGAGGTGACTGTGTCAAATTTATAAGGAGAGATCATCAACAACGCATCAAATTAGCCATAACTGCTGATGTACCAACAGTTTTTAGAATGAATAGACGTGTTCTTGATGTAGGAGTTGGGAATAATAATATTTCAGTTCTTATTGGTGGACTCGCTTGTCCTAATGAAATTATGGCAATTGGTAAAAATTGTTATGGTGAACTTGGTATTGGTTCTAATGAAACTATTGTATGTTGGAAACAAGTTAATAGATGTTTATTTGATTGTCAAGTTAATAAAATTTATTCTGGAAATCATGTAACATTTTATATCACACAAACTGGTAGAATATATGCTGCAGGTCTTTGGAAATGTTTAGTCAACTCAACACAACCAGTTACAGTATCATGTATTCCTGCATCATGGAAAATTAGAGAAATTGCGATTAGCCAAAATCAAATAGTTCTTCTCGGAGGTGATGGTAATTTATATGGAGTTGGCGATAATAGTTTAGGTGAATTAGGATTATGTCATGTAGAATGTGTTCCCAAACCGAGTCCAATTCCATTCTTTTTCAAAATGGGACAAAGTTATGCAAGAGAATTCGCTAATATTTGTGCCTCATCACATCCTTTAGAAAGAAATGCATGTAATAGGAGAAATGTTTGTGATAGACAAAGAGATGATGTTGAATTTGAAGAAATAACTGAAGATAGATTTTTCAGAAGACATCATGAACGATACTATCCAAATGAAAGAGTATATAGGCGTCGATGGTAAATTAATTTATTAAAAATTATTAGAAAATAAAATTTAATAAATTAATATATTGAATTGAAATAAGATTGATAATATACACATTTGAATTGTTTGACCTATATACTCATAAATATAATCTTATTATTCTAATATAGAACAATAATGGCAACAATATTAGAATTGATGAATATAATTGCTGATGATATTCAACACACATTTGAAGAATTAATAAAATTAATTCTTCATAAAACTATTAAACCATTCATAAATCCCATTCATCCCAATTCAAGAATCATATACAATCCAATTACTGGGAGAAATGAAAGAGGATATTTAGGTGCTTCTGCTGATGTTAATGTAAATCAATATATTTATCAATTAACAAATGAATGTTTAGGATGGGTTGGAAACTATGTCGCAAATTTCAAAGCAAATTCAAAATATATTAAAGCAAGTTTTCCACAAAGATTTCCAGCTCCAAATAATCGAAATAGATATCTCACAAAAACCAGAGTAGCATATAATATAAATAATCACTCAATAATTGATGGAGTTCCCATTCCAGTAGGAAAAAATGAACAAGTAATGAGTAGTTTCCATAATTTTATCTCTTCATTAAATGAGAGAAATATGGTTAGTATTATATCAAATCGAAGATCTTACGATACATATTTTTGTGATATATCATATTCGGATTGTTATCGTGAATTAGAACATATTGGTAGGGATATCATTGATCAAACTGATCCATTAATTCCTCCACCCATATCCGCAAGAATGTCAACAGCAATATTTCGCGTTAAATTATATGATCTGGAACAAAATTTAACAAACCTTTCTGCATTATATCCTGATATATATAATGCATATATTGAATTAATTAAAATTATCAATTCTCAACCTAGAAGTAATATTAAATGGGTTATTGAATTAATTGCCACATTAACTTATCGAAGATGGTTTGATATTCCTGAAAATCAAAAAATTACTTTTATAGAAATTTTGGGAGAAGAATTTATACGAGGTATAAATGCTAACGAATTAGCAACTATTTTATTACAAAGTGGCTTACCTGAAATTCTGATACGTACATGTTATATGTATTCATTATTAAAAATGTTATTTATCGTTTTTGGATATAATAAATTAATACCAAAAATTGTGACAGATCCCATTATAATTGATAATGGGATAGAAATTGAAACGATACAAGAAGTAGATAATTGTATTGTAGAATGTGATACTGATTGCGAACCAGTGAATAAATGTATATATGATATTATCAAATTATTTAATGATTTATATCCGACTATTGGAGAGTTGATGGGAGGTTCAGATACATTTCCGCCTGAGTGTCATGAAATAAAATGCGATGAAATTCCACCAAATTATGATTGTTTAGTTACAATACCTGAATATTTATGGAGATTTAATGATTATTCATATTGTCAACATCTTGATTATGTTAATTCTAAGATAGTACGTAATTCATTACATTCAAAAATTACAAATACAGTAAGGTATTTGAATAATTTTTAGTAAAAAAAATTGTTTTAATTAATATTTTAAAGGATAAATAACATTAATTCAATAAGAAAAATACAAATGCCAGCGATTAAAAATATTAATTTGAACAATGAAAGTATTCTTATTACAGATGATGAAAATAAACTATGGATTATGGGATCGAATGATAATAAACGATTAGGTTACGGTGATGAAGGTAAAGGAATATATGCACCAATATGTATAAATTCCATAACATTATCAGAATCAGAATATGTTAAACAATTTTATGTAGGAGATTATCAAACTTTTATTTTAACAAACGAAGGGAATCTATATTTATCATATTTAAATTCAAAAAAAGGAAAAGGTTCTAAAAATTTATCAGATTCACAATCATCACATGAAAATAATGATTCAGAATCAATTAATCATGATAATTCTGAATCAGATTCAGATAATGATATCAATAACTCATCTTTAATGCATCGAGTTTTGGATCCTATCTTTGTTAGATTATCAAATTTAACGAATATTGATATTGGATTCATAAAGTTAACAGATCACGTTACGGATATGATTACGAGCAAAACGAGTATTCTTTTTATCAGAGACAATAAATTATGTTATTATATGCCAGATCGTATAAAACAGTCATATTCATTAGAATTGACTACTGAAATTGTCTTTAATTTTTATAACTATCGTATTATTAATTTTCCTTTCGAAATTAATAAAATTCAACGAGGTAAGAATTTTTATTACATAAATTGTGGAAAATATCATAATATAATAGCACTAAGTGATGAAAATGATTCATTAAATGAAACTTATTATCCACTTTGGATTTATTTTCAAACAAATCTCAAAATAAATGTAGATAATATACATTATATAGGTAATGTATCACCTCCAAATTTATTTGTTGGACATGAAAATATGATTTATCATTATAATTTCTTTAAGAATAATTTAGAATTAAGTAATTTATTTTCTTCAAAAATAATATCAATTAGTTCAAATGATTCTTCAGAAATATTATGGGTATTTATTTTAAATTCAGATGGTTTATTTGATGTAACATACTCATCATTAATGACTATGATATGTAGTAACAGTGAATATTTAGACAATCTTATAGATCTTAATTTGAATGATGATGAAAATTGTCTGATTGTTAATGGAAATTATGATTGGAAATATAAATTTATAGAAGGAAACATGTTAATTAACGTTCATAATTTCCAATATTATAAATTGTTGGATAATGGATTGTTATTTTACGAAATTGACAAATTATGTTATATTTCTTTCTCTGAAGAACAATTTTCCGAAGAAAGTTACGGGACAATTGAAATAGATAAAATAACACATGATAATAGAAATTATTTTATATATACCTTTGCGAATCTTCCGAATCCTATTACGAATATTTCATTCACAAATAGTTTGATAATTGTACAATCGGACGATAATTATTTTTATCATACTTTCAATGTCAATAAAAATTTTTCCGTCAATACTTTTACGAATATTTTACTGAAAAATCATAATGCAACTAATATTGTAATTGATAAACATTTAATACAATATAAATCAACATTATATAATAATGTAAAAAATCAAATAATATTTAATATGAGAGATAATGATAAACAATTCGAACAAGCGTTATCATTGATGTTTACATCATTCGAAGAATCTGATAGTTCTATTGGTATTAGATATATTCACAAAGGGGAAATTATTTCATATGGAGAGGGACCAAAACGCAAATTCTATTCTGATGTAATCAGTGAATTTTATGAAAAATGTCTTATTAGAAAAAATATGTTAACTACTTTCAACAGTGAAAAAATGAAAACATTCGATTGTGATGAATTAATTTCTATTGGAAAAATATTACATATTATCATTTGTTATGGTAAAAATGGTTTGCAATTTGAATTACCATTATCACTATTAATTTCGATCAAAAATAAACCTATTAAAATAGAAGAGTTAGAATATTTTGCATCATTGGAAGATCCAATGTTAGTTGAAAATGTAATAAAATATAAAAACGATCCTGAAAAATTTGTTGATTTTGGATCAGATTATGAAGATTATGAATCATTATTGAAAAATATTTGTGGTATATCAGAATCTGATCAAAATTTCTGTCAATATATCAAACAAGGATTTAATGAAATTTCAGACATTGCAAATTTACATTTGATGAATTATCCGACATTGAATTATTACATATCAGGTAATGTAATAATAGATAGAAATATGTTAATTAAGAATTTAGTCATTCATTATTCTATTTATGAGAAGTTGCAAATATATAGGGAAGATATTGTCAAAATAATAAAAAATTTATCGGAAGAAAAATTAAAAATCCTATTGAAAAATTGGTCGGGAACATCTATATTATTAAATGAACATTATTACAAAATTGAAATTTCTGATCGCATTAATAATGATATTATATTTACTACTTGTACAATATCAATTCTTATTTCTCATAATATAATGAATCATCTTGACATATATCCACTAGAAGAAATATTAACATCGACTATTGTGAATATGATAGATGTTTAAAAAATGATAGAATAAATTTAAAGTATTTCATTATGAACAACTTTAAATTTATAATTGTTTTTAGCATCTTCATATATTAAACTAAATAATGAGAAAGTACATAAATATTTATCATGATAAGTCACATATAGAATAAAATAAATAGTTAAATTATTTTGATAGATTATCAAAATAATCTAATGTTACTATAATTCTATGACTTCGGTGACAAAAGACCAATATGTTGATCTTAAAAATAATGGAAGACTGTTCCCATCATGGATTCTTCGTAATTTCAAAAATTATAAATTACCCGAAATTTTTCGCAAAGAAAATGAAGATCCATGTAATATTGAAGTGAAATTGGAATTACGTAAATATCAGGAATTTGTTGGAAAATATTTAGGTCCTACATCTCCATACAACAGTATTTTACTTTATCATGGACTTGGTTCTGGTAAAACAGCCACGTCTATAAATTTACTAAATATTATGTACAATTATGATCATAATATAAATGTCATCATTCTCATTAAAGCATCTCTTCGTGAAGATCCTTGGATGAAAGATTTAAAAATTTGGTTAAATAAAGAACCAAATGAAATAAATACAGCAGATGTTACAAAATTCATTAGATACAAAACCTTACATTTTGTACATTATGATTCTCCATTTGCAGATAAAGATTTTCTAGAAGTAATGAAAACAATAGATACATCTAAGCCCACATTGTATATAATTGATGAAGCACATAATTTTATTAGAAATGTTTATTCTAATATAAATTCTAAGGTAGGTAAAAGAGCTCAAATAATTTATGATTATATTTTGCGTGATAAACGTGAAAATAACAATATTAAAATAGTCTTAATATCTGCTACGCCTGTTATTAACACACCATTTGAATTAGCTTTGACATTTAATCTTCTTAGACCGGGTATTTTTCCAATATCTGAATTAGAATTTACAAAAACATTTATTACGGAATCAAATTACCCAATTCTTAATCCGTCTAAAAAAAATATGTTTGAACGTAGAATAATGGGATTAGTATCTTATTATATTGGGGCTACTCCTGATCTATATGCACGTGAGGAATTAAAATATATTGATTTGCCAATGAGTAAATATCAATATAATATTTATAGAATTTTTGAAAAATTGGAAGCAGAAATACAACAAAAATCAAAACGGTATGGTAAATCTTCTCAATTATATCGCACTTATACTCGTCAGGCTTGTAATTTTGTATTTCCATATGTCAATATGAACGTTACAGGAGAATTAAGACCTAGACCGGGAAAATTTAGATTAAATGAAAAAATTGCAGTTAATTTTGCAGAGGGGAAAAAAATAGAAAAACTTGATGATACAGAGCAAAATATTCTTGAAAAATATATCGCAGCAATAAAATATTATTTAGACGATACCGAAAAATTCTTCCAAAACATAAATCAATCTGATATTAAGAAAGGAAGGACTATTCAAAATGATTTGGAAGATTTTAAGAAAGGGTTTAAAACCGAATTTGAAAATAAATTTCTCAAATATTATAATTCTTCATTACCCAAATCTAATTTGTTTCAAGAATTATATAATTGTTCTCCGAAAATGACTGCTATTATATTTATGTCTTACATATGTCCCGGAAAAGTTATGATTTATAGTAATTATGTTGTAGTAGAAGGAATTGATATGTTGAAAATATATTTCAATCTGATTGGATTTAATGATTATCGAAAAGCAGATGAATATAAAAGTTATTGTGAATATCATGGAAGGATTGAGAAAAATGAAAGATTAAAAAATAAAAATGTATTTAATAGTTCCGATAATATTAAAGGGGAAAAATGTAAAGTTATATTATTATCTCCATCAGCTACTGAAGGTATACAATTACTTAATATTTTACAAGAACATATTTTAGAACCTCATTGGAATGAAGTTAGAATTCAACAAGTAGTTGGTAGAGGTATTCGCCAATGTTCTCATAAAGAATTGCCATTATCAGATCGTATTGTTAAAGTATATAGATATAAAGTTACAAAACCAGAACAAATAGATGAAGATGATACAATAAGAATTACAACTGATGAACATATTGAAGATTTAGCGAAAGCTAAAGATAATTTAAATCAATCATTCTTGTCAGCTATAAAAGAAATTGGAGTTGATTGTGAATTATTTAGAGCTCATAATATGATGACGCAATCTTATGTTTGTTTCAAATTTCCAGAGGAAAATATTATGGATAAAAATATTGGACCAGCTTACCGTGAAGACATTAAGGAAGATGTTAAATATGATTCAGGTCTTGGTGCCAAAAATACACGCGTTGAAAAAATAAAAGTTATCAAAATCAATGCAGTTTATCAAATTTCAATTAAAGAAAATGGTGAATCTATTTATTCTGATGTGGATAGATATTGGTACTATCCAAAAACAGGTATGGTATATGATTATGAAACTCATTATCCTGTTGGAAAAGTGCAATTCATAAACAATTTACCAAACAAATTAGATAAAAACACATATATAATGTCAGATGTAATAGAAATACCGACAATAATGCCAACCATGAATTTATAATTATATTTAATTAAATGTAACTTTTGATAATCTTGGTTCCACAACACCTACTTTAAAATGTAAATGATGTTGAAAAATTGGATTTAATGGATGACGTAAGTTATGTCTAAAACAAGTTGAATTATTATAATCATCACATTTACATTCCATATTCGATTTAATTAATGGATCTAGTCGATCACATCTCAATGGACTACCATATGGATCTATGAAACTAATATGCATATTTTTTATTTCATATAATTGATCTTGTTGAAATACTTTATATCCATTAGAGGTTGTTGCTACGTAATGTGTATCATTGATTTGTGTGTTAAAATAAATTGCAGCAAAACTATCTGATAATACATCATTAGTGGATCTACAATTGCTCGTAATATCTTTAAATTCATCTATAACTAATACATTATATAAATTATCAGTAGTTTTAATGTTGGTATTGACTGCCCACGTTTGCACTATTTCACCATCCATTTTTTCGTTAACGGATTTTATCTTATAAAAATATGGAAATACGATCTCTTCTAATTTAATATATCTAACATTTTTAAAAGATTCATTAATAATGGGATTTGGGACTTCATTAGTGACCATTTTTCCATTTATTCTTTCTTTTATCGAATGTAATGGATTAAATTTAACTTCATATTTAAAAGGATCTGGATAAACTTGATAATTTCTATCTTTAGAATCAATCAAAACAGAATATTCTCTAATTTCTTCATTTAAAACATTTTTATACAAATCATTATGCAAAAGATTTCCATCATTTATAAATCCATTGTTACTAAAAATTGATTTTGGTTGAACTCCATTGAATGGAATAGTTGGAAGAGAATTGTAAGCTGTTTGAAAATTATTGAATCCTGTATACATTTGTTTAATATTTTCAGGATTAGGAGCTCCTTGATTTCTAGTATTTTGATAAAAAAATTTATTTTGTTGACTCATCGGTTGATATAGATTATCCATTGTTATATTCTTAATGTACATTTAAAAAATTGATCTTTATTTGTATTATGTTTATTTAATCAATAATAATAATAAAAATGTTTGGATTTGATTATTATAAATTTCAACAAAAAATAACAATTAATAAAATACATGAAGAATTGACCTTTTATGAAAAATCAGAATATAAAGATTATCCAGAAATAAGAGAATATATCACCTATTTGCGTTCTAGAATAGGATTAGATAAACAACAAATCAACATTCCAATTATAACAGGTGACATTAATGGTAATGAATTTGAAGTAAAACACATGAATATTGATGAATATAATAAGGATATGGATAAAATATCATTTGAAAGACCTTGGATAAAACTAAAACCATTTCATAAGATTATGAAGATAAAAGAATTCGTTAATAGTTTAACATATTCAAATAAAATATCTAACGATAAAATGAAAGACAATAGAGAATATATTTCTAGTACATTAATAGAAGGTTTATCAAATAAGAAATTTCGTAAGGGTGCAAGTATAATTACGTATAATGAAAATTTGATGAAAATAATGGAAATTTCATGTGTTAGTTGTAATAAAAAAGGGTTATATGAAATTGATTGGAATGATTAATAAAAATTGGATATATTTTATTTTTTTAAATAAAATATAATCAAATGATGATATATAAAAAATATATCATAATGATAATGAAATAGAAAAACATACATAAATGGAAATAACAAAGAAATATTTTTTTGATTCTTCAGAAGAAAATACGTATATTAATTTGAAAGAATTACAAATTGATTTAGATGAAGAAGTCGATAAAATTCAAGTGGGATCCTCGTCTGATCTTATTAGTCATTATAATGATTATGATCATATTAAATATCTTGATAAAATTTATCTAAATCGTAAAAAGATTGTTTATGAATTGAAGAAAATACCACAACATGAACAGAAATCTAATGCATGGTTAAAACAAAGATCTGTGTGTCTTACTGCAACAGCTGTAGCAACTGCATTAGATGAAGATCCTTATAAATATCCGATTGAATTATTATTTGAAAAAACAAATAAAGGAAAACCTTTTATCGAGAATGAAAATGTGCATCATGGAAAAAAATATGAAATTATTGGAAACATGTATTATTCTTTTAGAAATAATATTAATATTGGAGAATATGGATTAATCCAACATCATACACATAATTTTATTGGTGCGAGTCCTGATGGTATATGTGAAAAAGATACACAATGTGGTATGAAATTATCAAAATTAATTGGACGCCTTCTAGAGATAAAATTTCCAAAAAAAAGAAAAATAAATACCTCAGGAGAATTAGATGGAGACATTTGTCCACATTATTATTTTGTACAAGTACAAACACAACTTTTTGTCACTCAATTGGATGAATGTGATTTTTTACAATGTGAAATTGAAGAATATGAAACATGGGACGATTTTATCAAAGATTCACATCAAAATATTCCTGGTTTATCTAAAGCAACTAATCTTGAAAAAGGATGTTTGATTCAATTATTACCAAGAAAAATGATAAATAATGAAAGTACACAAATGTGTTTATATAATAGTAAATATCTTTATCAACCAAAATTACATATGACCATAAATGAATTAGAAAAATGGATTGCGATGGAGATTATTAATTTTCCAAAAAATGAATTATCTCAAAATTATATGATAGATAAAATAATATATTGGAGATTAAAAAAAGTGTCATGTCATTTGATAAAAGCTGACATTAATTGGATGGAATCAAAAATTTCACATCTTAAGCAATTTTGGGAATATATATTATTTTATAGAAAAAATTCTGATAAACTAAATAAATTAGTTTCATTTGTAGAAGAAATTGGTATTAAGGAAACTGCTATCATTTTCAAAAAAATACATTCAGATTATATGAAAATTAACCCAAAATCATCATATAAATCATTATTTCAAAAAGAATCTGAATGGCGTATTAAATATAATATTGAAAAAGCTAAATACGCAAATAAATTTAGGAGAAAATAAATTTAGGAGAAAATAAATTTAGGAGAAAATAAATTTAGGAGAAAATAAATTTAGAAGAAAATAAATTTAGAAGAAAGTAGACATTATTTAATAATATTAGTTAATATATAATTAATATGAATATTTGTATGCCTGGTAAATATGATAATAAAAATAAAACATGTTTTGATTTAGATGAATTAATTGAATTATGTTCAGCATATAATAGATATATAGCAAAAAATGGGATGAAATTAAACAAAGATAAAACTCACGATATGGAATTTATTAAAATAAAATCTGATAAACCTTATTTATTGAAAGAATTAAAATCTCGCTTTGAAAAAGAATGTCATAATGATGAATTATGTATTACTAAACAAAAATTTATGAACGAAATTATCAATGAATATCACGATCAGATTTTAAATAAAACATTCAGGAAAACTGGTCCGGATGGAAGTACAGAATGGTTAAGTAATACAGACATTGATGAAATAATGTTTCCATATGAAAATGTTTATTTGGATTTCAAATTTATGGGAGCAGTTCCATCTGATTGTGGAGAATTGAAATCATGTTCTCTTTATCGATTAGATTATGATAATCTATTAAAGAAAAGAAAAAGCAAAATTGGAATAATTTTCAATCACGATACTCATGATGAACCCGGTTCACATTGGGTGGCACTTTATATAGATCTTGATAAATTTGACATATACTATTGTGATTCTACTGGTCATGAACCAATTAATAATATTAAGAAAATTATAGATTCACATTTGACTTATTGTAAAAATAAACAACGAAAAGCAAATTATAAAATTAATACAAAGGCATATCAAACTGATGGTTCAGAATGTGGTATCTATTCGTGTAATTTCTTAATCAGAATATTATCTGGTGAATCTTTTGATGATATTGTAAAAAATTCGTTGAATTTTAAACAAATTAATTCATGTAGAAATGTTTACTTTAATAACAATCCAAGTAAAGAAATACCTCACAAATTATGTGATCCTTCGATTAATTAAAAAGATTAATTTAATAAAAAAATAATCAATACTATTATAATAAAACTATTATGATAGTATATTCATTTTGTTAATTCTTCGTTATAAGAAAACATTTCTTTTCGGATTCATTATTATATCAAATGATGATATACGTATTAACTTACATAATTATCTTTAAGAATCTTTTTCGTTTTCATAAATTTTATCAAGGCTACTTTCATAAGTTAATTTTAAGCAGATTTTAAAAGGCATTATGAAATCATAATATTGATCATTATCGTTCTTAAATACTAAAAACAATCTCCTGATATTGAAACCACTTTTTGACTTACGAAGAATTTTATTCACTTCTATTTTCTTATCAAATTCCATCAATACAGGTTCAATTGAAGTTCCTGATAATGAGAAAAATACTTTATCATTACACGATAAATTGTATTCTCTATTGGCAACATATGATTTTTTATCCCTATAAGTATTAGATTTATCATTAAAACCAAGCATTTTGAAAATATTATCATCCATTGTTATCATTAAATCAAAATTTACATTTAAGTTATTTGTTATCGTGATAATTTTATCATCACTTATATTGAAATCTAAAAAAGTAGCATTAGATTTTATATAATTAATGAGTGAATTAATATCATAATCGGCTGGGGGTATCTGAAATCTTATAGTTTTTCCATTAAAATAAACGGAAAATTTATTATTAAATCTGTTGACATTGAATGAATTGTGAGGAAGATAATAATCGATTATGGCGATTTCTAGCATTTTACGATTTTGTTCAAATTGTACCATAATATTTTTCTGATCATTATAATCATTTGTTGGATTCATTTCTAAGTCCAAAAATTCTACATTATCGTCATCTACAGAGCGCCGATATGATTTTTGCAATGCATCCCTTAAATTTTCTTTTGATTCTTGTTCTTGTATTTCAAATTCATTCTTCATTTTTTTGATATTTTGTATAATACTTTTTATTTGATCATCAATAATATCAATCATTTCTAAATTATTAATGCTTATATAATTATTTTTTGATTCGAGTAGTTCATTTATTTTTTTTTGAGCAAGTGGTAATTGTTGTTTAGTTATTTTTTTTGTAAAATCAATCTCAAAATTTTCCACATCAATTATTGATTCAGTTGGTATTTTTTTATTCTCTTTTTCTTGGATTGATTCATTATCTTTAATGGTTGACAATATATTATTTTTTTCCTCAGAAATAGACGCTTCCATTTGAACCGTTTTATTATTTTTTAATATTGACACGTTCGATGAATAATTATTAGTAACTTTTATTTGATCGTGTTTATCATCTTCAGAATTATTATTTAATAACTCTTCTACTTGTTTTTTATCTAAGATTGCATCAATGATAAAATTATGTTTAGGAGGATTAATTTGATTAATGCATAAATTAAACATTTGTAAAATATTTGGATTTGATATTAAATATTCTAAATTTGATTGTAATGAAGTTTGTTTATTAGTCATTCGAAATTGATTTAATGACATTCCATGTTGATTTAATATTTTTTCAGTATCCTCAATCGATAATATCGAAAATTGATCTGATAATTTTGAATTATTCTGTTGAATATCTTCGTTTCTATTCAAACTACGATTTGGATATCTGTTAATTAAATAATTAGTAAAATCATCCATACATTTCTTATTTAAAAATTGCAAAGCAATGGATAATTCTTCATTATTTTTTGGAAAGCGATCGATTTCATTGAGATATTTGATAAAATTATTAGAAATAATATTTATACATTTTGGAATAGCTTTTTGACTTATTTTAAATTTTGAAAGCATTAAATTAATTATATAATCAATATTTGTTTGTGATAACAAATATTCTTTCAAAATACTTTGATAGTTCATATTTAATTATATTTTTATTTATCTATGCAAAAAATAAACTTATTTATGATATCATAGACATCATATTAGTCATCTGATTCATATTTGGCATTTGATTCATATTTGGCATTTGATTCATATTTGGCATCATTATATTTGGCATCTGATTCATATTCGACATTTGATTCATATTTGGCATCATTATATTCGACATTTGATTCATATTTGGCATTTGATTCATATTTGACATTTGATTCATATTTGACATTTGATTCATATTTGACATTTGATTCATATTTGGCATTTGATTCATATTTGGCATTTGATTGCTATAACTAGTGTTATTTATTTGTGGTTGACTCGTTTCGACATCAATTGCTTTTCTGTCCATCAGCATTCTCTCAAAATCATTGTTTAATTGTACTGATTTAGAATTTTGTCCACTTACTTGATTACTGTTATAATTTGTACTTGATGCTGATATTAATGGATTACCCATTCCCACAAAAGGATTGGCACTCATTCCGATATTAGAATTTTGAGGAGCACCTGCTCCTAATAATGATGCATAAGGATCATCAGTCATTCCCATAGGAATCATTGACATATTCATACCTGTCATCATTTGATTTATATTTCCTGTCATTCCTCCCATCATATCTCCTTGCATTCCCATCATACTACTATCCATTTGTTTTCTCATCATCTTATTTGCTTTTACTTGAAGACCTGTTCCGTCCAAAGTAAAATCTGGTGTTTCTGGCTTATATCTTTGTCCTAAATCACGATCTCGTTGATTTTTATAATCATTAAATTTTTTATCAAATTGATCTTGATTTTTTTGTGAGTGAGGATTATTAAAAGCAGATGTTAACATATTATTTCGATTGTTATCTGATATATTTGTTATCGAATGATCACCAAATGCAGATGCATATTGATAACTGGTATCATTTGAACCATCGAAACCAATATCATTTGGATTCATAGAGAGAAATGCTTCATCTTCTTCCGACATTTTTTTTGATCTAACATGTGGTCTATCTTGTATTTGATTCTCTCTATCTCCGAACGTTTCATATTCACGTTTGAATTGTTCTTTACTAACTTGTTTTTTCTTAGTTATTTGAAGATGGGGGTATTTTTTTAATATAATTTCTGTTAATTTTTTCATACACAATTTATTTAAATATTCAACAACTTTTCTTAATTCTTCCTTATTTTTTGGCAATCCAGTAAGTTTTTGTAGATTCATTTTCATTATCTCTTCTATTCTTGTTGCACATTTTTGCGCAGATTCATTACTTAAACGAATATATTGTCTGATTGTATTTATCATTACTGCGATATTTTTAGGATCTAAACATACTCCATATAATATACTTTTATCCATGTCAATTAATATATATATTTTTTATTGATTTTATTATCATTTATTGTACCACAATAAAGAGAAATCTAATAGCAGATAAAAAGTTAATAAAATGTTAAAACTATTTATTTATCAAATTTGATAAATAAATAGTTTTTTATATTTTCTTATCCCATCTATTTATGATTCTTTATCATCCAATAAATTCATAAAGTAATTATGAATTTGTACAAGATCATTTAATATTTATACATTTCGATTCGCCTGCAGTAGATCCACAATAAGGACATTCATGAGAAATATTTAATAATTGTGTATCAATACACGATCTATGAAATAGATGTTTACAAGGTAAAATTCTGACCAAATCAGTTGATACAAAATTATCGTAACATGTCAAACAATTTTTATCTCCGATAGAATTGATATCCTCTTGTTTTAATAATTTAAGTTCAACATTTTCAATCGCTTCTTCTGTCAAAACTCGTTTAACATCTGGTTGAAAATTTAATGGTGGTGATCGATTTATAAAATTCACAAAATTATCAGCAAATGAAATCATGTTGGTATCCAAATATGATATAAAAGAAACTTCTTGTCTAATAGATTCATCAACCTCTTCATCTAAAAAATGTATAGAATAATCATCATTATTTTCTATTTCTATTAAGGGTAATAATTCATCTGAATAATACATATTATGATTTTCTATTTCTATTAAAGCTGGTATCTCTTCTTCGTTTTCTAGATTTTGAATTTCATTAAGATTAATTGTTTCTTCGTTTTCTAGATTTTGAATTTCATTAAGATTAATTATTTCTTCGATTTGAGAATGATTATTATTTGATGTTTCAACATCTGTAGAATGATTAATTTCAACATAATATAACATTTCTAACTCTGCTATTGATAGATCATTATGTAATTCTTCTAATAATATTTCCATTATAATTCCCATATCTTCTATAGTTCTTGTTTCACTCATATTTATATGAATATTTATTATAAATTTAATTATAATTGATTAAATAATAATAATATTATTTAATCAATTTTTTTTGATTAACACAAAATCTCATAACTATATAATTCAGATGGAAAACAATGTTGAAACATTAATCGATTCATTATTAAAAAAATACGAATCAAATTTATCAACTATATTTGGTTCGATTAATAATAATGGCTTAATTATTTTCGCTACAATATTTGTAATATGTTTCTTTTTCATGAAAATGACAACTATTAGTGTTACATTTATTTTCTTTTTTTTTCTAGCTATATTTTTATCATATTTAGTTTATTCGAAAAGAAAAATTATTCGGATTACATTAGAAGATGAACATAAAATCAAATTAGGTTTAATCATTCCCAAACCCAAACGAATTGATAAATATCCAGATTTAATAGATTTTCTCTATAGTATCAGAGATTTTTATTACATAAATCCGACAGCTTTTTTTCAAATTATAGACAATATCGATAATTTTATACAATTATACGATGAGATTATGTATGATAAAGTGATATATTGCACAGAGAATATTGAAGTTGCATTAGAATTCATAAGAAATGCACAAAATCATTTGCATTCTATCATATATAATTTGGATGTAGATACTAATATTACTAAAAAATTTCATCAATCATTAGTGCAACTTCATCGAATTACTCAACAATATTCATCGAGAATTATTCGAAAATGTAATTCTAAATTCAATTCAAAAAATATTAATAATTCGAGTGGAATTTATGAACAATATGGACCGAGAGAATTTAACTATTATGATTATGATAATGCGAATTCGCATTTTGAATTTTATTAACTTTCATAAGTGGATTTTATTTTCGATGTTATTAGTAAATTATTTATAATAAGATACAAAATGAAGATTATTACAAATAATAATCCAATATAAAAAAGTCTGTTATTTTTTAACAAAGTATTAGTACTCAAAGGTTCATTCTCTAAATCTTTGATTAATCCAAAAAATGTATCTTTAATATTGATTAAATGTTGACCAATACTTAATTGATGAAGATTGGGTTTTTGAATCTGTTGTTTATTAAGTTCTTCCAATCTTTCAAGTTCTCTTTTTCTATAAAAATCAATTCTACGCAATTGTTCTTCACGAAAAGCTTGATTAAATAAAGATAAATTGAATTCTCCACTACTTGTATAAAAATCAAGTGGATTATATGTTTTATTTTCATATCTAGTAAATTGATCTGGAATTCTAGAAAAAATGTTAATATTTTGTTCGCGATCCCCTTCTTCAATTGCAATTTGTTCTGCTTGATATGATGTAGTCATGAGATCACCCATTTTATATTCTATAAAGCTAAAATATAAAAAATTGAATAAATTAAAATAAATATAAAATAATATCTATAATCTATTGTATTAAAACATGCTTTTCTATATTAAATGTCCGTCATGTAGTCGATTTATTTCTGGAAATTTAGATAAATATTTAGCAGAATTACAAACAATTAGAGATGATCCACAAAAAAATAAAAAACAAAAGGAAATGGAGGGATCTAAATTATTAGAAAAATACGATTTTAATGAACCCTGTTGTAGGATAAGAATTCTCGGACAAATTCCCTATCATGAAATTATATTAACATAATTACAATGAAATTTTGATTTAATTATAATGAAATTTTGATTTAATAATTATTAAATTACAATAAAATTTTGATTTAATAATTATTAAATTACAATGAAATTTTGATTTAATAATTATTAAATTACAATGAAATTATGATTTAATTATTATTAAATTACAATGAAATTTTGATTTAATAATTATTAAATTACAATGAAATTTTGATTTAATAATTATTAAAATACGATACATAATTAAATTGCAATATAAAATTAATCTACAATTATTATTTTTTTTGTAATAAGATGATAACCAGTGAAGCCTAATAGAACAAATAATATAGATAATGCCCATTTTTTATCGAAAATAGTTTTATTTTCTAATAATCTGAGTACGATCAAAAATGTTCCGAATTGAGCCCAATCACTCACTAATGATGCATTATTAAGTTTCATATTTTTTAGGGGAATAAATGGATTGATAAATACTCTATATGCTGCAAAAGATAGCAGAATTAATCCCGCAGATTTTAACCATTGAGTGTTGAAATATTCACCATTATTCATAAATGTTTCCATGATATGTGATGAAACTAGAACCGTGCCAAACATCAATGAATCATTGGCAATATTATTAATGATAGGGTGTTGTAAATGAATTGGAATATATGGTTTTACAAGTAAGTAATAAATTGTAAAACCAAGAAGAATGAAAAACACTAATCTGAGGGATTCTTTGTCAAACAATTCAGCATTTTCATTTTCTCTATCGAAAAAATAATAGGTACATAAGCGATAAATTAAAAAAACTGTTCCATATTTTAACCAAGCATCTAATGTTTCCTTCATTCGTTCATCCATGGTATTTAATGTTAACATTTTTTCAATCGGATATTTATATGCATTATCAGGTAAAGACGAACACATGATCTTATATATTAATGATTAGAATATATTATAATATGTTCCAATTTGGAATTTATAATATCATTATTTGTAACAATTTGATGTTAATGATTTACGATTAATAATATCATCCAATTTAGTGATTTCCCGAATTGTATTTTGTATTGTCTTATTTAAATTCGTGGAATAATTTAATATTGGTCCAATAGATGTATCAACATATCCATTTATAATTATTTCATTACGATGAACTTTTTCATGGCATTTTCTACAAAGTACGACTAAATTTGATAATCTATTTTTATGAAGATATGGTTTTTCTTTTATTTTCCCATCTTTCCAACAATCTTTTTGAAAATGAATATGATGTGATTCCAATTCTTTATTATTTTCTTTTGGAAAATAATAACATAAAAAACAATAAGTGATTAATAAATCCTTGTTATAATTTGATTTTTTTATCGGGATGTCTATGGTGATATTTTCATTTTGAGTAAATCTCCGTTTGATTAATTCTGCTGTATTTATAAATTTATTATTTTTGATCAAAAATTTTGCAACCATCAATCCATATACGGATGGACCAGATCCAGGAGTCAATCTTCTGTTAAAAATTAAACAATCGTTTTTTTCATCATATTCGATTAACAAATGGAATAATCTTAAATTATTAAGATTCCTTATTTCTTCAATATTTATTAGATCATGTATATGACTCGAAAAAATAAAACTTGTTTTTTTTTCGCTAAGATGGATTAATGAACTGGCAATTAATGCTCTACCACTTATTTCCTCAGTTCCTCTACAAACTTCATCACCAATTATTAGAGTATATTGACCATTATCTTCTGTTCTCTTAATAATAGCATCTAATTCAATCATTTCTAATGCAAAACTAGATAGACCTTTGAATAAATTATCATTTCCAGTTATTCTCGCAAACAATGCCATGTAAGGTTCAAATACAAATTCAGTAGCAGGTACATAATATCCAATTTGTGCAAGTACGATTGATAATCCAATTGATTTCATCAATACACTTTTTCCAGAACTATTTAGTCCAAATAAAAGAATTCCATTTTTATCATCTATATTTCCCAATTCAATATTATTAGGAATATATTCAGTATCTTTACATAATCGCTCCACGATTGGATGTCGAAGCTGTTTAGCAGACAAATAAGAAGCTATTTTATCATTAGATTTAATTAATGGTTTACAATAAAAATATTGTGAAGCAACAATTGCACCAGAAACTAAAAAATCTATTTCAGAAATAAATTTGACAATTTTTTGCAACATTTGTTTCGAATTTATGTATAATTTATTTATATTTTCTAAGAATGAACGTTTTATCAATTTCACAATAATTGTTTTTTGTTTTGTCAAATTGAATGTATGTTCTTGTAAAGGTTCGATAAATAATTTTGTTTTACCTTTTGCTAGAGATTTGAACACGACATTATCTTTATTAATATTAAATATTATTTTATCAGATGATTTTACTGCAATATTTTTGTGTTTAGATAATTCAGATCGAAGAATTCCTTCTCTTCTTTTCGTTATTGAAAAGAAATAATTATCTCTATCATTATAATCAAAAATTATCAGATCTTTTTCTTTACTTGTTTTTTTACATCCACGCATTTCTAAAAGATCCGAAATACATTTGATTGTGGAATCAATAATTATGCGAACATTATCAATATTATCTTGTATTTGATCTATCTTTGGATTGACTCCTTTTTTAAAAAAAGAAGATTCAATATCTACAAAATTATTATACTTAACCATTTTATCAACATCAAAAATTTTATTATAATCAATCTGAAAATTTAAAAAACTTTGAATAGTCGTATTATCTATAAGCGTTCCTAATATAGGATCCTTGTATATTAATTTTATAATTTTTGAAGTTGCTTGGTAAAATTGATCCAAGCGATAAAATTCATAAGGAACTAATATTTCTAATGCCATTTTACGATGTAATCTCTCAACATCCTGAATTTTTTTTAGTTCATTTTCGATTTTTTTACACATTCCATCTCGTAATAATGTTTCGATCATATCATATCTCTTAACAATAGTTTGTTTATCCTCTTGTGAAAGAGGATTTAATAAATTTGCTTTGAGAAATCTTTTGCCCATCGGAGTATTTGTTTTATTTACTACTGATAGCAAACTATCTATTTTTCGATCATATAATTCAAGATTGTTAGAATCTATTATGTTTAATTGTTCTATTGCGTTGTTTCCAAGTATTAGGTGTTTATTATAAATATATATATCAGGATATGATAAATTCTTTAATAGTTGAACGTTATGTTCAGAAATATATTTTAGCATTATCATCAATGATAACACAGAATAGGGTTTTTTTTCTAATCTTAATACTTCAATTGGAGATTGTCCTTTGTTCATAGATGATTGATAATTAATGCCATAAACTTTTGAGAAAAGATTGTTTTGGATATTTATTTTGAAAGAATCTTCACAAAGAAGATTAATTGGATCAGATCCCTTTTTATTGTAATAAACATAGAAATAATGTTGTAATTTATCTAATTCTAAATATGATTTTATATGTTTAATATTTTCACTATTATAAACACGCATATTATAATAAATGATGATTTCAACTGGACGAAATGTTTGTATAATTCGAATTAATTCATCTAGACCAAATTTATCATCATTTTTACTTGAATAAAATTCGTGAATAATACTATACCCAGTACTTACATCAATTAATGTTAATCCGATTGCTAATAGATTATTACTATTAATTTGCTTTTCTTCTACTAAATATACGGATAGAATATAATTTGCATCAGAAAGTTGTCTATCGGAAATATATGTTCCTGGTGAAAAAACGCCTAGTAATTGACGATCAATATCATCACCATTAATAATCTGATCAAAAATTACGACTGTATATCCTTTTTCTGTCAAAATTGCTACATTCTTTACAGTTGAAATACTTGGAAATCCTAATAAATATGGATTAGATCTGCTTGCTGGTTTATTAGTATTATTATCTCTTCTTGTAAATTTAGTATTTAATATTGGTTCTAATTCTTTCAATTTGAAACCTTCATTATCTGTACTGTAAGCTTCATGAAATGATCCGACTTGCATAAATACAATTGTTTTAAGACCATATATCTTTGTATATTTTTCCTGATAATCTAAATAAAGATCAATAAGTGTCATTTTATCTTATTTCGAAAAAGTAAGTTAAACTTTAAATTAATGTTCACTTTTTTAATTTATATATTGTTTCAGTGATTCTATTTTTTAATTTTTTATAAAATAATTCTTTAATGCGATCACTATTATTAAAAAGATCGTACCATTTTACATGATGAGAAGAAACGTATGCTCTGAGAATTTTATTCACAAAATGTTCACTAATAAAATATTTTTCAATATATTTAAAAATATATCTTCTATCTTCTTTTTCAAATTTATTTATGTCGCTCGTTTTCTCAAGGTCAGTTATTAAAGAAACTTCTCCTTTATCATTCTTTTTTTCTATCTTAAAATATTTCAATAACTTTCTAAAAATAGGATCAGCATATAACCATTTTTCTGTTAATCTAGTATGTATATGATCGATAACGCGAGCTTTATATACTGGATCTTCGTTGAGATAATCTACTTCAAAATAAGGTGTTACAATTCTGGGATTAAATGTTAAAGTTGGCATAATCCATTTACCTGTTATAGGATCTCTTAATAACCAAGCATAATCATCAACATTTGTGGGAGTCATAATGAAAGTCGACATATTATATTATAAACATAGGAATTATTTTTCATTAAAATAATTTATTTCCCTCAATAATTCCTTAAAAATAAAATTTTTTAAATTACCGTAATGAGACTTTACATCAGACCATTCATCTTGATAAACATCAAGATATTTTTGTATTGTTTGTCTAAAAAAATTTTGACTTAAAAATTTATCAATCAAAATATCATGAATTTGTTTTATAGGAAGATTCGAATTATCTTTAATAATAAAATCAAATGAATATTTATTTTTAATAACATCAATATAATCATATATCCATTTCGTTTTAGCAACATCATAATAGTAATCTAAAAGGGAATCAGATATATTATCCAATTTATCACCAAATGCTTTCCAAGCACAATTATGAACACGTTTGATTGTACCAAATGGTAAGTGTTCATTTTCTAAAGTCCATTTAATAACCTGATCAAATGTATATAGTTTATATATTCTATCCAAAAAATCATTTGGATTGAAATAATAATCCAATAATAAACTATTTAATTCATTCGGAATAATATATTTATTGTTATCTTCCAATCGACAAATATCACAATATTTCATTTCATCGTAATTATTAATTATAGGATCGATTGCGCAAGTATTGTCTGCATTTTCATACATTATGCGCATAATAATTGGATGTAAATATTTCTCCTTGTTCGGAAAACATTTTGTCAAACATCTCCTACCACTAGTAGATTTCAATGGTTTTTGATGTATGTTATTTTTTGTTTTTTCATCAACTGTTGCTATTTTGCGTGTTGCTACATAATGTTTTGACATTGAATTATAGTTAATGTATATTATTTCCATATAAAATTTTCAACACATTATTAACAACCAATTTAATAAAAAATAGTTATCAATAAAAATCTTTATAATAAATATAAATCAGTATGTTTGCAAAAAATCACTCTTTACTTAATCATATACAAACAATCGAAAAATTAATAAATGAATTTAAAAGCAAATTAAATGATCAAGATGTATCTGGAGCAAAAAAATTATTACGAGAAATACGTTTAGATCACGCATGCGCTATTTATGATGCATTTTGTTATAAGAAATTATTACACAAGAATGAAAAGAATAATACAAAAATTTCTGATGACGAATGGCTTGAATTAAGTAACAATGAATGTTTACTTTCTATGATACACAGAGATATGCGTGAAGTTGAAAAACAATATTTCTCGGTAACTGATGAACAATTATTTAAACACGATAGTTTTACAAAGGCAATTGAAACTTCTCAAAAGGATAATCAACAAATTGAAGAAATAAATATTGATATACCATCGTCATCTATTAATCCAAAATTTGAAGAAAGTGTTTCTCTATTTACATGTAAAACGAAAAATTTTGCAAATGCAACCTTAACAGAATGTGCCAATGATAGTGAAATGGCTCGAATAGCATCTGAAACATATACTAAATTAATGAATAATAATCAAAATGGAGGTGGATTAATCGATTTTCTAAAATCTATAGAAAAAGAGGAATCACCTGTAATTGTGAATTTTTGGTCTTCTAATTGTTCTTATTCTAATAAATTCAAACCGAATTGGGATAATTTCATTGTTTTGGCAAAACAAAAATTTGGAAATAAAATAAAAATTCTCGATTTAAATGCAAAAAACTATCCAGATTTATCACATACTTTAACTAAAATAGAAATTTCTGGATATCCAACTGTAGTTCTTTTTAATAATGGAAAATATATTCATTATAAGGGAAATAGATCGCCTCATGATTTATTGAAATTTATCAGTGTTAATATTTAATTAACTTATGAATTTTCAAAATAATATCCTAGTTTATGTTAAAATATATCAATATTTAAACATAATCTTTATTTTTTTCGTTTTTTCTCACTCCGTTGTTGATATTGTATTTATATCCATTTAAATCTCTATCATTTATACATGAAATATTGGTTAATTTTCTATTTATATTTTGCATTATATTCTTTTCATATTCAACATTGGCCACACAAACAATTCGTTGAATTACTGGCGTTTTTGCGCCAACTCTTGGTGCACGTCCTAATGCCTGCAATAGATCGGCAGCGGAATCAGGAAAATTCAACAATACAGCACGTGGATGATTTCCATATATATCATGAAGACTAATACCCACATTACCTGCTTTTACTTGTAAAATAATAATCTTTTCATGATTTATTTGAAATAGATCAATTGCTCGTTGCCTTTCTTCAGCAGTTTGATCACCAACAACTTTGCATTTTATATTTAATATTTTACAAAGTATATTAATTGTATCCAAATAATTTGCAAAAATAATTACGGATTTTCTATCTTCTAATAATAATTGTGCTTGTTCGATAAATATTGGTATTTTTTTCAGTTCAATTTCTTGTTTTAATTTCTGAATCATAGCTAAATGATTTCCAGATAAATTATTTTTTAATTTTTCAAAACAAATAGATATTTCTGCATAGGCTCTTTCAATTTCTGCAGCTTCATCTGCAACAAATTGTTGTGCGCACCATTGATTTGAGGGAAATTTATCACCCAAATCTTTGATCTTAATTCTAGAATTGAAATTCTTTATTTCTTCAGATAATATTAATGCATTTGCATTATCACACGCATTTTGATAATCAGATCGTTTAATATAATTTTTTCTCGATATGCGAAATTGTGGATATTTATTCTTTATCATACGACAATATTTATTAAAATATCTTATTTCATTAATCAAATCAAATAAATAAAATATTATTTTCATATCCGAAATTTTTTCACATATAGTAGCACTCAATAATAATACAGGTATTTTCAATTGAATTAGTTGTTTCATAGAAACTAAAAATTTACCATTATCTGTTTTATAAGTTTTACATCTATGTGCTTCATCAATAATAATCATTACATCTGAAGGTAAATTCCATTCATAATTTCCATCTGATATGTTAAAATATTTTGACTTTTTACGCGCCTTAAATTTAGTTGAAATGTATGTTCTACCATATTTTATTGTTTCTAGATTAACAATATCAATATAATTTATTCCTATATAATTACATACATTTAACCAATTATACATCACACTTTTTGGACAAATTATAAATGGTCTTTTATTAAGCTCCCAAGCTACTGCGATCGCCATGATAGTTTTTCCAACTCCTGTATCAGAATTATCAAGAGCAATATGATATTTCAAAAGTATTGTAATTAATCTAATTACATGTCCTTCTTGATATGAATATAACTTTCCTTTTATTCCATTTGAAAGTACTTTATTTGAATAAACTTCGATGTTATCATTTTTTAAACAATCTTTCAAAAAAGATACAATCTGATCCGTCATAATTAATAAATAATAAGCGAAATATTTTATATCATTTTCTCATTGATGTATAAATGTCAATTACAATAATTGATTGGAATAATTTTTCATACAATTGGATAGGCAAAAATGATTCAAGATATTTATTTATAAAAAAAAATTTAATAGAAATAATATTTCCAAATTTAAATGATGTAGATCAGAATCTATTATTTAATAATTTTATATTATTGATCAATGTCATTTATATAAAATTTAACATGAAAGGATATGATGATCAATTTTGGTATCAATTACAACAAAATAATATGTTAGATATGAAAGCATTATTAAATATGATGTTACCTTTCATATTAGAAAATAATGGAATTGATCCAAGAAAAAATTTACGTAGCTTAAAAGATTTATATTTAGAGAAAAATGAAGGAAAATATGTATATACGAATTCTCAATACAATAGATGTATTCGTAGGAACAATAATACTATAATATTAAGGCCATTTATAAAAGAATATTTTTTACAAAATATCAAAATGTTATTGATGACAATAGATTCAGTATCCCATAAATTATATATTAATTGGGTAGATATTGTTCCTATTTTAATGAATGAATATAATGAATCGAATATTTACATAGAAACTAAAAAAAAATTAGAAACACAACCAATCACATATCCATTATACGATGGATACATTGATATGCAACCAGGGTTAAGTATTGGAGATATATATAATACTATTTCGAATCATTTATTTCATGAAATAAAGAATCATAAATGGTTAATTTATGATTTGAATTTTGACGGTGAAATTATACCAGCAATCAGATATTTCGAAATCATTTTTACATTGAAGAATGTTTGGGATGGAAAAATGTGGTCTCAATTAAATGATGATTCTATTAATTTATTTAGACAAGAATGGAACACATTTATTAATAATCGTTCAGAAAATGGTATTCAAACAATGGGGTATTTTTATTTTTTCTTTCAGAAATATCATAAAAATGCCGAACAATTGATAAGAAATAAACAATTAATTCGAGTGAAATTACCATCTAACATTGATGAAGATGATGTGGAAGATTATGATTTTACAACTAATTATGTCGAGCATGCAAAAGAAGGATTGGCAAAAGTTCCAATCGAAGAGTTATATATTTTTTTATTAGATCAGTTTAATGATTTTAAAAAAACATGGTTTTATTATAGTATATATATCAACAAAAAAAATACACTAAATATTGTGAATAATCAAAAAATATATGTGACACATAAAAATGTATATAATTTTGCTAAATCATTAATACATTACGATGTACAAGAACAATATGTTGAAATGGCAAAATATTGGTATGGTTTGACGCCAGTATTAACGAGAAGAATTATTGCTAGGTTATTAAAACAAGAAAAGACACAATTATGGTTTGTTATAACCGGATATTTAAGACGTATTTATAATACTGATTCAAGCAACATAAGTGATATCATTTATTCAGAAATAAGGAACAAATTTTTAATTGAAATTATAATGGAATCGTTAATATATCATGGAATGTTATCCGAATTTAGACCTCAGCGAACAATAACAGATAATAATATTATAAGGTCGAAAGTTGGAATCAATAATGACAATGCTGTTAAATTATATAAATATAGTCAAATGAAACTAATTCATTTCAATGAAATAAAGAAATCTTTGTTTGAAAATGAAGCATACTATTTCATTACGAATAAAACATATGGACAATTGCAATCATTCAAGTCAAAAAAAAATGCAGCAGCAAAAAAATATTTTGATTATTTGACATCAGAGCAAATTTGGACATTCACTTATGCAATGAATTGGTTGAGTCAAGTTAATTTTTATCATCATTATTTACATAATAGAGTAATCTATGTTACTGGAGCAACAGGAGTTGGTAAATCTACACAAGTTCCAAAATTATTAATATATTGTCAAAAGATGTTAGATTATCGTATAAATGGAAAAATAATTTGTACACAACCGCGTGTTTCTCCAACAGTTGGAAATGCAGAAACTATTTCTCGAGAATTAGGAGTTCCTATTATTAGCTACAATGAAGAATACGATCAAAACATTCCAACAAATAATTATTATGTTCAATTTAAATACAAGGATAATAATCATGTAAGTAATATTTCTTCATTTTTCAGAATTGTTACAGATGGTACTCTTCTAGAAGAAATTAAAAAATCACCATTCCTTTCCTTATCTAAATCAATTGGAGGAGCAGTAACATCATCATTAAAAGAATATACTAATGGTAATATTTATGACATCATAATTGTTGATGAAGCACATGAACATAATATGAATATGGATTTAATTTTAACGTTTGTTAGAGATGCAATATATGTTAATAATAGTTTAAAATTAGTGATTGTAAGCGCTACTATGGACGATGATGAACCAATATATCGAAGATATTATAGAGATATTAATGATAATAGAATGTACCCATTAAATATGTTCATTGTAAATAATTCGTATGATAGAGTAAACATAGATCGTAGAATTCATATTAGTGCTCCTGGACAAACAACACAAGCAGTTATCAAAGATGTATATTTGAATAAACAAGAATCAGATTCAATAAATGAAAATAATTTTGTTAAAAAAGGTATTGAGAAAGCAATACAACTTGCAAATGAAACAAATAATGGAGATATTCTACTTTTTATGAGTGGACAAAAAGATATTCAAGAAAGTGAAAAAGAAATAAATGCAAAGATACCTGCTGATATAATTTGTTTGGGATTTTATTCAGCGATGGGAGAAGAAAGGCGCGATTTAATTATGAAATTGGATCAAAAATTGCGCGATTTCACAAGATACAAAGAAGATATTAATTTAGAGGAAGAAAATATAACTAGAAGATTACCACGTGGAACTTATAAACGTGCCATTATAGTTGCAACGAACATTGCTGAAGCTTCTATTACACTAGTAAGTTTGAAATATGTAATTGATACAGGTTACGCTAAGGTAAATGTTTATGATCCAATGCGTGATGTTAATGATTTGAAGACATTACCAATATCTGATTCTAGTTCTAAACAAAGAAGGGGACGTGTAGGTAGAGTTTCTTCTGGTGAAGTATATTATTTATATGATAGGGAAAAAATAACAAACAATAAAACTTTTTATCAAATTGCTAATTCGGATATTATTGATACAATCGTTTCACTTTTAAAATCAGATATATTAGATTATCCAATTATAAATGAAATAAATGACATAAATCAAATTGAAAATCTAAACAAAATACAACAAAATGGAAATCAAATTACGAATATATATGATGTTTTAATTAATCCACTTCCGTATATTGATATTATCACGAAACAATATATTCATAATAATTCATCTATTTATTCATATTATGGTAAACACAAAGCTTCTATAAAAATAGAATCATTAAATGATTATTTAATTGCAAATCATGATGATTATGATTATCAAATAAATATGATTTTTTCATCACGATGCTATACTGGTTATGATGAAATTAAATTGAGAGATAATAATTTACAATTTTATTTGATTCATCCAGATGAAAATATCATTAAAAGAGATCCATATTTTGGTACTATGATTGGATTAAAATATAATCCATCAGTTGATGTTTCATATTATAATTATATTCTTGAAAATAATAATTTAAGTCAAATGAATATAAATAGTTTTACAAAAAAAATAGAAAATGAAGAATTTCATTTTGGAAAATTTGATCTCGCAATTCAAAATGCCACTATGTTATCATTAATTGCATATATAAATAATTATGATCCATCATCGGATGAATTTGAAAAATTACAGCCTAATTATAATAAAGAATATATGAATTTGAATATTGTTAAAAATTACTTCATGAATTTACATGAATTATATCATACTGATTATGTTCTGATTCGCACATTATTTTGTACAAAAATAGATGAAATAAAAACAATTATAGCTAATTATGATGTACGAGAATTATTATGGTACGCGTATGGTGTTCCATATCAAATAGAAGATGATATAATTGCGGTTAATTTATTACTTAGTATAGCAGATACAATATCAATTCTAAGTCCACACGTCACTGGACAGTCATTTATTAAACTATTTTTTGATATTAATCATGATGATAAAGGAGATATACACCAACTGTGGAAATTATGGAATCAAATTAAGCAATTGTTAATAAAGAATAATGTTTACACATTTGATAATATTGATAAATATATCGCGAAATTTAAAATTCTTAAAGATAAATACAATCGAAATGAAAAAATAGAAGAATTATCAAATTTCACAATCATAAATAATATGTATCAAACCGGAAAAATAAACGGTGAACATGATATTTATAATTATATTAAATTAGTACAAGATTCATCAATTTCCAACATAAATATCGTATATTCTATAATGGACATCATATCAAATATGTATCACATGGATTCTAAAATTTTACGGAATTTTATAGATAATTATTATTCGAAAATCATAGGTCTTAATCGTCAAAAATTTATTTATCAATATGAAATAGAACATGGATTAAAAGATGATAATAAAATTGATAATGTATTAGAATGGATAAAAAATCATTTACAATTTTCAAAAATAAATGTCAATCAAGATCGACAAAATAAAATAGATCTTTTGATGGAAACATATACCAGAGCATATTCTACAAATTTAATATATAATACATCAAGATATTATGTTAAAGTAAATACAGGAACAATTATTGATTTATTTACGTGGTCATCTTTCAACTTAACGGAACAAACTTTTTTAGATACAATTGATAAAACCAGATTTATGATATATACATATGAAAATTCGAATAGTGACAAAAATCACATTTGTTATCTAACTCCAGTCAAGATAGAATGGATATTATCGTTGAATCCGATATATTATTATCAATTGTTATTCATAAATAATGAACGCCTCAATGTTTTAGAAAAGAATAATATTGATGGTTCTGTGATCATTAAAAAATTATTACCACATTTACAGAATAAATTTGATAAATCGAACCTGATAAGTTATTTGAATATAATTAATGATCCAATATTATCAAGAATGATAATGTCAAATTTGAATAAAAAATTGAATTAAAATATTTATAATTAATCATTCATTTAAATTAAAAATAAAGAAACATAAATTTTCACTTTGATATAAACAAATTATGAGCTTCTTAGATTCAGATAAAAAATTTGAATCAATCGTTGCTATTTACGGTTGCGATGTTAGATATGATCTTAGTTGGGTTGAAAATTATAGTAAAGAGGTGTATCAAACAACTGGAATATTAATTTCATATCAGGAAAATGAATATGTTTTGACAAATAGAAAAAAAATAATTAACTGTCAAAACATATTCATGTATCAATCCTTATACAGGAATGATAATGCTCATATATACAAACATGATCTTGAAATTAGTTTTCAAATACCAGAATTAAATCTGATTCTTTTGTGTACAAAGGGCAATGATAAATTTATTTTTGATAAAAATATATCTCTATCTGATAAAATAAGTGAACAAAAATATTCATCATCGTCTTTTCGATTGGATGAATATTTCAATAATTCTCTAAGTAAGAAGAAGAAATATTTTTGCATAAAATCAGATATTGTCGTCGATTATAATAGTATATGCAAAAGAAATATCATATATGGAACAAGTTTCAAAAAAGGTGTAATAATTAATTATAAGGAATCATTTTCTAACTATCATCATATTTTTCACATTCCTGCTATAAATCACCAAAATTTTTGCGGTATAAATGGATCTTTGATTGTCGATAGTAAATTTGAACTTATTGGGATTGTGGATTCTATGAACATTGATAATAATTGTTATGTAACTCCCGTAAAAACCATTGTTAAAATATTAGATGATTTTATTACATTTAAACCGAATCCGAAATTATATATGGGATTAAAATCATTATTTTTTTCTTACAAGATATGTGAGAAGAAATTAATTATCAATAAGGATGTAGAAGTCATTACATTAGACGGAAATAAAATTATTGAAAAAGGAGATATCATAGTTTCAATTGATGATCATTTTATAATGATAAATAACACAAACGTTACTATTTTTGATGAAAGATATTCAAATTATTTACCAATTGATACATATCTCATATTGAATTATAGTGGAAATAGAACAATAAAATTTGACATTAATCGGAAAAATGTGATTATGCATTATGATATTTTTGGAGTATCTTTAAATTTATTTAATACAAAATATAGTGATCAATTATTTTTCTATCCAAAGGAAATAATTCCATATATCAATTTAAAAGGATTAATAATAGTTCAATTTACACATGAATTAATCATGATTATGAAATCACAAAATATTATCATAAAAAATAATATCAATAATAATCGATGCTTGATAATAGATTGTATTGATGAAAAAATAAAAAATGGAATAATAAAATTGAAAAAAACAAATCAATCAACACGTTCCATTAATTTAAATGTAATTGATACTGTTAATTGTAAAAAAATATATAAACTATCTGATATAAAAGATATTATTGACAATGATCCAAATTTTTCATATCAAATAGATTTTGAACCATTGTCAAAAATTAAAAATTCTATTGTCATATGAAACGAAAAATATTGATATTATTTATATAAATTATGTTACCTAAAATATGGGGAAAATATGCATGGAATTTTATACATTTGGTGACATTATCTTATCCAGATAATCCAACATGTGAAGATAAAAGACAATATTATATATTTTTTACGAGTTTGAAAAATGTTTTACCATGTGCTAAATGTAAATTTAACATGGAAAAACATCTAAAAAAATTCCCATTAACAGATGAAATTTTATCATCTAAACAAAATTTAATTAAATGGGCCATTGATTTACATAATGTTGTAAATTATTACACTGGTAAAACAATGTTAACTCATGATGAGGCATTAAATGAAATTTACAATCTTACAAATCCTCCGAAATCAAATTATTACATTTATATCATTATTATAATAATAGTTCTTATTATCCTTTATTTATTAATAAAAAATTGATATTTTTATTGATAAGTTCATATAATGACATATTAAAAAATTTTTTAATATATCATGATATCGATAGCCACAGATTTAGAGAATATTTTTGCAAAATATCGCAAAGTTATTAAAGAGAATTTTAGAGAAAGTTTTGCTATAGAAGCAATTGTTGGAAATGTGAATTCTGATAGAAATAATTTTACAATTAATTATCAAGGAAACAATAATTTCATTAATTGCTGGACAAGTTTAAAAATCTCAGAATTAAAATCAGGCGAAAAAATTAAATTATATGGAAATTTGATGACATATCCAGATGAAAATCATGTATACATAAAAATTGACTATTATACCACAATTAATAATGATTTTGATAATAAAATAGAAGATTATCATAAATATAAACAAAAATTACATGAGGAAAAATTATCCCAATTTATATTAAATAAATTTCATAATAAATTTCCACCTAAAATTATTAATCGAATTGGTATTATAACATTTGAAGAATCAATAATTTTAGAAAATTTTAAGAAAATATGTGAACAAAAATATGTTGGTGATTTATTTATCTATAAATTAGATAAGACAAAAGTAGATAAGGATTTTGTAATTGCTCTGGAATATTTTAAGAAATATCACGATATTAATGTTATTTGTATATTGACAGATAAATTAACTATGGAACAAATCCTTAACCTTTCTTCTGCTGAATGTCTCAAATATCTATTAATGCGTGACGAAAAATTTCCTTATTTAATATCATTAAATGCAGGATGCATATCCATAGATTATTTAGCAAAAAATTTATTTAATAAAAAATTTGATCAAATTGATAATTGTCTTACATTTATTACTAATATTCAAGAAACATATAAACAAATGTTAACCAATACAATGAGAAATTGTTATGAATACATAGGACAAAGAATAGAAAATCATCGTGCTAATATTCTAAAACTTGACAATTTTATTTCAGAATTTTACGAAATAAATAAATCGATCGAAAATAATATTTCTTCAATAATCAATTTATTCGAAAGTAAATTTAAGAAGATTTATTTTGATTTGGAAACAAATGAACTTCATCTCGCAAGAAAAATAATTAACAATCTCTCTAAACAATTATTAATACAAAATAACATCAAAAAAATTGAAAATAAAAATGATATAATTGTAAGCGTAGAAATACCGAAAATTAATAATTCTAATGATGGCGACAAATCAATTATCTAATGAAAGAAAACTTTGTGAATTAATTAAGGAAATAAATTTAATTATTTTAACAGAAGAAACAAACAATACAAATCATTATAATAAATGTGTTAATCTAATGAATGAAGCAAAACACTTATTGGATTTATTACAAAAGGAATTAGATTGTTTAAAAGACAAAGAAATAATAATGGATAAACAAACTATAAAAAGATTAGATATTTTGAATTCTCTTATAAGTAAAGAATTAAAAATAGATGATCTCATTAAATTTTATGAAGATTTCAAAAATGAATTAAATTTGTTGCCAAAACAAATAACAATTCACGATGATATAAATAAGGAAATTATTTGATAGATTTATTTTTTTTTAATAAATAAATCTATCAAAAATATTGAAAATATTAATTCATTTAATAAATTAATTCATTATGAAAACGAAATATTAATCCAATTTAATAATGCAGAATAAAATAAAAAATATTGATGAAACAACATGGTTTTCAAAAATGAAAAATTATCCAGATACCATAATGCATATCAAAATATTAATAGAACAAGTAGACTTACTTCAAATATTCAAAAAATATGATTTAGAAAAAATTAAAGATTTATCTACAAATCAATTGGATTATTTATATATTCTTTTACGAATTTCGCATAAATTAGGAATAAGATATTGTGAATTGATGACAGATGAAATTTTGAACTATGTATTTTTCAATATTCTGAAGGAAATAGAGAAGGAAGAATTTACAAATCAAATACCGAATATTGCATTTGATGAAATATATGATCGTTTTTGTGCTGATATAAGTGATTTTTTTGTGAATTTTTTAAATCGATATGTATTTCGTCGACAAAATTTTGATATGCAAAAAAACATAAATTTTACTACAAAATATACAATCAATTTTCTTACCAATTTATTTGAAGAAGATGATTATCGTCATTTTTTTAGTGATGATTTATCTGGAAATATTTTTCTAAAATATCCTTTATATTTTGATAAAATGAGTGAATATCTCATTAATTTAACAGAAGTAACGATCATTGATCATTATGAGAAATTAATTACTTTTGTAGAAAAATTAAATAATTCCGTAATTGAAAATCTATTAATTTCACTGAATTTTAATTATGATGTTGGGTTATTGATGAAAGATAAATTATATGGATTCGAATATTGTTCGATACTTTTTGCAGACAAATCTAAAATATTTATTGAAGATGATTTAATTACAATAAGTAATTTCGAAAATTATTATAAAAATACCAACAAAAGGATTCTCATTAAAGAAAATATACGTGATCTTTTAGAATTTGATATAGAAATTTATGAACATCCAAAATATACTGAATCTTTGAACAAAGAAGGATACACTATATATCAAAAAATACCAGAAAATGATCTATTATCTATTTTTATACATCATAATTTTTTTACATCAGATACAAAAAATCAATTACTTGATTTAATTATTGATATTATGGTAAATAATAAATATCAAGTGGGAATTATTGATATAGATGATGTAACAAATACTCTTTTGGATTCTTATGAATTATTTGCAATGTCAGAAAATATAAATATGCACTATGATGAATTTATTATCTATTTACAAAATACTCATACGTTACCATCTTTTTATCCAGAAGAATACATGTTAAGATTAATATCGAGAATATTGAGTGTAAATATAGAATATCTTTATCAAGATAAAATTTCGAACAATTTTATTACAATAATTATGAATAATGTTGATGAACAATTATTTGATAATTCAATAATAATATCCAGAGATTATTTTAATTTTTACATTTTGCATAAGAATAATGAAGAATTTATTCCTGTAAATTTTGATAATAAATATACAGGAAGTAACATGAATAAAACAATTTCATTAATAAATATACGTGAAACGATAGAAATTTAAACACGTTTTTTAGAATAATAAATTGTTATTTATTATTCTAAAATCTGATTATCGTTTATAATAAAGGCTGATTATCATTTAGAACGTATTCTAATAATTTTTTCTTATCATTATTATTTAATCTATAATTGATATAATCATTAATATCTTTTCCAATTGACTCTAAATAATCATCTCTTAATTGTGTAATATTTTTTGAATAATCACGTATGATATTTCTAAATGAATAATTATTTTGTTTTATCCATGTAATTAATTTCTTAATTATATGTTTAGGTTTCTCATTTATATATTTCAATCTTTGATCAAGATACCATATACACCATAATGTACAAAATCCATTAGGATCGCCTATATTTTTATTATAATTCACTTCCAAAGCATCTAATCTTTGAAAACCAAATTTTGGGAGATAATTTTTAGGAACAAGATATTTTAATGTACTAGTACCCTTTATTAAATTATTAAATTTTTTATAAATTAATTTATCTAAAAGTACTGGATTGTAATTAAATTGATATGGATAATCTGATCCATGAGGTTCAAATCGTTCCAATATATTATTTTTTATATCATAAAATAAACAATTAGAATGATTTTCTGCTATATCGAAACCAGATGACATAATTATCCCAACAGGTATGATTATATATCTAAAATGTGTATCATTTAAAATTTTTGTAAAATTTTGATCGAAATTAGGAGGGAAGAATAATCGTTGATATATCCATCTAATTTCGAAATGAGCAATATCCATTCCAGACACTATCTCAATATTTAAAGATTGATAATATTTATCTAATTCTGGACTGTCTGTTATATTATGAAAAAGTGAAGTTACATTTGTATATTTTTTACTTAAATATTTAAATCCACATATCATATCTAAAATGGATCCTGTAAATGTACTAAAATATACTTTATTATCAGGTTCAATAGTTATTATTTGTTTATTTTTCTTGACAGGTATTGATATTTTTTCATTTATAATACTATCGCGAATATATTGCTTACAATGTTCTTCATTTAATTCAGTCATTTCAATTTTTGCACATTTATTTTGCCATTCTAAAAGCCATTCATAATTATTCATTCTCAAATAATTAAAATAACTTTTAGTTATCATATTTATAAAACTATCTAATTTAATCATTGGTATCATATCTATTGCATTTTGACCTTCATTATTTTTGACGTATATATTTATTTTTTTGAAATCGAATAATGATTCAAATTTTTCCCATAAATTATTTTCAATAATGATATGCATTACTGTGTTTCCCAAATTATCTTGATAATTAATATTGGATAGTGGAATAATTTTAATAATATATTTATCAAATTGTTCACTATAATGATACAACATTAATTGTAAAATTGTCAATCCATCTAAATTAACAATTGTTGGATCTATTTTTAATTCAATTGATTTGTTGTGTTGATTTATGTCCTCTGTATATAAATCATATTGTTTTCCATTAATTTCATAATTATCAAAGATATAATCTAGAATATCAATATTATTGTATAAAATCGCATAGTGAATAATTGTGTTACCTAATACATCCTGATGATTAGGATCACTTTTGAAATTAATTAATAATTTTGTAACCTCAACATCATTTTGAATAACTGCATAAAAAATAGGATAAAAATCCTGAACATTATCAGATATATTTTGATTTGCCCCGTTCTCCAATAAAATTTTAACTATATCATATGTTCTAAAATTACATGCATCATGTAAAGCAGTGTCTCCTAACAATGTTTTAGCATCAATATTTTGAGTATGTTTGATTATCATGTTTACCATAATAATATCTTTTTTGAGAACTGCAAGATGTAAAGCATTTAATCCTTCATTATTTTGATAATTTACATCAGCACCATATTCTAGTAATTTTTCTAATGCAAAATGATTACGATATTTTATGCAATAAAATAATGGCATTTGACCTTTAGCATCTTTTAAATTTATCAAAGATATACCTATGGTTTGTTGATCTATTTCAATCAATGTCTTGATTATTTCAGGATAATGTAACTTAATTGGATAATATAAAAAGGTATATCCATCAGAATCCAAATAATCGAGAATTGCACCATAATCAATTAATTTCCTTACAATGATCGAATTATTAATAATTATTGCAAATAATAATAGATAATTACTATTATCATCTTTCGTATTAACATCTATTTCATCTAATTTTAATATCGATAAATAGTTTAAAAATTGTTCATATTGACCTATTTTTATCAATTCAAATAATTTGTTTATACGTTGAATTTTAGTATGAAAATCATCTTGTGGAAGAAGTGACATTTTATATTTTTTCTGAAATTTAATAATAATTTTAATCAAATAAAATTATTATTAACACATATAAATAAATATATAGATTGAAATTATTACAATCTATATCATTGTTAATTATTTTTACATTAAAATTCTTCTTTGGAAAGATATTGAATTATTTGTTTTTCTATTTTTTCTATATCGGTACCCATTATTTTAGCCACACAAGAACCATACTTAAACAAACAAAATGTTGGGAGAGATGATATATTGTTACTGTTTACTACTTCTTGTATATCCATATCATCAATATTTATTTTGTAAAATCCAACAGTTTTATATTTTTCTGATAATTTATCAAATTTTGGTGCAATCATCTCACATGGTCCACACCATGTAGCAAAAAAATCAATTACTATTACACTACATTTTTCTAGCTTCCCATTATAATCCTTTTTTGTTGATTTAATAGTATCTAAAAAATCATCAATTGTTTTAATTTCCTTAATCATTTTATATGGTTACATAATATATTAACATTGTTATATTACGCGCTTATACTTTTATTATTTTTCTTTAATTTATTTGTTTTTTTAGATGATAATCTCATTATTTCGTAATCAATTTCTTCATTAAGAACTTTTTTTAATTCTCTTTGTTTCAAAATATTTTTTTCATAATTACTTAATTTATAAGTACGTTCCGATTCTAATAATTGAGAATCAGGAATAATATCAATTTTTACATCAATTTGCGAAATCTTCCTCTTATTCACTTTACAGAGATATTTGTTTATTTTATCTAATGTCTTATCGTTGACCTTGGATAAATTAAGGAAGACACCATTTGAATTTTGTGTATAAGAATTTTCGGATTCTGTTAATATTTCAAAAATTGCAATATAATCAGTATCATTCTTTAATCCTTCAATTTCTTTTACGATTCGTTTCCTATCATCATGAGAATATTTGGACTTTTTTTTATCCATGTGTTATACCTATATATAAAAGATATTATTTTTATTAAGTTTTAAATGAAAATGATAATATAATAAAATAACTAGCAAATCAATATTATCTTGTATAATATATAATATGGCACATACTAAAATAAAACGCCGCTTCATTGAAACATCAAAAACAGAACATAATGAAGATGGATTATATACATTTTTTAATAATTATGATTATGATTCAAATGTACAGAATCAGCATATCGGAGGAAAAAATAATTTTGAAGTCTCAAATGAAGAAATAACAGAACTAACTTTGGATGAAAAAATGTTAGAAGATCACACTTATCCTTCTCCATCACAAGAAACATTTCAACATGATATTTACGTTAAGCGTGATTATTATATACATAATATACCATATCGAGATAAGTTGAAAACATATGATGAAATCAAAGAATTTAGAGATAATGTATGTGCACGTGATTTTAAGTTAAGAGAACATCAAGCATTATTAGCAAATTTTATCAATCCGAATACTCCATTTAAAGGATTATTAATTTTTCACGGAACAGGGACGGGAAAAACATGTGCTTCAATTGGAATAGCTGAGAAATTTAAATCCATGGTTGAGAAATATGGTATGAGAATACACGTTCTTGTTCCAGGACCTCTAAATAAACAAGATTTTATGGGTGAAATATTAAATTGTACTGGTGAAACTTATCTTAAAATGTATCAAGATAAAACAATGATCATAGATGAAATAGAAATGGCAAAAAATAGAAAAAATGCTCTTAATATTGCGAATCAATATTATCGAATAATGTCATATCGTTCATTTTATAAGAAAGTATTAGGTGAGAAGATTATAGAAAAGATAACAACGGATCAAAATAAATTAAAAATTGCCTATAGAAAGACCTCTACTGGTGAATATGAACGTGATCTTTCTACAGATCGTATTTATAATTTGGATAATACACTTCTCATTGTTGATGAAGCTCATAATTTAACTGGAAACGAATATGGAGATGCGGTTAAAAAAATAATAGAAATATCAAAAAATCTAAGAATTGTTTTATTATCTGCTACACCTATGAAAAATTTAGCAGATGATTCAATCGAACTATTAAATTATTTGAGACCAATCAATTCTCCTATAGAAAGAGATAAAGTTTTTACAAGTCAACGTGGACATTTAATGGAATTTAAATCAAATGGAAAGGATTATTTTAGAAAAATGATACTTGGTTATATTTCCTATTTAAGAGGAGCAGATCCATTAACTTTTGCAGAAAGGATTGATATGGGTGAAATTCCAACAGGTCTTAATTTTACTAAAGTAATAAGATGTTACATGCTTAATTTCCAATTAAAAACGTATTCAAAAGTAGTCGAATCACAAGATGATAGTTTGGATAGACGTTCTGAAGCTGTTGCAAATTTTGCATTTCCAGGTCTATCAAAAGATAAATCATCTATTGAAGGATATTATGGTATTGAAGGTATGGGAATCGTAAGATCTCAGATGAAAAATAATGCAGAAATATTGATAGAAAAAATAACGTCAACTATTTTATCAGATTACAAAATTGAAAATCCTTCCAATCTAATATATTTAACAAATGATAGTAAAAAAATAAGTGGAGATATTTTTCATGAAAAATATTTAAAATTTTTCTCAATCAAATTTTATACGACACTTCATAAAATTAATGAAACAATATATGGAAAACGTGGGATTGGATTATTATTTATATATTCAAATTTAGTTAAAGTAGGCATTGAAATATTTCAAGAAATATTATTAGCTAATGGATATCTCGAATATCAAGATAATATTACGAATTATCATATTGATGATGATACAAGATGTTATTTTTGCGAATATAATTATTCACATCATAAACATTTACCCAATAATATACCTAGACATGATTTTTATCCAGCAACTTTTATTTCCATAACCGGAAAATCAGAAGAAAATCTTGAACAAATACCTGAAGAAAAACATAAAATTTTGAGAACTGTTTTCAACAATATTGAAAACAAAGATGGAAAATTTATTAAGATAGTTATTGGATCTAAAGTCATGAATGAAGGAATAACTTTGAAAAATATTAAAGAAATACATATTTTAGATGTCCATTTTAATCTCGGTAAAGTAGATCAAGTTATTGGAAGAGGAATTAGGTTTTGTAAACATTATGATATTATAAACGATGATAATCAATTTCCTAAAGTTGAAATTTATAAATATGTTGTTTCTCTAAAAGATGGACTGTCTACAGAAGAACAATTGTACAAAAAAGCAGAACAAAAATATAAATTAATAAAAGAAACAGAGCGGATTTTTCAAGAAGAAGCAATTGATTGTCCTTTAAATAGAAATGGAAATATCTTTCCAGAGGAGTTAGAAAAATATGGAAATTGCGGTACTATTGAAAAACCATGTCCGGCAGTATGTGGTTATATGTCATGTGAATTCAAATGTGGAGATAAATTATTAAATGCAAAATATTATGATCCGGAAAAAAATATTTATAAAAAAGTTGCTAAAGCGGATCTAGACTATTCAACATATGATAATTCATTGGCAAGTGAGGAGATTGAATATGCAAAATCTAAAATTAAAGAAATGTTTCATCTCAAACATATGTATACTATAAAGGACATTCTAAAATATGTCAAAAAATCTTACCCCATTGAAAAAAGAGATTTATTTGATGATTATTATGTTTATCAAGCATTGAATGATTTAATTCCCATGAATGGAAATGATTTTAATAATTTTAAAGATACTTTTACTGATAAATTCAATATACCTGGATATCTCATTTATCGTAAAAATTATTATATTTTTCAAGCATTTGACGAAAATGAAAACGTACCAATGTATTATAGATATCATTATCATCCTGATATCATAAATAAATTCAATTTAAAAGATTACATCAAACATACAACTGATTATCATAGATATAAAGAAATAAATGAAGAAGTAAATGATTTGGGTGAAAAAAATCGAACAAATTTCACAAAAACATATGATTTTGATTCCGGATTAGAATATTATGATTCACGAAATGAATATGATTATGTGGGAACAATAGATCAAGAATCCATAAGAAGAAGAGTTGGTGTTGGAGAAGAAATGAAAGATGAATTTAAAATAAGAGAAAAAAGACCAAAAATTTTATCCAAAAAACGTGAAACAGGTATTCCTTCTTTTAGAGGAGCAGTTTGCAAAACTTCCAAAAATAAAAAATTTTTATTAAAAATTGCTGAAAAACTTCAAGTATCGACCAAAAATATTAATATTCGAATGGATATATGCAACCTTATTAAAGATAAGTTATTTGATTTAGAAAAATATAGTACAACGAAACAAAATAATAAAATGACATATTTGATTGTACCGAGTAATCATCAAAATATTCCATTTCCGCTCAATTTAGAAGATCGAATAAAAATATTAATCAATGAAATACAAATAGAAACTAGATCTATGATAAATTGTAAAATAAATACGGAAGATATTAAAAATGGAAAATTTTCGGATATTCATTATGTTAAATATCACATTATTTTTGATAATTCGATGGATAAATTCAAGAATATTCTAGAAGCACATGGTGCATTAAAAATTAAGGATAATTATGTAATTATTGTAGAATAATTGATTAAAAATATTGTATAATATTTTTAATCAATTAATATTTACTTTGGATTGTACATTGTGGGATCATATTTTAACATTTTTTGTGAATGGGTTATGTACACATAATTTTCAATGTTAAAACCAAAAGTATTTGGAAGCCAAAAACCAAATTGATATGATGCTAATATACAATTCGAAATAATCGGATTACCATTTGAATCTAATAAATTTCTACCAAAAGAACCATTTGTTTTTAAGATACTATTTTTTGTAATATTTCCCTCTAATATAATTGAATTATTTATTAATTCTATTGCATGTAATATATTAATGATATGTGGAGATTTGAAAGTTCCAAATATTTTTTTTGATAAATCATAATCTGACATATTCCACATACCATCACTAATGCAATGTATTTTATTCCATTGAATATTAGGATTTACATTTGTAGAAATTGTATTTAATGGATAAAAACACGAAGCATCACTTAATAAAATATCTCCATCTAAATATGACATATTTTCTAAAATAACACGTGTATCATTTGGTTGACATAGAATTATAATTACCTTTGATTTAGAATCAATCTCTTCATAATTAATTTGATTTGGATGTGTATATCCAATAACTGTTTCGGCTAATGAATTCCATACATCAACCATTTTTCTAGCCCAATTATATTGAGTATCAAAAATAATAATTATTTTTTTAGCCCCAAATTTTGATTTATACATAGATTTATACACATCTTTATTATTTACATTTGATGTTCTTATAATACCATCATAGGAAGTTATTTTATCATTGAATGATGTTGAAATAATTATTAAATCAATATGATCATTCAAAAATTGCTTCCATTGATTTAACATTGTGGAAGTTATTATTCCAATAATACAACGAACACCTTGTTGATACAGTGATTCTAAACTATCTGCATTTCCATCTATAAAATCAATGCGAATTAATCCATTTGGAATAATTTTCTTGTTTAAAAGATATTTCACAAAATAATTGACATCGTTATTATAATAATTATCACCAATAATAACAATCGAAATAGATAAAATTTGAGATGAATACATAGTTGTAATATGATGATCATTTTTTGCACGAATGAGGTAAATAAAGATAATTATACTCACAATTATCAACACAATATTAAATCTATTCATTAATATTTATATCTTAGATAATCATATACATATGGATAATCCATTTAATATTATGGTTTTAGGTAAATGTGTTACTGTGAATGATGATGGTATTTATCTATCCACAGATGTATGTAATAAAAGTGAATATCAAAATTTTTATTATGATAAAGATGATTCATCTATCAAATTTCAAAATCGATGTTTAAATGTATCAAATATAGATGATGGAGCCATAGTTACAATTCAAAATTGTGATCACAGTAAAAATCAAAGTTGGAAATTTGATATCAATTCGATTAAACTTAATTTGGGGGAGAATAAATGTATGGATTTAGATAATGGAGACATAAAAATTTGGAATTGTTGGAACGGAAAAAATCAACGGTTTATAAAAGTTCCCTATAAATTCGAAATTCAATCAAATATGCCTAAAATTATTCGAAATAATATGATTATTCCGAACGGTGCTTTACCAGTTCCTCATTTGTCAATATTGCCTAATCATAGCTTACTTCTAATAAATTCTGAACAGAAAAGTATATTAATACATGGAAATAATATCATAAATAAAAATAGTAAGGAAATAAATTGTTTAGGTATCATTGTAAAATTTGTAATTGCTCCTTTTACAAGAGTTATTATCACTTATCAAGCTTCACAATCTGCAATCAAAGATATAACTTTTATTAATGATACAGCGGAACATGATCTTATTTATGATTACGAAACTTCTTTTGATTATAAATTGAAAGATATTTTATATCAAATAAATTCATACAATGTATCACATAGTAGTTTAGGAAGTATAAAATCAATTTCAAACATAAATTATAACATCAAATCCGGTATATTTATGATTTCAAAAACTGAAATCAATGAAAATTTCGATAATTTCTCGATTCCATCTCCAGCTACTATGATAGATGCACGTTCTGCACTTGATTATTTACTCGGTCCCTATACTATTGTACAAATAGGTAATTCATTTTTATACAATTCTGGTTCAAAACCTTTGTATTATAAATCTTTAATGGGACCAGCTGGTACAAATTTCAAATCATATATTGCATCGCCACTGGATAGTGGATATACAAAATTAACTTCAAAATGCGGTAATATTGGATATTATGATAGAATTTTATTAGGAGAATATTCTGTTGAAAATCGGAAAATATCTGGGATAGTAATTGGTCCTTATACTAGGGTTATTTTTATAAATCACAATAATACCCCTATCAGCGCTTATGAAAATAATAATCCAACAGAAAAAAAATATGATTTATGTCAAAAAACAATTGATTTGAATATCTCTTCTATTATTGTAGAATTTTCTAATAAATATATTGGATTTGGTTTAATCACAAGTCATCAAATTTATGTTCCAATGAGTTTTGATGAAACATGTCCTATTCTAATGCCAACATCACATCCTCTACTTTTTAATTCTTTAAAAAATCCAATATATGAAAAAAAATCAACACATCCATTTAATATGGATTGTGAATCAAATCCGATTGTTAGTTTTAATCTAAAAAATGAAAATGGAACATATTATCGTTATTACAATTGCAATGATCATTACTCATATCATACCACAAACATACCAACACAAATTGTTGCTAATACATCATTGAATCATTTTTTGAACCTTCGAATTGATTGTGGAGCAAAGGCTATAACAGGTGTTAAAGCCATTATTAATGGCAATTTTATTTCCTATGAATATAAATGTGGAGACATAAATTTAGGTAACATGAAAAATAACCAAACAATTTATCAATCTGGTTATCCAACAGAATTAAAACAATTACTCAATCAAAAAGTAGATTGTGGTCCAACTGGTCAACTTACTGCTTATGTTTTAAAGGGATCATACGATGGAGATAATGAACAAGGAGTAAAATATAATTATTTATACGAATATCGTTGTGGTACGCCTATAGAGGAATTTCGTACCATTCAAAATGAAGAGAAATTCCGTACCATTCAAAATGAAGAGAAATTTCGTACCATTCGAAGTGAAAGAAATGAAAATAATGTTGTTTTTTTAATATTTATCATTCTATTTTTCTATTTATTAATAAAAAATTGATCAAAATATTATAAAATCTTATGATCCATATAATATATTCAATAATCTAAAAATGACACAAATGAATCTTTATTGTCAAACCCAATTGGAAACTAAAGTTACATTATTACCAGGACAAATTAATGCAGATATGGATGATGCATTATTAAATAATTTGAAAGAAAAAGTTGAGTTAAAAGCAGATAGTGGTGGAATTGTGTTGAAAGTGAATGAAATAGTAGATTATGATTATGGTATTATTGATAAAATAAATTTCATGGGATCAACAGTTTATAATGTTAAATATAAATGTTTTTTTTGTGCTCCAATAGCTAATTTAGAATTGATATGTTCTGTGGATAATATTGTTAAGGGATTTTTGGTTGGCCATAATGGCCCAATAATTATTGTTGTACAATTAAATAACATAAACATACAACAATTTGAAATCAAAGATGAAAAAATAATTCATAAAAAAACGAAAAAAATAGTGGAAAAAGGGAATTATGTCAAAGTTTCAATCATAAATATTGGAAATAATAAGGGGGAAAAAATGATAAGCACAGTATGTAAATTGATAGATATTGCAACAGAAAAAGAAATTGATAGATTTAAGAAAGAACAAGAATTGGTTATTCAAGGAAGTAAAGAAGATGATAAAACTGAATACATTTAATTATTAAAAATGAAAAATTCTCTTTTTGACGATCGTTGATTATATTAAAAAATAAATATTCATATATGATAATTTTATCATATATGAGTTACGAAATATACAAAAAAAATATATGTTCTAATTGTGGAAGAATAGGACATGAATCTAAATATTGTCATGAACCAATAACTAGTTATGGAATAATTAATATTCGCATCGTTGATGAAATTCATGAACATGTTTTTCTCCGTGAAAGATTTAGTACGCTTGCTAACACTTATTATAAAATTATATCGAAAAAATATCCATCTATTAAATGCTATATTTCAAATAATATTAATTTGATTAAAAATAATCAAAATTTTAAATTAGATAATTATATGATTCCGTACGATAATGATCATCATATACATAGATTTTGTTTTTATAAGGATAAAATAATGTTTCAAATGGTTAGTAGGAAATTTTCGCTTGGTTACATTGAATTTATGCGAGGGAAATATGATATATCAGATGTAAAATCAATAATTAATTTGTTTGAACAAATGACAGAGAATGAAATAAATAATATTCGTATTTCTGATTTCGACGATATATTATATGATTTTATTAATCGTAAAAATGAACCAAAAGAAATCGTACTTAATCGAATTTACGAAGGACGTTATTCTATAGAATATTGTGAAGCTAAGGTTAAGTTTAACATGTTATTAAAACCCTCAGATGATAATAATGTTCCATGGGGTTTGAATTTTTATACTAAAATAAAACCAAGATGGAAAAAGCCAGAATGGGGATTTCCAAAGGGAAGACGTGAAAAAAAAACAGAAGAAAATTTGGTTTGTGCTTGCAGAGAATTTGAGGAGGAAACAGGATATAAAAAAGATGATTATTCAATTCTTAACAAAATTGAACCAATTGAAGAAAAACTTATCGGTACAAATGGTATTAATTATAAACATATATATTATTTAGCACTTGATAATTTGAATAATGATAACAAAATAACAGAATATGATACATTCGAAATTGGAGATATAAGATGGTTTACATATCATGAAGCGATGAGTCACATTCGTCCTTATCATCATGATAAACAACGAATATTAACTAAAGTTTATTTATTTATTTTGAATTATTTAATAGAATATGGTAATGATTTTTTCAATTAATATCCTCCTAAATATGATTCATATTAGAATGTGAATTTTCATGAAATAACAATATATTATTGATTTAATAACATATTGTTTTTGTAATTTGAATTGATTGGATAAATACTTTTATAAAAATTTTGATATGAATTTGATCTAATAAATTGATGATAATCAACACTCTAAAATGAATAATTTATTATGTCATTAATAAATCATTTAAATCTATATTTGAAATATGATTATTTGGATAAATTGGATTATATAATTCATCAAATACTATTCGAGTCGAAGGGTACGAAGAATAATTATTATATATTTAATTAACATTGATTAATACCATCCATCATAATCATAACCTGCCCAATCTCCATAACCACCATAACCTGGACCAATATTTTGATATCCCAAAGAACGTGTTAATCGCCTTGTAGGTGCACCCGGTAATCCTCTACGTACAGGAAACTCACGTTCGCGTCTTCTGTTATCACAACATCCATTTTTTCTAAATTCTCTATTTCTTTCAAAAACGTGATCTCCATCTTTCTTTATAAAAGTGTGATTTCTGTCTCTCCGTTCGAAAGTGTAGGCTCCACCTCTCCCTTCAAAAATACGATCTCCATCTTTCTTTTCGAAAGCATAACTTCCATCTCTTCCATCTCTTCCTTCAATAACACGATTCTTATCTTTCCTTTCAAAATCATTATCAAATTTATCATCTTCACATCCGCATTTTTCTGGACAACAAGATTCTGGTTCACATGGAGTTGTCTTTTGACAACATCGTAAATGTTGTTTACGATCAAATTTAGTTTCTATAGATCCATGAGATTCATGTCTGCAATTATCACAACATACTTTTTCTTCTTCTATTTGTTTCCATTCACAAGATGTAGGACAACCATGTCCATGTTTTTCTCCATGAAAATCTTCTGCGAAACGCGGCATTGTATAATATCTAATATCTGTAAATATTATAAATTATATTTTAATCCAGAAAAAACTATATATTTGTAATCCATTAATTTTTATATGTAAACATATTGTAACTTACAAGACAGTTATTAATATATTTGTCTTATATTCTTTGAGTATAAGAATCATTCATATATATGATTTTTTGAGCTTAAATAATATATTTAATATGCTTTTCCGATAAATATCTAAGAATATTATATAAAATGTCAGATTTTCAATCGGAATATTTTAAATCCAGAGATAATCAATTTGGAAGTTCAAAAGTAAATGATGATTTTGAAAATGAGATATCAAATTTAATTTTTATCATTGATGATAATGTTATTGGAAATGATATTCATTGTATTCTTCTTTCTCTTATTCGTGAATTTAGTAAAATTGATGTAAAAAATTTAGTTCATAATATGGAAATATCACAATATTATGAAATAAATAACCTTCATAATGGTTATATTATTCCTGATAATAGTGAAATAATTCTCAAATATATAGATACCACAGTTTGTCTATCTAATGAAAAAAACTGTTCTTGTTATCGTGGTTTAGTTAGATTTTATATAAAACAAAAAAAAGGAGATGAATATAAATATGTAAAAATAAATGTCATAAAAATTTGTCCAACTATATCTAAATTAGAAGCTTCAATTTATCAAAATAGTGACAAAATTCAAATGTGGGAAAATATTGTAAATATAGCAATTGCTAAAGGACAAAAAGATGCTATATCAAAAATGTCAGATAAATTGATACTAACAACTTCAGAAAAAATAAGAAATTCAGTTAATAAAATAAACGAAATTTTATTTCAAATAAAAAAAGCCTCAACAAAATCTCAAATATCTAAACTTAAAAAGGATAATGAAATTTTACTATCTCCAAGTCAGACCGCAGTGAATGTTGCAAATACTGTTGCAAAAATGATGAGTGAAACAGAATTCTTTAAAAAACACGATGTTAAAATCGCTATCGTTCCTGAATGTGAATCATTGATAATTGAAAATAGTAAATCAACTATCATAGTTGATAAATCAGAAATAACATCAAAAATAATAATCATCATTGATGCGAATATATCTATTGTATCCAAATCGCAACAAATTAATACTATTTCAATATCGAAATATTTAGAAGTAATAGTTTTGGATCCAAAATATGAGATTCCGAAACCAACAAACGATGATGAATCCAAACTTTTTCCATCAATCATTACAAAATCAATTCCATTGAATCATGATATTATAATTAAAAGATTGAATGACAAATTAACACAACTATATGAAAAAAGTATTTCCTTAAAACAAATCGCAACTATGGAGATATATTCACCAACTATTTTTACAATATCTTCTGATCAAATGGAAAAAGATTATTCTATTTATAAAAATACAAATACTCAATCAAATAATTTAAATCGTTAATAAAAATTGAACATTAAATCATATAAAATATAGGGCAATATATTTATTAGATAGATTATAATTTAATCATGGGTATCATTTTATCAAGTTATAATAACACATCGGAAACAATTGCTGTTAATTCAAACGAAAAAATTATTTCAAATGAAATGAAGAATTTTGAAATCACATCTAATGAAGAAAAAATAGAAGTGATAATTATTGATCCGAATGTAAAGATAAAGGAAATGACAATTGTTGATCCAAATATGGAAATAAAAGAAGAGAAAAATAATAATTTGAATGAAACAACAGGGAAATCAGAAGCATTAATTATCGAATCAAATGATGAAATAATTAAAACGATAATTATTAATCCAAATGTGGAAATAAAAGAAGAGAAAAATAATAATTTGAATGAAACAACAAAAAAATCAGAAGCATTAATTACCGAATCAAATGATGAAATAATTAAAATAATAACTATAAATTCAACAGAACAACAAAATAAAATTATTACATCTTCTCATTATATTCATCCTTTAATTGAGCTAATAAATAACAACGCAATGGATGAAGAAATTTTAGAATGTTTAAAGTCTTTTTTGCAACCAGATGAAGGTGAATATGTATATCAATATGAATTACTATCACATATAATACAATTATTTCATCATTGTACAATATATAGAAAGGATGTTTCATTTAATTGGATATTTAATAATTATACTCCATTACAAGTTAGTTATGATAATAATATGACTTTACGATATTGCATATTGGATGGTTACAATCATTTAAAATTTCGTTTAATTTCTCATCCTAGTTTCGAACCAAATAAAGATATTCTTTATTTTTTACTCATAAAAAATGAACTTGATATGTTCAGAAAATGTCTAGAAAATCCCAATCTTGATGATAAAATCAAAAATAATAGAGAACAAATTGAAAAATATTTAGACGAAAATATGATTGATGATTTGATAAAGTTATTAAATTAAAAATACACTATATAATTCTATTTAAGCATAAAAATATTTATATTTAAATAAAATAAATGTAGAATTAAAAAATCGAATAGGTTATGTGATTAATATTAATAAAAAAAAATTGATTTTTATAATAAATTATAAAAAATCATCAGAATAATTAAATTAAGATAAAATCATGGCACATTTTATGTCAAATGCATTAATTCATTTACTGGATAAAAATGAGCATTCTGATATTACTTCATATTTTTCAATATTATTTACATTGAGCAGATTTCATTTGAGACCCAAAACTTATCTCAATAATATTCTTTCTGGCTTAACTGATATTTACAATTCGAAAAATACACCGGAACAAACTATGAATAGTAAGATAAATAATCATAAAAGTGCAATTTGTTGTGATTTATTAACGGAAAACTTAGTATCATTGAAATATTTGAATTCTTATCTTAAAAAATCAACAGATCAGATAATTGAAGAATGTACAAATTATATAACTTGGTTACAAAAATCTTGGCCAGTAAATTCATATATATATAAATACAAAGATTTGAATTGGAATAATATAATTAATAATTATACAATATTTTGTTTAGCAAGTGATATCTCAACAATAGAATTTCTTACAGAATTAGAATGCTTAGATGTGATTGATATTTATTCCACAATTTGTGTTCGTGTGAATGAATTTGTATTAAAACATATAACTACAATCAATATTGAAGGATTTTTTCCAATTATAGAAAAAAATTACTGGTTTACAAATGCATCAAAAATAATTGGTGAGTCAAAATTCAAAGAATTTATAATTAAATATCACGATAAACTAAGACAATACTATCAAAGATTAAACAATTTATGTGTGAATACCATTAGAAAATATATCATAAACAATCCAGATATTTATTATCATTTTCATCAAAATGTCAAATCATGTTCAAAAAATGTATTGATTAAAAAGTTAATTTGTATGCCTTGGTTAAATAAAATAATACCATTTTATGAAGATGAGGTTGAAATCGAATTGAATATACCTTTGATAAACAAATTTGATACGGAATTAAAAATAGTTATTGAAATTTAACTAATGTATTTCATAATATGTTAATTAATATATATAAATGTTTGGGGTTGAGAATTCTCAAAATTTGCAAGAGATAAGTCCAGCTGGTTCTGATATCAGTCCGATGACCGGAATAATGTCATTTGATCCATCAAATGAATCACAATGGTCATCACCTTTTGAAAATAAAATATACACAACAGAAGAGAAAAAACCACCTTTCGCAAACTATTATGCTTCTGATTTGAGTGATAAGTTATTAAGAAAAGAGATGCAAAATAAACACCTAAATAAAACTATAGATTTAGTTGCTGAATATCAAGAGCCAATTTTTCGCACTGTAAATAGAGTCGTTCGTAAAAAAACTAATGTTAATAAAGAAGTGATAATTCTTCTAATTTTACTTGCAGTAATTTTATTAATTTGGAAATGGTATGTTTCTCATAAATAATTTAATTATAAGTTTCATTACTAAAATAAAATTTATAAAGTCAGATTATAACAATGGACCATGATGGAATAATTATAGTAGATAAAATTGACGATGAATCTAATGATTTAATCAACAAATTACAAATAGGATGGGAAAATGAAATGAATGTATCAGTAGATGAAAAAATACAAGATGATAATGCACAAAATCAAGATATATCAATTCCAATAAATGAAGAACAAAAAACTAACAAAAAAATGAGGGGGTTACCAAAAACAATTTTAGTAAATCAACAAAAATATCAAGATATTTTAGAAAAACAACATAAAATAATAGAAACATTAAAAAAAAAAAAAACAACAGACAATTCGAAAATCAAATCGAACGGAAAAAATATGACACATGTAGATTCAAAAAAAAATTCAGAAATTAATGAAAAAGAAGGATTAAAAAAAGTTATATTTAATGGAGTTATTAAATGGATAAAACAAGAAGTAAAAAATGATTCTATTAAACAAGAAGTGGAAAATGATCTCATTAAACAAGAAATGAAAAATGATTCTATTAAACAAGAAATGAAAAATGATTCTATTAAACAAGAAGTGGAAAATGATTCTATTAAACAAGAAATTTCGAATTATTCCACCAAATCTGAATCTAAAAAAATGGGTAAATTTGATGATATATCTCAAATAAATAAAGTAACACAAAAATTGCCTACTATGATGGCTAAGAAAATGGATATATATAACAATTCAATGATGAATAAACAAATTGAAAAAACAGAAAAACAAACGACATCAGATAGAAAAATTCCTCCAAAATACGCCAAACAAATTCAATTGGAAATTAAAAAACAAACCACAAAAAATGTAAAAAATTTTTCTGATTTACGAAGAGTTAAGGCAATTGAGGATATTGATCCTAATATTGGAATGAATACTTGCAAAGCGAGCATTCATGAATTGAGAAAAATGAAACTAGAACAAAGAATGAGGGCAAATAAAGAAGCTAAACAACAGATGGAAGCAAATAAGCGTGAATCTGCAATTCAAAATATTATGAATAATCAAGATATGTCAAAATTTGCAAAGACTGTCGCAATTAAAAATCTATCTGTAAATAGTAGACATCAAAAAAAACATAAACCAAAACCACCGAATGCAGAACGCGTAGCTGAATTGACACACTAATAAAAATATTATCGAATATTATACAATATAATGGGTCTCATAGCCGCAGTATTCGTTGGAATTATTGGATTTGTAATAACATTTTTAGTGGATCTTTTGCCAATGAAAACTATTATCAAAATAATGCCAATATGTTGGATTCCTGGTGTTGATTGTACAAAATCATACAATACTTTTAAAACTTATATGATTATTGTTCTCATCTGTATTATAATAGGAGTGATTCCAATTCGTATGTAAAAAAGTTGAAAATATATATATTTATATAATAAATAATCAATATTAATATTAAAAAAATGAATACTAATTTCGATTCGAAGATTTTGAAGAAAACACTTAAAAATAACCCTCCAATTGGGAAAAAACATGTAATTCCTTTTAAACATCCTTATGATATGCATCCAACTTTGGTAAAAATCAGTCATTTTTACGATGCTAGAGTGTATGATCTAAATGCAGAAGATGGTTATAAAGTACAACGAAGAGTTGCAAAAAAAGCTTATCGAAGATTTTTGTTGGCAGTAAGGCAACAATGGCCAGAATTTAGAAAAATACCAAGAGAGGAATTTGAAATGGAAGATGTTGATAACGATCGTTATCAACATAAAATTACACAAAGAAAACGAAATAATGATCATTCTGAAAACATTATGATTTACAATGATGAAGAATCTAAACCTAAGTTTTTCACAAAAAAAATGGGGAAACAAATTATTCAATTCAGAAACCAACTCAATTTAACTCAAACAGAATTGGCAAAAAAAATAGATGTTGATCCAACTATCATTAGAGATATTGAACTTGGAGATATTGTTATTTATAATAATAACAATCCATTTATCAAGAGACTTGCTTGGATATTAGGACTTTCTTCAATCAGATATCAAGAATAAAAAATAATTTGATATCAAGAATAAAATTGAATATTTATTTCATAGGAAATAATTTGATATAAATACTAATTAAATTAGTAGTTATATCGAAATGCCACGAATTAATAAGAAAGAAGAGTCAAAAAAATCAAAGAAGAAATCTTCATCTGATACTGAAGAAGAATTGGTTGAAAATCTTCTTGAAGAAGATACTAAAAAAATATCTAAAAAAGTTGCGAAGATAAAAAAAGGAAAAAATGATGAATCTCAAGAAGATCAATTAAGTGATTTAGATGTAGATGATAAGGAATTAAATTCTGACGAAGGATCAAAACAAGAACAACATCAATCACAAAATGAGAAATCACAAAATGAGAAACAATCACTACAAAGGAAAGAAATCAATCCAAAATCGAAAATAGGTGATTTAAACACACAGGAAATATTAAGTTATTTAATTAAAGTAGGAAAAGATTCACTAAATCCCACATTAGCCAATGGTGCTCTTCGTCTTTTGAAGGAGTTAACAGGAAGAAATAGACCACCTCCTCAAAGATTTGGTTCAAAGACAAATCGAAATAATTATTACAATAACAACAATAATTATAAAAATTATAATCGAAATAATTCTCGTGGTCCCCATCCTTCAACGGATAATGACATTTATACTGATCAATAATTAATGAATCATATTTGTATAACTTATTAATTATTGAAAAAAAAATTGAAAAAAAATAATTTAAGGAATATCTCTTAATTAAAAATCAAAAGTATTTCAAACAAATTAAGTAAATTAAAATGTTTAAATTACAGAGCTCTAATAACAATCCAACATTGGAAACAATTTATGAAGATGAAGAAATAGAATCCATTACTAAAAATGATCTAAATAAAAAATATAAAGATGAAAATGAAATAGAAGCTGATAAATTTTTTGAGAAAAGGACTAATTTCGCGAGTATAGAATCTATTGTTGAGCGTCTTTCTAAAAATGATCCTAGTAGTGAAATCAGGAATTATATTGATAATAATTTTGATTTTTTTCTTATTCTAACATGGTTTGCTTCTGATCTCAAAAGAAAAATGGAGAAAAAATCAACTGAAGATGACACATATAAGATGCGAATGTTTTGTATTTTGAAAAATTATCTATTGATATTGAGACAATCTTACCAAACTAAATCTCCAACTAAGAGATTAGATGATATGGATCCACAATTATCTAACTTGTTAAATCTAGAACCATTTGATGCTCTTCAAACACTCATAGATTGTTGCACCTTCTATCTTTTAGAACATTCTGACGACAGAACAAATTTCAATCAAGATCTTAGTTATTTCCGCCGAGGACTTATTCATATAAATAAAGTGTGTATGGGTGATTTCAGAGCCATTTTATTTGATCATAATTTGGGAGATCGTTCCTTTCAAAAGAAATCATCCTCTCAAGAACAACATAATAAAATACAGACTAAAATATCCAATAATCGTCACGATGATTCTTTTAAACAATATGGAAATTCTTCGATAAATAATCATAACATTCCACAAAAAGATGATAATAGAAGATTTCATCCTCGATATAATGAGGAAAATTATCCAAATCATAATCAAAGAAAGCTTAATTATAATGAAAATAATTATTCGAATCAACATAAATCATTTAATAGGCGAAATGATGAAAATTATCCGAATCACAGTAAAACTAGATTGCATTATGAAGAGAATAATCAATGTAAGCCATATGATGAAAGAAATCAATATAAATTAGACTTAAATAGACGAGATGATGAAGGAGATCAATATAAATTAGGCTTAAATAGACAAAATAATGAAGGAAATCAACATAGATATGATTTCACTAAACGTTATCATTAATAAATTCGTTTAAACATTATTTGAATTAAAATAGAAATATTTTAATCCAAATATTTTATTGTTCTATCAAAAATTTTGACAAATATAATATGAACTATTAATAAGTTAATCATGCAAAAATATCCTGATATAACTGATATTGATTTTTATAAATTTATAAACAAAAAATTCTCTGAATTCAAAATTTCCAATAAAAAGAAAACTCTAAAACAAATTTGTTTTCCAAATAAATATGAATTTCAAATACCTCAAAAATTTTTGGCCGAATTTATTAATCCCAAAACTCCATACAAGGGAATATTAATATATCATCGTATTGGTGCCGGTAAAACATGTACAGCCATAAATATTGCTGAAAAATTTAAAAAGCAAAAAAATATAATGATTGTTTTACCGGCTTCTCTCAAAGGTAATATTCGTTCTGAATTAAGATCTCTTTGTGCTGGAGAGAATTATTTGACTAATGTAGAAAGAGAAAGGTTAAAAAAACTACATCCATCTGATGTAGAGTATAAAGAAATCATTAAACATTCAGATATCAGAATAGATAAATATTATAATATTTATTCTTACAATAAATTTGTTAATCTTATCAAAACCAATTCATTGAATCTCAAAAATACTTTATTAATCATTGACGAAATTCACAATATGATAAGTGAAACTGGTATATATTATGAAACTCTTAATGAATTAATGGATATATCTCCAATTGATATGAGATTAGTGATTATGTCAGCAACACCTATATTTGATAAGCCTACTGAAATTGCCCTTATGTTAAATTTATTATTGAGAAAGAATAAAAAGATCCCAACAGGTCAAGATTTTATAAATACATTTATAGATACTATATATACACCTAAAGGAATAGAATATAGGGCCAAAAATATTAATCTTTTTAAAAATTATATTAGGGGATATATTTCTTATTATCGAGGAGCACCTCCACATGTATTTCCAAAAATAGAAATAAATTTTGTCAAATGTAAAATGAGTGATACACAATATAAATTATATACTAAAATATCACGAGTTGAATCGAAAAATGATATTAATGATTACGTTAATATCGATATATCGAATAGTTTTTTTATTGGAACAAGAATGATTTCTAATTTTATGTTTCCCAATAAAAAGATAGGTCAAGAGGGATTTGATAGTTTGGAAGATGATGATTTAAGTATCTCACAAGTAAAAGAATATTCTCCAAAATTTTTAAAAATATTACGAAAGATAAAAAAATGTGATGGAACTGTATTTGTTTATTCTAATTTTAAAGAATTTGGAGGGATAAGAACATTTGTACGTTTACTTGAACATCATCATTTCAAAAATTATGAATTGCATGGTAATGGATTGAAACGATTTGCTATTTGGTCTGGTGATCAAGATTCATTTATCAAAGAAGAAATAAAGGCAGTTTTTAATAATAAAAATAACATAGATGGTTCAAAAATAAAAATCATTTTGGGTTCTCCTTCAATTAAAGAAGGAGTTTCATTATTGAGGATACAAGAAGTTCATCTTATGGAACCATATTGGAATTGGTCAAGAATGGATCAAATAATAGGTAGAGCAGTTCGTTTCTGTTCTCATAAAGATGTAGTAGAAGAAAAACGCTTAGTAAAAGTTTATATATATCTTTCAGTTCATCCGAAATTGAAAATGTCAATCGATCAGCGAATTATGCGTATTGCCATCAAAAAAAAAGAAATTAGTTTAGTTTTTGAAAATGCAATGAAAGAAGCAGCTATTGATTGCGACTTATTCAAAAATGCGAATGAAAAAGATTTGATTTGTGAACAATAAAAAGTGCAAACGAAATTTTTAATAAATTCAATATTAATGAATCAATTTCTGATTATGTTGAATTAAAA